TATCGGTACAGGGGGTAAGGGGGAGGCAAGACACAGCGCCCAAAAGGCGATGGGTCGCAGCGTCCCCCTATCGGTACAGGGGGTAAGGGGGAGGCAAGACACAGCGCCCAAAAGGCGATGGGTCGCAGCGTCCCCCTATCGGTACAGGGGGTAAGGGGGAGGCAAGACACAGCGCCCAAAAGGCGATGGGTCGCAGCGTCCCCCTATCGGTAGAGGGGTGTGGGGACGGGCGCCAGTGGCGCTGTCTCCACTACAGGTTAAGAATCATCGTATCATTATGGTCCGCAAAATACCATCCAATATTGTCCCGCTCCGCGCAGCTCTCAATAATGGTCCATACATTCGTCTCCCACGTTAGCCGATACATCGGCATCGTGCAAAAGTCCCTTAGCACGCACCTGGAATGCTCGAAAAAGCGCTCCACATGCGCCGACGGCATCACGAAAAACCCGCCACAGAAGCGCCAATGAATCGCATTGACCGTGAATGCGCGACCAAACGACCAGCACCCAGGAATCATCACCTTTTCATAGCGCTTATCCTGAATCTCCTTGAGTTTCTTGAGAACCCGCTCCTTATTCTTCATGATTTTCATAATCCCAAAATCAATCCACATAAATTGCTCCGTATCAGGATACAGCTCCTTGGCCTTCTTCACAAATTCCATTTTCGTATTCATCAGCGAGAAAAACTCCTTTGTGTCCTTCTCCACCGACCGATTGCCTGGCAGCTCACGGTCATACGCCATTCCCATTTGATACAGCTCACAGGACAGTAGCTCCAATGGATGCACGGTGACGGTTTTCGGAAATTCCTCAAAGCGCTGTGTCATGCTCGGCTCCACAAACAACACGATACGAAGCCCGCTGTTTCCCAACTCTCGGAACAAAGTTAAATAATCATTGAATCGCTCCGGTTTTTGATAGATATCATAATAACACGTCACAAACATAACTAGTGGGGATAGGGATTCCATACTTTAGGCCCATGTGGAATACAGTTTAGAGAGATTACATCGGCTATGGATAGGGATGACGGCCAGCCTATTAAAGGTTCTCGCGTCAGGCATCCAGGACGAGCGCATCTCCTTTCGCGCCACGCTCTATCCGTTCTTTAAAACCTGGGTCAAAACGGGGCGGTTCACCACCAAATGGGAGCGTCTCGATTTCGAAAATACCCCCCAATTCGGCCAAACAGGATTTCTCCGTCTTCTTCGAAAGGGCCACCTCATTACCCGATTGCTACTGGTCGCCACGATGCCCGATATTTATACGCCGCAGGCCATGGCCTACCGCGCCAACGGGTATGCTGCGGCCTATCCCCAATTCGGCTGGACTAACTCGCTCGGCCACGCCCTGATTTCCCAGCTGACACTCGATATCGCCTCCAGCCGCGTAGAAACCATCGACGGCCGACTTCTAGAAATTCTCGACGAGTTTCATACCCCCATGGAAAAAGTGCCCATCATGAACGACCTGATTCGGCGGCGCGACAACGGATTCACATCTACGTCATTCGGCTGGCCCGCCGCGCCGAATGCCCTTGACTATCCCTCTACCTTTCAAGAAACCGTCGTGGTTCCCCTGCCCTTCTGGTTTACCCGCGGCGACACGGGCTGCGCCCTCCCCATTGACGCCATTTCGATGGACGATATTCGCATCGGAATAAACTTTCGCCCTCTAAACGGCCTGTACTATACCGACACACACATTTCAAGCGCAACCAACGACGACGGCGCATCTCTCTGGCCGCTACTCGGCTCCACCTTTTATCCCCAGGAACCCAGTCTCGTTGAGCAGGACCCCCTTCAAATCGGCAATGATACTATTATGATGCCGCTGACGCTGCCCCTAGGAGAATGCTACGTGATGGCCGAATACGTCTACTTGGACCAGAATGAGGCCAACCGGTTTCGCCTCGCGGACCTCCAGATTCCGATTGTGCAGCACTACGCCATGAATCCTCATGATACTCAGAAGCTATCCACGGCTCGGATCCGACTAGACATCCCCAACCCCTGCCGCGACATCTTTTTCATGTGCCAGCCATGGGGGGCGGGCAGTTACAATGCACACTTCTTGGCGACCCGTGAACTTACAGGTAATGTTAATCAATTGCCTCACACGGGAGTACCATGGTGGCCCGATGCGATAGGGCTGTCTGCGTCGCGTCCCGCGGCCTACTTGCGCCCTGCCTTCTTGCTCTCCGATTCCGAGCCCCTCGACGGCTACGAACTGACGTATCAGGGCTCGCTTGTCCGCTTCCGCACCGAAGCGCCCGCCATGTTCCGCGCTGCCGTTCCATCCTACGAACAACGGAAATCGCCATGGGTCAACCGCTATTACTATAATCTGCCCTTGGCAATTCAGAACGGATACACGTCGTTTACCCGTGCACTGGGTGCGGCGAATTTAGATAAGGTTCCTCATAAGGAGCTGGTGCTCTCTTTCAAACAGGGGATGTCGGGTGTGGGGCGATTTGTCGTGTATTGTTATGCGGAAACGTATAATATGATGCGGGTGTATGGTGGGCGCGCGGGGATGATGTTTGCCTAGCGCTTTTTAAGAAAAAGCGCCCAAAAAGCTACGAAAAAATGGCTCATACCCCCTTCCATATATCTTCATAGTGTAAGGGGGAAGCAGAGAAGATGTGATGCATTCGAAGGAGTATTATTTTACATTATAAACGGGTACATATCGAGTGTCCATTTATGATGACAATTGGTTTATATCAATACAGCGTTGGATTACGCAGTCGGAGTAAAATGGGATTTACGCACTGTTTTATATTCCGCGCGTTTTGCATGAATCAGTTCATGAGCCTCCTTCTTTGCAGCACTATCCGCATTATCTTGACGTAACGTATTGAGATTGCCGCGCAACGCCTTGACTTCTTTCTTAATCGCATCTATCTTTTCTGCTTTCTCCTTCAAAAACAATTTGACTGGGGGTAATGCGTCAGACATTTTCTATAGTATACATCTATTTTTCTTTTAACTAAGGATAAACAGATTATTGTAATAGATTTAGATGGAGTCAAAAGCCGATGTAAATGTAAGGTATCGAGTATTGTTGCCATCATATTTGTAGCTTATAACCATCGGCGATTTGAAAATGTGAACAACACGATAATTATTCGACGAATTTCCGGATACTGGGTTAGGGGTTATCTTTACTGGTGCTTCATTGTCAAATTGCCACGTATTTTCACTATATATGTAATTAAATCGAAGTTTGGTCATGGTGGGTGCATTGTAAATTTCAATATTTGTTACTAAATTATAGTCTGTTGCACTATCCTCTTCATTCGCAATGAAAATCTTCAAAAATGTCACCATATTTGGACCCAGCGAGGATACCGGGAAAAGACCACCCATAATAGATGCTTGAAGGTCGCACTGGTTATTAAAATCATCAACAAAGGATTCTGGGGTTAATATATCAATCATAACATTGTCCTGAACAGCAATGTCCAATACACCATTACTTACCGTAAAGGGAATCGGTAGGCTATCACCAACTTCATTATCGTAGTATGAAATCGTATTAACAGTTGTGACATTGGTCGGGACTGTTTTGGCAATAGCGTATGCTCTAGATGCGGACATATTATACTATATATAAAGATTTTATAATGCGCATGCAAATCATATGCCATGAATAAAAATTGAAATGCGCGGCGGCACATCAAACAGTCATCCACCATGCGTATCATCTCCTTCAACATCAACGGTATCCAGTCCATGACCGGCAAGCTCAAAAACGGCGAGAAAAAGGGCGGGCCCACCAACAATGTCCTTCGAAGCCTTGTAGAGGAGCAACAACCTGATGTCCTGTGCATGCAAGAGCTCAAGACACAGACTCCTGGCCATCTGGCCTGGCTCCGCGCCTACTTCCCTCACATCCACCTCAATCTCTCCAAGCACAAGAAGGGGTACAGCGGCGTGGCCCTGCTGTCTAAGGAGGAACCCGAATGGGTCGCCACGGACTTCTCCCGCTACACGCAGTGGCTTGGCGATGTTAACGCGGACTGGTCGCACGAGGGGCGCGTCATTATTGCCAAGTTCGCCGCCGCTGTCGTCGTCACCGTCTACACCCCCAATTCACAATCCCAGTTAGCGCGTCTATCCGAGCGCATCCAGTGGGAACAGGTTCTCCGCGCCTACATGTTGCGCTTGAAGGAGGAATTTGCGCTTCCTGTGGTTCTGTGTGGCGACCTCAACTGCGCCGTGGAGGACATTGATATTCATAAGCCCAAGGCGCACCGCGGCATGCCTGGCTTTTCCGATGAGGAGCGCGCGGAGATGCGCATGATGTTGGCTGGATTCACCGATTCCTATCGCTTGCTGCATCCTGAGACGGTCGGCTACACGTATTTCTCGAACTTTGCCAAGTCGCGAGAGAGAGGTGTCGGTTGGCGCTTGGATTACATGCTTGTGAGTGATGCCGATTTCATTAAGAGGGCGGAGATTCTAGGCGAGTACTTCGGCTCGGACCACGTTCCAATTCTGGTGGATATCTAATCCAATTCGCTGATTTCCAAATCGGGCTCTTCTGAGTCTTTCTTTACCTTAAAATTAATCCCTGCTGCCCGGTTGTTGTATCGCGGGAGGGACACCACCGCTTCGCGGCCATATTCTCGAAACGGCACGGTGAAATCCTCTGGTACGCCCGATTCCACCCATGCAGTTAACCGTTGTTTCAGCGAGAGGTATCCGAGGGAGTTGGAGCGGACGCCGTTATTTTTCAGTTGGGTCAGCAAGTTAACGGTTTCCGATAGACGCTCTTCTTTGGTCTTTTCCTTTTTGGACATGTTGCTATATGGCGCGATGGATTTAGATGGTGTTAGTAGATGGCTGCGAATGCGGCGGCTAATGATGTGAATGCGGCTAAGGCTGCAGCAAATCGGCATCTTTTAGAACAATTACGAATGGCACAGGAACGTGTGGCGCTTGTGCAAGCTGTGCCATCTGTTCAAGAGACATTAAATGATTTTGAAGAGGAACAGGTGGAGAAAATTAAAACCACATTCAAGTCTGATAATAATTCTCAACGCTTCGCATCGAGTGTGCTAACACTGATATGCGATGAAAAGACAAAACATCCAAGTCTTATTGCTAGTAGTCTGTATAAAACGCTTAATGCAAGAGCAGGGACACCTCAATACAGTGCATTATTATCACATGTCACACATGTGTTACCTGACTTTAAGAATCCAAAAAAATTAAATAATATTATCCAATTTTTTACAAAGACGCAGGAGGATGCTCAAGGAACACCAATTAATGGTGCATCGGATGTACAGATTATTATCACTGCACGTTCGTTATTAAGACAGTCGCCAGTTAAAAGCATAGTAAAAGGTCAAATTAAGCCGTCCAAATCTTATGCATATGTTCCCCCGCCCACTGGAAAGTTTGCATCGGGTAAGGGCGGAACACGTCGCGCACGTCGAACACGTAAAACACGTAAAACGCGCAAATATTCTAAAAAGTGAACATTTTTACGCATTGTTCCACATGCTGACACTTAAGAGACATTTTTAAAAATACCTTGCGCTTTTTAGAGTTCAAAGTATTTTTATTAGTTTTTAAATACATCGGTATTTTTGGGCACTTTTTCTTAAAAAGTGCATGTAAAACGCAGATTGCTCAGCGGCACATGAATCGTCCCTGGTGAGGAATCATTCTCAGAAAACACAAAGAAGCACGTCTCATTCTTGATATGGAATCCCAGGCAATACTCAATCTTGTTATTGCGAAAGCAGAACGGAATCGTGTACCTCTCCAAACGCATTTGCTTATTGAATTGCAGTACCATATGTGAATAGACACGAGGGGAACTGTACCGCACGATGTGAGTGACACAATACAGCTTACCCTCGTATTCCACAATAGGTGAAGAGCCGCGGCAGCGGCTGAAGAATGACGGTGTATCATACCGTGTGTGAATCACCAGTTGGTCACCCTCCACCGCGCCGATTTCGAACGGGTTCCATCCGTGAATAAAGTTCATCTTGCCCTTACCCTTTTCCAAATAAGTATCCTCAACAAAGATCCAGCTCTTCTCGCATTCACTGCGATTCGGTCCCTCAATTAACTGCACATCTTGAAGAATTCCCTGCTCCGCGTGGTATGTCCCCAGCGTCATCCGAATGCGCCCATCCGCTGCCGCGTTCTTACACGATGCCGTGAATCGCATCTGGCCCTGATAGCGAAACAGGCGGACATCCTCCAGGCCCTCAATGTTGGACTCGTGTCGCTCATACTCCTCCTTGAGAACCAGGCGCTCCTCCGTTGGTTGATAGGATGCATTTAGAAAGAGGCGGGCGTTCCGCGTCTTCACCTTGTTCTGCGGGCAGCGCATGATGTAGGCACCTGTGTGGGTGATATCGTAATTGACGAGTCTCACGTTCATTACATAACGCTTCAACGGGTCCGTATTAGAATACGGGATGAGGCAACAGGATGACGCGCGGTACTCATCATGGTCCTTGATGACAAGGCGACTATACTCCCCGCGATACCGCTCAGACGTCAGTGGCTCCACATAGAACGGCAGATTAGACCACACATTATCGATATGATGCGTGAAGCCCTTATTGATGTATCCGATGAGGTCTGCCAAGGAATCCTGTTTCGATTTGCCCGTCACATAGCAGTCCAGAATGGTTGCCTCGTAGGGAAAGAGGCCGTTGTAGACTCCGTGCTCTACAAAGAGGAGGTCGTCCTTGGGATACGGAATGTCCTTGCCCTTGAGATAGTAGTGATACGCCTTGTAGTGCTGGGACTTCTCGCGGAAATAGCGGGTAAGATGGTAGAGTGGCTCGGCGCGCTTGGGGTAATATTCGAACGCCTTGTTCATCCAGAGCTCCATCTCGTGCGGCTTGTTCAGGTGGTCGTAACACTTGCCGATTTGCAGATGTGCATAAAACACCTCTTCAATCCATCCTCCTAATGCAATTCGCTTAGTAAACATCGAAATTGCCTCTTCGAAACGACCAAGGTCTTTCAGCGTCTGTCCCATGTAGAAGTGCGCGCGGTCATTTTTTGGGTTTTCGTCAATGTCTAACTGCAGTAAACGAAGGTCTCGCTCGAATTTATCTTGACGAGCCCCACCGTCATTGCGGTCATCTATGTAAATCACCTCATAGGGAATGCGAGATGTCTGTCCACCACCGTAATATTCATGGGTTCGCGAAATGCACTTCCAAGGGTGCCCCATTTTCATAAGGCGCGTATTGTCATACTTGATGGCACCGTTGGCCTGGATAATCGTATGACCATCGCCTTTCAATTCATACTCCCTGAATTGGGGTGAAACGACAAGCACCATGTCGCAATCAATCGTGAAACCATAGGTTGTTTCTGGGTCCCATCCGAGCGTCTTGCAGAGCTCTTGAGCCTTCTGAATGGATAGACTACGCGACCACCCGAAATCGCGGAAGGGCTCTAAGCAGATTTGGTAGGGCTTACCTGATTCCTCTAGGGCTTCCGCGGCTAGCTCAACGTTGTTATCGGTGGAACCTGTATCGACGAGGCACACTGCATCTACGTGGGGCAAGACATGGGTCAACATACGCTTGATGATTTTACTCTCATTTTTCATGATGTTGAAGAAAATGATACGATTATGATTGTGTGCGCGAGGGGTGTCACGCTGCACCAGATTTTCTTTTACGATGGGTGCGATGGTTGGTTCTATTACTTCATTTCCATCCACTTCTTCAATCATCATACGTGTTACCTTTGACATTTACATACATGTACCCGTGGATGTTTAAGTCGGTTTTATGAATCCTAATAAATTTGATAGGGTGAAGATAAGGATTATCGTACTATAATGGCAGAGGCAAACCCGCACGCACTTATATGTAAAAAAGATGGATGCAAGCAACCACCTATAAAGCGAGGTAAATATTGTGAGGTGCATCGGTCTATTAAGACAAAATGTGAAGTAGAAAATTGTACGAATGCATCTCAACGAAACACGGGAAAATGCATTCGACATGGATATTTTTAATTTGATTATCTACTGCACTTCCATCCACTTACGTATACAGTGGAATTTTATAACTCGTGCCATTAATATTCAATGTGAGATAGGCCGTGTTTGCTCCTGGAAGGGTTGGTGCAGGCGGAGACGGGTCTGTGACAACTGCATTCGTGAAATCACAAGAATCAAGAGAAAACATAATGGTGCTCATCGTGTTGGTGCTTACATTCACCAGGTTAGAATTCAGGGAACTTAGGGTGTTCGTGCTAATACGTATGGTGCTTGTATTTACCATATAAGAATTCAAAGAACTCAGGGTGTTCGTGCTAATACGTATGGTGCTTGTATTTACCATATAAGAATTCAGGGAACTCAGCGTGTTCGTGCTGAGATTTAGTGTGTTTGCATTAACTACATAGGAATTCAAAGAACTCAGCGTGTTCGTGCTAATTGATATGCTACTTAGATTGTCTATCGATGCACTCGTTGTATCCAGAGAGGTGATACTAATCGTATCAGTCGTCAGATTCCGAATGTTTGCATTAAGAGAACTCATCGTATTGGTACTAAAATGTATGGTGCTCAGATTCACCATGTAGGAATTCAAGGAACTCAGCGTGTTCGTGCTAATACGTAGGGTGCTTGCATTGACTACATAGGAATTTAGGGAACTAAGGGTGTTAGTACTTAGATTATCTATCGATGAACTCGTTGCATCCAGAGAGGTGATACTAAGCGTTCCTGTCGTCAGATTCCGAATCGTTGCATTAAGAGAGCTCATCGTATTGGTACTAAAACGTATGGTGCTCAGATTCACCATGTAGGAATTCACGGAACTGAGGGTATTCGTACTGATGGATATGCTACTTACATTGTCGATTGAAGCACCCGATAGGTCGATGGAGGAGATAATGAGAGAGTCCGTTGTCAGATTGCGAATATTTGCATTAATAGAGCTCATGGTGTTCGTACTTAATCTGGCGGTACTCACATTTGTAATAAATCCATTTACAGAGCTCATGGTATTCGTGCTCAATCGAGTCGTACTCACATTTATCATATTTGTAATGAAAGAACTGAGAGTAATCGTACTAATCGCATTTGTACTGATAGACGGTGATGCTAATGTAGTTATCGTCATGGTCGAACCTACAAATGTTGAAACGTAGGCGTCATTGGTTGTTGTTGTAGAAAAAACCGCATTATTGCAAAAGATGGAGGATATCTTACTAATCGTGTGATTGGTTGCCGTTCCCGTTAGGGTTTTAAAAAAAATCGTATCCAATCCCGTAATAATTTGAGAGTCCACTGTACCTGAAAATATGTGATTGGACGAAACCGTGGAGATAATCGCAGTGGATGCGCAATTGATGCTGCTCACTGTGTTCAATTCGCGCCCCGTTAGACTGCTCCCCAGTATCGTATTAAAAAACGACGGACCGTTCATCTGAATGGTAGAGGCGGCAAGTGTCGAATAGACGACAAGTCGATTTGTACTCATATTATCGGCATTGAGTTGAACGGTGGATGCATACGACGTACTCATTTGGCTCACAAATGCATTCCTGGAAACCAGGGAAGAGCCCGTCATCGTTGAAAAAAAGGATGTACTCGCAAACAGACTACTGATGTACATGCTCGACGCCCGCATGGTTGACCCATTTGCGGTTGAAAAGAAGAAGTTTCTGGCATTTACGATGGACGCGTCAACTTGTGTTGCATTCGCCAAGGCCACATTAATCGTACTACCCGTCATGCTCGTAAACGACATGTTATTTGCATTGATGCTGCCATCCACTGTGGCGGTAAAGGTTTGAATCGTACTGCCCGTGGCTGTCGAGAAAAAGAGGTCCTTTACTACCAACGCATTTGTAACGTGTAAATCGTAATCCATATTAACGAGTGCCGTACTAAAATTAATGGACCCATTGCTATTTAATGCAATGTTGTTATTAAAGAAAATATCACTATCTGGGGTATTGATATTAATAAACTTGGCAGCAATGGTAATCGTTGAATCCCCCACGGTTGGTGGGAGAATCGTGGAAATTCGCAGAGTATTGGTTCCTATATCAATGACCGTCGTTAAATTTCCAAACAGACTCGACACAATACTTGAGATGTCATTTACCGTATTATTGGTTGCAAACGCGCCGAGATTGACCGGTGTATAAGGGGAAACCAAGAAAGGATTATTATTATTGGACGCGAAATTACCGCTATCGCCGCTCTTTAAGTTGCCGCGTTGTTGAAACGACGCAGAGTCTCCGTCTTTCTGTGCGAACGTCACATCCATTGTGTCTATTCTCTATGGCGCTCTTAAGTCGCGTGGATTCTCGGACCTAAATCATTATTACCGAGTAGAGCAGAGAGATGGCATCGTATTATCATCCGTATGATTCCGACGAATCAGATAACAGTGACACGGATGACAGCGAGGACGCGGAGGACCGCCGCCTGCAAGACCCCCGTTACGCCATTCTTCGTGCGGCGGGACCTGCTCTGACCACTGCGACCGACCAGCAAACCTACATGACCGGTCCTACTGTCGGGGCGCCATGGGATGAGACGACCAACATCAAATCTCTCAAGGACCACGTGTATTTAGACCCGCCCAAATCGACCAAAACGAGTCTCGTCAGCATCAAATCGTCCGACCGCGACCGCGCCGTCTGGCCCACCCCCTTCCGATTTCAGCTCAAGCTTCCTCGTACATACAAGGACATCACCAAGTTTCAGCTCGTACAAATGTCCTTTCCCAACAATGCCAGCAATGTCCAGTCCATCGACCTCTTTACCAGTTCGCTTGTGAGTTCCCTTATTGATAAGGGTGTTCCGCAGGAGTGTATGGCATTTTGCGTGAATGTGTTGGATTGCTCGGCGGGATATGCCAGCGTCGCACTCGTGGAGCAGGGGCGCATTAATGCTATGGGTTCGCCCTTTATTACTACGGTAACTCCACAGAATACGGGTCTTACTGATCCACAACTGGCGAACGAGCTCACCTTGGTTGCCAATTCTACGCCGCCGCTCAATCTGGTGACCCTCTCCACCTTTCAGGACGTGTTCCAGAATACGGGCGACGCATCGTCTCTATTTAATGAGCCAGGTGACACCTACGTATCTCCGCTCCTTAGCCATCGCTATACGGCGCACACCAAAGAAACCATTATGAATACCTACTATACACAGCAACATATCGATTCGCTCGGTACCATCTCAGAAGATGCTGCATATGTTGCCTACTATTTCCCTATTCTCAAGGAGGCCGTCGGAACACGGCGATGGAAACCATTTTTCTCGACGTGCGGCCTGTCCGATGACGCATTTACCATGTCCATTCTTGGTCCATTCCAGGGATTAGATTCGCCCATCTATTCCACGATATGTCACACCAATCAGCTCGCACTCGATAATTATCGCCCTCATCTCACCTTCCAATTGCGACCCGTTAATTCTTATAAGTGGAACTATATGGCAAAGGAACAGCGCTTTGTTACGCTGCATGACACTCTCCATACATCGTTGATGCGGGACATGAACAAACAATACAGCACGATATGGACCCAGCAGCTGGTGGACCGAAATCTGAATCAGAATTCCTTTAAGAGCCTGAAGACAAATGGAATCGCCTATCAGTGCATTTATAAGCATATGGAGCGGAATCTCAGCACGGTTCTCGGCGAGTCCCAGTTTATTTCCTCGTTTCAATACCATGAGGGTCAGGACGAGATGTTGTGCGGATATGCTGCCGACGCGGACATGTCTGAACTCTTTCGGTGCACGAGTACGTTCGGTCGGATTTTCGGGAATTACGCGGGACAGAGCCTGACGTTTGGCGGACTCGCGGATTATCACAGCACACTTCACGGGTACTATCGGATGTCGCAGAGCACAACGGCAACACTGTCTTCCATTCAGGGTTGCATCATGGAAAATTATCATCAGTATGTGGCTAGCAAATACGGCGAGATTCTGCCGTCGTCGATGATACAGTCGCGTTCCTATTTGTCGGGTCAGGGCATTCCTGTTTCGTTCGTGAATCAGAACTTATATATTCCTGGCATGCCTCCGAATTTCAACCCTACAACAGACTCGTCTCTGGTCGATTTGCAAGGTGGTCTTCCTGTACAAACAGTCGCATCAGCGGCATCCGGTGGATATCAAGTGGTAGGACAGACGGTGACGTGTGAAAACATATGTTGTTACGTTCTTCATAACATGGTCAATTCGTGGTATTCCTGTATTCCTGTCAATACCGTTATTAATTCCATGGCGTATCGTACGGGAATCATCAATATGAATCCGAATCCATTCCAAATCTTCAGCACGCTGTTTCAGGTTGCCAATACCGACAACAAAAACTTTCTAATGCAAATCAACGACGAACAGGGGTTTAATAATATGGACGTATCGATGCCTGAGAATTATGGGCGAAGCAATGAGACGACAGGTCAGGTCAAACTGATTGCGGGTAAGATTCTCATGGGTGCCATCGGTGATACGGGTGTGTCCCAGACCGTTATCCAGAATCCGACCGTTTTCGAAAATACGCTGGGGAAACTGGACCGACTCGATATTAAGATATATTATGATGATGAGAGCATGACGCCTGCATGGCTGTATTTACCCATCTTCTTGAGTATCAGCGAGTGGAATGCGACGTTCCAGATTGACGAACAGGTTGGATTCACCAATCAGCACTCGGGCTGGGGATATCGTCCGTCCATTCCTGTCCCTGAAAATCCGGATTCGACGCCTTATTTGCATTTTACGCATAAGGATAATCCGAATAACTCGTAATCGCCGAAGGCGATTACACTTACAAGCCAATGCTGCGCATTGGCGAATAACTCCTAGACTTTTTAAGAAAAAGTCTGCAAAAACAATCGCCTTCGATGATTGCATTAGCGATTGCATTATTACAATACCATGTATTCATGACATTGTAATATAATAAAACAGTTAAATCTAACCCGTGCGAACCGCCTTGACCATTCCAAGAGGATTCGGGCAATTTTCTCCAGCCGCCTGCCACGTGCACATATAGATGCTCGGCTCACTACCCACACCCTCCGTCAGTTGACCACTCGGGTCTTGTACACGCTGGCAATACGTGAACGTCACAACATGAACATCATTCTGATACAGATGAAGCTGCTTTCCCAAATCGCGATATAGATCACCAATATCGAGGTTGTATCGGGCTCCAATGCCATTAAGAAATGAATCAAAATTGGTGGTATTCAATACAGTGCCATCATACGACTTGATAATGGTCTGCGAAGCAGCAATTGCAGCAGCGAGTACAGCAGCTGTAAAACCACCATTCGTGCTCTGTCTCAGAACGAACAAATACTTGCTTCTAGGAGCAATTTGAGCAAAGCTACGAGAAACGGACGACATTCTATACTATCGCTTTCTATTTTATTTTCGGTGGGCTGGAAATCATACGCACCATACGAATTCGATATCGAGTCAACCCATATAATCGAACAGATGCGTTCCATACGAAACAAGTTTGTACGGGGTATAAGTTTATCCAGGCGCAAGTTTGTACGGCGTCCACTTTTATTTTCTGTAGTACGAGTATAAAGATGTCTGTTACCCGTTCTATCGCCCAGCGCCTAACCAATGCCTACGTTGTTACCCAGGATGAGAACAATGGTGAGTATGGTGCTTATTACTTCACCCCTAGTGACATCGCTGATTTTCTCGCTGACAATGCTTCCAGCATTACCCAGCTCGGAAGCCACTTGATCATTAACTCCAGTGACATCGACAACGTCATGGACAACCTGGAGACCAGTGGCCGCTTCAGCAACCGCCGAAGTCTGATCGACATGGGCAAGGAGTACGTCATCGGAACGGAGCAGGATGCTCGTCTGTTGGTTCTCCGCCTGGTCCGCTCTCAGGAGACTGTCTCTGATGGAAGTGGATACACGTACGGATACATCGTTGTCGAGAGTAACTCTTACGACATCGGCACCAGCAACGCTGGCCGCTTCACCATCCGCGTCGCTCGTTGCTAATTGATTGTTTGTTCTTTTTATTATATTAACAATAATATTTACTATTATTGTTACTATTACAAACAGGTCGTCTTCTAGAAATCGTGGTTTCATCGTCAGTACTTCAATCGAGTACTTATTTTCTGAAATAACTGTCTTCAATGGATGAGCCGTGGATGGTACCGCACTATGTAGCATTTGAATGTAACGTGGAGACAAATGGGTATCATGAGAGGCGGCGGCGTTGGCAGCGACTCATGAATAATGGATGAATTCATATTTTAAAATCAGCCGATTAGGTAATGAGTCAGACTCCCTCGCCCTACGTCGGTGACTACCCGTTTCAACACGTTGAAGGAAATCTGTTTCCCCCCGTATGTCTGAAAACCCACTGGGACCCCACCGAAATGCTCCGCCACATTCTCCCCCAACAATCCGTACAGCTTCCCCTTGCATTCCGCCCATGGACCAAGGTCTGCAAACAATACGTCACCAGCGCTCCCGCAGAGTCCGCCCCCATGCCTCCGAAGGACATGGTGTTTCCCACAGGCGGTGCCTTCTATCCGCCCGGACGATACGCCGCCTCGATTGACAAGGAATCCGTATTACGTACCCTCAATTGCCCCCTCGATAGCTCCTGTCCGACGTCACAATACATCCCTTCCCCCGACAGCAATATGTACGTAGCCGGTTCCACCGTACCCGACCGCAAACCCATGTCCAACTCCTTCGTCTCCGAACTCTCCTTTCCGCAGGCTCTCCTCCGCGTGGATACCACCACCTGCCGCAGCGCAAACGACAATGCCTACTTTCAGCGCAGCGGGCGGCTCTTCAACAATCCCACCAAGCAGGACCGTTATGGTGCGGACAAGTTCTATGCACACAAGGATGGGCTGCCGCAAGGACAACCGATGCCCCATGGCGGCGTTCACATGCCGCAACCGACGGCCTCTGCGGTCACCGGCCGACACGGCTCCTTTCCTAATCCCACAGGTGGCGCGGCGCAAGCGCAAGCAATGACACAAGGGAAAAAAGAAGCCTACGTCAAAGGAACCCTCCGCCCTACAGAGTTTGATACTTACATTCTAGGTACGTCCACAGCTGGCTCAGCTGCCCGCGTATGGTAGGCGTCACCTCATATTCCAACAGCATTCCCGTAGCTACGTTTAAAAACCCAATCGAATCCAGTGCTCGGTCGAATTGTTCCTCATAAGCATACTGTTTCAATAGCAGCAGTAACTTATCCTCATTGGACGGCACAAAGCTGGGGTCAAAAAACACATAATAGGCGCACTTATCGGTCATGATATCAAACGATATCGATTTCAGATTTTCCACTTCCATGATGCACTGAAAAGTCGGATGTTCCATCGTCGCACTCCATAGCGGCAGCGCGGTTTCCATCGCGCGAACAATGCTCTGCTGCGCATCTCCTTGTAAAAGCGGGGCAATCGCTGCATATTGGTATAACGGGATATTACGCCCCTCCGCCACGGATTTCAGAGCGGCCACGCGCCACAGGTCCGCCTGAATCTCATTCGATTTCCGCGTCGGGTCACACACCGCATGCCAGCTAGCAAGAACATCGGGTCGCAACTCGGTCGGCACCGAATGTCGAACCACGCCAAACGTGAACTCGTCCAAATCAAACCCCGCATGCCGCATCGGGCGAAGCTGACCGCGAATCTTCCCCAAAATCACCGCTGCCTTGCACACATCATGTTGACTCCATTTCAGATGCGGAAGTTTTAGTGAAACGTATCGTTGCAGATGCGAATACTCCAATGCCGGCATGTCAGGCGTATGTTTCAAGAAACGGCGAACCAGATGCTCCAGCTCCGCCTCATAGAGCTCCCAGAACTCTTTGTCCTCTGTATAAATCCGCAGCGTGAAGAGTGCTTCTTGTACGGTCGGCGTACACAGTTCATGCAGCTGGTGATGATAGAGCGCGCACTCTCGAAGGGCGGTAATACGAAGAAGTTCATACCATGTTTCACGGACGTCGTGCTGTTTGACCCAATCCGGTATCGGAAAGAGTTCCCCAAAGCGATAGAGCGCCGACGTTGTCTTCTGGGGAATGGACGGTACGTGCCCCTGTGTCCGCAGCAGATTCCAGTCGGCGCCATCGAGTCCACGAAGCCGATCCTCTATGCCCATGACGAGTTCCATCGGGTCATTGGTACTCAGCTTGAATGATGCCACATTATGATACCGCAGGAAGGGTCGCGGGATTTCACGTACAAAGCGGGATAAGGAGCGTTCCTGTCGAGAATACGTAAGGAACAGACATTTCTTGGCTCGCGTGACGCCCACATAGAATAAACGGCGCTCACAGATAATGTCGTCGTCGCCTTTTCGTGCGGGAAACACATCGTCGTGCAGATTCATGAAAAACACTACGTCCCATTCCAGCCCCTTACTGGCGTGCAGGGTCGCGAGCGTGATACGATGTTGTTGGGTTTCTTGGTCCGGATTGACGCAGAGCTGATAGGCAATTCCCTTTCGATGGAGCCGTTCTTCGATTTTGAACAAATCGGCATTGTATCGCGACAGGACCGCAAAGGTACATCGCTTCCCTGCCATTTGTCGCACTATCTTCTCCAACGAATTCACAATCCAGTCGCATTCGTCCGAGGAGCGAAAGAAGAAATGGACCTCGGGTTTCTGCCCGCCTTTCTGATGCGCCACCATCTTCTCCTTGAACGGCAGCGTCGGAATGAATCGCATCACCGAATTGGCAATGGTTACAATGGCCTCCGTGGAGCGATAGTTCATACAGAGTTGGTAGTCTTTTACGGCATTTCGGGTCGGCAATCGCTTGTGAAAATTAAGGATGAAATCTACCGAGGACCCCCGCCACGTATAAATGTTCTGCGCATCGTCGCCCACAATCGTCATCGTCGCCTTTCCTTGCGTGGCCTCAAACAGGGCGCGGAGAAGTTGCCACTGGATGTCATTGATGTCCTGGAACTCATCCACAATAATCGTTCTCAGTCGCGAGGCCCACCGTTTTCCCTTCTCGGATTCCAGCCAGGTCACCAGGCGATAAGGAAGCTCATCAATGAAGGGCTGGTCCTGAAGCGTAGCGGGTGCCTCTTCCCTGAGAAGTTGCGCGGCGAGTCCGTGAAACGTGCCCGCATACATCGATACCTCTCCGATTAAACGATGCACACGATGAATCATCTCTTGGGCGGCGGAACGGCTGAAGGAGACGAGTAGAATGCGACTCGGGTTCATGTCGTACTCCTCCACTAAATAGGCGATGCGCGAGGTGATGGTGGTGGTTTTTCCGGAACCGGCGGAGGCCAGAATTCGCTGATTTTCACAGGGCGGGCGAGTGACCACCCGATATTGTTCGTCGTTCAACTGGACCGATCCTTTTGAGAATTCTAATTGGTGGACCGTTGTCATCTTATTATAAATGTGGCGCGCGGTTTAGATGGAACATGCCTTGACGGTGCACTGAATAGAGAATGGAGGCCCTCATTCAGGAACTATCGGCACAACTTCCGCTCCATCGAGGGATTGCATCCTTGGCGCTTCAGAATCATATCTACGGGTGCTTTTTGCTAATGGAAGACTTGGCTCAGCAGGCCGCGACGCTTACGGGGACACACGTTCAACCCTTCGATTGGGACCTGGTGGAGGACTTTTCGGAAATCGGAATGCGGTATGGATTCATTATGGACCGACAATTGGCGGATGAGGTGAATTCCTTCTCGGATTCCTATCAGACCGCGTGGGTGGCCTGGTTTCAGCATGTGGCGACGGAGAAACGGGTGGAAGAAGTCGATGAGACGGAGGACCGCATTATCGGCCTTCTTCGTCAAACCGTACCGGCCGAAGAGGCGTTTTTCTCCCATGCCCTGGAAACGGGCGAGCTGTCCATTGAATGGAAGAACAAGGCGGTGAAGATATTAGTGGAAGAAGCTGAGGTAGAAGACAAAGTAGAAGACAAGGACGAATCCAGCGCTCAGACCGTTGTGCCTGCACCCGATTCCCCGCACGAAGAACCTCCCACGAAACTCTCTCAGGCACACATCGAAAAACAGGAAAAACCGCGACGGATGTTCGCTACGACGCGTCGGCGTCATCGAGATTTGAAAAAGAACGCATTGTCGACCACGCGGCGCTCCCATACTGCAAGCACCGTGCGACCAAAGCCCGCGCTTTTAGATACAAAATGAGAATAGGTCCATATGTTGGAGGTTCTTGTTATTATGGGGGTCATCCTCTTAATCCTTACATTCTTCTATAAACAAGCCGTATGCGAATTCCGAATGAATCAACTGGAATGGACACAGAAGGACCAGATTCGGCCCTTATTGCAAGAATCGGTGCCTCTTGTCATACGAGGTGTGCCATCGCTATCCTGTTGGACACGAGACGATGTCATGACACGCGATTGCTATGCGGACCTTCCGCTCTTTCAGGAAATGAGTCTCGTGGAATGGATGAAGAGTGCGACTCCCGAATCCGGCTGTCCCTGGAAATACACACAGGCCCAACAGATTGCGCGAACATCCGGATTGGGTGTATGGGCGGCCAAAACTATGAACCCTGTTATCATTTCACCTGCTAAGCGGGCATGGTGGTGGCCGCGCTATCACTGTTGGGCGGGGAAGATGGGACTCCAGCGGACGTACGCGATATGGACTTGCATTCTTCCCGTGGATGGAGAAATTGTGGTCAGTATCATGCCTGAAACCGTCGAATCCGCGCTCCCGACGAACTGGGTGGGGTGCGTTCCCTCGGAGCTGACAGCGAAAGATACGCCGTTCTTGGCAGACGTGAAATATATGGATGTGGTGCTGCGACCTGGGCACGCATTGATGATGCCGGCCCATTGGTTTGTGTCGTGGACGGGGAAAAAGGATATTCCGATGGTGTGTACGGTGTCGTATCATTCGCCCATTAGCGCCATGGCGTTTGCTATATCGCCATTTACTTCGTAAATGGCTTTTGCCATTCACTTAGTATCCTGTTCACTTCATAAAAGCTATTTTGTTAACAGGGTACACTGCATCGATTTAAACATATTGCGCGTAGAATGTATAATGTCCGATACGGAATCACTTGCAGATACGGAATGGATAGACAGCGAATTTGATAATGTTCTTGTACAATTGACTTCCATTCAGGAGATACAAGAAGATGCCCTTATGCGTCTGGAGCGCTTGCAACGCTTGCAACGCGCACCAGAACCCTTTGATTTGGACATGATAGAAACTATGCACACCGCCGCGCTACATGAAATCTCTCAAACCGGTACATCCTCTTTTGGTACCCATCTCTTGAACTATTTCGAATCGCACAAAAATTGATGGTCTTTGACGGCACGAGAATCAGCACCCATGAACGAATCTAGATGGAATACCCTAACCGAGGAACAGCGCGGCGTACTCGACTTTCTTCTGCGCGGCGATAATGTCGCCATGCTCGGCCCCGCCGGCGTGGGAAAGAGTTATATTTTATCCGTACTCTATACTGAATTCCCTGGGCGCATGCGCAACATCGGATTGCAGCGCGGCGAACCCAATCCACGGCTCCCTCGCGTCCAACTCTGCGCCATGACCGGCTGCGCGGCGCTCCTTCTCGGCCACAAGGCCAAAACCCTCCACTCCTGGGCCGGCATCGGGCTCGGCAAGGGAACCGTCCAAGAACTCTACACCAAAATCCGTCGTAACCGAAAAGTCATGCAGCAATGGCTCCTCACTGACCTCTTGGTCATCGACGAAGTCTCCATGCTCACCGCCGAACTCATCGACAAACTCAATGAACTCGGCAAGAAAATCCGTGGGTCCAAGAAGCCCTTCGGTGGGCTCCAGCTCCTCCTTGTCGGCGACTTCTTCCAGTTGCCCCCTGTGCATCGCGGGGACGAGCCCATGGGATTTGCATTCGAGAGTGCTGCATGGCGGGAGGGCATTCAGGTATGCATCGAGCTCCAACAGATTCAGCGACAGAAGGATGAGACGTTCCAGAAGATTCTCAAGGAGGCGCGTATGGGAACCCTATCGAAGGAATCCTGTGCCATTCTCAAGGGGTTGGAGGGGCGCGAGTGGCGGAGCAACAAAATCAAGCCGACCCTGTTGTTTCCGCGGCGGGCGGAAGTCGAAATGATTAATGAAGCCAATCTCAAGGCGCTCACGGGTCGACGCGAAACATACAAGGCGCGTCTGGTCTATGACGGAAAGATGCCGAAGGGATTCACCGAATTGGATGAGGGCTTTCAACAGGCTCTGACCCGATTTGACAATGATGCGGCATATTCAAAAGAGTTGATTCTCATGGAGGAATCGCAGGTGATGCTCATTGCGAATGTCGACCCTGGGGCGGGGCTCGTCAATGGTTCCCGTGGAATTGTAGTGGGATTCTGTGCCGCTACGGGTCTTCCCATTGTAGAGTTTCTCAATGGCGTGCGGCGGCCAGTGGGGACGCATGCCTGGCCCATCGAAGATTATCCGTTTGTGGGGCGGACACAGGTTCCACTGCGCCTGGCATGGGCCGTTACGATTCATAAGTGTCAAGGGTCTACTCTTGATTCTGCATTAGTGGATATTGGCTCGGGCAATTTTGAGTATGGGCAGGCGTATGTTGCGCTGTCCCGCGCGCGAACATTGGAGGGACTGTTTGTCCATGATTTTGACCCTGCGGCGTTTCGGGCCCACCCGACGGTCAAGAAGTTTTATAAGGGATTGGTGACCAGTACCATGGAGCAAGGGGAGAGAGAGCGGCTACGCCGCCTAGCGGAGCCTGAGCCCTCTCTCAATACAATTGTGGAGACGCAAGCGTCCCCAGAGTCGCCTTCGGCGATGTCGCGGCAAAGCCGCTTACACCCCTCTCCCAATACAAAAGCAGTATTCTCAGAGCCTTCCAAGCCTGTTTTGGGATTACGCGTCATACGCGACGAGTTTCCTCTGGAGGTTATCGATGAAAAAGAAGACAAAGAACCAGGCTCCACATGATACAAGCGGCCGCGAAGTCTCTACATAAACAAGTATACCCTATTTTTATTATACTGTCATGGGAAGATGCGACACCGCTACTGCATCCATTGGTCTAAAAATCCGTTTATCCGACCTTATCTCACAATGTACCGAGGAAAATGCATCCCTTATTCTAGAAATGTTACATGACGGATGGATTGAAGATGAGAATGATTACTTTAACGAAGTATACTCGATGATATGCGATACACTGTCGACCACTGAACTAAAGAGGTGCGCGACGCATGCATTTACTCATCATGGAACGTATCATAAATCGAGAGATGGTCGTGTGACACCGACATTAGAAGAGGGGTGTTTATTCGATAAATTCTTATTGGTTCCTGTCAAGAAGATATTGGAAACCGAACGATGGGGGCATCGCGATGGGGTGAATGGTTCTTCTCGGCCGATTGATTTTGATTTATATGTTATGATAGATAAATATAAGAGCATCGAGAGGGCTGAAATCGTTTTTATGCTGGAACAGAGAGCTGGGTAAAGGAGATGCCTCCATTGTATGATAAAATAACTAGATTAAAACATAATACAATATTTTATTTTTGTATTATGTTTTACACCCTTGTGCATCGGTGCAGGGGGTAAGGGGTGAGCCGCCGAAGGCGGCGTCGCGGCCTAACGGCCGCTTGGAGGCGTAAGCGTCCCCCTAAATGAGAACCGGTGCCAGACCCGTCTTGAACGGGAAGTTACCAAGCATCGGAATGCCCGAATAAATAAAAGTATTGCCGTAGAACAGCGTCGGTTGGATGTTATTGTGGTATTGGTCGCCACCATTGGAACTAATGGTATGGCTATGCGAACCAGCTGGATTGACGCTAATACCTGTGGTGGATGAACCTGTTGTTTGATCTACATTGGCATTATCCGCTACTGCAGTTGTTGTAAGACTTACCGCTGCATCTACATTATTCGGTTGATTAACATAACTGTGAGTATGTCCTGGGTCAGTAATACCATGCGTATGATTCGCTTGAACCGATGTCGTTCCATCTGCCACAGTATTGATACCTGGACTTGCTGCGGCCTTATTGTGATTGTGCGCGGGCATTTCAGGGACCGTCAGCTTATGGTCCAGTTCACCCACTTTATTACCCGCCGTATATGTGCGCGTACGATTCTCAGAATCGGTGACAAGACCCGTCGAACCCATTACACGTCCTGATGTATGTGGCAAATGAAATGTATTTCCGCTGCCCCCAAACGTATGCCCAATTACTTGAAACAATAGATTGTACATGGTTGTATCAAGCGCTCGCGGAAGCTCTGGATGAGCAGGGTCATCATTCTTACATATTAGCCATCCAAGATGGTCCGTATTCACAAACGACATCTTCGTATCGCCCGTGGTCGGTTTTGTACGCGCCGTATTGGCCGCATTGACACGCATGGTCGACGTCATTCTATTATGTCTTTTTTATAAAAATATTAATAGCATGGACAACTTCCACCAGCTAACCTGTCCTCATTGCAGCGGGACTATTATTGTTCTACATCACGAACTGAATTGCCGCATTTTTCGCCACGGAGCATTTGTATCGAACGGAGAACCGATTCCGCCGCATTCTTCCCGTGCGGAGTGCGACCGCCTAGTGGCCGATAATCTTATTGTCGGATGCGGCAAACCCTTTCGCGTTGTTCTACAAGACGGAGTGGAAACCGCGATCGAATGCGATTATATTTAGTCCCGACGCTATCTAGTAGAACGCATATAATGGGGTGCTGTCATTCTGTGGAGGATTCGACCCATACGGATGCTTCTAAGCCGCCTCTACAGGATAATCTATCGATTGCAGTACAAGTCGGAGACACATCGGAATCCAGTTCTCGCTCCACTTCGCCCCATGAAGCCGTCGAAGTGGTTCAGGATGAATACTTGAAACGCGAATTCAAGGCGAGCATGAATCAGAATATCTCCTATGTGTTTAACGATATCATCGACGACAAACATAGTAAGTACATGAAGCATTATAGTGGAAATCCCGTTAGGGAAACCCTCTTTTGGGGAATCGGCATTGAAAATGAATCCTACTTGATGCTCGCGGACCGATGTCCCACGTCGTCCTTTCCCTCTCTCCAACACAAATCCGAGCGATACAGCGTCGATTATTTCAAGAACTTCAAGAGCAAACCCTTCCAGGCCGCCTGGCAAAAAGCCTGCTCCCTCCCCCAACTCACCTATCCCATTTACGTGAACTCCCACACTTTTCAAAAAGCGGACCCCAAAGGAAATCACAAAACTCTCTACGATGCTGAAGGAACTCCTAATCCCGCCTTTACGGAATCCATTCATGACCACTTGATGCGCGAATCTGCGGCCTTTCGGGAGGTCTATGACAAGTCGATTGTATATGATGGCGATTCCATCGAATTCATTACCCAGCGTTTCTACAATGGAACCGTTGCGGATTGTGTACAAGAATGGACGGACCGAGAGGCTCTCATGCTCCGCGAGGCCGCGCCGTTATATGAGAAGTGGGGCATCGGAACCCTCATGTATCCTGACCACAATTACGGATTTGTCACCTTTCTGAGCACCCGCAAAAAGAATCTTGGCATCTGCAATACGGGAACGGTTCACGTGAATCTCACCTTACCCACCATCTTGATGGACGGATGCATTGCAAACAAGGACGCCTTTGCCAAGACGCACCTGAATTTTATCGAATACATCCAAATGCTGGAGCCGCTTATCATAGCATGTTACGGAACGCCAGACGTATTATCCATGTTAGGTGACGGCTATTCGCTCGGCAGTCTCCGTGTCAGCCGCTCGCGCTACATTTCGCTTCAGACATTCGACACCGCCGCACCCATTAATGGAAAGCTCCTCCTTATGGATAAACCTGCTGACCCCGCGTTTTGGTACAATCAGCTCAAGGGCAGCCCATATTATCTGAATCCCTCCATCGGATACGACGTGAATTTTAACAAATTCAAAAATCACGGCATTGAACTCCGATTCTTCGACTGGTTTCCTGAAGACCTCTGGCCCGCCGTCCTGAACCTATTCGTCCTCCTCGCGCAACACTCCGTCGCACGCGGCAAAAGCCATACATTTGACAAGAAGCGCTACAATGGGATTATTTTGGCTTGCGTCCAGAAGGGATGTACCGCACGCCTGTCTTCTTTAGAATGCAACGTGATTCTTGAGGACTTAGGACTGGAACCATTCGCGGACTCGGATGTACACATGGCGCCCCTGGAACTCTTACAACTGATTTCAGACCAACTCTATAACGCACATCGGGACGGCGCGATTACGCAACAGATGTCCCCGTTGATGGAACGCCCACATCTCGTAGACTACAATCGCACCGCATTCGAAGCCTTATGGAAGGACCTATTTGGGCGCCCCGAGCTTATTATTCGCGCCGAAGAGAACCCCCTTGAGACAAGAACCACCATCGCACCCTCCGAACTTGCGAGTATTCTTCCCTATTATCGCGTATCCGTCGAAACCTCATCTACCCGTTGTTATACCGATGAGGAATATCGTAATGGCGGGGCCAACATTGTTTCTCGCGGATACTGGGAGCAAACACGGCATTCTCTGGTTATCGGCTTGAAAGGATTACCGCCTGCAGTGCACGTATGCCCCACGCAGACTCACATGTATTTTGCACATTGTTTCAAGGGACAAGAAGGAAGTGCGGCAATTCTATCACAGCTAGAGGGTAGTACACTAATTGATTACGAATTCATGACGAATCGCGAGGGGAAACGCGTCTTATCCTTTTGTGCACAATCGGGAAAGGTCGGTGCATACTTGGCCCTCATGGCCTACTGCGCCCGTAAAACCAAATCCAGCGTCATCCCCGCCTTTCACGAAGATACCTACCAAATCGGCATTGAGACCGTTCTTCTTGGCATAGATGCTCCGCGCGTTCTTCTAATCGGATACGGCACAGCGGGTAAGCGCGCGAAACAGGTGCTGGACCAATTCGGCGTCGAGACCACCATCTGGACGAGCCAATCGACCCCCTCGCTCTCCGTGATTCGCGAGCATCAGATTCTAATTCACGCCATCCGACTACCCGATGATACCTCCAAGCTCGTGAAACCCTTCTTGACCAAGGATGATGTATCTGGATGGAGGGGCCGAGGCTCCTTATCGGTGGTATGTGATATCAGTTGCGACCTGGGAAATCCGCGCAATACGCTTCCTATTTACGACGAGTGGACGCTTAGTGAAAAGGGAGATTCCTACGTTCGGCGCCTCGACTCGGGCATTGACCTCATTGCCATTCCGCACTTGCCCTCCTTGGACCCTGAGATTTCCTCCTCTGAATTCTCTTCGACCCTTGTGGACTATTTGCCCCACGTGAGATGGTTCAAATGGCTTCACGGAGTGGAAAGGGCAGCGGAGATTCAGCGGAGTTACGAAACCTTTTTATCCGCTCGAAAGTCATAGAGATTACACAGTGCATCGTGAAATAAATCATTCTCATGAGGAATCGCAAATCCACGGCCATCGGTTCGACTATACGTATAGAATTTCATATAGTGGATATCATATGCTGGGTCTTTTTCTACATGACAGTGGAAGTTGTAATCGTTGTAGAAGGATACGCATAACATGCGAAAGGATGTGGTTCTCTTCTGCAGTTCCTCGTATAATTCGTGAATCTCGGCCCTATCATAGTCGGCATCTTGCGTGGTGAGTACGAATAGCTTGGAATCGGCGGTTGCCAGAAGCGCGCGGAAACGTTCGACGCAGCGCTGATAATAGTCATAATGCTCGGGTGTTGTAATGTCGCGATGGGTAAACATGATGTTCTGGGGGAGCTTCCCTTGGAAATTATTACCGAGAACCTGTGTACCATAGATGAGGTGATTCGAAATGTTCTCGCCCAGATGCTCGTGGTGCTCAGGATTCATCAGGGTTTGAAAGTCGTCGCGCAGACAGGAGAGGACCACTGCGGGACTGGACAGAACCCAATCAAATGGATGAGAACATGTACGAATCTTACGTTGCTGGAAATGATTTGCAGTGTGGCAGAAGGTGCCCAATGAAATGGCGTGCTCGATGACGGGGCGCATCCCGATTATTCTAGATGATGGCTCCTAATTTAGGCTCTTGTGATACTGTGTACTACAATCATGCCATAAAATTGATGATTTTCGTGTGTCAGATGGTGGACAGCTCATGAAGAAATCTTTCTCCGGTTCCAATATCAGAATGGAGTCTCCCGTCGTATCCGTGCCATTTGCATCACCATCTATCCAGGCCAAACAGGCCGTTTTGTCGGCAGTCGACGAGATTTCACTGGAGACCGATGATTTTGTAGAGCCGATTCTTCGGGAGAATCCAAACCGATTTACTCTTTTCCCCATTATGAAACCGAAACTCTTCCAGAAATACAAGAACCACGTGGCCGTGTTCTGGACGACGGAGGAGCTCGATTTGGCCAAGGACCTTCGCGACTGGGTCAAACTGAACGCCAACGAACAGCACTTTATCAAGAACGTTCTCGCCTTCTTTGCAGGGTCCGACGGAATCATCCAGGAAAACATCGCCGCCCGCTTCATGCATGAGGTCCAGCTCAGCGAGGCGCGCCAGTTTTACTCGATTCAGCTTATGATGGAAGCGTGCCACAGCGAAACGTATTCCTTGTTGATTGATACCTACATCGAGGACAAGGCGGAGAAGAACCACTTGTTTCAGGCTATTCAGACTGTCCCTTGTGTCAAGAAGAAGGCTGAGTGGGCACAGAAGTGGATGGTGTCGACGGAAGAGAATTTCGCCACACGTCTCGTGGCCTTTTCGGTGGTGGAGGGCATCTTCTTCAGCGGCTCCTTCTGCGCGATTTACTGGCTCAAAGAGCGCGGTCTCATGCCTGGTCTGACCACCTCTAACGAGTTCATTGCACGCGATGAGGGCCTTCACACGGATTTTGCCTGCGCGCTCTACGAGGAAATTGAACGTAAACTCCCCAAGACCAAGGTCCATAAAATCATCCGAGAGGCCGTGAAAATCGAGAAGGAATTTATTACTGAGTCGCTCCCTTGTCATCTGGTTGGCATGAACAATGCGCTCATGGCGGATTATATCGAGTTCGTTGCGGACCGTCTCTGCTCACAGCTGGGATATGGGAAAATCTACTCCACGGCGAATCCGTTTGATTTCATGGAGCGCATTTCCCTGGAGGGCAAGGACAATTTCTTTGAGAAGCGTGTGACGTCGTATGCCAAGTCGGGCGTGGGCAAAACGCACGAGGAGATGTCGTTTGCACTGGATGCTGACTTCTAAGGTGGAGACAGGGCCACTGGCCCCGTCCCCACACCCCTCCACCGATAAGGGGACGCAACGCCCACTGTGTGGGCTGCCTCCCCTCGACCCCTGCACCGATATATTGTTGAAGCGGCCAGGCGACGTCCCAAGCTCCCCTAACTGCATCATAATATAACGGTAGAGGGGTATGGGGACGCTTGTGTCTCCACAATAAATCTCATGTTATGAATAGTACATGCTTCTTCACATTGTTGCATTCGCGGCGCTGCTGTATTTTTTTGTCCACTTCCTCTACTCCGTTGAGTACGTCGGTGGCTCCGCCCTCTACGGTTCTCCCATCACACAGGCTCTATTTCCCAATGAGCACTCGCTTCTCCCTACATGGGGTTACGATCTCATCGGAATGGCGCGCAGCGACCCCACGAAATACGGCCCAGGTTCCTTCTGGCCCGACTCCATTCCCTACAAGCCCTCCCCATCCGCCAGCGGCGGTCTTGCGCCCAACGGCGAAATGCGGGATGGCGGCATCGAGTTTCCCGTTCATTTACGCGAAGGATACCGTCCATTGCCCCAGATTCGCGATGTCTACGACCGGCACGCCGACATCCCTCCGAAAAAAGTACAGTCCGTCGGTTGGTGGGGTAATTAACCAAGACACCGAATAGAATGGACGAGGACGTGATTTATTATGTTCTATATCTGATTGCCTTTCTGGTGATTCTGTACGTATTCTGGACGAATCGCAATACGGCAACTTGCATTTTTATGGAAGAAGAGTCATGGTGGCCATGGCGTATCACGGTGTATAATGAATGGCCGACTTGGGGTCCTATGAAATCAGAACGCGTTTCGGCTTCAACGTCTTTACCAAAGGCTTCAAAGGCTTATTCTCGTCCTTGGGGAGACCCCAGTGCGCGCTCGGCAAATGGTTTGCATTAACCCAATGCGGCACCTGTCGTCCCGTATAACGAATTAAATCTGCCTTTGCTTTCCGATAATAATTACGATACGATACAATCGCATTCTTTGAAATCTTAAATTCCTCTCCCATCGCCATCACAAATGGGCGTTTGGGATATTTCTGGATGGTCGGCGGCCGATTCGCGGCCAACCAATCGATATGGGCTTCACACGAATGTACCTTGTGAAACCGAAATCGGAACTCGCGCGCCAACTCCTTTCCCAATTCTACTAGCCAGCCATAATTACCCGATGTGGCCCGTGTCCACTTGGCGCACGGATGATGCACATGGCACGGGCGATACGTTGGCTCCTGTGTCGTTTGGCACAGCGGGGCGCTCTGCATATAGTCTGGAACCGCCAATTGCTTTTGCGCTCTCGAGAGTCCGACGGCTGATTTCTGTTCTTTTAGGTGAGGATAGAAGAGAACCCAGTGGGCCGTATAGAGAAGCTGACACGTTTCCAGTAACATCTTGACAACGTGTTTATCGACGTGCCACCGCGCGGCCTTGCGTGGCTTCCAATGGAGGACGAAGATATTCATAGTGGAGGGCTTTCAGCCCCCCACACCCCCTCTCGATGGATTTCAAATTTTCTTGGGATTACTCTCGATGGATTTCAAATTTTCTTGGGCGGTTTTTACACCCTATCAATCAGATGAACACATGCTGTATCTGTTTTGCAGTACTATTCAATTGGATGAATCGATTCGGAATGCGAATCGCCGCTCTTGAAAAGAAAATAGGAGAAATCGAACGGCATGTTATTATTGATATGGACGCAGAGACTGTAAATGATTAAATTAAAAATTTGACGACTGTGTTGGTGGGTGGAGGGGGAACAATGAGTTATGAGCTCAAACACATCCGAGGCATCCCTTACTTTCTCCGAGAATCCACCATCCACACCTTCCAACTCCAGGGAGGCCAGCCCAGCCCCAACTGCGTCCCCATTGGAACCTATCACGCAGATACTGGCAGTATTGAGTATTTCCACGACTGGTCCGAGCGCATCCAACCTCATCTTGATGCCTTCCGAGCCGGTCTCGTCTCTTGTTCGCGAGATGCCCTTCGAGATTCCATCGACAAACCTCAAAAGCAACGCAAAGCCGTACGAAATCCAAGAAAATCTACCTCTCGAACCAAGAATCCTGCGAGTGAGTCAAGCTGATTTGGACGCCTTAACACAGGTCGTTCAAGAATTCAAAGACCAATTAACCTATTAATTACGAATACCGATGTGCTTCATACCGTTCCGCATAATGATTCGTATGCGAATCCCATAACGACAAATACTTGCCCCTATCGGTACAGGTTAGCCATAGTTCTGGAGAAATATAATCTTGGTAGACGCACGTATCTAGTTTTTTAATATAATCCGATGTCGACCACCAAAAATTACCTGAATAATGGGTGCTGCCCTCGCCTCGATGCAGATTGACACCTACCCCATCATAATCCGATAGAGCGGCGATACATGTGGTGTGTTTTTTAATATTGAAATGAATCAAATAATTCACCCAGTCCGTGACGTAAATCAGCCCTCCATTATGTCTAACCCCCTTGGTGTGCAGGTATAATACGTAGAAATCCTCTGTTTTGGCATGCTCGTGCAGGAGATTGATAGTGGGAGTTTCATATAAGTTCAAATTGTCGTTAATTCCAATGACTTCTAGTTTGCTGTCCATTAGGTCTGTAAAAAACGTGGCGTCGTTGCTGTCTTTTGTTAGCACACTGCATTTGATGCCCGATATGTTGTCATAGAGACCACTTTCACGTATGGTACGATACAGTGTCATGAAAATGTCCTTCCAGTTGTTAATACAGCACACATGAATGTATACGTATATCTTCATATATGCCTATTGTAACAAGAATTGCTTTAAAGCCCTTTTAGGAGTTGATGATTTGGTAATTGGTGATAAGAACTACGCTCGCAGGGCCGACTGGATTCTGGTTCGGTACGAGAATGGAGCGCGCAGCAGTGGAGGCGAGTCCCTGACGATACTTCAAACGTTCACCTTCTGTTTTAAATCGAGGATAGGGGAGATTTGCTAAGGGACCCGTTTGGTTCTGCGTCTTTATTGCCTGGGTTTTGTCATTCATACCTGAAAAATATGCCACGTTCGCCTGGTTATCGGTAATAAGGCGTTGATTGGTTCCAGGAGGCAGCGGATAATTCGGCGATGTTTTTGCGGCATTCTGGAGTGTCTCAAATATCGCGGGGCTATCCGCCGTGAAATTCAGCGTATTATAGGGTGGCAAGGGACAATCGTTACGTACTTCTGGCTGATCTAGCTGGTCCATCTTGTTTATTCACGAGAATATAAAGTACCACGAAAGTGGATTGATAGATGTCGGGGGCTCCACATTTGCTAACCCTCACGACGCCCACGGTACGAAATCAAAAAACTCTCGTCTGGTTGCAGAATCAGGCTGTTCGAGATTGGTCCAAATGGGATGCGGTGGTAACCAGTCTCTCTGAATATCACCGTTGGTATGATGAAAATGCGCGAATTGTCGGTATGGTTCTATTGTCTATCGAAGGCGACCAAGATGAATTTCTGGCCGATATGTACCAAACGGCGTCAGATTGCACCTTGATTCTGGTATCGGATGCGATGTTGCGGTTGAAACCCGCCGAATACTGGTCAGAAAACTTTGACAACGCGGTTCGTCTGGAAGATATTCATGAAACCTACCCCTTCTTGGGTTTGCCATGGGATGGAAGCGCAGCGGATGCCGTCGCCTTATTTGCCCATCTCTGTCGTTACCATCGCGTGGTTGATGTTCCTGTCCAACGGGCCAACTATCCCCTTGTCACTGCAAATGGAATCGTTCCCCAGGAATGCTGGCTTGTGACGCAGTTTTTCCGCCACGCGGATGCCACGCGTAATGCGGAGATTCTGGAATGTCTCCGTCGAAACGTGGCGGAACCATTGGTTGACCGCATTGTGCTTCTTAATGAAACGGATGAGAGCGAGGAATGGAAGGACTGGGCTGAAAAGATTACACAAGTGGTCATTCAGAAACGTCTCACCTACGCGCACTTCCTGCAATTCGTACACGACGAGGTTCCGCCCAATGTGTTCGTCGTATTGGCGAATGCGGATATGTATGTTGGCCCAACGCTTTCTAATGTTTGGAGCGTGAACATGGAGGACCGTATGATGGCACTGCTTCGTTGGGACATGAAGAACGGAGAGGAGGAGATATTCGGTCCGCGTGCCGACTCCCAGGATTCCTGGATTCTCCTATCGAATTCTGTCCAATCCAAACCATGGCCCTATGAAATCTTTGATTTCCCTCTCGGAAAACCCGGATGCGACAATGCTTTCGCGGCACACATGTTGCGTCAGCGATTTGTTCTCTGCAATCCGTCCCTCACCCTTAAAACCTACCACCTGCACCAATCCGGAATCCGCAATTATACCAAGCGCGATATCATTCGATCCGATGTCTACATCAATCTGGTTCCCACCTATCTGATTGACACCAAACAAGAGGCGGTTCCCTCTGGGCCTCACACCTGTCTATGCAATGAACTCGTATCGTTTGACGTACAGAGCTCATCCCTTTCCAACGAAATTACCTATTGCACCATGCTCGAAAAAGATGGGCGATACAAATGGGCGTCCGTAGAAAATACATATTTCGAACCCGCCATCCCCGTGTATCGTTGGAAGAATGCAGCGGTCACGCCAAACGGGTTGGTATACGAACCTTATACCATCTATACGGGAAAGCAACCTGATAGCTATCCGTATTGGCGGAGCTCCATGGTGGATCTCTTCACGCCATTTCAGAGGCGGGAAAAGATGGTGGCCATTCCATTGCCCGATACGCTCCTCTTTCGGCATCCTGACACCTACTTGCTGTACTATCTTGCGCGCGCTCTGCGTATCATCAAGGAACATCCTGGAACATCGTTTTGGTTGCCCTCTCTATGGGCATCCCATGTGAGTCCTTGGACGACAGGCGAAAACGCCGTGCCATTTGAAGAACGCGTCTCCGTGTGGGCCGACGAGGTGGTCGGTTGTGTCCCTGGCCCATTTGAGCTGGGCCGTGAAGACATTCAGGTTCTGCGCGCGGGGCTTCCCTCTTGGACCCACTCTGCAATTCGACGAAAAGCTGTGTTCGTGACGGATAGCGTGATGACGTCTTCGTTTCTTCAGGAGTGGGTAATACCATGGTTTCATCGACAGAGTACATGGGACATTCGGATGGTATCCGATATAGACTCCTATGACTCGATTGTTGGCGCATCATTGTGTGTGGTTGGTGGGGCTTGTACATCGACACGCTGGGCCAAGTTATGGGCTCTCCCTGTGGGCTGTAAGGTCATCGAGTTCCAGCAAGAATTGGATATCAGCGGCGAGTTTCAGCATCTCTGCCATGTGGCCGACCTGGTACCGTGGATATTGCTTCTTGCAAAGGGGTCTAATACAGACGTTCAACAGCAGATAGTTACGCAATTAATGAAGTGGTATAAAAAGCATATGGACTAATAGAATCAATGGGACGTCTATCATCGTTTTTTGTCGGATGTGTCGTGGGCGTCTATATGGACCAAAGTCATACCATGCCTAACGTGGAGCGATGGGTTCAAATCGGAATTCGAAAACTCAAAGAGTGGGAGGAGAAGACTCGGAAGTGATTCCCAGCAGTTGTTTACCCCATTGATAGGTTGCGTCTATCTTTTTCTTTGTCATCTGTTGGTTGTATCCGCGAAAGTCGAATAGCCGGCCCGAAAAGAGCTCATCTTTATTATCGTATTGGGACATGGCATCGGTCCAATTCGATTTTCCAATGTAATTCTTGGTCGTCGCATCCGTTTGGGGAAGCCACGCCGTTTTTTCCGTGTGAACCAGTTTGGCATTCTGATAAATGGCAAGACCTGGTCTCATCGCGTCATTGTTTGTCGTCGTTATCACAATATGCGTCCATTTTTTGATAGGGAAGACGTTTTTCACCTGGATATGGAGTTTACGCATCTTATTATCCCATATTTCGTATAACATATCCGCATGAGTTGCGGGGCCTGGGGCGGGAGCCTTGGGATGCAGCGGCGGCATAATGCGACCAAATATCTCAGGGTGGGGGCAATCATACGTCTCTACATTCGCTCTCGATGTTGCCATGACAAGTTGAGGAGATTGTTCCATGACCGGCTGGGCACCCGATGGCCCCGTGGGGAGCGTCTTCTGCGATTCTTCCATACATCCTTCGTTGAAGAGCTCCTGTTGCGTATTGGCGTTGCCCCGCCCGATGATGCCGCAAAACACATTATCGTGATTCGCCCCATTTCCAAAATCGAAGAGGTGTGCATTATTGGTGAATTCGTCGAAGTAGACCCAAAATGATATGGCGCGCAAATATCGCAGTTGGACCGTATTGCCGAACTCCATGCTGGCTCCGTCTCCAATTCGCAAAAACTGGTCGACACCGTTGAATTCCAGACCCTGGGTAATCGGCTTTGGAACTTCGTCGATTTTCATGTTCCCCGTGCTAGTAATGGTAAGATGTTGCGCATAATCAAGCATGTCATCGCGTAATCGCAGCCAGAACATGATGCCGTCATAGAATGTCAGAAGGGTCTGAATGGCATCCGGTGGATTCGAATCAGTTATCATGGAACGACGAAACGATACGTCACTTGCAGGATTGCACTTGGCTTCGAATGTGTACGGACCCGTTTTCAGAATGCGACAGTATCCTGCACGCCCCTCTTTTAGCACGTCATTCATGTAATCATCTCGGGAGATTTGCAGGCCATCGCGGACATTCTGGGTTCGGAACTTGACGGTGGATAGGCCATCTGTACCGCCCAGCGCGCAGGCAAAGAACATCTCTTTTGGGTCATTGCTGATAGGGGCCACCATTCGGCAAAAATCGTGCTCTTTTCCCAGTCGCTGAACATCCGTGTATCCCGAAAAATAACGGAGCTCGCGAATATAGCCGCCCTCCTCTTTGTCGGCGTTCGAACCGATATCCCCTCGGCGCGGCATCCATCGCGACCACATGGCACTCTCTCCGACCGAGACGAGATTCGTAAATCCTTCATTTAGAAGTCGAGGATTCCATATTTCCAAAACGGCAACCGTAAGGAGGATAATGATTCCCGCCCAGAGATACCCCTCATACATACTATCGTATCCTCAGGTAAAATCGGGCGAGAGAGACACGCTGTGAAATGGGAGGGTAGGAATTCGCGTCTTTCAATAGGGGGTCATGCAAGGGCAAAGTCATCTATTACAACAGGGTGTATATGGTTGCATCTTTACCTCAAAATTGCAGTGTAAAAAGAATACAACGGTTGCGGTCGACCCTGCCAAGGATACAAATATGGGTACCAAAGTGAATAAACTTCTATTTATCGATGACGCCAATACCGAAATCGAAATCTCGCAGAGAATCAATAAAATTCCGTATGCGAAACATTATTTTGTGGTTTCCGAATCCATATGCGAGCCGGCTGCGAGCCAAACGGAGGCGGGGCTGAACGAGTGCACCGTCATCGAAGGTCACTCTTTGACTGATTTTCGTATTCTGTCCATTCCCTATGGAGGCATCGATCTGAAACAATACAAACCGGATGTGTCCCGATTTAGTCTTACGTATCTCTTCTCCCGCTTGGTCGAAGCGGGTGCGCTAATGAACCTGTTTGGAATTGTTCACGGCGATTTGCACGAGGGCAATATTGTGATAGACAGTCACGGCGTACCTCGCATCATCGATTTCAATATATCATTTAATATCCAAAATCGTGAAGAAACCTTGCGGAAATTGCCGCATGTTCACAATTTGGAGATTGTGCAGGAATCACCTGATTACGTGCTTGTTAATGCGATTTCCAGTCAATTGGATCCCTATCAAGCAATAGATTCTATTATCTCAAAAAAAGTGGGTTTATCGCATATTACGAGCATTCTATCTTATCGTGAGAGCGAGATGAAAGATGACCTTTACGAGTTTTATAAACAAAGCTCATCTGTGAGGTCAGGAAATCTAATGGAGTGGTTTGACAGTCATTGGCACACGATGGACAGTTGGTCGATTGCATATATGATTATCCAACGATGGAAAATGATGCTAGTATTTCCGTCTTTTATGGAAAAATTAGAGGAGGACCCAAAAAAGGACCGAATGGTCGCCGTGCTACGAAAGATGACCAACATGAATCCGTTTCGTCGAATTGACTGCGTTCAGGCGCTGGCAGAATGGAATCCGTCGCACCACCTTCTCAGCCTCCCCGTGGCGAAAAAATGGCTCAAATCGCCGCATACAGAGTAGAATGGGTCTTCATGAGGATGTCGTATATGAAATGAAGCAGTATGTCGAAGCCGGTAACTTATCCGCCATGCAAATCCTATGGGAAGAATGCCAATACGATTCGAATGTATATCGGGTTATCTTGTGGGATACCCTATTTTATGATGTGTACTGTTATGCACGACAGTATCAGCGTTATGAGATGGTTCAATGGTTATGGGGCATGCTCCACACATTTGATGCCTCTGTTCAAGATACCCTCATCAGTTTACTGCGTTGACTCGCCGACTTCGTATTACTGCGTTGAACTCGCTTTACTGCGTTTCTTCCGTGTACCTCCTGCTCGCGTCAACCGATGGCGCCGTGCAGGGACACACAGATACCCGCAAAAATGAGTATAATTCAATTTCGAGTCCGGATTATTCCGTCCCGCCAAACGCGGATCATAAATCGGCCGACCCATCGCATCCATATTTGTCACCTCCATGGAACCCGGTTTATGAGACCAATATCCATTCTTATCCTGTCGGTATACATGATAGTCCTCCTTGGGGTCTACCACGAATGCCACCTTACGCGTCCCCCGCTTGCATTTCTGCGTGAAACGCGCCAACTTGCTTCCAGGGATATCTCCCAATACGCGCGCCAATACATCAGGGCACCGCTTTCCCTTCACATCGGACCACTTGGGATATCCACTGGAAAGGCCGGGTTGAGGAAAGGGGGCGTCGCATTGTTGTTTTGTGCACTTTTCTGGCAATTCGTCATACTGAAGCGCATACGCATAGCAATTATTAGAATTCTTGAGACCATCGAACTGATTATAGTTATCAGGGTCATACAGTGGTTCATACCCCGACAATGGTGCTTTTCTCCAGCATCGTCGCTGATGCATTTTACAGAAGGGCGATTTCGGCGCCGGCGGGCGACGGCATTGAGGGTCACACTGACACCGCGAAGGAATACCCTTCATCTGATTAGCATTTATAAATTTAACGAGGAATGAAAGGTGATGACTGTATTTTTCTGTTTCTCCGTTTCATCGGATACGATGGGTTCCTGGAAGGTATGGGATTTAATGAGCGATTTCATGGCCTCTGTCACAGGTTGAGGCGCCTCTGTCGCGATAAGCGCCAGTGGCTGATCCGGCGAGGGAGGATATAACTCATGCGTTTGCGATGGAATCTGGTTTTTTGGATTCTGTGCCATTTTCTCGTCTGACTTGTAATATTCCTCCTCGATTTGTTTCATCTTTATCTTTTCCACCTGGTGTGTGAAAAACACGAATTGGTTCTGGTGCGTCGGCTGAACACGCATCTCCAATAGCTGGCCCGAGTAGCGCCCTGTGAGCCCAACATACTGCCATCCCTCCGTCCGAAGCCTCTCAATGGTCGTATTCAGAAAGTAGTATTTTTTGTCGATTTTAAAGAGCGTTAGTATCCCATTGAACATCGTTACCATGAGAGAAATGATAAATGTCGCCCAGTAAATCTGTATGGAGAAGGCAGCACTCGAGGCGCTGGAATTCTGAATGGAGAGTAGCGCAGGAACCAGCAGCGAACCTACCGTAATTATCATGTGACCCATATAAAAGATGCGAGAAAACGAGCGTACGCGCTTTTCCATATGCTCCAAAATATGGACATACCGTGACATGATCATCTGTTTTTGCAATAACGTCAAATCGATCTCTTGAAGAATCCGCTCGAACTCTTCGCGGTAATTATACGACTTGCACATATTACTCTGTCTTATTGTTTGGTATCATTTTCTTTGTTTCAGGAAGTATCTCATGATGAAATCGCTGTTCAAATGTATGAATGGAGCGCCCGAAATTGGCGCGCGGGTGGAAGGCAATCGAGCGCTTTTCCTTGATGAACCGCATCGCGTCTGCGGCGCTCATCTTTTGATAGGCGATGAGCATCATGGCGACGCTCGCGGCAGAGCGCTGCATTCCCGCCATACAGTGCACCAGAATATGGCGACCTTCTTTGTATTCCGCCATGATTTTAAAGGCGATTTCAGTGGACCATAGCTCAAGATTGCGGATTTCTTCCTCCTCCAAATTGTCGTCCACGGGGATGCGGTATTTAATGGGAATCAATGGGGAAAACGGGAGGTTCTTCGTGCAATTAAAAACGGCCGTGATGTTCTGTCTTTGAATAAATGCTTCGTCGACGGATGCCCGCGCGTTTCCCAGCCATAAATTCGGCAGGATTTCTGTGGCGTCGTGCGACATGGACTCTCTTGTTAATAAATGTTCTTCTCTTTTGAAATTGGACACAAGAACCGTAACTGGCCCTGCTCGGTGAATTCCTTGGGGCTCATGAGGGACCAATTCACGGAGGGCTGGATAAATCCCCATTGGTAGAAGAGGTAGGAAACAAGGGCGGAGCACCAGAAGGATTTGGTTTGGCGAAACTGCGGATTCTCGGGGAGGGGACAGAGTTGATTATATTTTGCACAGAGCCAGTCCCACGGATTGGTGTCGTAGGGCTTGTCATGAATCTCTTGATGTACCTTTGCAAGCGTTGCATAAAATGTCGAATTGCGGTCGCACTTGACATGACGGACAAACACTGAGCCCTTCTGATATTCGGCGAGCACCTCGTCGAGCAAATGGAGCTGGACGCCCACTTTCATCTGTTTGTCCTCCGCATCCGGTATATTGTTCCAGGATGACTCGAGAATATACGTGCCGTCCTCTAGCGCCGGATTCAGAAACTTAGGGTTCTTCACCACGATTCCCACATGGCTGTAGCGGCTCCATCCGAACCACTCGACGAACCACGAGAGCCAGGACGTTCCTCGGAACAAAAGGACATCGCCCGTTTCCAAACCAATTTCTTCGCGGAGGTTCATGCTATGATACCCCCATAAAAATTGATATGCCATGTTTGACACTGTATACTGTCATGCCTCTTTCCCGTCATTTCTATGCTGTAGACGAGTTGCACGCTGCGCTTTCCTATCGAACGACCGGTTGCGACCGCGCGGAAACACTCTTCTGGTGTCAGGAACTACTTCTCAGCGGATACGCCAGTGAAACCATCTCCACGCTATTCGAATCCTGGCTTTTATACAAGGGGGCCTTTTCCCTATCGTGGCTCATTATCGCCGAACGTCTGGCGTGTGACGAAGTGACGGAGGATGATATTCGACTCGCGGCGTACCAGTTGAGTGCAAGAGCGTGTTCAGACCATTCGCTTTGGAATATTCTGGTTCTCACCGCAATGGGTCGAGAGCCTGAACGTCTAACGGCCAAGGCGCCGCCTTATCTCCCTTCGGATGCGAATGAAAGCTATATGGTTCGCGCCATGTTCCAGGGGAAAGCCTATAGCGCGTGGTGGATGTCTCGGCACCTATCAGATGCGCGAATATGGAGCCTGCTTCGATGGTATGCAGTGCATAACTGTCCCGTCTACGCTGACCGGTACGTGGCGGCATTGGAGCTTCTTGAACGATATGAAACTCTTCTTGGCTATTCCTCTCCAGAATACGATGTAATCGTGCGATGTCTTGCGATCTTGTCCCTTTGTTTGAACGCGGAGCAACAAGCGGAGAGCTGGCGGGTTCTACCTGCGGAGATAGGGCCTCTAGAGATAAAAAGCGGAAGAGGCTATGCGATTCCAACCGCGTGCCTGTATGGCAACTGTGCACGTGGTTGTATGAAATGGACCGAATCGACGGTTCGCCAACTGGGTGAGTTGGAGCGTGAAATGGGTGATTGTCCATTCTGGGATGAGGCGCGTATGGCCTATGATTTGTCTTCGGATTCGAGGGAGGACTTTTATGAGCGATATGTGCCTGAGATTCCGGACGAATGGAGCGCCGCGGAGAAACAGAAATCACACGGCGATGGCGTTCTGGGTCCAACCGAGAAGGTGAGGCTGGCCAAGTGGGCGCGGCGGTTTCATACCGCCCGTTTGGCGTGGAATACGACGAGTGCGGTTCAGGCGTTTCTTGAAGCTTGCGAAGCAAGCGACATGCACTTAGGAGCAAGCGACATGCACTTAGGAGCAAGCAAATCACGCTTCATAGCCAGCCGAATCATCGATACATTGGTAACACACTTTCCTATCACCCCCACTCTATTACAAATCGTAACGAGACGGCTTATATCCCAATGATTGCGATTCTGCTTTGGCGTATGTATGGCATTTTTTAGGTAAACGCTCACGATGGCGGTCAATTTCATACCCATTCCACGATACATGAACTATTGCGATAATATGCAACCACCACACCATCGTAAAACGCGCAGTATGATACAGCTCATACAACATGACAGCATGATGCACATGATAGAGCGGTGCACGAATCCATCCATCCATCCAATTAGACGATGTAAATCCTAAGAACAGCGTGATATAATCCATTCCAAACGGTACTGCAAGGAAAAACATATGCGCCTCGCCCAGACACGGTGTAGACGCATACCATCCCAGCACAAGACTGGCTGCCAGGACAATCGTAAACGCGTCGTCCAACTGGAATTGCCGATGATACATGAACAGATAATACAAATGAAACGAGGCGTACCATAGGTGCGAATGGGATACATAGAACGGCATCGGGCCATCGTGTAGAAGGGAATAGATACTGGGTGCGGCGAGCAGGCCCAGAAACGCATCGTGAATGCCGCGGAGAACTAGGAAACCAGAGAGGGAGCACACACGAAAGAGGGTGTCCATCGTGCACCAGAAGGTGGTGTAGAGTGCGATGGTTTGAACCGACTCTAACATCCGATTAAGGGATTACCTTCTACGAGCTTTATGTTTTCGCGGGGTTCGACGGCGGGTGGACCGATTGCGTTTCTTGGAGCGGCGGCGGGTGAGGTGGTAGCCGCCTTCCCATGCCTGTTTTCGGAAGGGTGTAACCGCTGCATCCCTGGGGAGAGCAGTAGGTGGTCGGGTTGTCGCGGTACTTCTAAATGCAGCAGCAGGAACAGCGGAGGATGGTCTAACACGCGGCGGCGATGCATTTGACATTATATTTTCAGGTCTGGGACCAGCGCGAACTGCTGCTGTGGCTGCGGATGCTGAGATATCACCGAGACGGGTACTGAGCGGTGGTTTTCCTACGGGCGCTCCTTGTTGAACTGGATTTCGTTCTTGTTCTAATTGTCGTATTTGAGCAGAAATCAACGATGACGCTGCGGATGAAGCCGTGGTAGGACGAGGCGGGTACGCGGGTACGGATCTTGATAAGGACTCTGCAGGTCTATAAGGCATTCTAAGAGGGGCGCTCGATGCAACACTAGCTGCAGCACTAGATGTAGCAGAAAGCGGAGCGATTCCAACGGCTTTACTCGCTTTTTTCAATAGTGGAATTAATGTTTCTTTAACATAATGCTGAAGGTCCGTCGCTTTACGAGTGATGGTATCTCCTCTATTCGATGCCGATGGAATCATATTGCTTACAATATGGAGAATATGCGCATGTACCTCTTCTGCATTCTTAATGGTAGATGGTTTTCCAGGCTTTTCAGGTGTTCCTCTTAATTTTGATTCTACACCACCCATCATTGCCTGTTGGAATTTAATCCATTCATCCGCATAAGGTGCCAGCTTTGCTTTCTCTTCCAGCTCCATCACTCGGTCCAATCGACCCGCCAGTTCCGATTGTTGTTGAATCAAATCTCTTAATTCATTTGTTGCCTGTTTACGTTCATCAATCTGTACTTGAATCGAACCCTTATCCGATTTTTTTAGTTCTTCTAACTCAGACTGTAAATCATTTATCGCAAGAGAATTACTAGCATGTTCCGCGGCGGTCTTTCTCATTCCAACTAACAACTGTTCATTTTCAAGACGCGTTTGATCTAGCTCACTCTGTATCTTTGCTCTATCGGTAGAGATCGATGCTAGCTGTGCTTTCGATTGCTCTAAGTCTTCCTCTGCACGCACAGCTCGTGCTTTCGATTGTTCTAATTCTTGCTCTGCACGCGCAACCCGTGCTTTTTCAGAGCGTGTTTCGCTATCCGACCGAGAGCACGCTTGTTGCGACTCATCTGCTTCTCGTCTAGCATTGCCCAGTTCTTCTTCGACACGCTTGCATGCAGCGTCCCTCTCAGCAGCAACTTTTTGAGCTTCTGCTAGAGTATTGGCTATCCTTTCTTTTTCTCTTGCATTTTCTGTGGCATCCTTTCTGACTCTCATAAGGATATCCTCTATATCTTTCTTCTCTTCTTCGATAGCATCCTTGCTGGTTTGTAGCTCTTGTGCAGCTTTTATTGCAGCATCAAGAGCTGTTTTGTCTCGTCCCGCTTGCTCTTGTACCGCTCTAGCAATTTCTTCAGCTTGTTGTAGACGGGCTTCCAACTCTGATTTATCTCGTTCTGCCGCGGCACTAGCTTCTGCTACACTAGCTCCTTTTGATTGAGCATTTGATTGCGATTGTTGCAATGCCTTTTGAGCCTCTGCTGCACGGGCTTCCACCGCTGCTTTGTCCTGTTGAATCTGTGCAAGCGCGGCTTCTGCCGCTTCTTTTGCTGCTTTTGCTGCATCTGCTGCGGCTTTTTCACTTGTAGCCCTGTCATCTGCAGCACGAGTATCAGTTTGCGCTGTTGCTAGTGCCATATTTGCAGTCCTTCTTAATTCTGCCAATGCCTTTTGATGCTCCGCTTGTTGTTTTGCGAGTGCTGCATCGGCCTCATCCTTTGCAGCGGTGAGAGCCGCTTGATATGTACCTTGATTTTCAATACGTGCGGCAGAAATATCATTACGCTCTTTTTCCACTGCTACTATTCTATCTTTCTCTTCCTGGAGCCGTCGTTGTGCTTCCTGGAGCTCTCCTTGTACACGTTCAAGTTGGTCTTGTATGGAGGATAGCTCTGTATCTTTGATTTGAAGTTGTGCTTCTGCAGCGGCCACCGCGGCTGCGGCCGCGGCGGTATCAGCCACCGCCATTTGCGCCTTTCCTTCCACCTCTCCTAATTTAGCGCTCGTCTCAGCTAATCTATCACGTGTTGTTTTTAAGGCTTCTTCTGCTGCCCTTACGAGTTCGTTTGCTGTTGCCATTTCAGCTCGTAATGTTGCCATATTTGTATTTTTCTCCCTCGATTGTGCCTGAATATCTGTTTTGTCTTTTTGTGCCGTCTCCAGTTCCATGTTACGTGCATCTAGCTGACGCTGCAACGCATTCATTTCAGCCCCAACACGTAGACGCTCAGCCTCTGTACTACTCGCTTGAGCTTGAGCAGCATCATATGTGGCCTTCGCCGCGGCACCCGCAGCTACCACCACAGCGAGTTCTCCTTGAGTAGCAGTAACTTGATTCGTGAGTTCAATAATTCTGGCATTCACACGTACCAGTTCTGCATTCCTCTTAACAAGTTCAGCTGCTGATTGTGTACGCGCTTCATTTCTTTGACGTTCGGCCTCCGTGATACGCGCGGCTTGTGCCCCTGCGGCAGCTTGGGCGGCCGCCAGTTCCGCTTTAACTCGTTCAAGTTCTCCATTCTCTTCTGGCCTTTCGGCCAGTTGCCTCTCTAACTCTGCAATGCGTCGTTGAGCATTTGAAAATGCTTCCTGCAACCCATCGAATTTGTTACGAGAATCTGGAGGACTTACATCTTCGACCGCAGCAACTGCCGCAACGGCAATCTCCTCTGCATCTGGAATATCGGTCGGGAAATGAGGAAGCGCAGAAGCCAATGAAATGAGAGAGGTATCATTTTGTAATTGCTGTGCGCTCTTAGGCAGTTGATTCAGCCCTTTATTTTTATCATTTGGTTTCTGTTTAGTCGCTATGCTGGTTTGATTTAAAGACTTACTCGACTCAATCTGCTTCAACATACGTCCAATTGCTACCTTTCTAAGATATTGTGCAATCATTGGATATTTTCCTGCCCCAATTGCATTATTACTATTACTATTTTTATAATACTTAGAAAATTCATAGATAAGTTGATATTTGTACTCCGCGGTTTCGTTGGTTAAATGAAGGTCTGATATCAATTGGGCTTCTTCATCTTCCAATTTTAGGTCAACACTTTTGTCAAACAGCGGCATATCATTTCGAATATCGTAGGTCTTTCCGAGCAGTCGAATACGAATGGAATCAGGAGATACATTGGAAGCATCCGTGTTAAGAGCTATAGGAGCGGCTACAGAAGCGGCAGGAGGAACGGTGGCGGTAGGAACAGTAGAAGCAGGAACGGTGGCGGTAGAAGCGGTAAGAGGAGCGGCTACAGGAGGAGCGTTAGAAGGGGCGTTAGGAGGAGCGTTAGAAGGGGCGGCAGCATTTAATGCTTTACTCAATCCACTCGACCGTGGTTTTTTTATTGTAGACACAAAATCTACTTTAGGGACAGAATCCGCCATACTACTTATACTGGATGATTTGATTCATCTAAACACCCCCATGCGACCGAGACGGCTCATTCGTTAAAACCGGATGGAAGTTCTTCATTATCTTTGCAGCCTTCAGTAAAATCTCCCGCTTTTCTACATTATCCGGACGAATCTTTGATGTCGCTTCCTCCAATGTACACCACCGAATCGCCCCCACTTCACGGGTCATATGAAAATTATCCCGCTTCATCGACACTTCCGTAGAGGCGGCGCAAACGGCAATATAATACTTATGACAATAATGGATTTGATTCGATCCGAAAAAAGTCTCGGAGATGCTATGAATATTCTGTAAGAGAGTCATATCCTTCGAAGTGAGCCCCGTTTCCTCCTGGAATTCACGAATCGCGCACCCCATATCGGTTTCATACGGGTTTCGCCGCCCCTTAGGAAAGCCCCATTCAGGCTCTACCCATTTGGACGGATTCGCCTCAATCAGGCTTGGGAGCCGTTCCTCCACCATTTGATATCGCCTCTCTGAAATATCATAATCGTTCTTATGAGAACGGAGCGATGACGATTCACCCCATACTTCATACCACAAATCGGAAAAGCTCTTCGTCAGAATCAACTTCTGCTCTCTCTGGGTCATACCCGTTAGAAGCTTCGCCAAATATCCGTCATCATTCAAACTATACTTTCCACGAATGAATTCGACAAACGACAGCGAATCCTTTCGCTGAATCAACAAGTATTGAATGGATTCATGACCGTTAGAAATGGTCGGCATCGTAGAGTATAGCGATTGAACGCATCGGTCATCCTGATACCGCACCGCAATGATTCCATAACTCGTGACCGGCGATAAACAATTCCGAAACACATGTCCCGTTAAACCGCAATTTGTACAATGCAGTACCCGGGTAGTCATCATGAAATACCGTCCTTTAAAGGAGAAACAGTAAGAGGCTTTAGACCTGGAATCTGAGATAGAACAGGGATAAGAAAGGATAAATCCATATTAGAATGCACTTTCCTCCAAGTGTATGGGGGCCCTTCTTTTGGCATACGATTCACATCGTCGCGCTCGGATATCCGAAAACGCCGACATATACGGATAAAAAATGCGCAAAAGAGTTTTACGAATCTCTTGCATACTTATTACCCTGCGCCGTCTGTCGAGAGCACTACCGTGAGCACATTACAAAGAAGCCCATTAACACGTTTCTGGATTCGCGCACGGACCTTATTAAATGGACGATTCAGATTCATAACGCCGTCAATCAGAAACTGGGGAAATTGGAATGGTCGCTAGAGGAGGTGTTGTCTTATTATGAAAAGCTCGGTGCGCGGAACCGCTCACCCGTGTGGACAAAAGACGACATGAATGAGGTGGAATATCGCTCATTTATCAAGGGATTTTTGGCGAGTGCCGCTATTTTATCCGCCATGGGCGGGGTCTACTACGTCATGAGTCGGATTCATTAAAAAAGAAAGATACGTCAGAGAAGCCCCTGAATGGCCAGCACTGCTACTACGCCTTCTACGGCTCCAACAGGCTCGGCACTGAATGCCATGGATTTTAGCCTGAAAGGATTAACGGACAAATTCTCCAAAGCCGTCGGAAGTGCATCAGGTACCGCAACGAATTTTCTTTCCGGACTTGGCTCGAAATCGACCGTGAACGCCAGGGGATTCAATGCGCGCTCCTATTTCGGCACCTCTGCTCCTAGTTCCTCCACGCTGTTCGGCAATCCAACCTCCTTTCTATCATCGACGAGCGCTCCGTTGGGAGTTGCAGCTGGAAGTATGGGATACTTTTCACGAATCGGAACCTACATTGGGTCTGTACTCATTGTTCTGCTCATTTTGCTCATCTTTGTGCATTATTTCATTACTCCCATTTTCCAATTGCGTCCCGGTGGACCTGGTATGATACCCATTCCTGGCGTAGATGACGGTGTACTCTATTGGGACACCACTGCAGCGGATACCATCGAGGAAGAAAAGGATAGTCGATTCCCAATACGGGAAAAGTACTCCAATTATACCATGAATATGGATATCTTCATTAACAGTTCCTTTGACTATTCGGATAGGTATCGGTTTATTTTTGGAAGAGGAGCAACGCTCAAGACGGCCTCGGCCAGTAGCGCGGATACCATCATGGGACTACTATCTGCATTCAATGTTGCCGTCGTATTATTGCCTGGAACGAATGATTTACAGGTGTCAGTGCTAACCGATGCGAATACATCCGAGGATATTGTGATTCATAACATTCCGATTCAGGAAACCTTTCGGCTCGGCGTCGTGATCATGGATCATGCGTTAGAGGTGTACCTAAACGGCAAATTGGTAAAGACTAAAACGCATACGAATAACCTGAAGGGCATTACAGGTGATATCAAAATTGCCCTCGGCACCGCACCGCCTATTGCGAAAATCAAGAACCTCAAAATATGGCCTCGTATTCTTGCCACATCGGAAATTCGCCATGCCAAGCCGGCATTGGTTCAGGACTCGTCTGCCTCAATAGTTAACCTTTCAGGGGGCAGCTGTTAGAGCTCGATGTTGAATTGGTCCATGCGGCATAGAGAGCGGAGATTGCGGAATTGGTTCGCATATTCTGGATTCATCCGATAATCGCGGCGAATCCGCGTGGCCAACTGCTCGGCTGCGACCTGGTCGATGGCTTGTAATGAGCGATACCATACTGCGTCTAGGCGAACATACAGGTCATAATTGATTTCTAATGAAAAGGCGTCGTATTGTTGAACAAGTTTGTGACACAGCTCAACGCATTCCTTATGATATCCCATATCATGGTATTTCATGACGAGATTCCAATAAATATAGACAAAATTGGTCGTTGGTTGGATGAAATTGTGCAGAATATCCTTATAATCTCCGTACGAACGATGGATGTCGTCATAGAATTCATCTAGAATCTCCAAATAGAACATCTCTTCGCCGTGGCCATAGCCCATCTGCGTCGTTTGTATAATCAGCTCCTTGATGCGGTTCAAAATGGAGATTCCTGTCGCCTTTGTTGTCGTAAATAGACACCCGCACGCAATCCAGCGATATTCCATATAATATTCTCTCTTATACGATGGTTCCTTGTACTTCTTGTCCACCACATTCATGAGCTGAAGATGGAATTTATCCGTGAGATGATGCAGTACATGCAGAAGCATATGATTTTGATAATTGTGTGAGATTTTCAGGGCATTCGGGCCCAAATTGGAGTCAATCCACCCAAACTTAGTTGTATGAAACGGATTTCGCTGAATGGTTTGTAGCACAAAATCGGCCTTGTTACAGGTAATCAGATGCGTCTCTGCGCAGGTTCGAGCATCCCGTGTCGGCCAAAACCGTTCCCGATTGGCGCATACCTTTTCTAGTAGGGAATAACACCACAGGTCTTCGAATTCGATGACGATGACGCGGGTAAGATGAGATAGGGAGGCACGGCGTTCTAGGAGAGCCTCTTCTAACTCTGCATTACAATAAATGACCAAATAACACGGTACGGTAAGTAGTGTTTCTACGGATTGCAGGGTTTCTTCGATGGTTCTTGCATGAGAATGATATTTGTTTAATACGTAACACGCGGTGGTTAGGGTACAATCGGGTATTCCCGCCATTCTGGATTTGATTCACTCTCCGCTTTTATACTATTCAAATGGATTAGTAGGGATGATTCAATCCATTGTAATACTGTTTTTGATTTTATCACTGACGTTTTACTTGATTTTCTACGTCATCTATCCGAGTGTGAGCAATAAGGATGTTCTTCCATCGATGGCTTCGTTGGATAAGAAAACAGACATTGTCATGCCCGATGTTGCGAAAAGCACGCTTCTAGGAAATAGCAGTTCCACCCTTATGGGTTTCATTAAATTGACGACAGGAGACCGCACAGGAATCTACAGTGGAAACGGTCTGCAATTTACCCCCATCGTCTTTTCGAATCACAACTGGTATCTTGAGACGATTTCCAACCCAAAGGATAAAGACCATTCTTCTGCACGGCTGCGTGTGACGACCAAAAACAGAAGCGCATCATCGCACGATGAATTTATTGAACTTCCACCCATTCCAAAGCAAAAATGGGTCTTTATCGCCATTCTACGGGAAGGGCGGCGGTTCGATATTATCTATGACAATCGCATCGTAGCGTCGAAGCGTCTGGAGAATTATCCCGCCATGGAAGCCACCACCATTTCTATTGGAAGCAAAGGACTGAGCGGGTCGGCGATTCATTTCATGATAAACGGGACACGGTTGAGCCCAGTAGAGGTGGAACGCGAACGCCTTGCACACGTGGATTCTACGAATTCGGTGGTAGAAGACAATCCAATCATGGTCACTCTCCCCTCTCTTCCATCGATTAACATCTTTTCGCAATGTCCTCCCGGATTACCATGCGACCCTATTACAAAACCCCCTAAAAATTCATTTTATAAATGGGAATCTCCCTATGCTTAAATGAATGAAATAGATTATCGGTGTCTTTTACAGAGATGAGTACGAATAACCGTGGTACGAATGCTAATTCTGGTTCATTCTTTAAAGCGGGGCCGATTGTCATCATGATTGCCGGCTTATTCGGACTGTATTATTTGTACCAGTATCTATTTGGCGCATCGACGGGAAACAGCTATTCTGTCCTATCAGGTAAGCGGTCTGCAAAGATAGATGGTGTGATTCCCATTACGGCCGGTTCCGATAAGCTTCCCACCCTGTTCGACGGAGGCGAATTTACAGTGTCCCTATGGGTCTACGTCAACAATTGGTCATATCGCTCTGGATACAATAAATCGATTTTGACGATTGGCGGCAATCAGTTTGATAGCATGCGCATCTACTTAAATGCATATAAGCCGAAGATGTCTATTCGATTTCATACAAAGGATACGGGTTCGGTTCCGATAACGGGTTCGGTGACGGGCTCCCAAGCCATGCAAGCATCGCAAGCAACACCCTCTACGGAATCCTTGGATACTAACATGCGAGATTCCATATTTAAGGTTCAACAGCCCGAATCAGGGCTTTTGACCACGACGACGCCCTGCGACCTTCCTGAAATCGACCTTCAGCGCTGGGTGAATCTGGTGGTGTCTGTGAATGGTCGCACGGTCGACGTATACCTAGACGGCAAATTGTCCCGCTCCTGTGTCCTCCCCTCCTATTTCAAGGTTGACCCGTCGGGCTATTCGGCTCTCGCATTGGGATACGGCGGATTCGGAGGCCAAATTGCGAATGTTGTCATGTATGATGCCGCATTGAACCCAGAGAGAGTCTATAAACAGTACATGGCGGGCCCTGAGCCCATCAACTCTCTTTCCGACTGGTTTGCTTCATTTTTTCAACCGACTATCAATAATACGCTCACTCCCAGTTAGAGAGAGATGTTTGGAATCGGACAAACCAGTCAACCGAATAGTCGTAATAGTTCCAATTCAATCAATGCAATGGGTATGGTGTCTAAATACGGTGATTTGGGAAAAATGATGTTGTGCGCGGTTCTAGCGCTAGCTGTCTATGTGGTCTTTGTCTTTGTCGAACTCATCTATCAGTACATCAAGCGCCTGTCCATTAATCGCACGGAATTGATGCCTAACACCTATGTTATGGATAGCAAAAGCATTACGGTTCAGCAGAATCCGCGTATTGCCAACTCCAAACCGGTCCATTTATCGGAAAACGAGCGCTCTGGTATCGAATTTTCCTATGCCTTCTATCTGAACGTGAGCTCTTCTGCGTTTACACAGTACGACGGCTTATTCCACATTTTCCACAAAGGATATCCGTCCATGTTTCCCCTTATGGGACCAGGTGTCTTCATGCATTCCAATAAAAATACCATGCGTGTCTACATGAACACCCATAAAACATGGAATCATTATGTGGATATTGACAATTTCCCTGTTGGAAAATGGGTACACGTGGTGATTGCCTGCACACAGGACGCGATGCACATCTACATTAATGGAAATCTGTCGAAGAAAGTATCATTTGAGGGATATACCCCCTATCAAAACTATCAGGATATCATTTGTTTCAGCAAGGCGCAAAAGACATTTACACACGATAAGGTGCCATCCACCGATGATAGTGGTCTGACGATTCGCGGTGAATGCAAAGGCCTACTGAGTCGTTTGTTGTATTTTAACTATGCCCTTTCTTACTCTGAAATCACGACGCTCATGAATGAAGGACCGTCCACTAATATGGACGACTCGGCGATGAGTGAAGTGCCGCCTTATCTAGCAGATAACTGGTGGACAAATCAGTAAAGAGTGCTTTTTCTATGATGAATTAATCTGTAGGTCTAAAGAATCTGAAGATTACCTCATACAACACTAGTAATGCCAGGGGGTGGTCTGTTTGCATTAGTGGCCTACGGAGCCCAAAACGTAATTCTAAGCGGAAATCCGGATTTTACCTATTTTTATAAGACATACAAGAAATATTCACATTTCTCCGAAGAATCCGTTACATTTGCAATGGATGGTCCGCAAGATTTATCCTATGACCAGCCCATCCAACTTCGCTTTAAGATTCAGCGTGTTGCCGACTTGGTGCGAGACATCTATTTTGTATTCGATTTACCTGATATCTACACGAAATGGATTGCAGAACGGGGCATTAATCAATATAACTTTGCATGGACGAACTTTATTGGCTGCCATATCATCCAGCAGATTGGGTTTTATATTGGCGGGCAGAAAATCCAGGAATTTGACGGGCATTATATGCAGACCAAAGCACAGTGTGATTTGTCGTCGGATGCATATAAGAAATGGCAGACCCTTGTTGGAAACGTGCCTGAACTATATGACCCTGCGAACGGATTCTATGCGGGCGGCTCATTGGGAACCGGTTATCCGCTGGTGTTTAACAACAATGGACCCGATGGCTCAACCACCTTGCCCAATGTGAATCGTCCCTCCATCGTGGGGCGCGAACTTCAAATCCCGCTGCCTTTCTGGTTCGCAGAATCCACTTTTCAGTCTCTTCCATTGATATCCCTCCAGTATCACGAATGCGAAATCCAAATCACGCTTCGGCCCATTCGCGAACTCTATCGTATTTTGGATGATAACGGATATCAAGTTGCACCTGGGTACCAATTTAATGAATCGCCGATTACCGTTCAGCCCCAAAATGTGTATTACACGCCTGTGTCCGATATTACCAATATTACAATTAACAATTTCTTGACCGATATTGGAACCCCTAAGCCTCTGATTAATACATGGCCATTGCGTCCTCGTATTCAATTGACCTATGTCTATATTACGGACGAAGAGCGTATGCGATTTACGAAAGAGACATTGCAGTATCTTGTGCGGCAGATTACAACGTATTCTTTTACGGATATCTCGAACCGCCAATTCTTTGAATTGGATACGCATAACCCGATTGAGCGAATTATGGTTGTCCCACGTCGTTCTGATTCGATTATCTATCGTAATCAGATTGATAACTACACCAATTGGGTCAACCCGAATAAAAATGTGTTTCTCGGCAGTGGTATTGTTGGTTCCAATGGAACACCCTTCACGGATGCGAGCGGTGTTCCCGTGTCGCTGTGGGAGTCAAGACCCAACGTAAATCTGACGCAAACCACTGGTGTTGTGATTCTGAACGGACAGCGTGGAATCATTCGAACTCTGTCCATTTTGGGAGATGGAAACCCGCTACAAGAAGAGAAGCCAATGGAATATTACAGTCAGTTGGTTCCGTGGAAATATCTAACCGGTTCGCCTGATTCAAACATCGTCGTCTATCCTTTTTCACTGATGTCGCCTGGAATTCAACCACAAGGTTCCATCAATAGCAGCCGTATTAAGGTGTTTCAATTAGATGTGAATGTATTTCCGCTGCCTGCCAATACGTTTTACCAATATGACATCACCGTCTATGTGGAGAGTTTGAATTGGGTGACCATTGCTTCGGGTATGGGAGGCCTGAAATACGCGCTGTGATTTCGTATCTTTTATTCGTTTCTTGTCATAGGATGGATACTGCGATTGCATCGGCTGTATCATATGCAAGCGATGTGAAAACGAAAATGGAATCTCTGTATCGTATCGTGCAAAATGCAACATCGGTCTCCGACCGTGCGCCTGTTGTATCCACCTTTGATGATAAGAAAGAAAGTGCGCCGACCTATACTGGAAACGAGCGTCTGGATAAAATTATTGGTCGCTTTATCGAGATTGGGTCGAAATGGTCCAACCTCATCATTTCGTTTATTCTCAGCTGCATTATCGCTAATGAGTTGATTATGTATCCGAGCGTGATTCGTTTTGCATTCTTCGTATTCACATTTTTCATGTGTTACAGTTTTGTGCCCTATAAGGGGTTCATTATCTTTTATTATTTTGCAAAATGGGTGTATAATCGCTTCTTGTCTGATAAGGAAATCGTGGGAAACCTGTCTCTTCCGAAGATATATTCGATTTTACCATTGATTTATCACAAATCGGACGAGCCGGTTTCGATGGGCGATAAAATTCTGAATGGTCTTAAAATCGTGTCTGTTTTCTATCCGCGGTACGAAGATATCGACGCTCTGAAGGAAACCATGGAGAAATATAAGACGGAGCTGAAAGCGTCATTTCCGTATTATGAAACGGTTAAATCTGTCGCGGAAATCAAAGGATTGGAGGTGGCGATGAATGCCTATTTGGATGGAATCCACACGGAATCAAAGCCGCGAACAGAGGCGGCGGAGGAAGCAGCAGAAGAAGAGGAAGCAGCAGAAGCAGAAGAAGTGGAGGAAAAGAAAGAAGAATCAGAAAAGACTATTAAAGAGCTATATGATAAACACGTTGCATCCCAGAACAAGCTATCTGCAGCTGAATTACAAGATATCACCACACCGAATTCCAACAACATTCGCAATAAACTTTGGGAGAAATATGAAGATAATGCGTACAATGCATCCACAGAAGATTATAAAGAAGGAATGAAAGCATATGATACTGCTCAGGCCGAGTTTGATTTGAAGAATGGCGCGGTACAGGAACAGATGAAAAAGGATGGTAGCGCTCCGATTAAACCCACGGAACCTAGACCTGTACCGCACACCATTGCACCCAACAATTCAACCATTGCAACGAAAGTGGGGGACTTTTATAAGGGACGAGAGGACTTAGAGAAGGCGAAGAAGGAGAAAGAGGAACAAGAGGCCAAACGGTATAACAATGCGAAAGAAGCAAATAATGCCACTGCAAATGAACGCATCAAGAAGTCTCAAGAGCTTGGGCGTACTCTTACCATTGAGGAGCTACAGGAAATACGTAACAAATACATTGCATCCAAACAGCCATCCCTAGCAAATGCCACTCCTAGTCAACCTGTTGAAAATGCCTAAATACCCATCGCCATTCTATGATATGCAGGTTTCCGTTATTACACCCACCTATCAGCGTCGTGCGTTTATCCCTATCCTCATTGAGCTCTATCGAAATCAGAGCTTTCCCAAAGATCGCATGGAATGGTTGATTCTAGATGATGGGCGAGATTCCGTCGCAGATTTATTTGAAGAGGCCTCCAAGACCATTCCCAACATTCGGTATTATTACATGGACGAAAAGATGCGCATCGGCACCAAACGGAATTGGCTCAATGACCATGCGTGCGGCGCAATACGGATTGCCATGGACGACGACGATTATTATCCGCCCACCCGCGTATCCAGTGTCGTCACCGCCTTTCAACAGAATCCGCGCATTGACCTGGCCGGCTCCTCCCAGATGAACCTCTTCTTTCTCGATACACAGTCGGTTCATACCCTCGGCCCATACGGCCCGCGTCATGCCACAAACGGAACCATGGCCTGGAGAAAATCGTATTCCGATGCGCATCGATACAGCGAGTTTGTTACAAAGGGAGAAGAGAGCTCATTCCTAGAAGATTATCGGCATCCCATGATACAACTGGATCCTCGCGACACCATTCTAGTGATTTGCCATGGCGATAACACCGTTGATAAATCGAAGCTGGCCCTTCGTCCTTCGCCCCATCGATTGGATGAACTCGTCGCGGAGCCGGCTATTCGTTCCTGGTATACAGGTCTAAAACATTGTTAAACCTAAAGATTGCGAAGAAGGATAATGTAATTGTATGACAGAGGAGTTTCATTACGATAAACTACTTACGTTAAATAACGTATATCATCATACGCTTATTCAAAGTAATACTGTATACGAGAATCCTGTGATACGTACGCCTCTCTATCCGCATCAAGCCACCTTGGTCCAGGGGATGATACAGCATCGTGAAAAACTGACACGCGGATTTATGAAAGAGGGGCAAATTATTCAAGGAAAGCTGGGTGTCATTGCGGAGCCGGCTGGGTCGGGCAAAACGCTGTCTGTTCTTTCCTATTTGGCTTCTCAGCCTTCTGTGCCATCCATCACCTCGGAACTCCATACGCACTCCTCGCGTTATTTCTTCTCTCATGAGCTAAAACGGGTTGAGGCCGTGAATACACCGCATTTAATCATCGTGCCACACATTCTGTTTGGACAGTGGAAAGAGGAAATTGAAAGACACACGGGCCTTCCTTGTTTTTATGTGGAGATGAAACGGGTCCTGAAACACGCCGAGACAGCTGCCCAGATTCGCGAGAGTCGTGTGGTTCTTACCACCAACAAGTGTTATAAATTCCTGCAAGAATACGCCTTGGAACATCAAATTCAATGGAATAATATTGTTGTGGATGAAGCGTCCTCTATCTTTTTTCACGCATCCGACCCACCACTCACCTTCCAGTTTCTCTGGTTCATCACACAAGACTGGATTCCGCTTCTATTCAAGCATCCCCATGTATCCAAAAGTACGCTCTTCTTTCTACGAGACCGCTTGTCACTCCATCCTGATTTGGAACGATGGCTTCTTGAGGACATTACACAACCCTATAGTGGCTCACTTACATCGTCGTTTCTGAAAGAATATCTTCCATTTTTCCATCCTTGTCGTGACCTCCTGTTTTTGAGGACCGGTACCGAATTCCGCGATAAGAGCATGAATCTTCCTCCCGTTGTACATGATACCGTGGCCTGTAAATCGAATATTACGTTGAATTCTCTGATGAGTTTCTATTTGGCCCGAAACCGTGAACCTGCGATTCGCTCCAACCAGATTCCGCAGTTGTTTCAGGCGCTGGGAATCGAATGCACAACGGTTACACAGTATCTGACAACACAACCTAGCGGGAAGTTATCCCTTATTCGCCGAAAAGTACAGGATAATGAGTGCGGAATCTGTTTGGAACCCTGTGAATATCCGACCATTGTGAATTGCTGTCATCACCTTTATTGTGGCAAGTGCCTCTTGAAGAATACCATTCTGAATCATAAGTGTCCTACGTGTCGAAATGTCCTATTGATTTCGAATCTGTGTTGTCTTTCCCCTTTTACCGATGACCAATTTGCGGCTCGAACTAAAATGGAGGTATGTATGGAGCTCTTTCGGGCGAATCCTAAGGGGTCTTTTATATTATTTTCTCCTTTTACCAATATCTTCTATGAATTGGTGGAAATGATGAAATCGACGGGTATCAAAGCAGAGAGAATGGAAAATCATCTATTTTCTCTGCGGCGAACGGTGCGGAATCTCCAGGAAGGAACCACCCAAGTTGTCTTTGTCTCTACCATCGATGGGCTCCGCGGATTGTCTCTTCCCTCTACGACTCATATTATTTTTTACCACGAACCGTCTTCTTCGGAATGGAAGGAGCTACTGATTCACTCTTCACAACGACTGGGGCGAACGCGTCCATTAACATTACTTCATTTAAATTCGGAGATTCCAGTTTGACACCGAGTGTATCATATATTTTACCCGTTTGCTGAGTGGCCCACTGGGTTACACACCGAAAGGGAATGCTGTGCTCCTCTGCCATGCGATTCATCTCCTTCCATGCATTGAACAGCGCCGACTGTTTGGTAAGTACCATCGTATACTGCAACGCGGATGGCTCAGGAATGGTGTTTGGTTTGGGGTACGGACGCAGATACTGATTGGGGTATTTCAGTTTGAGACGGTAGGACAGGGGCAGAAGATTCCAGCATTGATGAAAGAACGCCCAGAAATCGGCGCGGTCGCTCCACCGCAGAAAATCCAGGATGGATTCATAGACTTCGAATGGAACACTCTTATTTTCCAGGAACAGCGGTAGATTCTGATGAAATAGCAGCCCTGCCAGATTGGCATCCTTTGTTTCCAAATCCAGCTCGTCATTGTCCTCCCAGTGCTCAAACAGTGTAAACCATGCCGCGCGAATGGCGATATGAATCGTATGATCCATTGACTCCTCCTTTCCTCGGGTATGGCTCACCGTGTTATCCTGGTAGGTCAGACTTTGTGATACCTTTCGGATGTCGCCGAGCTGATACAGAGATTCGGAGATTTCTTTTTGAAAGAATTCGACTAGGCGGTCCTTTTTTGGCATATTCACATAATGGACACAGCAGTACTTGAGAAGCTGTTGCATGATTCGGCCTTCCAGAATATTACAAATGAGAATAAGGGGGCAATCTTCGATGAAGGGGCGTTTGGATTTCAAGTAGTCCAGGAGTTCTTGTAGGCCTCCTTTTTCGCCCTGTGAAAGACCGTCCATTTCATCCAAGAGGACGACGCGGCCGTTGGGTGTGGAGGGATGAATCCATTTGCTGACACCGGTTTCCATGAGGAGCGGCAGGATGGTCTGGCGAAACGAGGAGCCCGTACGTGTATGGCTCGCATTGAACTCTTGTACCCAGAATCGGGTCTGCTTGCATACACGATACACCATGGTCGTCTTTCCAACGCCTGGTGGACCAATGAGAAGAAACGCGGGATGCGAGCGGGCCTGCAGCCATTTTGCCATGGCACCCTCTATTTCTGGATGAAGACAGGCGGTGTTCTCTTCTGGTAGGCTTGTTCGCACCATCTGACGTAGTCCATAGGGGATTCTTTACATTCAATCGCGGCGCGTACGCTTCTGTGTTTTTCGATGAGGTCGAAGATGGGACAGACGATATGCCCCCATCGCGCCATCAAATGCATTGAAATCAAAATCGTCGTGGAGACCTAGTTTCACCAGTCCAAACATCATTTGTTCGCCGCGTTTAACAGGGAGGACACTGAATGCTGCGTTCAAGATGTCCATGAGATAGGGTATGACACAATGATACTTGTGTTCTAATCGAACCACTGGTTTACACAGTTTTACAATCGTTTCATCCGAGCCGAATACCTGCAGATAATGCTGGCGAACCATGTCGAGGGTGATTTCATTCATTCCGTTTGTCCAGTAAAAGGTTTCGGAAGGTTTATCGTAGACTCCGAAGAGGGCGACGTCTGGCTTGGTTTTACGTTTGCGGAAGGTTTCCACCACTTTCTTAGAGTTCTCGTTTTGGCGACCGTATTTCTCGATGATATGAAACAACATTTTGTCCTTGTTTGTCCATTTGGTGGATGCGACCATTCTATTATTGCGTTGATTTTTCATTTTAGAGTGTATAACATTCTAAAATGCATTCAACGGGACATTATGAACGAATGTTCATAATATGAGATTCTATGCATTTTAGAGTGTATAACATTCTAAAATGCATTCAACGGGACATTATGAACGAATGTTCATAATATGAGATTCTATGCATTTTAGAGTGTATAACATTCTAAAATGCATTCAACGGGAATTGAACCCGTGTCGACTCCTTGGAAGGGAGCCATTCTGCCACTGAACTATAAATGCCGGTGATGTGGTGTTCTCCACACTCTTCTCGTAGACAATTTCTTTAGGTTTTAAACGCACTTAACAGCTTCCACCCGACGAGGGCGGTCCGGTAATGCTTCCATCGCCTGAAACACATCCATCACCATTTGTGATTCCCTCCCATGACAAACCTGAAGTAATCGCTCGCTGGCACAGCTCGCCGTTCTTTTTACCACCATCGGTAGAAACGGTTTTCAAAGAGAAGAATGCACTATCTGGGTTGGAATCGCCCTTTTGAGCGTCAAACTTCGACAATCCGTTATTCTTCGAAACGCCAATCAAATCGATGCACGTATCCATCTTCTGACCATCCGCCTGTGTGCGCTGATAATATGTTAAGTAATCGGGGCAGGTATTGATGACAGGCGGCCAGGAACCGGGAATCGCACCAAACATTCCATTCGGGCCAAACCAGCGAATACCATATACAATAAATACATACAAGGCCCCTGCAAAGAAGATAACGGTGCTGAATCCCATTTGCATTCCGTACAGCTGGTAGCTTCCGCCTGCAATCACCAGGACCGCAATCACAATGAAAATGACCATATAGATGTTGAACATCTTTTTCTACTATAAGGGAATATGATATTCTCTTACATTTGCCCTCCCGCGATGGGTACGGCGCCTGTATTGGTGGCACCAAGAAGGCCATTATTGGGTGTGGCAATATAGAACGTAAAATAGGGGCTATATTCGTCGATAATGCCATTATAGCCTACGCCAAAGGTCGGGCCGCTGGGACCGCCGAGGAACGTCGTAATGGCGGTCGGGACAAGAAGCTGTACTTGGCGATAGTATCCCTTTTGGCCCGCCGCCGAACCGTATGGCGCGTACACTGTTTTTCCCATGTCGCGCAGGATGCACGGAGTGCTAACGAGCTGAATCAGGTTCGCTTGGAGATTAGCCGAGGCGCCTGTCACATACCCCGTATCCGTTTGAAACTCGTAGGCTCCGATGGAACCGGCCGCGAGCATGCTGGATGGAACATTGTAATACGTCGAGCCCATGTAGATTTGCCTCGTGTAAGTCAGCACCGAAGACATTCTACCATTCTCACGGATTAAAAAATCGAATGGATGATTGATAGTTTGTATTGTAAAATAGCTCATATCAATCAATTTACATCTGGCCGCCCGCAATCGGGAACGCACCCGACGAGACGCCGCCAAGAAGGCCGTTCATCGGCACAGCGATGTAGAAGGTCAGGTAATCCGCGCCCTGAACACCGAATGAGGCCGATATGGTCGTGTTAAGCAGTTGGACCTGGCGGTAGTGGCCACCCGAAACATAGACGGTCTTGCCCATGTCGCGCAGAATCGTGTTCGTCAACGACGGAAGCGACTTGCTTGCGGCCGCAAAGGTTTGAATTGTACCAGGCGGGTAGTTGCCCAGCGACTGCGTCGGTGAAAACACATAGCAATTCGAGGTGGTTAGCGCAGCCGAGCTGTAGTAGGTGGTGGAAACCGGAACTTGGCGAGTGAAACGAGAGACAGACGACATTTATATTCAGGGCTTAGAAAAAAATCAAAGAGGGGTGGTAGAATGTCGGTCGCTCCTCAACCTGAATTTCAACTTCCGTATACCGCCTATGGCCGCGGCGGCCAAAATGGGCGCGTCAACCTAGGAACCGACCCCTCTGCCGGTGGCCGCACCGTACCAGATTCCGCTGGTTTTAGTTATCCCAAACAGACCGAAGTGAGCTTTGCAGGTGACATGCTCCGGGGAAACTGGGAGCATACGCCCCTTTCTGATGCCTTTTTTACGCGAAACAACGCTGTGGTCATCCAGACGGACATCAAGCGCGAAGTCTACCGTATGAGCGGCTCGAAGAAATTCCAGATTGATGACCAGGACGTCGATGAACTGAAAATGATTATGCGTGCCATGTATTTACAGTACGCGAAGAACCATCCGTTCAATATTGAGGGACAAATCCAGGAGCTCAACAAGATGGTAATTGACTGGTCCGCGCCCCGTATTCTATCGGAAATTGAGCACTATTCGTATTACCTTAATGATATCAGTCACTTGCCCGTGCCGTTGGAGAAGCCGCTGAACATGTCTGGAGCGGGGACCAAATCGCTTCCCTTTCGGCCTCCGATGTAATACTGTTTACAGTTGGTTTCCAATCATGAACGGCGAGTCTTGCCGCGTTTGGAGCGCTTGTTACGCTTTGTGCTTCGTTTTGTCTTACGGCCGCCGCGTCTATTTCTTTCACTATTTAATGTATGTTTTACCTTAAAATGGCTTTCATTACCAGCAACGGAACCAATTGACGCCTTTCGGATAAGACGTTCATTTCTAAAATTCCGAATAGCCTGCTGTGGATCTACTCCAATAGGGAAATACGCTGGAGTCTTTTGAGTTACATTTGTATTGTTGTCTAGAATACGTGTAGGTTCATTACCTACGCTACTATTAAAATGACTATTAAAATTGCTATTGTTATCTAGTGTATATTCTATGATAACATCCTTTGCAGGTTGTGGTACGTTTGGAAATTTTTCAAAAAAAGTTTTACTAATTGTATATCTTTTACCATTAGATTCAGTTATATACTTATCATGTTTTAAATCAGGAAGATAGGCAAAATAATGCTTTTCAGGCGTAGATATTGGTAATAATACAAATTCCGACTTTTTAGGATTATTACCTAACGGTGTAAATATTCTTCTATTTCTTATATAAAAATTGTGTGACATCTCATTATCTGGCAAACGTTGTGCGTAATTGTCATATATTTGTCCACTCGTATCTAGAAAAACCTCATTAGGCTCCACCATCTCTACTCAACCCCCATAAAAAATATATACACCATCAACTTACTTCTTCATCATCGGCCTCTTCTTCGGTGCTTTCGAATCGGACTTCGTCACCGAAACCGAATCCGCGACACGCGCACCCGAATACGAAACCCACGCCTGGCGGAACGCCTCCAAGTCATTCAGCCACAACGACGAGCCCGTCTGGCCCTCCAGATAGTCCACCTCCCCTTGTTTCTCCGTAATCTGACCATCGAGTTCCGTCACCGCCGACTGCTTCACACGATCCATCCGCATCCGCAACACATAATCATAGGAATCATACGCATCAGGAGCCGACTCCTTGGATAAGGCTGGAATATCGCATGCCTTTAGTTGCGCCACAATCTCCTCATCGGACTTTCGCTGCAACACAATCCGCTCATCAAGGAGCGCTTGGATAAACCGCCGCTTCGCATCCAGTTCCCGCATCTGCGCTCGTAGAGCCTCCAGCATGGAAACACGGCGAGCCTCATACATCGGAAGGCGCTTCTGCACAAACGCCTCCATCAAATCGCCCACTGTCTTATACTTGACAATGTTGAATTCCGTATCAAAGCACGTCATGTTTGTCGTCTTCCACGACGTGGTCAGCTTGAACGCCTTCTCGAACTTCGCCACATTCTCTTTCAGCGCATCGTACCCTTCTTCCGTAAAGTAGAGCACGAATCGCACATCGACATCATTGTACAAATCGTCGAATCCCTTGAGTCCGCACGGCTCCGCATCCTCTTTAGACGACCGGTTCGAACCCGTCTCGGCTTTCTTGGCCTCCTTCTTAGCCTCCTTTGACACCTTCTCTTCAACATCCATCAATCCATCGAGGAATGCCTTATAATCTTTCGTCCAGGTCCCAACCGGTAGCTCCGTAATGGTCACTATCCGCTTCTCGTCATCCAAAGTGTATAATCCCCGCGTCATCCACGACTGGTCATCCACACGCTGGGTCACGCCTTTAAAGCCAAACCACCACGGGTCCAGCGGATGCCCCGCCAGGCTCTCCATCGAACCTTCCAGCCGGTGCCGCAACAGGCACACCACATCGTCTGGGTTGTGCGGCGGGATATTCGTCGAGTATCCCGTACCAATTCCGATGGAGCCATTGATGGCAAGGAGAGGGACTACAGGCAGGTAATACTCTGGCTCTACTACATCACCGTCATCATCGATATGCTTCAAGAGGGCGGCATCCTCCTTTCGGAACATCGTTGCCACGATTTGCTCAAGATACGTATGAATGTAACGTGGAGATGCTGCATCCTGCCCGCCCTGAAGCCTGCTGCCAAATTGTCCCACGGGTTTCAGCAGATTAACATTGTTGGACCCCATAAAGTTCTGCGCCATCGCCACGATGGTTCCGTTCAACGACGCCTCACCATGGTGGTACGCCGCGTGCTCTGAAACATAACCCGCCAGTTGTGCTACACGGATTTCGTCCTTCAGATTACGCTTCAAGCACGAGAACAGGATTTTACGCTGCGACGGTTTCAGGCCGTCCATCACATGCGGCAGGGAACGGATGTTGTCCGCGTTGCTGAAATGAATCAGTTCGCAGTTTACAAAGTTCGTATAGCTCGCCTTTCCGCCTGAGGGAGTCATCATAATGGACGGGTCATACTTGCTGAGCCACCGCTTCCTATCATCCGCCTGTTTCTTATTGAACGCCAAGTTCATGGATTCGTCCGTTTTCTCATCCCACTCATACTGAATTTCGTGGAGGTCCTTGAACCATTCTCGCGCCTCGGCGGGCGTCGACGTGCCCAACCCTTTGTAATACTTGATTTTCCAGCCTGAAATCCCAGGCGCTTGCGTCTCCTTCCACTGGTTGAACTCGGGGATGGAATAGAAGGATAGCGTCGACGGGCCCTTGCTCGCCTTCAGAATCGGCGTGAGGAGCGTGCACAGGAATCCCGCATGCATCAGGCCAGGCCACTCGGTGTGGAACAGATTCATGAGAAGACCCTTAATGTGCGACCCATCATGGTCTTGGTCCGCCATTACCATCACGCGCCCATAGCGCAGCTCCGAAATGTCTTTGTACTGCTTTCCTTGCTCCAGCCCCAGAATCTTCTTAATCGCCGTCAGCTCCTCGTTGGCGTTGAACTTCTGCACCGTGATATCGCGGACATTCAGGAGTTTACCGCGGAGAGGGAACACACCCCATTTCTCACGACCGACCTCTTTCAGACCCGAAATTGCGGATGTGGCCGCTGAATCTCCCTCCGTCAGAATCAGAGTGCATTCCCGTGATTTGGCTGTGCCGGCCAGCATGGCATCCTCCAGTTTCGTCATGCCGCGCAGCACCGAGCGTTTCTTACCATCCGTCTTCTTTGTCTCTCGCATCGATTTCGCCTCCAGAAGGAACTTGGCCTCCTCAAAGAGACCGAGCTTTCCGAGGGTTTCCACCAGCTTGCCACTGTACTCGGGCTTCGAGCCGAACTCCGCGGCAGGCGTCGTCAGACAGTCCTTGCTTTGCGAATCGAAACTCGGATTCACAATGGTCGAATTGATGAACAGAACCACCGAGTTCTTGAGCTGACCAGGCTTAATCTCAATCTTCTTCTTTTTCGCCAGCTCGCAGAAATCCGTGAGCACCTTGCGCCCCACCGTCTCTACATGCTTACCGCCCTTCTTTGTATGGATGCCGTTCACAAAGGAGATATGCTTATCCTCAGGCAGTTCCTCTTCGTCTGAGTACAGATGGCTGGCAAGAATCGCCCCCACCTCCCAGCGCGGCCCGCAATCCTCATAGGCAAATCCTGTCATCCCGTCGCGCAAGAAGAGCTTGATAAACTTCTCAAAGGTATTCGAAGCCACAACGGCGCCATTCCACGTCACCTTGACGTCCTTTCCCACCAAAGAGGCCAGCTCGATGATGCGCGTATGGAAACAGCCAATCATGTCTGCAGTGATGCCCGTTTCGTCAAAGGCACCCACAAATCTCGACCGGTCAGGGATAAACGTCACGTTCACGTGACCTGTCTTCGCAGCCGATTTCTTGATGGACGGCTTTTCCACCTTGAACATATTATCGTACCAGCTCTGGGTGTACTGCTTGCCGCTGGATGGCGTTTTAATGTCAATCGTGAACAGTTTGCTCATAATGGACGTAACTTTACTGCCATATCCGTTTTTGCCGCCCACAATCTTCTCCTCCGACTTGTCATAGTTGCTTGAGGTCAAGAGATGACCGAAAATCAGTTCAGGAATCATCACCTTGTGCTCCTCGTTCATTTCGATGGGAATACCATCACCGTCATTCTGCACCGAAATTACGGTGTCTCCGTCATCTTTGTGCTGAACGATGATGTCGATGTGTTTAATGGGGGTCATACCCGCCGTTGTTGTCGAACGCACAAACTCATCACGGGCATTGACGACGATTTCATCAAAGATTTTGTAGAGACCTGGATTGAAATGGAGCTTTCGCCAGACCATTTTGTTGGAGCCGGCATCGTACACCCATCGCGTCTCCTGATTGGTCTTCGTGCTACCGATGTACGTATCAGGGAGTTCGAGGATGTGCTGATGCTGGGTTAACTTCTGGTACTTTCGAGTGGCCATGTCTGGGATACGGGTGTATGACCTGTCTTTAGGTCTGAAATCGAATCAATTTTTATGAGCAGTCATTTTCTATGGATAATCTAGAGATGTTAAATAGAGTACCAAGTTACGCTTCTGGAAGTAATTCAAATACCAATAATAATACTCCTTTATTTGTGACACCTAGAAGTACACCTAGAAGTACACCTAGAAGTACACCTAGAAGTACATCTATACAATCTACTGCATCATCCTCTAATCAGGTGGCACCTTCAAATACAGTAACGGATATACCATCCCTTGTTTCCAATATGGAATTTATTCAATGGATGTATCGTACGATTCAAGAGGCAATTAAATATACAATCGACGGACTCATATCTACAAAAACACACTTAGGAATAGAATATGGTATCATTGGAAGACCACGCAGTGAGATTATAAAAAAAACGTATGATTGGGGTCGTAAAAAGCCATTATATGATGCACATAATCTCTCCATTATTGGCGGATGTATTAGTAGCATTGTTAAAAAGTATTTAAATGTGATGGATAACAATAACAAAACATCTGACATTGATATGGTATTATGTCCAGATGCCTCAATGGGATTATTTTTAATTAGTTCAGAATGTATCAGAACATTTATTACGAAATTGGCAGAGACACTACAAAAAAAATATGAGATTGAGAAATATCGCCCCGATGTTGACATTTCTATTCAATATACCATATCCAAATCAAAGGACAGGGAAGAAGCAAGAGGATTTAAGCATATTCGATTCTTTTTCACAGGAGAATCCAAAACAGCGCATGAATTATGCGATTTGGCGATTCATGATGGTACATCCTCGCAGTTATATGACTTATATTACCAGCCCAATAACACCATTCGTTCCATTGCAGAAGACCCAATTTATTGTGCACCGCATAATACATGCATTGTGGAAGGCATCCGAATTCCAAGGATAGAACCATTCATTATTCAGCAATTATTTACATTTGGTAATGTATTATTACATTTAAGTGATATGACCAGATATGATATAAAACCTGGCGAAAAGAATATGATTCGCGTATTGGATTTTTATAGTATATTGAATGTACATAAAGAGGATGCATCATTTAATCAAAAATTATCAGCTTTATTATTTGTAGCTAATAATGTACATACACTCATCGCACATATATATAATTATATATGTATGAACTATCATATTATTTTTAGACATATACAATTACCCATGCATGAAAGGTCTGTCTCTGTCATGAAAGAGTTGCATCGTAAGATGCGTACAGAATATGGTATTAACTGTGGTATGATTAATAATAATTCAAAAAAAGGTGGCGACTATAAGCCACTTCGTGGCGACTCCAAGCGCTCTAGGCGCAAATCAAAACGAATGAACCGCACAAGAAAGCGTTAGACAACATGACAGACGCCCTCCTTTTTATGCGAATCGCATAGAATCGTAATCGACGTACAGTCCGTCATTTTGGTGTTCGCACATATCTCATGAATAGAATGGCCCTTAAGGGGGGTTCGAAGAAGAGAAACGCACGCATCTTGCTGGAAACGGTCCTTTGTTGCCCTTATACACGCCTGACGAGGATGGTGTCCATAATCCATTTTATCTGCCACCGCATTCTTGCATATCTCACAGGGAACGCTGTAGAGTGTTTTCATGTAGGACATGCGGCGTGTCATACTCATCATGGGAACAACAGCGTATACACCATGAACGGCGTATAAGTGAACGGTATACATCATAAAAACTATAAGGAATGGAATCTGCATCTGTATCCATCTCTTGGGCGACTCCTATTTCAAATTTTAGTAATTGGCACACTTGTTTCATGACAGAAATGCGCGACGAGCTCATCGTTCTTGTAATCATGGATGTACTTGATTTCATGAATGCCCGCCGCGAGAAGAATGCGACAGCAGACGATACATGGATAGTGCGTAATATAAGCCGTGCACCCCAGCGAAGATACCCCTCGCTTCGCGCAATCCGTTACCGCATTCTGTTCTGCATGAACTGTTGCCTGCTCATGTCCATCTCTCACAATCGACGTATGTTCACATCCAGGAAGGAACCCATTATATCCCTGGCTTACAATCCGATTCGAGTGAACAAGGATGCATCCCACGTGGAGACGTTCACAGGGGCTTCTTTTCGCGGTCACTTGCACAATTTCCTTAAAATATTCGTCCCATGATGGCCTCATCTTGTTGATAATACGACGGAAGTCATTAGGCTAAATTGTGTGCGGGAGGTAGGATGACAAGAACCCGAAGACGCGGTGGTGGCCCGTTGCCCCTTCAATATTTCGGCGCAGTCGCGCCTGTGTCCGCGGAAGCAGGCTCAGATCGACTGGCAGTTCAAGGAAACACCGTTCGCCCCTCGATTGGCGGAAGACGAAGAAAGAGCCGACGAATGCGCGGAGGATTCTATCCGTCTATTATGGGTAATTTCACGGCGCTGGCCTCCAAGTATATCGTACCGATTGCACTCTTTGCGGGATACAAGCTACTAGGACGGTATACCAAGAAGGGCAAACGCCAAACGAAGCGCCGCTGATGTCGTGTTTGAGTGCGTCTAGATGGAACAAAGGTCCCATTCCGGAGCTACCGGAAGAGAAAGCCCCAATAAACATCGAGTAGTCTAAAGCCAATTCGGACATCTACACACAATGAGTGTAGCACAAGGCGCGAGCAAAACAAACGCGAATGGAAACCTGTTTGAAATTCGTACCGTACAGTCGGCTGCATTTCGTACATTGATTGAGGCACTCAAGGAGATTCTAACAGAGGCCAATCTGGAGTTTGACTCGACTGGTATCAAGGTGATTGATGTCGACGAGACTCATACGGTTCTAACGTACCTACGTCTCCATGCGGACCGTTTCGAGTACTTCTATTGCCCTGCCAAGTACGTGCTCGGCATCAATATGATTTACCTGTTCAAGCTCATTAAAACGCTATCGAATAATGATAGCCTGACCCTATTCCTGCCTGCCAGCAATCCAAACAAGCTGGGTATCCGTGCAGAGAATGCGGAGAAGGGGACCACGAATACGTGGATGATGAAGCTCTTCGATACCAATGTGGAGAACATTGAGTTTCCGAACATTTCATTTACGTCGATTATCCATATGCCGTCGGCGGATTTCCAGAAGATTTGCCGTGATTTCAATGCGCTGGCTGAGAAACTGGAGATTACGAGCTCGAATGCAGACCTGATTTTTCGATGTGTGGGTGATTTTGTGGATGGTGAAACGGTGATTATGTCGAACAACCAGGGTGGAATTGCAGTGGAGCGCAATACGAATGAGATTGTACAGGGTATGTTTGAGCTCAAGTATCTTGTGCTGTTTACGAAGTGCACGAATCTGTGTACGAGCACGCAGATTCATTTGAAGAACGATTATCCGCTGGTGCTGCGCTATATGGTGGCGAATCTGGGCGAGGTGCGCCTGGTGTTGGCCCCGCAGAAGCAGAAGACGGAGACGGCGAAGCCGCAGAAGTTGTAATGAGTCAATATATAAAATATCATCTACTTTTATTTTATTAAGAGTTTGTAGATGGCATATTTAATTGGAGGGCATGGTGGAGAAACACCAGATCGTACCTTTACCGTTCCAGATGGATGTACAATTGTAGTGTATAAGCATTCATATGAATCAATCATGACTGCTGAACAGAGAAAGTTAATATATAATCTTATGATGTTGCCAGAAGAAGTGATAAAGAATCCAGTAGAACACTCATATGATATTATAAAGGCCTTCGGATCCGTTGCCATATACAAAGCAGGAGATCAATGCCCTTATTTTTATTATACAACTATAAATTGTTTTCCTTCTGAACAACCTTATGATAGATGTTTAATATATCCTGGTTCTGGTATAAATGATATTATAAAAATGAAACAAAAATATTTAGATGGTATTGAAATGAAAATACTGAATCTGTCAAAGTCTACTACAAATAGTTTAGATGATATAATCGATACAGTAGCATATTTTTATCGTGATAGTATTTATCCAACTCAAGAGCATGTTGAAAAATACATAAAATATTTAATAGAACGATTTCTACATACAACAAACAAATCTTCAAATATAAAAGCTTCAAATTTAGATGGCTATCAAACAAAACTTATTCAACGTATTTTGAAATATATTACTGAAGCAAGTTTCATAAATCCAACTCAAGAAATGCTCTGTGAGATATTCCCAGGAGTTTATTATAATTTTGTATGTAGATATACAGAAGGAACACATAATATTAATGAATATAATAGAAATCTAGGAAAGTATCAAACAAAACGTAATACATTACGCAATCCAAAACTAATTCGTTCTCCTGCACTTATTTCTAACGTAGAACATCCATTATCTGAATCAACCCCACTCTTAACCAATATATCTGAAAAGTTGCTAACAGGACGTATAGCAGAGACTGAGAAAAGAAAAAAATATATTAGAAATTATTATACAAATCCACGATATTTATCCGATACAAAGGAAAAATTAAAAATCATGCGTGAAAATATAAATAACCTTGATGAAGAATTAATAGCAGCGTTTGAAGAATTAATAGCAGCGTTTGAAGAATCTCCCAATCATACAAATTCACGATATGTCTCCAACAAAAAGGAAAAATTAAACAAAACGCGTGAAAATAGAAAAAGATATGTGCAAGAAATCAAAAATCTTGAAGAATTAATAGCAGCGTTTGAAAAATCTCCCAATCATACGGGAGGAAAGACAAGATATGTTAAGGGAGGAAGAAATAAAACTAGGAAAAGATAAATTTCAACGTCTATAATAATGAGGGGATTCGTGATACATTAATCTACATAATTATGCTGCGATGGCATTAATGCTACTCAATGAATAATAGGTTGTAAACAATAAAAAGATATTATCAAATAGTATCTTTTTAGTAGTTTGTAATAAAATATAGAAGATTTTTGGGCTCTTTTTCCCAAAAAGCGCATTACATCTTCTTCTGCACAAACGGCGTGTAAATGATGTCGCTCTCTTTAATACTGCTCACCGCCTCCAAATCAGCGGGCGAATGACACTTCTGAGCGTCTGTGTTCCATACCTTGATGATATTGAATCCACGCTTCGGACTAATCGAGATACCATTGACGCGATTCTCCTTGGCGGACAACATATCCAGCATCGCCCCAATAGCATATGTCACATACACTTCTGCCGCCTCTTTTTTCTGACAACGAAACGAGTAGCAACCACCGCGAATGTGATGATGGCTCTCCCACAGAGGAGGAGAAGGGTCCCGCATCAGAAAGAACATTCCATCCGAAAAGGACTCAATGTTCAGCGCCTCCATAATGGACCAGAATTGGTGCCACGTCTTCATGGAGCCGAGACTGATGAAGGTATTCAGTGTCCACTTCGTCTCCTGCGGAGAGTGGAAATAGAGTGTCCATGGACCGGTCGGAATCGCAGATTGGAGACTAATCTTTGATTCGTCCACAGTCGACATGGAAGAACAAGAAGGTTCTAAGCTTGAAGTGCTGCTAAAATCTTTAAACCGCTCGGTATCAAATTTTATACGTTTATGCATGAAAATAAGTGCATGTGTTCAGATAGTTTTCATATTGCGGGAGATACATATTGTAATAAATCTTATTATCTTTGATTTCTAGGCTCTGATTATCGGAATGGAGCGTCATCATCTCTTCTTTGCCCTCATGGGTAATAATATGAAACTGGACAATCGTGTTCGCTGGAAACCATTGACGCTTTTCTGCACACCAACACAGGAAAATCGTCATGAGACTTGGACAATGTTGGTTGTGTGTCACGAGGCGGAACTGCTCAATAAATGTATCCATATCATATTTTATCTCATGATGCTGATTCACTACTACCATGTTTGCGGACAGCCATGAAAGCCTACATACCGAGTCAACTGTCTCCTTATTTGAAGTCAATCGATAGGATGAATAGCTCCACACGGGGACAACCGAGTTATGAACATGTGATAGAGGAAGAGGATGAGTATGACCTTCCATAAATACCCATTGATTTGTTTTGGCGTAGCTTTGCATATAAGTGTATAGATTCTGCACGGATTCAACGGCTGAGCGATACCATGTTGTAAGACGATTACAAATTGATAGTCCTTTTGTCAAAAAATAAGCGCGGCTCATCTTGAGTCTTATAGTGCTCCTATGATTTAGGTTCGATATAATACGACGCTGCTAGATTTCTCTTTCCATACACCAATCGGCTGCTCGGTGGGCTGTCCCTCTTCGTCGATTCCATAGATAAACCCTTCAGGGTCTTTGTAGTATGATTTGCCCTTATATGTGACTTCTGCTAACTCGATGCCGTCCTCGTCTTGCTCTTCTTGCTCTTCTTGCTCTTCTTGTTCTTCTTGCTCCTCTTGCTCTTCTTGCGCCTTTTCTTGTGGCTCTTCTTGTGGCTCTTCTTCCTTCTTTTCTTGTGGCTCTTCCTTCTCCTCTTCCTTCTTTTCTTGCGGCTTTTCTTTCGCCTCTTCCTTGGGAACTTGTTTCACAATGGTCTCATTACGAAGAATGCTAGAAAGGGCGACCGCCGACGGCGTTAAAATGGGCTGAAAGAGTTCTGCCTCTTTGCGAACCAAATAAATCTGTTCAAGAGGGTCCACAATGGTATTCTCCAGATACGTCGAAGATGAATCCAACCAAGGGTCTGTCTTTTCTTCATCTTGGTTCACCTGAATTTCACGCATCTCCAACATATCCAGTCGGTCCACAATATGATTCAATGCATGCTGCTGGACGTCATATTGCCTACTAAGCTTTTCCATAGTGGATACCATATCAGGATTCATAGATACAGTCGTGGAAGGGGCTGATTCAGGCAAGGTATTCAGCCAATGTTCCAATTGACGGAGTTCCTTTTGAATATTGAGCATACACGTACGAATCAGAACGGATGGAATGGTAGACATTGTCGCGATACCCATTTTATAGGTCGGCGGGTCATCAAATTTTACACCGATTTGATTCTCAGATTCAGGCACGCATCCAACGTAGACTCCCATGCCTTCAAGGGCTTTGTTCTACGAAGACGCAGAACCTCCTCCGCCTTTTGCAATCGTTCCTTCACGGTCTCATTCACACTCTTGGTCAGACTCGTATCATAAAAATCAATTGGCTTGGTATCCATCGTGGCAAGAATGCTTACCATCGGAGGAAGATGAACATCGACGCGCACTTTGTGAGATTGAATCAGGCCACGATACTGCTCGATAGGCAGTGACCCGCCAAATAGAGAGAGAATGGAACGCGGTGGGGCAGGATGAATCACTCCCTGACATGACTCACCATATACTCGATACAGCAGAGCCAATTGCTCCCATCGCGTATGTGAATCTTGGCGCATATCAAACAAATACGCAGATGCACACTCAGGACTGCAGAAATTACCCATTACAATGATGTGATCACCCGTATCACGTACAGGAAGGACCACAGGGCGATGCGAGAATGTATGACAGCACCAGAAACAAGCCGCATCCGATTCGGCTGGAATGGTCTTTACTTCGGATGAATTGGTATATTGCACCAATAGAGCCGCCTTCAATCCATAATAATCGACTTCAGGTTCCGCTTTCGCTGTTTCGACGGGCGCAGCATGTTGCACATGTGTTACTTGTTTCATGGGTGCATGCTCATCCGTAGTTACCACCTCATTTTGTAGCTTTTCCACCTCTTCGCAGAATGGATTATCCGCTTGACAATCGTAGGGCTGTGCCTCCGTAGGTGGCATCGGGTCATACATAATCGGCATATCATTCATGGAAACGTCCTTGCTTTGGATGGGTAGGTGTACAATCAAAGGGCGTCGAATGCCTGAAAGAAGCGAGCCCTCAATCCCGTCGGGTGTAATAATTGCAACCACTGGAAACTGCTTCTTTTTGCTCGTCTTTTTCGGCTTTTCTTCGGATACATCCGTTGTTTTCTTGGCGCGACCTCGTCCGCTCATTCTGATACGTCGACGCGCGGTTTCATTTAGGTTGTTATGGCATGGAAGGCATCTGAGTTATCGTCAGAGGTCATCTAATACAAAGCCTTATAGGATAGTTCTTAATGGGACATCGGGTGAGACGGTCCATACAGGCTCTTGAATGCGAACTTGTGCGTGTAGTGGTAGACAAGAGCGAAGACGACGGCGTGGAACATCGCCTTGGTTACAAACGAAGCACCTGGCGGAAGCGACAGCAGAATGCCGGGCGTCAAAACAAAAAACAGCACAGCCGTGAACAGGGACATCATTGGGTGAAACATAATCAGTTATACCTATGTGTAAGAAAAAAGGTTAGAATAGGGTTTAAGCATGATATGGAATGGATAAATAAGATGGCAGTGGATACCAGCTTTTGGTGTGAACGAGTCCGAATTTGCTTTCCGATGTTTGTTCAGCATCCGCATACTCTACAGCATCTATTACTATTTGGACCGCCAGGCTCAGGAAAAACCACCAGCGCAGCATGGCTCGTCGAGCAAATCTGGGGAAATCGCAAGTCGCTCATGTGTATTTCGATGAATGCGGCGGATGAGCGGAGTTTAGAGTCCATTCGTCAAAAAGTATTTCCTTTTCTTCGTGTGGACTGGCGAACTGATAATGAAACTGCACCCCGCTTCTTGATTTTGGATGAATGCGAGACGCTAACGGAAGCTGCACAGTTGTCCCTTCAGACAATGTTGAATATGGACCCGAAAGAACTATGTGTTATCCTGATTTGCAACTCACAGAGCCGAATTCATCCAAAGCTTCGTCAGAGATTATTGAAGATTCGGTATGACCCTCCCAATCGAAATCAAGATACAACCGATTTGGTGACCTCCATGACCCGTGGCGATTTGCGTCAACATACCAAACGTACAGAAATGGAACAACGATTGTGGTCCTACCTCAATGGACATCCTTCGAGCATTGTATCATTGATAGAGGATGAAAATGCAGACTATCAGACGATTGTATCTGAAATCTTATTGTTAACTGAACGGCTTCAGATACTCGATGCGGAACTCATTGACCGAATGAATCTTCTTTATCCCCTTATGATTGACCAAACCTCCCTTCTATCCGAAACCAAACGACAATTGATTCGGCTCATTCAGGAGTGTAAACAAAAAATTGACTCTCGATTTCGACCCATCTAAAGGCAACCCGACCGAGATGTCTGCGCTTACCGTAACTCCGCTACGTGTCTCTACCATGGTGATTACTGCTCATTGGGGAACATCCATTCAACTTGACAAATTGTTTGAGTCCTTGCCGCCCGTCCTCCTTCCGATTTGGATGCCTGCTGAGGGTATTCTGAAGTTCGAGCACAATAATCGTGTACTTGGATGCAGTCACAAGGATATCTTTACGAATCGCAAGATTACCTCCAAGTCCTTCTTTAATCAATCTACATTGGTGATTCGCCGAAAGATGGATGACCAGAATGAATCATGGAAAGAAGTGAACATGAAGCTATTTGCCAATGGAGGGATTCAAATGACGGGCGTGACATCCGAATCGTTTGCCTTTCGCACCATCGAGTGGCTTCTCTCCCAGATTCAACGTCTTCCTGTCTCGCCATTTTCCGCAGAGCCTTCGATTCAGCGATTCTCGGTGCAGCTTATCAATACCGATTATGCCCTGAATTATTTCATTAACCAGGATGCCCTTCACAAACTATTCATCAATCATTACAATCTATTCAGTATGCTTGAGAAAACCATCTATCAAGGCGTGAATACAAAATTCTTCTATAATTCACGAAATCCAGGGATGGGTATCTGTCAGTGTCAGACATTCTGCAAAGGGCAAGGTACAGGTGATGGTGAGGGGCAGTGCAAGCGCATTACAATGAGCATCTTTCGTACGGGACGAATTATTATTACGGGCGCACGCCATCTGTATCAGATTCAGTCGGCGTATGCCTTCCTTAACGGTGTATTTGAGACACATAAGTCTACGGTACTGTATCCTCCGAATACGCAGTGATACGCAGTGATACGCCACAATGCTCCACAATGCACGATTGCGTTTAATGATAAATAAGGAATTGTATTTTATTGACAGATTTAGACATGTCTACCCCGGCTTCCAATCCAGTCACATCCAACGCCACGGTTGCACCTGCTACCGGTGGAGCAGCCATCACAGTTGACCTTCTCCCGCCTGCACAAACCATGTTACAAGCTGCCAAACTCGCCATCGAACAGGACCGTGCCATTATGCTTGACTATTATCGCCAGACACATGCCGGCACTGCATTCCTCGGCGAGGACCCTGATAGCAAAGAGCGCATTCTCGTAAAGTCCAAGGAGGAATTTACGTCATTGATTAAGAAACTGTACAAAGTAGGCGATGATTTCATTATTTTGACAGAGAACTCGCTCTACGTTGTTTCAGGCAAGGTTCAGAAGCGCAAGGTGAATCTTGCCTCTCTTCAAGAAGCATATGATTCATCCATGTAAGTATGGACTGTGTATCACGTATTCTTATTATATCATAGTATGAATACGGTCATTTCCTTTCTAATAGAATTCTTATGTATAACTGGTATCCTAACTGTATTGGCAGTTGTTTTCCATATCCACAGGACAGGGTCTGTTTTATTTTTTGTGGGACGGCACATGATTGCTCTGGGCGCTGCATTACTGCTTTCCTTATGGATCCACAATCAGGTCTATAAAAATTGAACCAGCAATTGGGTGATAGAAATGGCACCCATGTCATCGGTTCTGGAAGACGTCCATTTGCCCACTATGCGCATTTGGAGCGTATTTGGTCATACGAATCGATGCAACGAGGAGTCCTTGCAGGAGAAGACGTTGGCGCCGCTTCTACAAGAACTCGGTCATGTACCGGATCGGATTCTCCTTCCATCCGAGGGGCATTCCTCCATTTATCTTCAAAACTGGGCCGAATCCTTGCGGATTCAGACGCAAGTATTCCATGCGGACTGGGCGCGCAACGGGCGTGTGGCTCAGATTCTTCGTGATGACCGGATGCAGAAAGAATGTACCCATGCTCTCGTGTTTCTATCATCAAAATCGAATCGAATGGAACAGTTTGCAGAAAAACTGGTGAAAAAGGGGAAGGTGGTCCTTACAATAACAGACCTGAGCCCGACACGGCGTGCTTCGGTGCCTTCTGCGCCTGCTGCGACTTCAGCGAACGATCGCAAATCAAATAAAGGAACAATGCTGTCGTTCCTAGTAGACCGACCTTAATCAGCGTCGAAATCAGCACAACGGTCGCGAGGCCGCCCGTTATTTTTGTGGTCGCCATCATGTACACGAAGCTAATAACCGCCAGGGCAGCGAGGACGGAATACACAACGAAAAAGATGTAGAAGTATCCGCAGAGGGTAGAATCCGCAATCATGTCGGTCCACATAGAGGATGGTGAGCTCATTCTATTCTGACATCCGAAAATTGCGCGATAATTTTCAAGGATATAGATAGAACATGGCACGAAATCTCTCTCGTTCCCGGAAGGGCCATCGTAAGCACAAGGCGCGCCGAACACATGTGCGCCGTACGCTGCGCGGCGGTAGCAACTTGGGCGCTTCCGCAGCACCTCTCCAGTATTCCCTTGCTGGCGATTGGTCGTCGAAGATGGCACAAGGACAGGGTGGCGATTATCTCAAATATCATGTGGGACAGCATGGTGGACAACGCGGCGGTGTTGCGCCAGTTGGTGACACGGGGGTGATGGATGCGTCGCTACGCGGTCCGGCAATGTTGGCCGGCCAAGACCAGGCGTTTGCCGCGATTGCGGGGCTCAAGGACCAGGCAGGTGGCAAGCGTTCTAAGCGTTCGAAGAGCGCCAAGCGCTCGAAGAGCTCCAAGCGTTCCAAGAGTGCCAAGCGCTCGAAGAGCTCAAAGCGCTCCAAGCGTTCCAAGAAGACGCGCGGCGGTTCGTTGTCATACGCCCCATTTGACGGAAAGGGTATGCTTCTCAGCCAATCCGATTACGCCAAGGCGGGTCTGAGCCCTTCGTGGAGCTCGAACGTGGAGTTTAATGCGGCGTCTGCCCGTGCATCTTTGTAAGACACTTTTAAGAATTTTTTAATTACATTTCTATTATTTTCTGAAAACATAATAGAAATGAGCAACAATAAAGAATATGATGCCAAATATGATGACAGCTATTATGCTAAACTACAAGAGCAAGTACATGGTAACCCATATAGCAACGAAACGCATACACATTATCCATCTCCCCAACAACCGAATTCTAACAATACACCTCCCGCGAACCGCTCAAATGCTACATCGAAAAAACGTAAGATGCCGCAAAACAATACATCGACTGATGAGGTAACAATACTTACAATTAAATATGATAGTGACAAAATACAGAATGGGATAAAGAAAGATAAACAAAAATACCTACTAACTAAAAATCATGGTTTTAAACTTACCTTTCAAGGTCCTAATCAAGAAGATACGGATACTTATGAAATAGTGCAAGGAAATGACGGTGAAAAGAGTTGGAAATCTATAAATACCGGTGGAAAGCGTCGCACGCGCTCATCTCGTAAGCGTAGCAAGCGCACCAATCGAAAGCAGCGCAAATAATGCGCTCTGTAGCCTACATCAACGTAACATCCTTCTGTACCGCATCATCGCTACACGTCTGCGGACGAATCTTATCTTGAAAGACGGGCACCAATCGCTCTCTGGCTTGCTCCACAAACAGAGACCGCTCCTCCTTGGAGACAGCCACCTGAATCTTAATAAACAAATCGCCATAGCTCCCAATGCTATTATGCAGCGGCATACCAAATCCGCGAAGGCAATACGTATCATTCTGGAACGAACCAGCGGGAATCTGGACAAAGAGCCCTTCATCATACCCAGGATGACCCTCGATTCGAATGACCGTTCCCAACAGCGACTCCGCCAACGTCAATGAAAACGTCGTCTCCAAATTCTGAAAGCGGTCCCCTACGCGCTTAAAATTACGATACGCAGGGTCGTTCGGGTCCTCCTGCAGCATAATCTGCGCATCACCTGGTCGCTCAAACGCGGGGTGGTCCGAACATACCTCAGGAAACAAGAAGGATTCCTCCGCACGCATACCTGGCGCGATTTGGACCGACAGCTTTCGGGCCTCATTGTTGAATCCCGTCCCCATACAATCGCCGCATACTTCCAAAATGCGCTCGCCTTTTCCCTGACAATCCAGACACGGACCCGTTGTATGCATCGCCATCGGACCCATCTGAATCACCTGCGTCACTGCGCCTTGACCATTGCACTTACGACATGTTTCCCTCGATGTTGCACCACTATGGTCACATTTTGAACAAAATGACTGGCGATTAATATGGATATCAAAGCGGTGACCCAGATAGAATTGCTCGAGACGAATCGGAATGGTTTGTACCGACGGCGCTGGCTTTCGCTGTTTTCGAATCGGGCCGCGCTGAGGACCAACTGGTGGGTTTCCAAACATCCCTCCAAACAAATCATTCATATTGAATTCGAACGGAAAACCACCTGGGGCGCCTGGAAACGGGAATCCACGGTTCATCGCCTGTTCATCCGTCGAGCCTGTTTCATCATACACACGCCGCTTCGTTTCATCCGTCAAAATATCACTCGCCCGTGTAATCTCCTTAAACTTTTCAGGGTCTCCTCCCTTATCCGGATGATGCACACGCGCCAGCTTCAAATACGCTTTTTTGATGGCTGTACAGCTGTCGCTCTTGGACACACCTAGAATATCATATAGAGATGACATGCGTGTTTAGTTGAATCTACTATTCGACGTTTAGGCCATCTCTTATGAGATACAGGTCAGGGCAATCTAAAGTCTATCTCATTAGGCATCATTAATGACGTCCTTAGTTGGACAGGAGACCGTCTGGAAAGAGTGTCTCGCACAATTCGATACACCCTCCCATATTTTTCTAACTGGGACAGCGGGGTGTGGTAAAACAAAATTAGTGCGTGAACTACTTGAAACCTATGCACGACAGAAAAAACGGACCACACCTTATCTATGGGGCGTGGAATCCATCGATGAATGCATGCTTCTCGGACCAGACCAGGACCGCGGTATTCAAACCATTCGCGGCCAAGTGAGTCTCTTTATTCGGCAAATGTCACTTGGAAAGAACAATTATCGATGGGTCATCGTGGATGATGTAGACACCTTTCCCCAGATTTCACAACAGGCACTACGAAGACCTATGGAATCCTATTCCCATATTACCCGCTTCTTTTTCATCGGTATCTCCGAAGAGAACTTAATTCCTGCATTGCGGTCACGCTGTATTCACATCGCCATGAATCAACTTGACATCATTTTGTATAAACAGCCATTTCTTACAAGTGTGGATATGCCCCATCCTGAAAAGTTCACAGAGGACATGTGGAGCTGGGTCATTAATTTGGCAGGAGGCAATATCAGTGACATGGTACGACTACTCAAACTGATTCGCGATGTTCATGTCACGACCGGTTCTGAATTGACGCTGCCGCGCGTCCGTGCCCTTTGCTCTGCCCCATTCTATGTTGATTTCATTCCACTATTGACGGCCATGGCATCCAATAATATCGTCGCATCCGTCTTGAGTCTCGTGGCCATTTGGAAGAGGGGGTATGCATATGAGGATATCCTCGAAAGCTTTCAGGTTATCAATCAGCTATTTGGCAATAACCATTTCAAGGATAATCTTTTGATTCACAAATTTCTGATTCATTCTTGGATTTCATATTGTAAAGGAAATACAAGTATTCTAGCGTTACAGAATGTAATATATAAAACTCTTAAGGGTGAGAATTCAGACTCTTTTTTAGCAAATGCTTCACTGCCAAATCCGATGCCATGATTTGCTCCTCGCTCATCCGCAAAAACCATCCAAACATTGTGCGGTCGCGCAACTCCTTCCCTGGAAGGGGGATATACGTCGTATAACTACAGAGGTCAAACGGTAGATTGCCATCTGTATTCGATAACAAATCCTCCAATTCGATGCGCTTTCCATTCTTCTTTCGCATACCCTCGGCGGCGGGGTCAACGATTAGACCAGTATGAACATAGTCTGAAGAGAATCGCACGAAATCCCATTTGGCGTCCCCGCGAATCTGTTGGCCGCCGCGCTTTTCGGCGACGCGCTGGTAGCAGACGGCAGACCATTCCTTGAACATGGGGTGGTCTGGTTTCGGTGTCCACAAGGCCCGCAATCCTGGGACCGTGGTTCCTGCCTCACCCGCATAGGTTTCATCCAAATCGGTACCAAAGAATACCGTTTTCTCTTTTGGCAGGGGACCAAACGGTTTTAAACATATAGAATGGGGATCCAGCCAGAGGCCACCGTATTTGGCCAGAATCGCAGCACGAAGATAATCATGTTCCGCCTCATTCACGGGTGAAATCGGGTCACGTAATCCGGGAGGAAGTTGGTCCCATCCTCCCAGTAACTCTGCCGCGCCAGCTAGCCCACCAATGACTTCTACGCGATAGATGTCCTTGTTTTGATGGACGATGGTTTGATAGCAGAGATTGAGAAAGGGGAGATTCAGGACACGCGAGGAACGAGCTCCAAAGTCGCCCCACATGCGCGAATTCACATCCGATGTGTCATAATATAACCAAATGACTGGCTTGTCCAATCCCCGCTTCAATAGGTTCTTATCCATGAATGGATTCGCATTGATGAGACCCTTAGAATGGAACATAGCATAGGAGACCGCAACGGCCAATAATAGTACCAAAATGCAAAGAAGAATCTGAAATGGACTCATCTACCTATCTCATGATTTGAATTCTTTTAGGAAGGACGTAGTGCCCATTGACTTGACGCGGTTGTCTTAAAATACTCTGCAATTCGATGCTTGTGTTGTTTCTCTTCTTCTTGTTTCTGCTTTTCATATGCATCAATCGCGGCTAAATCCCTATCCAATTCTGTCTGATATACTAATCCACGCTCTTCTAACAGTTGCTCAAAGGTTCTAGTTGGAGTATCGTGGGGTAACTTATCCAATACTGTATTCTCCACGGTATACGCATCATGCAGGTCTGTATACGATGGTGCTACACCTGAATTGGATGTAAACGATTCTCCTGCTATCGGAATCAATGTTCCATGAGACAGCTTGGGACAGGAACGGGCCATTTGTTCGGGTAGCATGAGGGTATGATGTGGAGTGGGTTTTCCCTGCCGCACCTTGGATTCAAACGATGTATTCCATATACGAGGGCTTATTGGCGGACTGGATGAGTATTTTTCCTCTTCCACTTCTTTTAGCCAATCACCATATCCCCGCTCATCGCGAACATGATGCTTTTCAAATTGCGCATTGAACTCGGCTCGGAAGGTTTCATTGGAGCCCGCGTCTACATGGTCCATCACTTCATTGACTAGATTATTGAGCTCGTTCACAAACTGCTCCTCGCGTGCCTGTCGAACCTGACCGACATCGAGTACCGCCATACCATCTCGGCCTCCTGTGGACCGTTTTAGGACACCCGCTATATATACGTAGGCACTTAGAATTGCATCGAAATCACCCTCTTTTCCACCCTTATCCGGATGAGCATTTATAACAGCCGCCTTAAATGTTTGCTTGAGAGAATCGGGTGTTGCATCATGCAAGGAATGCAATCCGAGCGCCTCCAGTGCCTGTTCCATTACTACCGGTAGGTTGAAATGATTTAGATTGATTTCTTTACGAGAATAGAATGTCTATCCTGGCATCCGCTCTAGCAAAACAGTGGATTACACTCAATGACACGACGATTCCCATTATGTCGATACAGAACATTGAAATGACGGAAGAACGGGGAGAATACTATTTCATGGTACAATGTACGAATCAAAAAGTATATCGAGTCCATCTTGAAGGTACAGGAGGGAAATGGCTCTATATGGCGTGTCATGAAGGGCTGGAGGAGGCAAAGAGGGGTGGAATGCAGTATGAGCGCCTGTAGGGCACTTTTAGGACTTTTTAGGAAAAATGGACTTTTTAGGAAAAAGTCCGCAAAAATCATATGGGTTTTTTAAATTCATATGTGCAAGCTTTATCATTTTTGGGGACTTTTTTATAAAAAGTCCAAAAAGTCCATTAGTACCCTATCTTCTTCTGATTGAGGTCCACTCCATCCGTTATTACCATGCGCTTCATTTGGTCGTGATACTGTTGATTTCGAACATGCATCTCTGCGCGCCGTCGTTCGCGCTGTTCATCCATCACTTTCTGACGCTGCTCAAACTCCTGAATCCCTTGAAGCTCGTGGTTGTTCAGCGGATCCGGTGCGCGCTCCCGCGAGGCTCGGTACTGCTCGAAATTTCTGTCATGAACTGCCACATTCGATACTTTATCCGAAATCGTTGATTCAGACGTATAGGCGCCGCGCAAATCCGTGAACTGGAACTTAGAGTTCGGGGCGGCCGTGTAGCTGTCAGGTCGGTCCCCCACCAAGTCAACTCCGCTCGTAGGATTCAACGTGAGCGCCATCTGGCCCGGATGTACCATTAGTTGTGTGCTCTGTTTCCCTTTTCGCGCCTCATCTTCGAACATTCGGTTGAACACATCACGATTGAATTGTCCCTTGAACTTTATCTGATTCGATGATGCTGTATCACTCTCCTTGAGCCAATCTCCATATCCATCCGAATCCGGATCCGGCAAATGGGTTTGCTCAAATAATTTATTAAAGGCATTCATATCCAGATTCTTTGCATTCAGACGAACCGGTTCGCCACCATAATCCCATTTTTTCGTCTCCGCTTCACGGCTCTGCTGGGTGCTATGGATGTCGGTTGGCTGTTTTCCATCTCGTTTGCTGCCCCGCATGAATTTCAGAATTTCAGACAAATAGGCATAGGCCCTCGTAACCGCCTCAAAATACTCCTCGGAACCACCCTTATCAGGATGTGCGCGCAGGGCCATTTTCTTATAGGCTGCCTTTAACGCTTCCTCGGTAAGTGCCACTTCCTCTTGAATATGGAGCACTTCAAGACAGGATGCAAAATAGGAGATGGCCTTTTGTTTCGGTGTCTCCGTAATGACTTTCCAGCTGGGTTCATTGGATGTATGTGTAACAAGCTGGGTTGACTGGCTCTTCGGTTGATAGGTAGATGCATTGGGCGCATTCATCATGGAAGGGTGTGTGGCGCCCATTCCGTTTGCCATATTCGGCTGAAGACTGCGAGGTATAGCAGGCGTTTGCTGTGTATGTTCTCCCGGAAGTACAGGCGGTGTTCCACCCGATTGAACGGTAGATACATAATGGAGCAGATAGGAATACACTCCACATCGCTTCGCGGAGCTAACATACTCCATCGACGCCATACACGTCTGAATGACTTGTAGCCGTTTTACCGGATCATGAATCTGAATCATATTGGAATACATTCTCAGATGAACCGGATCAATCGAGGACTGATTGTTCCCCATCTATCCAAACCATCACAAACCATTATGACATTTGATACGCAAATCGTAGAATGGTTGGTATTATATTTTATGCATAGTGGATAGAAATGAGCAAAATGTCCCTAACCGTGGAACAAGAAGTTGCAGTCCAACTTGTGTATGGTGATGCACGAGCAGCGGCCGAACTGATTTTGAAGAACGAGTCAATGTCGGATTACATGAAAGTGACGAAATTGATGAGTGAATTGATGAAGATACTGGAGCGTGCCCGCCCGAATGGTGCGAAGCTTTCAGGTGCAAACAAGAAGGCAGTTGCACTTGCACTATTGGGTCGTCTTATTTCGGAGGTCGTTCAGGAATCCTCTATGCTTGCATCTCTTCTTTCCACCGTTGAATCCGTCGGCGAGCATTTGCTGGAAACCTTGGCGGATATCGGCCGAAGTCTAAACCTCTCTGTCGAGCAAGAAAAGGTCGCGGAAGCGGTGTGCGACGGATGCTGCGCGGTTCTTCAAGCAATTCTCAAAAAGTGAATGGATAGATAAAATTGAAGACCATGATGTTATGTTACATGACAACATGATTGCTGTCTATCGCTATGTTCCTGCTGTTCCTGCTGATTCTGATGTACCTGTACTTCCAGTTGTTTCCTTCTCCACGACGTATAATATTAATACACTTCCCACGATTTCAATGGAATACGTAGAAGCTATATGGAGTGAAACAAACGACTTTGGAATCGTGATGCAGTATATGGAATCCAATATATACTACTTTCTCGTACCTACAGATACCTACCTCCCTGATACTTCAACCTATCACCGCATGAATCTTAGTGAGAATAATGTGAAAGACCAGCATTGTGATTATTATGCAAAACTAATTATTGCTCGATTTACAGACCGTTTTTCCAAGCGACTTCGCACCCGTCGAATTCTTGAAATCATCCAAACACGCATTATCGAACATAAACAAACCATCGAGTTTCATCAAAAATTCCTAGAAGCACTACAAGCCTATCCATGGGATGACATCCACGACCGCCTTCTGGTTCAACACATCCGAGAGGCGTCACAAGAGATAGTAGATACAGAACAGCGTTATCGTCCATACGAGGATGGATATTATGAGGCGAAACATGATTTTGAGGAGAAACGTCCTAGCGATTCCGAATCCTCTCTTTGAGCTCAACCATACTCGGCATAGGAATCTCTGCCTCGCATTCCCAGAAGAACCGCTTCCCCACCGAATCAAATGAAAACGCAGCGGGATAGAATTGCGGGGCCACATACGGAAACTGGCGCTCAGGGCAAGGAGGAATCAATGACCAACTCTCCAGCGGAAGAACAAGAGCCAATTGCTCCGTCGGTCGAATGTCCTCTGCGCGAACCCGAACCGTTTTAGGAAAATCAGGCAACGCATTCTGATTGACTGCCTCTCGTACCCATTCCCATAGAGGCGGTAGGGAAAAGGGATAGTACCAATTAAAACAAATATCGGTCATGCGACCCGTATAGTACGCCCAAATCCATTGAAACCCATATAGATATTCGTCTACGATGCTTGATTGTGCGTGCCCTGGAAAGAATCGGGTTTGGTATTTTTTCTTCCAGTCGTGGTGAAGTCCGTCACCTTTGAATAAGAATGCCTCTTCGGACTGACTCAGTGGCCAATTGATTTCTCCAAAGCCCGTTTCAGTCGCAAAGCGTGCTTGTGCACGTTTCTTCTGAATGTACTTCTCGATGCGGGTTGGCTCATGGACCGCAAGAAGACGAAAAAACGCCTGGAGACCCTCCATGGATAGCTCCATTGTATTTGGATAAACGAGCGGAAGAGGGAGAGCTCTCAGAATTCGTAGGAGTTCGATATGCCCATCATCGCGCATTTTCAGGCCCAGAGACGAAGGAAGAAAATCATTTCCAAGTACCGACATCGCGCAACCATAATTCAATAAAAACTCACGTGCATGTTCTTTTTCGATACCTTGTGTTAACCATGATTCTAATGCATGAATGGAGAACCATTCGAATTGTTCCTCTCCATTTGCATCATACAACATTGTCCCTTTATCAATTTCTTCGCGGAATAACCATGCTTCTACTTTGTTCTTATGTAAATGGTTTGCTTTATCTAATCCCAATAGTGTGAGAACAATTAAATCGGCATCTAGACCATATACTGCGATGTTACCTGGATAATTACCCGTTCGCCAGGCCGTCATGATTTTATGCTCGCCCTCCCCTGGCTCGTTACTGGAACTCATGAACCATGTTCCGCGACCGTTTTCCTTTATCATCTTTTCAAGCCCCGCATGGAGTCGCTGCATGAACACGGTGCCTGGTGTAATTGCGTTCGTATCCCACGAACCAGAGCGTTGTTCACGCTGTTTTAACCAGACCGATTTAAAGCGTCGAAGGCGCTGTTGTCGCATTTTGGCCATTGGGACCACCCCATCTATCGCCAAATAAATCCCAGCCCGAGGTTGTACCAGTCGAATCACCTTCAAGCAATATCGCACGATACATTCTACGAATTTCGCTTCCCATTCATCCTTTTTATTATCGGAATAAGGCGGCGTATCGGCGCGGTGTAGACAGTGGTAAATCAGACAGTTGAAATCCAAAAAGAGCCATTCGATGGTCGCATCAGGATGGCTCCTTTTGATAAGTTGAGGGAGCTCATGTAGTAGTTTTTTATAATAGGATGGGATACCCATCGTCGAATCTGATGAATATCGTGGTGAATTCTTTATGCTTCCCAGAATGATATATTATAATGTAATAGGGATACACATGGCAAGTCCGACTACGAGCCAGAACAAAGGGAGCAATTACCCAGAATTATTGATTAATGCGGCAGATGAGATTATTCGGTTGATGCCCGATTCACTTCTATTTGGAACACTGGTTCTCTATTTTTTAACACAAAATCTATCCTATGGAATCCTTTGCATCTTTATCTTTGAAACGGTCATTGGACATCGAATTATTTCATGGTTATTCTCACAGGGTGTCGGCGATTCCCGGCCTACATCCGTACCAGATGCAAAGGAAAAAATCAAATGTCGGTCAGGATTCATGACACCTGAGTCCAATACCTCTCGAATCTTTCAACATGGGTCCTATCCATCCTATGGTCTATTTTCCATTTCATCCTTGTCCTCCTATTTTCTATTGGGAATGAACGATTACGCTGCTACATTTGACTCCATGGATGCATCGGGCTCCAATAAGTACGCATGGTCGACTCGCGTTAGAGTATCCTCTTATTCAATCGGCATCCTCTTATTCGTTATCATTTGCTCCAGATTGTATAAAGAGTGTGATACGAGTGGCGGAGTTCTTGTTGCAGTGATGCTAGGATTGCTATTTGGCTGGGTTGGATACGTTATCAATAGCAAAGTATTTGGCTTAGAATCAATGAACTTTCTTGGACTGCCCTATATGAAATCACGGAGAGAAGATGGTAATCCAATTTATGTATGCAATCAAGTTCAGGGATAAAAAATAATAGGTAATTAGAATGGATTCCTTAAGGGGTATCATATCCGATATTCGTGTATTTATGAATACCGGTATCAGTCGACTGCCGATTATTATGGCAGGGACATTTCTTCTCGTCGGATTATACAGCGCAAATTATGCTATGATTTTATTTCTGGTCGGATTTCTGATTGGTGCACCGGCTACCGCATTTGGTATTAATTATTTATTTGGTGACTATTTTAACGTTTCATCGGGTGATACATGTAAACTGTTTGTACCCTTTTCTACACCTGAAAATGATTCGACGACAACAGAAAAAGTGGCAATATCTACTTCTACCGCGATGACCGCATTCTTCTTGGGATATATTGCAAATAATTCGATTACCATGGCACTACGTGAACCAGAAACGGGCGCGGACGAGAATAAGGTATCTCATCGTAAAGTAAGTAGCTTCATTACATTTAGCTGCATTATCTTATTTACATTATATGTTGGATGGCGTCGATATTCTGTTGCATGCGAAGAATGGTACATGCTGCTCGTCGGTGGTGTATTATTTGGCACGATGGGATATTATTGGTATAATGTATTAGCTCGAATTGATAATGGAGATGGTCGGCTTGCAGATGTCACGGGTATCGCAAATAGTTTATTAAAACAATCATCATTTGATATGAACACGCCTGTTGCGTGCGTTGTACCTAATTAAAAATTATAGAATCGCTTGAGTTCCTCCAAAAAACGAATCGTACGTTGAACATCTTCTCTCGTACAATGACCTAGACGAATGGCTTTGACCATCTCCTTTTGAAGTACCGACGCATGAGCCGTGAATGGGATAGATGCACGATAATGTTCTTGCGCCTCTTCTAGTGTTAACGAATTGTCCCGACCAAGACGTTGGTTCACCGCGGAATGAAGATGATAGAGCCATTCCCGAACAGCAGAGGGTTGGAAAACGATAGGATGTTTGGATACATATTCGGTATAATGCTTTTTACATTGCGGGCACGGTAGAGAATACCGCAGACTCATTAAGAGACCACCCCAAATACGTTGTTCCTCTTTGGGGAGGTGTCGCAGCATGATAGAGCCAAATCGTTCCGCTGCCGTGTGGAGAATAGCCCAGAGAGGAGGTCCCCACACGGAATTTTGCGGGGCGTCCATGTCTATTTCTTCCGAGCAGTTTTGGTCGCCATCCGTAACGCAGAGAATTATTGCGGGGTTGTAATCATTACTTCATTCGTTTTTGCATCCGGCTTCTTTGAATGAATCGCGCGGCGACAAGATAGGACAGTTGTATGATAGGGGAGTGGAAATGCCTCTCGTACTTGTGTGACATCCGCGTTACTCATCATCCACCGTACACTTTGTATGCGTAATTCACGGCATCGTTCAAAGAGTACACGGTGATTCTCCTCGTTGAATCCAGAGGCGGTATAGGACACAAATGACGTGTTCGTTTCTGGTGCATAAGGCGGGTCCAAATAGGCGAAATCGCCTGGTGTAATCGAAGAGAGAGAGGTCTGAAAGGGCTGTGCCTGAAAGACCACAGGCCGAATAAGGTCCGAAATTGCACGAAGATGTGCCTCGTCCATGATTCCTGGATTCTTATTGTTTCCATAGGGTACATTAAATCCACGTGGACCCTCTCGATATACGCCGCGGAAACAGGTCTTATTCAGAAACAATATCATGGCGGAACCGCGAGCGGACACTTTCTCCTCTGCCGACATCTGATTGAATTGAGCACGAACCCAATAATAATACGATTCGCGGTTCCCAAGTGCCTCTTGTTCTGTCGCAGGAGTGCGATTCACTGTTTCGGTTCTGCATTCGGAAAAGGCTACCATGATACAACGCATCTCATGAATCAACTGGTCAGGTTCACGCTGTAGGGTTTGATACAACCCGATAAGAATCGGATTAATATCGCTGGCATATACGGTACCTGTAATAGTTAGTGCACCTTGCTTTTGTTTAGAGAGAACTCCGAGAAGGACACTCCCGCCACCCAGGAAGGGTTCGTGATAATTTGTCATGGAAACGGGAAAACGAGAGAGAATCTCCTCTAGAATCTGGGTTTTGCCTCCGACCCATTTCAGAAAGGGTTTCATGACAGGCACATGTGTTGATAAGGGAGGGGCAATGGAAGGGGCAATGGAAGGGGCAATGGGAACACAAGGGCGAATCCGGGCCTGGTGAGATTCATATGCCGTGCGTTTGGTAAAGGTATGCTGGCATCGAGAACAGGTATACATGGTCTGCTTTTATCGGAGGAACATACTCTATCAATTTTTATCACAAAGATAAATAGAACGGGAGAAATGGAACCCGAGGAACCTGATTTTGTGATTGAAGCACCTAAAGCGGCGGCGTCCAACGCATCCAACATGTCGTTAGGGGAATTTAATTCTATTCCTATTAAATCTAGTAAGAACAAAGAACCTGAATTACCAGAACCTGCGCCAAATGCACCCATCAATGCAGTTGTACGTACAGTAGATGATTCTATGATGGATGTATCCGACGAGCTTCTACCTGCACAGGGGCTTTCGATTCGTATGGAAATTGGAAGCCAGGACCCGAAGCGACCCGGTATGGCACCGTTTCACTCTGTGTATGGGTTGATGCGATTTCAGAATAACCCGAAAAAAATGCATCATGGAGAATTTCGTGATAACCACATGCTTCAACGGTTTTTAGAGAAACTTACTACACCAATGGCAAAGGCTGTTTGGGTAACAGATAATGAAAAGGGATTACGTATCAAAAACGAAGATATTATTTTTGTTTCAAATGATAATCAAAAGATGGGAGGTGTGCAGATTCGTTTATCCAACAAGGGAGAATTCACTCGAGCGTATGCATCCAAGCACTACGTACATATTGATTTATATCAATTCAGGAATAAAGCACTGTTCGACAGTGTACAGCAATCCATTCGAGCGTTTTTCGAGGCAAAACATTCCATTAAGAAGTTTACACGAAAGCGTATCACGCGCAAACACTATAGGCCCTCCCTAGCAAAGACGCGCTCAAAAGGAATTCCTTTTCATCGGTCATCGCGGCGGAAAATCAGGAAATTTGATAAGCCGACTCGCCGTCTAGTAAATCAAGCATGAGCGCAGAATATCACGTACCTCGGTTTCTCTGGGAGAATTTCGAATCGGTCCTCCTTGCGCAATCCAAGCGATACATTGGAGAATTGGCAAAGATTCTTCGCATTCCTGAAAAGGAGTTGATGAAAAAAGTCCTTCCTACAAATGATTCAATTCGAGTCATTATTCAAGACTCGCAGGAACGCCAATGCGGGGCCTATATCCAACATGATTCACTAACGGTCTTTTGTAAAAAACCGGTAGCCTATCAATCTGAATTCTGTACATATCATCGCACAAAACGAATGACCGTCGTGGAAGGGATGAATCCCATTGTAATTCAACGAATGAAGAACCATCCAGAGAGAGAACCCTTGTGGGTACAAGGAATGTCTATCATTCAATCAAATGGAAATCGAGTTGGAACCATTGATATCGAAAATCAAACCATACAGCTGTTTGTCATAGAATGAAGTGCCTAAAACTTGAATGGGATTATCAACATAAATGGAGAACTTGGAGGGGAACTCTGTCGTGTCTTTTTTTCGATTATACAAGGAAGGCGATTCTGATTCGGAAATAGAAAGTGGATACCATAGCCCATCTGAATATGAATCGACACCAAAACGGCATCGGTCCAATTCGGGGAGGGTACATCGAGAGAGGAACGAGCCTATCACACATCTACAACTATCTTCAGGTCGTGTTCTTCGATTTCATGATAGAGACGGCAGTAATATTCTTGTCCCATGTTGGTTTGAATCTAATCCATACGTGCGAAGGATTTTATCACGCATTCCATTTTCGATTGAACGTAGTTTGAACTATTTGAGCCGTATTCGATTTGAAGAAGATGGTTACGACAGTGATGGAGAGATGATTTATTACCATCTTCGAGTTCAGGTCTATGAATCCTATCTGGTTGAGCTCCGCCTCCGTCGCGCAATGCGAAATGTCCTTTCCCGCTGGCGGATTCGACGCATGGACCTTGCACCCGTAGAAAGGATGGATCCTATCACCTTGACCGCCCCTGACAAAGAGGTTGTACTATACGATTGGTCTGTCAAGCGCAAATTCATTTTTGATGCAAAGAGCCTATCGATTCTGATTGAAACTGCGCTTCTGTATAATGAGAGTGGTTTCGCCCTTCCCATGTATCCTCGTAATCCGTGGAACAATCTTGAGTTTAGTTATCGTCATCTCGTCTCCATTTATTATCAGCTACAACGACATGGCGAATTACGATGGTGTTTTACTACATTACGCAAATATAACTTTGATAAGAACAAGTGGTTTCAATATCACCGTTCCGCGGTAACCATGTTGGCAATTCGAAACAGTTTATCAACTCTCGATACACCCTATTCAAAGGAATTATTGGAGGATTTTATTGTTTCCAGAATAGAATCAATTGAGCCCGTATTAAATGATACGATTCAGGCCTATCGAATCGCACTGCTTCGTATACCGCGGCACTGGTATCTAGAAAAATGGAAGGCAATCGCCTATCAGCACTTAGAAGCGACACATTATCATATGAATATTGAGCGTTCTATTGAGCGTCAGTGCAAGGGGATACATCAAAAACAGTACATGTTTATGCGGGAGCTTGTTAGACTAGGCCTTATTCCGCGGATTCCTCCCAGAGAATTGGTCTAAAAATTGATGAAATGAGCGGAGCGATGAATATGGTACATGGGTGCCTGTTTCTGTCTTCCACAACATGAAGACGTTGCTATTCCGCGGCGACCAACCATCTCGCACGTGACTCCTGATATCGAGACCCTATATGGAAATTGCAACGATAGCAATACACCATTTGTTACATACGACCATATCAAACAAATGGTAAAAATCCTTCGCATCGTAGATGGAGATACAGTGGACATCGCGATGGGAAGTGAGGACCGGCGTGTGTTCAAATATCGTGTGCGGCTCTATGGAATTGACACACCTGAAAAGCGGCCATCGAAGGCCAATGCGGACCGCGACAAAGAAATTGAGGCAGCGCGTGTATCGAAAGATGCTCTTATGGGAATGTTCCAGAAAAGCGGGAATTATGCAACAGTTAAACTCTATAAGCCGGATAAGTATGGGCGGCTTCTAGGAACATTCTATGATAAGAATGGGGTGGACCTGAATCAATGGATGGTGGAGCAGGGCTACGCAGTGGCATATTTTGGAAAAACAAAGAAGACATTCGCGGAGGTTTGTTCACTGGATATCAAGTTGGATGAATAATCGAAGGTAGGAGAAATGCGAGCCATTGCACAAGCAATCGCGATATTTAGCACATCGGATGTAGAGGGTGAAGTAGTCGTATCACCATCCCATAGCGGAGCTCGTCTTGTCGCTACCTTTACGAAGCTTCCCCCAGGGCCACACGGATTCCATATTCATAAGGCGGGTGATTTACGAGGAAATGGGTGTCAGGGTCTCTGTGAACATTATGATATCGGTCATCATGTTCATGGAGGAAGTCCAACATCAAAAAAAGAACGCCACACGGGTGATTTGGGAAATATTGAGATAAAATCGGGATATCTCCGAAAGTCATATGAATTACATGGGGTAACCGTCGAGGACCTCTGGGGACGCTCCATTATTGTTCACGAGGACCAGGATGATTTGGGAAAGGGGCCATTCGAAGACAGTCTCGTGACAGGGCACTCGGGAAAGAGAATGGCGTGCGCCATTTTTGGTAGGGGTGCCTCTACATCACGCAATCGGACAAGGAAGCAACACAAGTCATACAAGTAGTGCTTTTAGAATCGCATCGTGCTAGCCTTTTTTACTAGTAAATCCATGAAAAACAGTACAAAAATGCCGCTGGAAATGAACATGAGTATTTCAGATGTCACCTGCTCAGGAGACGACACATTCATATCATCCAGACGGGCAAATAGCTTATCCAGCTTTTTTCTAACTTCTTCCATCGAATCATCCTGTTTTTGATTGGATCCGTGATATTTACCAGATGGCGGAAGATGCTCGATAAAGGAGGTTTGTGCTCCACTTCGTGTAAGGGGCTTCCAATACATATCAACAGGTGGGGCAGGGACAGTCGGTGTGCTTCCTGCACGTGCGGTACCCGCTTGGCCAAATGCCTTCTGGAAATCAGGTTGCAGACGATAATCACTGGCATCCGGAATATAATCGGCAAATGAGTCTCCATCAGGGTCCGCCCCAAAGAAGTTCTTCAGGGGCGGCAGCTTATTGTCCATTGTCTCTGCGCGAGTGGTTTCTATTGGCATAATATGGTTGGATGCCTCTGATTTTAGATAATTGTATAGCGGGTCGTCGTCAAAATTGGGACGTTTCTGGTCGACGGGTGTATTACGATGGTGAGAAGTAAATCCATCATATTGTGCGGTGACGGGTGCATGCTCGGACAAACCAGTCTCATTCATCGCCTGCACCATGGATGGTTCTTCGGATGGGCGATCCGGGTCTGTAGAAGGGCCATCCAAAGAGAGGTAGGATGCAGCGGGCCCCTTGCATCGTCTCGCCCGACGGCGCTCCTCCTTTCGTGCCATCTTCGCGGCATCATTGGCGGCGCATCCCGGAGAGGGGGCCGCCATTGACGGAAAGGCATCGTCTAATGCACAATAGTTCATTGCCTCTACTACCAAATACAATCATTCTTATCTGTGCCATTTCATCCGCTTCATCGTGGCGCGGCGGTTCAACAAATCAAGCCTGTAAACAGGATGTCGGTCACACCTGCCGCCATGGTACAATCCTTCGAACAGTTTCTCCCTGCCATGGACTCTCCCCCCAAACTTCTCTATGGAGCGGCAATGGTTCTTCTTATTACCTATTCATCTGCCTTGCCCACAACCTATCGTTCATTCGCCGACTCTCTTATTGGCCGAGTACTCGGAATTGCTGCCATTCTAGGCTCCTTGGAACTATTGGGATGGATATACGGTCTTCTCACTGCTGTTGCATTTTTGCTTGTTCTGCATCATGCCCCTCGCTTTCATCATGAGGGATTTGAGGGCAGCATTTCGAAAATGAACGTATTCGGAAAACGGTGGTTTGTTGAAACCGTACTAGGCGAACGCCCCTCCAACATCTCCACCCATGAAGTTATTACACATGCCATTAAGAATTAACCTGCTGCAGTGTAGAGTGAGATGAGAATTCGCGAATTGCCATCCTTTCTATCATTTCAGAATTCTTCCGATGGGGCTCTTCAGGCTCTTGTTCTCATCGGCGCTGTGGCCCTATTGATTCATACCGGTACCGTATTTGAGACGGAATATCCCCGTCCTCTGATTGACCTCTATGTTCATCCTTGGTGGAGAATGCTCATTGTTCTGCTCCTCATCGCTGCCGCCTCTTGGTGTCCCCGAGTGGCCGTCGTGGTGGCACTTGTTGTCTTTTTCTATTTGAGCGATATGAATACACTGATTGCACCGGTAACTAACCTGACCGCATAGGCATATCATAATAAACTAACGTTAATAACAGGATGAGCCTTCCGGTTGCTATGGCACCCGCCTTGGCAATCATGAATCCGATTGATGGAGTGTTACATCTCTTTAACTCGAATCCCTATTTCATTGGAATCATGATGTTAGTTCTGAACTTGGGTGGGCGCTTTATCGGTATGGAAATCACGAAAAAACAGGAGGAATTCCTGCAGCATCCTTGGGTCCGCCGACTCCTCATTTTCACGGTTCTTTTTGTCGGTACACGGAGCATTCAAATCGCATTTTGGAGCACGGTCGTTGTGGTACTGATACTTGGTTATCTCTTTAATGAGAATTCTGCATTATGCCTGTTTGGAAAAGGCGGAGCACAGGGATCAACCTGTTCCGTGAAAGAGGAGATGACGCCTGAAGAAAAGGAGATTTTGCACCGTCTACAATCCAAGGCGCAACGTTTTTCTTCGATTAGAAAGGAATCCGACACAGATGACGTGCTCCATACTGATATCTACGCTGCCAATATGGCACTTCTTAATCGGACGATGAAATAAATATCGAAAATATCAAATGTGTTATTTAATGAAAATGCACCATTTGCTATTACAAGTTCAGGGTAACAGTGTTTCCTACCGGCACGGTTGGCTTTCTGCGACCGCGACGCTGCCCATTGGTTCCTGTACGAACGCTCTCCGCATCCGAGATGTCGCCTGAGTGAATGCTGGAAATCTCCGAGACAGCCTGCATTGCCGGCTGACCACCATAGGCGAAGGCTGGCGGGGACTGTTGGGGGAACATAGGAGGAAGCGGGTCCATGTCTGCGGCACGAACCTCTTGGAATGTCTTCAAAATATCATCAATCCCTGATGGACCCTTCATTTCGCGACGAGGACCCTGTGGCATGGGGGCAGCGGCCATATTCTGTGGCATTTGTGGAGGCGCGGAATTTGGGGCCTGAAAGAAGGAACCCACTGAGTTCTGAGCTTGCTGTCCGTTCGGCATACCCATGGCCGCGCCCATAAAATTACCAAAACCAGGACCCGCCTGCTGCGCTGCAGCCGCTGCGAACTGTTTCGCCAACTGCGGATTGTTACGAAAAATATCGTTCGGATCCATACTCGACATCTTAGAACGAAAGAATGAATTGCTCATATGAAACATAAATCCGCTGCCCACCAGCGACATCATAAGCTTCGCCTCTGGCGGCATATTACCACGACCCTTATACTTGTCATATAGCTCCTCAAATACTTCATCGAAATCCTCGATGTTTTCGTGCACCGATTCCGACCAGCCATCGAGCTCCCAGTCAAACGGATTAAACTTGCTGTTAAGGAACTCCGCGCCTGTTATAACACCCATCATGCATTGGCGCTGGAAACGGAGAGATGCTTCGAGATTCTTCGCATCGACCAAACGGTCATATTCCTGTTGAATCTCATCTAATGCATTATCCATCGTAAATCGCTTCGTAAGACTGTAGCCCTTGGATTCCAGACGATTAAGCTTGTTAATCAGGTCCATTTTCTTCTTTTTCTCCTCTTCAGGACTCAGGCGACTAGTGGCGGCCAAACTGATGGATGGGCCGGATGCGGATTGGTCGTTTGAAAATGGATTGGAACTTTCCCTATTGATAAAGATATCGGGCAGTGTATCACCGCGCCCTGAAGGAATGTCGAAGGATACCGATTCCAGCGGCTCCAATGAACTGATACCAATATCATCCAGGCGCTCCATAACAGGCGGCATGGGTGCTACCGATACAGCCGGACGTCCTGAGCTCCGATTATTAGAAAGAAGACCAATCCCTAAATCATCTCCAAGGTCCTCCTCGTGTAGTTCAATTACATTTCCGATATTTGAGCTGATTTTGATGTCGGAGCCATCCAAGTTCTCTGCAAAGCTTTGCATATCTGCGATGGATATGCTGCTCATATGTCTTTCATCCTCTCGGGTTTTTTAAGCACGATACCGTACGCACCAGCTGATTCCCCAACCGAGGGCGGCACCCATTATGATTTGAGGAAGGGTATGGCATTGTTTGATGTACCGCGATAGCATGACCAGAATGGCATATCCATATAATACGACTGTTATCCATGGATGCGAGGTATAATGGGAATAAAAGGTGGCAAAGAATATAGCCTGTGCCGAGTGCGTGGAAGGCATCCCTGGGCGACCCGCCTGAGCTCCATCATTGCACCATAGATTACAGTCTTCTGCTCCCGCTGGTCTTGGACTTCTGTCCTGAATTATAATATGCTTTAGGAATTCACCAATACAGAGGGTGCCGAATAGACCCACAAAGCCTATGATGTAATATGATTTCTGTGTTAATATATATCCTATTATTGGCACGACATACATGAGCCCCGCGGAGGCAGATAGTAGATTCCACAGTATCATTTCTTAGATGCAAGAAATCATTCCCAATCGTATCGAGTAATATAATCAACAATACACCATATGAGAACGATACCGCCAATTATCCCACTTATAATTGCAAGAACAATAGCGATGTCGATGGGTTCCATTTCTACTGATTCAAATCTTATTCTATCGTAATGCGGTGTTTGAGAGGCTTTTTTGTTTTATTATTTATGACATAATAGGGCGAATCCACCCAATAATACTTGGATGATGAATCCGTATCGTTCTCCATCCATCCTTCGTAGTTCCATTCTGTTCTACGATGAGTACCAGATGTGGCGATAAGACCTCCACTACAATGGCAACATGTCCAGTTTTTTGATAAGGACCCTCTTGTTTCCATATGATAACATCGTCTTTATTTGGAACTAGATTTGGGGCATTGCAAATGGCTTGAAACGGAACGCGGTGTTTTGTATGAATGTCGGTTCCATGCGGAACACGAAACAAATCAATGGCATTATCGATTTCTTTGAAGGTTATGCCATAGACGTGAATATAGTATCGCCGAATAAACTCAACGCATTCGTATTTTACACCATAAAAGACACCTTCATATTGTGTTCCTTTTCGTCCCATATGATGTGGAACATCATAATCAATGGCTGGATTCTCATATATGGGAATTCGATGCGGTGCATAGCCTTTGATGGGCTTGTTGCGATGCATCCTATTGTGGTATTATATCTTTGCATCAACCGTCATGCAGAGAGCATCGGCCATGTCGGATTTCTTGGGCGCTTTCTTCCACTTCTCATACCACTCGGCGCCTACTACGCTACCTGATTGAAACAATTCGATGAGACGCTCCTCGGATTTGTTTTTTCGCTCTGCATACCCTGCATCGCCCTTTTGTGCATCCTGGACTTTCTTTTTGGCATGCACGAAATGGTAGGACGGTGTTTCACCATGAATCAGAAATTGCTCTCGTAGTGTAGCAAATAGAAGGACCTGTACTGATTTCATATGCGGGTTTTTGAATGCCGGCTGGTTTTCTAATAGGACATGGGTGCAACCTGTGAAGAGACTCCAGCTGCGTGATACAAATGCTCGGAGAGCATCATGAATGAGCTCGAGAGAGACATGTGATGCATTTGCTTGTTTGGGTTGCTCAAAATGGAAGGCGAACGTTGTGGCGAGGGCCTCGAGACATTTCTCTTTTGTTCCTTGTACGGTTACACCGTGGGTCTTTGCCAGCTCTTTTAGGACCGCATGGGTAGGTAGTTTTTTACCAGTTAGCTCTTTAAGGATAGTATGTGTTTTCGGTACGTGGCGTTTGCAGTAGACCGCTGTTTTAACTTGAAAGGATGCCCGCAGTTTACAAGATGCACATGGGACGGCCTCTACTTCAGGGAGAAGATTCACATTTTCTAGGGATTGTATGTTGTTTCCTTGAAGAACACAGAAGGCGAGGTTCTTGATACCAATATCAAATGCAAGTATTTTTTGGTCCATTCATTGAATACATACGCTATGGTTTATGTACTGTATGCATTTTATGCATATAATACAGAATGCTTGAAGAGGATGTTTTGGAACAGCTCCAGTGGCAGGTTCTGACGCTCAAAGAAACCATGCAAACCCTGAATCAAATGGTTTATGAAACACAACCCCAACTGGATACATTAGAAGACGTGATTCTCGCTTCCAAACAAGAGGTCCGCACAGCATCCACTGAGATGGTCGTTGCTCAAGAGTATCAGAGCTCGTGGTATTACTATACTGCGGGTCTTATCGCAAGCGTAGGTACGACGGTTGCATTGTTGTTATTATTGTGATATTCCGAGACAATCACATGGATCGGAATAGTCCAGGTGGGAATCGAACCCACAACCAAAGCCTTATAAAAACTCTGCCCTACCGAACGGGCCCCTGGACCTTTTTTTTGAGGGATTTCTCCCTAAGAACATGATGTCAGTTCGTCTTTAAGCTATTGTGGGCTTTCAATATTGGATGACGTATGGACAACCGAGGAATCAGTATATTTCTCAAATGGATTCGTCGTCGAACTACCTTTTTTAACACCTACAAAGTAAAGGTCCTTTGAACCCGAATGATAATACGTATCCCATTGTGAAAATAGATTGTTTAGAGGGAGTGCCTCATTCAGGTCAGCCTCCGTAAGATTCTTATAATAATCGGACATATCTCCTAGATTTCCAATCGTCCCATATGAATCATTCGGATTGGACCGACGCGTACCATGTTCCGCTCTGCCCGTTGAAGCACATGTAAAACAGAACAGGCCATCGGGTTTTAGCATGTTATAGATTTTCAAAAATGATTCTTTGTATTCAGGGTCGTGCTCGAAACATTCCGTAGAAATAATGGTGTCAAATGTATTATCCTCAAATGGCAAATCCTTGGTTTTTGACACAATGGTGACATTGTTTGCAGGTATCACATCATTACCATCATATTGACAATTTTCAAATAAAAAGCGATTGTTACCGTTAATATCACCTGAACCAACATCCAGTACTCGCTTATTTACGAAAAATCCACTTAGAATGCTTTTCACAAATAGTGTAAAGTCTCGCGCCTCGATGTGCATACTGGGTATGATATCCTAGTTATGTTTAAATCCTTAAAAGGTCCCACGCTTCGAGTTACGTCCTCCCTCTTCACGCACGGTTACCCCAATATTCTTGCGATTGGCTTGCATCTCGGAGATGGTCGTCTCATATTGAAAGGTTCCAAACAGAGCGGGAGCCTTCGAGTCTGCCCGCTCCACGCCAATACCGCCCTTCCAGTTGGTCGGCTGCACTTCGGAATAAAATGGCGTTGAATGAACTACCGCGGCTGGCGGAGGAACGGTATTGGACATCGGTAGAGCCGCGCCTGTTCGCTCCACCTGACGCTTCCGCGCTTCCTCCATCAATTCCTCCGCGTGACCAATCATCCACTTCTTAGTATAAAACTGCTCCCCAACAGGGACATTCTTCGAGCACTGTGGGCGATAATCCGTTACCAAACGACCATCGTTAACCGTCGCGGCAAAGGCGGGGTAGCGACTGTCGGCGACTGGAAATAGGTCTTTAACTGATCCCAATGAGGCAGCACGAGCGTTATGATATGATGAACCCATTGAAGGATGCTCGAATAGATTTGGAGAAGTATTTCTTGTAAACGGATTAGACTGCTCCATCTATCTTTATCAATGGTTTTGGAAAGAAATTCAGGCATCCGCATCACTAACGATAGCACTGGTTTCCAAAAACGAATTGGACCCCACCGCGCCCAGAGAACCTGGTTTGATTGTATCATCCGCCGCCTTTAGAGCATCCACCAAAGCACCTTTTTTGGTTAATCCCGTAATGCCGCGCGACTTCGCAAGTGCTTGAAGCTCCTTCAGCGACATCGGGTCATAATTCACCTTTACGACTTCATCTGTCTTAGATTCTTCCACTAGAGTCAACTCCTCCACATCGATTGCTGTGTCGACGCCGGTATCCACTGTTTCCTCGTCATCCAAAAATGGGACATATACCTCATCCTGTTTCGGATTCACATGCGATGAAACGGATGTTGCTGGCGAGGAAGGAGGCACAACATGCTCCATGGAACTGTGTGTATCATCTGCCGGTAGTTCAGAATACGACTTAATTTCATTGCTCATCTTCAAATCCAGCAAAATCGACTCCAACAGGCTAATCTTTTGCTCCGACTGCTGAATGCACGTGTAAAGGTAGAGTGCAATCGAACCAAACAGCAGTACCAATACTAACCCAACCGTAAGCGTGTCGCTGATGGAGGTCATTCTGTCGTCACCTTAAGATTTTCTAGTTTGATTCGGGACGCACAGGATGCGCCATCAATCCGTTTTTCTGAAGAAGGCTATCCACACTGCTTACTTTACATATACCATCTTTCAGGGAATAATGGAACTCAATTGTGTTGTCCTCAAGAATGGTTGCAGGGCAACATAGACGCTGAATCTGGTTGGGTGCGTTTTCAACAAATTCAAACAAATGTGTGCTGATAACAGTGATAGCTTGGGATTGTTTCCATAATTTCTCACAGTAAATCTGACAGCTTCGAAGCGCATCGGGTGGATTGGTAGAATGGTATAACTCGTCAATAAATACGAGAACTGGCTTCGAATGTTGGAGAGTGTTTGCTGTAAATTCGATTTCTCTCTCAAATCGCGATTTGGAGCCTGGCAGGTCATCTGGTTTGAGGCACACGAACATCTCATCAAACGGGGTAGATGTGAGATGGCCCATCGCGGCGCCATACGTATGCGCAAATAAAGAGCTAATTGATAGGGCGCGAAGCACAGTGGATTTTCCGCCCTTATTGGGGCCCGTTAACAAGGCGTGACGGTTTGTATCAAATATCGCCGAGACGGTTTTTCGCACTTCTTTTGGGACCTGGAAATCAAAGGAGTCTTGAATGCGAAAGACGGGATGGGAAGAGCTCACCCATCGAACAGGGTGAACTTCGGGTTGATATGCAAGAGCACACATCACTTCCAAGGAGCCAATATATTTGAGGGCCATCTTGAAATAGGTGGATTGTAATAAGAGGCGCGCAGTGGCTTCGCGTTCGTTCGGAAGAGCGGGGAGCGGGGAGCGAAAGAGGGTGAATCCATGTGACGAAAATAGGTCATTCAGTGATTGATATACCTCTTGAAAACGAAGTGCTGTGCGGCCATTCTCTTGGATAATGGAATCGACCGAATGCAAGTGTTGATGTGTCCAATAGGGTTGGAGGATTCCTTGAAGAAATGTAACAGAGACTATTCCAATCTGTTTTAACATCGCTCCAGATGGAGCTTCGGCCGCCCCCGTCGCAACATCCGGATTCATCATCGCCTGCAGATTACCTGACATCATCGCCTGCAAAATATTCATATAGTTCGTGATATTCATCGGAAGTTGAAAGATAAAGCGAATAATGAAATAAGGCGCCAGAAGTGTTAAAAACGGAACAAGCAGCGACAATCCTGGTAGAATATACACGCGAAATACCGACCAGGCCGTTAGCAAAAACGGTACAAAATTCAGGGGCTTCAAATAGGATTTAAAGAAAAGAATTTCGTTGTAAGATTCTTCTTCGAGCTTGGACTCATTACAAATCAATGGGAGCATCAGCTTTTCTATCTCGGCAGATTCCTGGAAGAGCGCGCGCGCACGAGGATATAGTGTTGGGTCTTTGTTCATTGCTGTCTTCCATTGTTTGAATTTTTCACTACGTTGCATAAGGACAGATGGCCCAGATTTCCAGGATGAAAGTTGCTCCTTCAACGATGTCTGCGCGGCCTCTGTTTGAAGACCCAGCCATTCTGCACATCTCTGAACATCTATAATAGAGTCTATCATCTGATGTTTGACATGGCGTTTTTTCACCGTTTTAAACACGATTGTTCCTAAAATTTGAAGATAGGAAAGCTTAAACACATGAAGTATCACATACTAGTATGGCTGCATCCGTCTCAGACATCGCAACCGTGTTCGCATTGCGAAGCGCCATCCGGGAACCGAAAGTACCTGCTTCTATTCAACCGCTGATTGATAGTATTCGTCACTGTATTTCTAATGGCTCGGACCAGAACGGGTGGAAAACAGTGGATTGGCGAGGCTCAGGGCGTTCCGGTGCTCATAAATCTTCCAGCTTTGCAGACCGTGCTCGAACAACCCATGGAGGCGGTGCGAGAGCGCGATACTCCATTGATACTCCATCCAGTATTCCATTGACCAATAGTGTCGAACCTGCTGAACCTCGTCGGGCCGCATGGCAGGAATCATCGGATGGGTTTCGACATTCCCATCAGAAGTACGTCAGTAAATTTAAAAAGACATCGGCCAAAGTGGAAGATACCATTTTAAATACGATTTTGCTCGGAAAGCTCAACAAGTTCAGTCAACCGAATTATAACGAAATCAAGGAATTCATCATGCATATCATCGATAGCGGTCAGAACGAAATGATTACGTGCTTCATGAAGCTGGTATTTGAAAAGGCGGCGAGCGAGGAGGTGTTTTGCCCCCTTTATGCCAAGCTTCTCAGCGAACTCAGTACGCGCTATCCAGTTCTTCTTACGGAAATGGCCAATTTGTATACACAATACATGGAAATCTTCGATGAGGTTACCGAAGTCAATAGTGAGACCTATAATGAAATGTGCAAACGCAATGTGGAAAAGAAATACCGCCGCGGATACTCTCAGTTTCTGGCGGAACTCATTAAGCACAATGTAATTGATACAGACACCTTTATTCGCATTATCACCAAAATCATCAGTCAAGTCGAAGCCAATTGTACAAACAAGGACTCGGTCAAGCTCAACGAAGAATTTGCAGACTGTTTCATGAAAATCATGAAGGCGATTCGCACAGATGGCATCCAGGACCAAGATGACAGTGAAAACAACATTCAAGTGATTCGCCAATTATTAAAACGGGACATCATTGACCGAATCCAACCCCTATCCGTCCGCGACCCCGAGCGCATTGGACTCAGCAATAAAGCACGTTTTACCTTTCTTGATATTTATGAAAGCATCCAAAAAATCGAATGAGTACCTAGATGGCTCGTAAATGTGGGATTCTAAAAGGTACGGTGATTGTACCCAAAACACGCAAAGCATTGTCTAATGCTCGGCTTCGCACGATGAAACGTGTGAAATTTTTAGTAAATAGGGCAAAAAAGAGCGTCCGTTCTGTACCGACATATCTTGACCGAACTCTTTCTCGTTCGATTCGCCGTTCCGTTCGTCGTATCATGCCGTTTAAACGATGAATTTATAAAATTTGATGCCTATTCATGGTATGGTGTAATATCCAACAAGCGTATTTTACACCATGGCAAAATCGAGCATGCTAAATAGAATGGCACGAGGAGATAATTCCAAGGATGAGAAATCTAAGGAAGAAAAGTCTAAGTCCAAGAAAAGCAGTATGAAGATGCGGAAATACAGTCGCGACGATGAATCCGATGGAGATGAAAGTGATAGTAGTGTAGACGATAACGGAAACATCCGTGAACTCATTGAGTATGGTTCCGATTCGGAGGATGAAGATTATGAGCCCCGTCCCGTCCGAAAGGCAGCCGTTGTTGCACGTAAGAAAATTGATAAAATCATCAAACGTAAGGAGGCTGCTAATACGGTTCACTATCCTGTTGTGAGACGAAAGATTCAACCTGTGGAAGAGGAAGAAGAAGAAGAGGAAGAGGAAGAGGAAGAGGAAGAGGAAGAGGAAGAGGAAGATGAAATGTCCAATATTAAGGATACATTGAGTGATATGATTGCATGTGGAATCTTTGGTATTAATGGAGCAAATGAACCCAAAAAATATAATCTAAAAAAAGAGCCAAAACTCGTACAACAATTCGTTGAATTGCTTACTACCCCAATGGAAGACAACAGCATCGATTCTCAAATCACTCAATTCAAGGGTCTAACGGAAGAGAAGCAAAATGAGTTGATTGTAGCCCTCGAAAACCGACCCACTGCAACCAATAGTGGATTCAATCTGATGATTAATATTCTGACTATGAAGATCCCTAAAGAAATTCAGGCAACGATTCTGGCCAAGTACAATAGTCTTCAGAGCCTTGAAGCATCCAGTAATGAGTATTTCAAGCTTCGCGCATGGCTCGACAAGGTGGTGAGCATTCCCTTTGGAATCTACAAGGACATTCCTGTGCGTCTGGAGGATGGGCCCGAGAAATGCGGCGACTTCATGCGACAAGCTAAGAAGTACCTGGATGAATCCGTGTATGGACAGGACGAATCCAAACTACAGGTCATGCAGTTCATTTCCAGCAAAATCGCCAACCCCAATGGACGTGGTCTCTGTCTCCTCCTTATTGGCCCTCCTGGTGTGGGAAAGACGACAATTATTAAGAACGGAATTGCCAAGGCGCTCGGATGGCCGTTCCAATTTATCTCGCTCGGTGGAGACTCGGATGCGAGCACCTACACGGGTCATCAGCTAGTGTATGAGTCATCGCATTGTGGAAAGATTGTGAACTCTCTGATCGCCTCGAAGTCCATGAGCACGGTTCTCATGTTTGACGAAGTTGATAAGATTTCACAGACACCGAAAGGAGAAGAAATCATGAATCTTCTCATTCATTTGACGGATCCGGTCCAGAATAGTGAGTTCGAGGACAAGTACCTTTCAGGTGTACCGATTGATTTGAGCAAGGTGATGTTCGTATTCAGCGCCAACGATATCAACAAGATTGACCGCGTACTTCTGGACCGTATGCTCGTCATTGATTTGAAGGGGTATGACCTCAAACAAAAGACGGTGATTGCCGAACAGTACTTGCTGCCGACGGCCTTGAAGGAAGTGAATCTAATGGAGAAGGTAGCGATTTCCAAGGAGATTCTGATAAAAGTCATTGAGGAACATGCAAAGGAGGAGATGGGTGTACGCGAACTCAAGCGGTGCATCGAGCAAATTACGCAGAAAATCAATATGCTTCGCATGTACAATTCACCGGACCTGCCGTTCCATATCAAGGACTTCTCATTGCCGTTTATCGTTAAGAAGGAGCATGTACCGCTGTTTATTAAGAAAAAGGAAAAGGAGGAGGTGCCGCATGGGATGTATCTATAGGGGGACGTTACGCCCGCTTTGCGGGCTACCTCCCCCTTGCCCCCTGCACCATTGTAGTGGAGACGCAAGCATACTTCGTAAACCCACACCCCTCTACCAATGTATCTTTAGATATACTCTATTATTTTTGTTACATCTATTGTGTTATAGCAGTGAAGGGGTATGGGGTGAAAGAAATCGAAGATTTCTACCAGTAACCTATCTCCAATATATCGGTGGAGGGGTGTGGGGACGGGGCCAGTGGCCCCTGTCTCCACTTAAGAGCGTAGGATATACCGAAACAGATTCGTTCGAAACCCATTAAAGTTCGACCCCGCTGCCACCGTGTACGCCCCCATATTTTCTGAGTATACCCACTCGCCCGTCGCCAACTCAGGCAACATCACATCCTCTGAAATCATATCAATAGAATCGCATGTCGGGCCAAACAGTCGGCTCCTAAACTGCTTTTCATTCCGCTCATTAAACGGCAGAATGGTCGGCTTTTCATGGTCAAACATAATACAATTAAACGACCCGTAAATGCCATCGTTAAGGTAATACACAATGGTTTTTTCGTCCTTCTCCATGATAATTTTCTTACCAATCACATTCATCACCAGTGTATGCGTTCGTTGGGCAAAATAGCGACCAGGTTCTGCCATGAATTCAATCCCATGTTCCTCGTGGTCTGGAAAGAAATCCTCAATCGCCTCTTTGATTTTCTCCGTGATGCGTACGAACTTAACGCCCTTTTCCTCATCGACACCTCGAAATCCGCCGCCAATATCAATCAGCGTTGTTTGAATATCCAGGTCCGCGGCAATGTCAACGGCATCTCGCACGGTTCCAATTGCTTCATAGTACGTATCTTCCGAGGAGCAATTGCTACCAACATGAAAACTGAATCCCACCACATGGAGCTTCAGTGTTTTGGCGATAACCAGAAGTTCTTGAACCTGTTCCAACCGACATCCAAACTTCTTATTAAACTTACATACACTCTTACTATCGTCCACGGCTAGTCGTAGAATTAGCTTTGCATACGGATGAAAAAGCTTAACCTTATAGAGTTCTTCTTCAGAGTCAAAGGTCATACAATCCACGTCATTGGCGCGGGCATATCGAATTTGGGAGGACATTTTGCACGGATTCGCAAAAATAATTCGAGTCGGGTCCTTTGTGATTTCAATCACCGTCTTGATTTCGGCTTCGCTCGCACAATCGAAATTCACCCCCATAGAGGCCAGGGCTTCCAGCATCACAGGGTTCGGATTACACTTAATGGCATAGAAGGGCTTGACCATAGGCAGAAGGGTTTGCCATTGATTCACCGCATGAATGATTTCCCCAAGGTCTACGACATAAAACGCCTGCTCACTCCGATTGTCTTCTAAGAAATCATTGATAATATCGTACGTATCGACGTCACTGCCATAGAGCGTTACTTTATGTTTTTGAAGGAGGGCATTGTCGAGTGTTTTTGGGTACTCGGTCATCTTCTTTTGACATTCGGTGATGGCTTTATGCGGCGTGTCTTCGAGCGGAATCGTTTTTTATGACGCGTTCCACCACGAACGACATTTTGTGCGGGTGCTATTTTCGCATCATACTGATTACCTGTTTGTCCATTGTTGACAATTTGATATTGACCTATCGTAGGTACTTTTGTTACATCTACTATTTTTATCATTTTATCAGATGTAGTAACGTGATATTGTCCTGCTATCCGTCCATCCGCCATTCCCTCTGTATCCCGCTTCTATTTTAAACCATACCAGTAGAACATGTCGCTTGCCGATCGATTTCAAGGCGTCTGGTCGCCTTCCTACCTGAAACGCCTTGCCTTCATGCTCGGTATGGGCCTCATTATTGTCGGTGCACTCAACTGGCTTGCTCTCGGACTCTTCGATGTGAATCCCTTAGAACAAGTCTTCGGAAAGAGTATTGCCTCGTTCTTGTATGTCCTCGTCGGAGTATCCGCCCTTGCTATTATGTTTGACCGTGATACCTATTTGCCCTTCCTCAGTTCAACAGTAGTTCCTTGCTCCGTCCTAAAAGAGCGCGAGCCCCCGGGCTCAACCAAAGCCATTAAGGTTATTGTAACACCGAATACGAAGGTTCTATACTGGGCATCCGAACCCGCGGCAGAGAAACTGAAACATCTGAATTCATGGAAAGAGGCCTACGCGACCTATCAGAATGCGGGTGTTACTACCTCTAACGCGGACGGCGTCGCTATCCTGAAGGTTCTCGAGCCACAATCCTACAAGGTTCCATTTATGGGAAAACTCGAATCGCACGTGCACTATCGTGTATGTGGCGAGGCGGGTTTTATGGGGCGTGTCGAGACGGCATATTTGAATCATGCTGGCCCTGAGGGATTTGAATCCGAACAGGGTCATAACGTGGCATTTATGGCAAGCCCTCTGATGTAATCAAGCGCACTTCTTGAAAAAGAAAATGTAGTTGGATGCCGAAAATTGCGGCTGGGTCAATTGACGCGCTCTCTCATCATCCATCCACCACCACTCTTGAGAAATAGGATGCTTGAACTGTGCGGTATAATGCCCTCCCATATGCGACCCATGATGGTCCGATACACCTCGAAGTTCATAATCCCACTTCTCCTCCCTGCTCGGCGCCTCAGGGGCGAAACAGTCGCGCAATGAAATGATATCGCCTTGATATGGACACGGTGACATGATTTTGCGGCCGTCATAGTTGAATCGCCGCAAGGTAATAAATAGATTCTCAGGAAGGCGCCACAGGTGCATGTGGATGGTCGCGCGATGACGTCCGTTGCATGCATCACATACATAATCCGAAATTTCCGATATTTCATTGACCTCCTTTTGAATCCAGTCCATAAAGGTTGCTCCCTCACAGGGTACTTTGAGTGAATTGAATACTTCCCATCGATATGAGTCATTATTACAGTTTGTACAATGCGTAGTCTTTCGCGTCATTCCAAAAAATAGGTCGACCACCTTGCTCTGATTCTTTGAGACATGGCGATTCCAACCATTGGAGGCAAGGATTCGCATTCGCTCGACAGGATTGGCATGGGGCGGAATAGGATGGTCTGTATGCTCACGGGTTGTTTTCAATGCCTCGTGAAAATGGTCGAGAAGATACACCAGATACTCGTGACTGTCATTCGGAACGGGCATCCCGAAAGATTCATATAGCGTCCCCTTAACCGCCTTGCAGACTTCCGAGATAAATCCGAGGGGGCGGACGTAGGCCGGCAGATAGGCGGACCAGAGCGATTTCAAAATGTCCTGGTAGGCCAATAGAATTCGTTTGTTCCCATTAGTTTCGGGTACGGCGGCCAACTGTTCTGAAAATGATTGTGTAAGGCAAAAAACATCCCACTCTGAACAGGCGCGAAGAAGTTGGATTGTAGAATTACAGTAGCACGTATTTCCCATGTTCTGAATTCCAACAACGCCTTTCAGGCGCGGGTCTTTCTGCTCTGGTGATGTTGCCATCCTTAAAAATTGAACATCATCGGGGCTTAAGTCATGAATGCAACCGACTTATCAGAATGTCACGTCCTTATTCTATCGGGCTCCTAAATGACCTCCATGAGCACTTCCCTGACCTGCTCTATCGCCCCCAGCGATTCCAACATGTACCCGATGTTCTGGCGTATATCATTGGTGTGGCAAATACCAATCCGTATCAACAGGCACGTAGCACCCATGCTCAAGATGAAAAAGAAGAAAATGAATCGGTAGATGCGATATTTCGTGCATTATATAATTCGGTACCGAATCCACCTGTGCGTTCAGTAGGAATCGGTGCAAGCCAGCCTGTGGGAATCGGAGGAACCTCGTCGTACCGAAGCTCCTTTGGAACCTCCCGCCGAATGAATGTTATTCCGATTTCATCAAACAACTCTACATCGAGTCTCCTTAGTACATTTATCAGTGGAGTGATGGGAGAGCCCATTGTACCGAATCTGCAATCCTTTCTGGACCAACCGGTTATCATCCATCCGACGGAACAGCAAATGGAACGAGCGACTACCCTTACTACTTCACTTCGTGTTCAAAATGACGCGTGTGCGATTTGTCAGGATATGATTGAGGAGGGGCAAACGATGCGAATCCTCAATTATTGTATGCACTCCTTTCATCAAGACTGCATTGATACGTGGCTGGGACGACATGTGACGTGCCCGACGTGCCGTCATGATATCCGCGAGTTGTGAGATGCGTGATTACATCACGCTAAGCTCACTTATCTGCTGAGTGTGATTACATTACACTCAACTCACTCAAATCCTCTGGCAACTCATGAATCACAGTCGAATAATGCGACTCAATCTCCTTAATCGCCACCATCTCCTCTGCGCACACCAGATTGATGGCGCTGCCTTTTTTGCCATACCGACCCGAACGACCAATCCGATGCACATAGTTCTCGCGCTGAATCGGCATCTCATAATTAATAACCAGCGATACCTGTTGTACATCAATGCCACGCGCCAACAAATCCGTGCTAATCAGAACACGCGTCATACCTGAACGGAAATCATCCATTCGCTTCTTGCGCTCCGCTACATCCATTTCACCATGAATAAACTCCAGCGTAAATCCATGTGTAGACAACTGCTTTGCAAGCCATTCCGCCTTCTGGCGCTTATTCACATAAATGAGAGCCTGATTCACTGTAATCTGTTGATACAAATCCAGTAGTACAGGTAGCTTCCAATCCTCACGCTCTAGATTCACATAGTACTGCTTGATACCCTCTAGTGTTACCTCGTCCTGTGGCAACAAGATACGGATTGGATTATTCAGATAATTCTCCGCAATATCGAGGACATTCTTCGGCATCGTCGCACTGAAGAGTGCCAGCGAAGTGGTTTTCGGAAATTGGCTATTAAGAATTGCACGAATCTGGTCTGCAAAGAGGTCCTCCAACATCTGGTCGGCCTCGTCCAAAATTACGTAGCGAATATGCTCGGTACTAAGCTCACCGCGACAAATCAGGTCAAAAATACGTCCAGGTGTGCCAACCACAAACTGAGTACCCGCCTTCAATGCCGCAATATCATTTCGAATCTGATTGCCTCCCGTGGCAGAGAGAACCTTCAGGTTCATATAGGTTCCAATGGAGCGAGCAACCTTTTCCGTCTGCTGCGATAGCTCGCGCGTTGGGCAAATTACTAGAACCTGCGGGACTTTCAGCGTGGTATCCACCGCGGACAATGCGCCAATCGTAAATGCACCCGTTTTTCCAGTTCCCGACTGGGACTGTGCCAGAATATCCTTGCGCTGGCTCATGGGTACAATAGCCCAACGCTGAATCTTGGAGGGTTGCTCAAACCCATAGGTATACACGCCGCGAATGAGGGTGTCATCCAACCCCATTTCGTCGAACGTCTCGTAGGCTTGCAGTTCTGGTTCTGCCATTTCTGAAGATATCTGTCTGTGCAATCTTTATGCTCGAGTCTTTCTTTTACGCATGGCATGCGTCTTTCCTTTCGTCATTTTTGTATATAAAATTGATTCCATTAATTTTGATGAATATGGGTAGACATGGCAGACGTTGAAATCGAAGAGGAGTACGACGATGTTGGTATCGAGGAAGAGGTATTTCTAGAGGACCTACCTGAAGACAATACCTCTGAAATCGCTCCAGAGATGAAGCGCCTTTATCAGCAGCATCCTGAATGTCTCTTGGATTACGTGGAACAAGTTGTGCCCAAAATCCCCCTACAGGTTCTCCCTCCTGGCGGCTCTAAACTCGATCCCAATCACCGTACGTATCCCTTTCTAACCATCTACGAACGTACCAAAATCATTGGTCTCCGTGCCAATCAAATCAGCCGTGGAGCGGTCCCTTTCATTACTGTTCCTCCACAAGTGACCGATGTCAAAGATATTGCACGCTTGGAACTGGAGCAAAAACGTCTCCCATTTATTATTAAACGCCCACTCCCAAACGGAACATTTGAATATTGGCGACTTTCAGATCTCTTGATACTGTAATCTCTGGATGAACCTTTGCTATCCGGCAATCCGTTGATGCCCTCCGTCGTTTGATAGGCTGAATACGCAGCAAAGAACGTAAATTATGGTATTCGCATTCATGAAGGATAGAAAGAGATATCGGTATATTTTTTAGTTCGACGGAGGCCCGCATCCTTATTTATCATTCATAAAATTTGAAATGGGAGGAGTTTCTGAAAATGGGTACAAATGGCAAACTCAGACCAAGATTGGACACCCGTTGTACTACGTCGCCGTGTGAATGCCAAAGAGGCCGAGCGAAATGGTTCCACGATTGCGAAGACACGCGATGCCGGCACAGACGAGCGCATCCGACTTGCTAAACTAGAAAATATGGATGAAGTTATTGTTCCAAAGAAACGTGTTCTAGCGGAGTCCATTCAGATTCTTATTCGCAAACGCATTGAACTTGGTCTTACCCAAGAGCAAGCTGACCAGAAATGTTCGTTCTCCAAGCACACCTTTAAGAATCTTGAGTCGCATCGAGCTCTTCCAACCGTGGCGCAACAAACGATTCTTCAACGAGCTCCTTTCAGCATTCAGCTTAAAATCGCACAACCTACTTCATCATAGTTATGCTCTCTCAACGCTTTCTTACCTATGTACAACAAACCTCCAATCTATGTATCCATCAATTGGGAGAACAGCTGTTGTCTCCCACGCTCATCTTTCCTAATGTTCGAACGGTAACCCTGACACAGTGTACATCCAAGGGAATTTCTCGCATTCTTACACCTCTGATTTTCCCCAATCTGAAGGCGGTCCATTACCTATCGGCAAATCCAGGCCAACTAGACATTTATAAGCGTTTCCCATCAGTTCAATGGCTCTTTCCCAACGGACAGTATCTTTTTTATAAGTGCATGATGGAAGAGGGGATTGGACGAATCGAAAATCGGCTCATTCGAACCTATATCCATCACTATCGAAAAACAGAAGGCAGGATTCAAATCAATGTTCCATGGTATGGTGTGCAATATGGTCATATCTATCGTGCACATCTACATCATTATCTTCAGAATCAGCATCGTATTATTACCACAGAGTATGATATCGATGATGCACCATCATCGGTTGTAAATCCGTTTGAACATTACACGCATTTTGAGTGTGGTGATGTATCCGTATCATTGCATGAGTTCATGCAGCAAAAAATGGAGCGTGAATTTTTTGACGCTCTGATGGAAGAGGATAAGAAGTGGCTATCATATTAACCACCCTGACGCCATTCCTTTCCACAATTCAGGCATGTAATGAAGATGGTCATCGGCTCGTCTGCCGAACGCGTCTGCAACTCATAGTATGTGCATTCCCTCTTTTGGCATCGGCGACACTTGAACTGATCTGTTGCACGGCTCTTGTTTCCCTCCAGAATCTTTTGTTCGCGCTGTAGAAGCTTATCCTTGAGCGCGAACCATCTCTCTGGAAACATTTCATAAGAGGAAAGAAACGGTACTTCGTATAATGTTAGTTCTCCCTCCTTGACGCGTGAAAGAAGGCGGGGATTATTAACAGGACTGACGGGATGCATATTACTAATCACAGAGCGCACGATTTGGCGATACAATTCGGAGAATGCGGGTACGTTCCAATTTCGCGCAATGTACTGCTTTTGAGCAGATTGAAAGGTTGCATCATAAATACCCTTTTCTAAGGAGCGAATGATATCGGAAGGGAAATGCTCCTCTAGAAATGTTAGGCCATTGAGGCATTTGATACGAATCGGATTTGATTCAGGAGGGGCATCTATAGGAATCTCCTCCTTCAAGGAATGATGGTCGATTTTTACTGCAATCGGGGCGCGTCGACGCTTTACCACAACGGGTACTTCTTCTTCCACTTCCTCTTCCTTATCCAAAACAGGCTCCACGATATCCTCATCCTCTTCTTCAAATGCATCTTTCACGGAACCTTCTTCCGATAGAACTTCCTCTTCCTCCTCTTCCTCCTCTTCCTCCCCTTGAGCAAATGCATTCCATTGGTCCGTCGTATATGGAATCGGATTCTCCCATGAACGATTCAATGATGCCAAGACAAGGATATCTCCATAGAGAACCAATTCTGAATGAGGCTCAGGCAGCTCTGTTTTATTTTCCGTTCCTTTTTTACCTTTTTTGTATCCGAACAGAAACAGAACCTTACTGTCTTGCTCATAATGTCCTACCATCTCAGGCTCTTCCTTTTTCTTCATATATCGTTGAATGGATTCCATCGTGCAATCTCCGTCTTGATTCATAGTGATATTCGCCCGTTTTGATTCACCCTTTGTTGACAGTACAACGGTGGGAAAAGATGTCATCTTATCGTGAATTATTAGTGTCTGCTTAAGCACACATCGAGGCATCAATTTTTGTAATCTCGATGATGGAGAAAGCCGCATACGATTTTCACGAGACCAAAAAGAGTGAAATGAACTCATACTTGTACTTGGTTGGAATCCTTATCATTGGCTTCGCCGTTTATCATTATTTGATACGTGATAAAATATTTGATGTATCATCTGACCTGCCTCATGGTATAATGCAAGATATGTTTGCCGGTTCGTCCATTTCTGCGCCGCCTGCCCCTTCGACCATCGAGATTCGCCAAGCGCCGCTTTATGAGCCGCGAACCACCACGGCTTCCGGTCCACATTCACCATCACAAGAGGCACCTTCCCAGGATGTCGTGGTCTATGCCGAGCCACAGGCTACCGACCCCTATCGCGAAAATCAAGAAAGCTCCGATATTCCCGAAAACTTACGTCACCCTGAGCGCTCCTTCCGGTCTACCCCACTCAATAACGAGACATCACTTGCCGTCCAATCCGGTACCGCTAGCAACACTAATCATGTACCCTTTGATAATCCTCAAAAGTTTCAGACAGAAACGATATCAGGAGGTGGTGAATTTATGCCAGGCATTTTCGCGAATGATATGTTCCATGACACCAGCTTCTCCTCCTTTTAGAGAAATTACATGACATTTACGACATCCACCTAAAGAATATGTGCATGATTCAATATAGAATGAGTCGCTCGATTCACAGTACTGAAATCCACTCGGATAAACCGAAAGTGCCACGATTCCGTCGCCTAGATAATGAGCATATCTCGGCCATTGAATCCCTCTTTCGTGCCTATCCGTTTCTAAGTGGTCGCGTCGAAATCCATATGCCTTATGCGCGTGCCCAACCCACCTTTCGTTCTGGTACCGTCTGGATTTGGCCGAAGTTCGATAAGCGTCCTGTGGGCTACCTCATTTTTATGGAGGGATTTGCGCCTTGTATTTGGTATCCCGAGCGTCAAGAGGGAATGACCTTCCGCTGGCTTCTTCCTCCCACGTTTTGCCAGTCAGGTCCAACGGTTTGTCTTGCCAATATCCTGGCAGGCGAATCTGTCCTCCAAATCGAGGATATTATCGTGGATGAGGGAAAAGACCTTTGGTCCACCCAAGTATTCTCCAAGCGATGGGAGGCGCTACGCGCCCTATGGAACCGTCTTCCGCCCGACCAGCCCCTCCTTGCCTTTGAGCCTCAAATCGTAAAACCTATCATGCTTCATGAGTGGCCATTGCATTACAATTCTGCTATTTACTGGATTATTCAGCCGGATCATGCACGTCAGGCGCGCTGGTACTGGAAAGATGTGGTGACCGCTCCAACTCATCGCCCCCTTGAATTCATCCCACCTGTATTGAAGCGAAGCAAAGAGGTAATATCAACCCTTGCTGCACGATGCATTCCCTATACCAAATCTTGCCTTCCTGATACCTATAGTCTTTCATCACATGAAGGGCGGTCCCTTGGGTTTGCGGGGATTTCGACATTAGTTCTTTCTCTAGAGCTCCGAAAGAAGTGCGCGGAGCAACCTGCAGGAGTTCCTGTAGAAGTCAAGTGGAATGATGAATTTAATAAGTATCAAATCGTTCGTATCCTCCTGGATGGGTCTCCTATTACCGCATCATCCTTTTTCCATCATCTAGAATAGAATGGCACGCAAAAGTCGTAACACAAAACGTCGAACTCGAGCGAAGACATGTGTGCGCGGTGGAGGATTTTCAGTGAATCCTGCGAATTATGTGGCAGTCGGTCATCCCGTGTACCAACAATATGCAGGGCACGGAAAAGATTGCGCTGGCGGAATGTCCGGTGGACAACGTCGTGTACGTACACGCGGAGGATACAAACTAGAGGTTGCACCCTTTATGGAATCCGATGTTGCTGCGCCAGTTGCCACAGCAGAGGTACAAGCGGTTGCACACGGAGCTGTACCTCAAAAAGGTGGCCGATATGAAGTTAACCCTGGATTCTTATTGGATGGTGGAAGCGATATGGGCGCGCGTTCCTATGCTCCTATCGCACCTATCGCATGTGAGCGTGGATATGAGAACTCGATGAATATGCGCGGCGGAGGTTCCCTCGGTGGAGCGTCTCTTGCTCATTATGCACCGACCGCTGGATATGGTCCTCAATTTGAGGCTTCTGTCGGTTCATTGGGTGGAATGATGATTAATCAGCCCTATGATGCACGTGCGATGAATCCGGCGTGCGTAAAGACAGGTGGACGCCGTTCTTATCGTAAGCGCTCTTGTAAGTCGAAGCGCTCTTGTAAGTCGAAGCGTCGTAGCACTCGTCGTAGCACCTAAATATGATATAATATAGTAATCATAATGGACTTGTTTACAGATAGTCGTGACATTGTCCACATCCGTGTTCAACAACGAAATGGCAGAAAATGCCTGACGCTGATTCATGGTCTCGCAAACGATCTTGACCTGAAAAAAATCATCCGCTATCTCAAAAAAGTATATTCAACCAACGGCCATGTCAGTAATGACTCAAAATATGGAGACATCATTCAGCTCCAAGGCGACCAACGGAAAAATGTCTATGAGGCATTTATCGAATGGAAAGTGTGTGAGAAAGAAGAACTTATGGTGCATGGTTCCTAAGCATTATAAAATCAAATTCAGTTTAATCCATTCCTTAATTGACTGGTGATATTTGTTCAAAATCTGGTTCAATCCTTCCATATTATGGGTCTGATGATGCTCATTCTTTTCTTGTTGAATCAAAAAAAGAGTGTGAAACACAACTTGTAAGATATTTACATCATATACCGAAACAATACGTTCAAATACCTCATCGATATTCACCTTGTTTTTTTCCGCATCCACGATATATTCATCCACCAGAATCTTGTCATTATTGTACTCCAATAGGTTCTTATACATTTGTATCACGTGAATTACCGTATTCGCATCGCATGCACTATACGTCTTAAAAAGCCTATTGAGCCCCTCTATGGCCATCGATGTGATAAGCTGATACAGCTCCGTGCTTAATGGACTTTGTTTATTCGAACTAGGATTATACCACTTAATATATCGCTTAATGACTGAATAGAGAAAATAGAGGTCATCCTTTCGGTCTGCGTTGTACCATCGTGAAAGAGGTTGGATAAAATTCGGTATCTGAACATATAGGATATTCTCTTGGATACGCAACTTTGTTCCAATTGGGCAAATGCTCAACATCGATAGCTGAATCATCGCTTGTAGAGGTTCTAGAATGGTATCAATCTTATCCTTCTGTCTCCCATGAGAAAATGCTTGATATAGCAACTGAAAGGAATGAACGGGCGGCGAGCTCATTCCTCGATTACTACTCTATGGTTCAATTATTTTAGGCCCCCCAATTGAATCTGGAACGTATCCTCCACTTCTACAGGTTTCTTTTGCTTATCAATATGTGTAACCGTATATTCGCATTTCTTATAGAAACGCTGTCGAACATACCATCGATTCACCAACATCGAATGCGAATCCACAATATCAATGATGTGTGGGGCTACTTTTCGTTCATCAATTCGCTGCCTGAAAATTCGTCCTGTTGATTGCTCTACATTTTTACGCGGGGTTGCTAGGATAACGGTGTTTAGCTTCTTAATACTGAACCCCTCGCTTGCCATTTGATAGGTTGCCAGTAATATCTGACACTTATCTGCATTATGGTCCAACACGGATTGCTTCATACCTCCGATGTAATACCCATGGAGAAACGCGGTTTTATTGAGCTCTGTTTCAAACCATTCCAGTTGTGAAATGCGGTCACTCAAAAGCAGAATGAATCGATTTGGATCCGTCGCATACTCAGTTAAAAGGGCAAGAATCCGTTGATTCCGCGGCTCAAAATCTGCAATTTGATTCATCAACTTGGCCGTCACTGTTTCGCCTCGCGCATTGGTGGGGAGCTCTTCATAGGTGGGGTCTTTTGAATCAAACCATACAGCCTTTACAACTGCCTCTTTATCGGGTGCGCGAAGCGTATTCTTATATACCGGTTCGCCCAGAAAGGCTTCAAAGACCCGTGTCAAACCATCCTCGCGGTCCGGTGTTGCAGAGAGGCCCAGCATCCATCGAGTTTGTACCTTTCGCAATGCATTGCAGAAATACGATGCGCCCAAGTGATGACATTCATCGAAAATCGTAAATCCATATTGGTCAAAGAATCCATTGGGAAGCTCGCGACGGCAAATCGTTTGAATCATACAAATCGTGATATCGTAGTGTTCAGCATCGATTTGCACTTTCGTTCCCTGTATAATCCCTACTCGTGCACCCATTATAAAATTCTCGATTTCGGACTTCCACTGATTCATCAGAAACTCCTTATCCACTACAATGAGGAATCGACGCTTGAGCTGAACGGCTAGATTCAATGCCATAAACGTCTTTCCATATCCGCATGGAACACAAATCAATCCGTTTGCCCCCCTCTCGAGAAAGGTCTTCATAATCTCCTTCTGAAAATCGTGCGGTGGAAAGGTCGTCCGAAAGGTGATTTCACTGGGAAGAGGGAGGCCCTCCGAAACAATGTCCGCTTCCGGTTCTCCAAAGCGCTTCTTTCCCCAGTGCCGTGGCACATAATACCGTGTCGCCGATTCATAATAAATAGGAAAGGATGGAATTGTCCCTTGGAATTTCTCCAAGACCTTTGGTGTCATTGTCAAATCAGAACGGAGACGATTGGTTTCCAGATGTGAAAGGGATGATTTCGTAATAGCGTATCCTTTAGACGTAATAACACGGTCCATTTGTTGAACTGACATTTATTATGTCCTTATCTAATGAACGCTAGTCAATTTTATATCCTTGTTGCAATTTATCGACATTATACAGAGGAATGAATCAAACAGAATTCATCTACTTTGTAGTTCTTATTCTTGTTATCTTGTCCGCGCCATTTTTACCCACTAGCCTCTTGCTTTTTCTCGATAACATTGTTGTACGCATAGCGGTCGTTCTTCTATTGTTATTTATGATGAATCAGGGTCCTACGGTTGGACTCTTTTGTTTTATGGCCATTGCCCTTCTCTTTTTGGAGCGGAATCGTCGAAAGGTAGAAGATGCCCTTCATAAACTGGATGCAATGGAACCCCCACGAATGCCACAGGCTACTGTGGATGAAGCGAGTCGGCCCCAACAAACCGTTCCCGTCCAAGAATTTGATGTACCCGAACAGGATGAGATGACCTTTCTTCCTCAGGAGGATGCGTTATCCGAGTTTGAACCTGTTGCGCCTTCTATGAATCAGAAAACGGTACTGTCCAGTATTTATTCAGACGGTTCTGCGAGTGCTACTCAGCATATCTATGAAAAGCTTGGTTTTGGACATGTGATGTAACAACAAATGATTCATCGGTTGGTACAACAATTACGGCTTTATAGGGATTCTACATCATAATATCCTCCTTGCTCATGGTGCGGTCCATGTAGTACGCCTTTGCAACTTCTGCAACGGCAATATTTTTAGAAGTATCCATTCCTTTATCCCTCCAATTTGGTTTTGTTGCATCCAGATATCGTTCCATAGAGGCCCGAGTATAGGCGACATGGGGAACACCATTCACATCCGCAAAGGATACCGATAGTAATACGGGTTTTTTCTTAGCTGGCTGAATGAGTTGCTTGGTACAATTGAGGCCAAAACAAGGATAGTCTTCCATATCTTTTTGATTAAGACAACTATCCATGGACGTGTAATTATCATCCAAATTATCATAGATAGAGCATATTGGCTGCTCTTTGTGTAATGGGGCATTCATTTGGGGTGTGAGAGGCCCATCCGTGCACCCTTTTATTTTCTTCATGGAATCCTCGAAATAGGTCGACCGAGAGGATGGACACTGATTCTCCGCCTTCGTTTGATTCGCTTGTTGAACAATGGCCGCGCACTGCGGAATGGTAGATGAGCTGCTTCCATTGAGAACACACTGATTTTTTCCAAGGCACATGCTTCCTGCTATTTCTCCATCGCAACACAAGGTTGTCCCGTCCGATTGTCTGATAATCTTATATCCTGTCGGACACGATGTTAAAAAAGGGGCATCGAATGCCTCCACCGATATCGTACCTTGCTGTATCAAAAGAATCATTATCAGAATTCCTATAAATAATACAATCAATTCTATCATATTGATACTATTTACTAATTATTTTATTATTTTATTCTTTCATCATAACGGTCCCTATCCCAATTACGATTAGACCGATTGCTGCATATACTCCCACATCAATTAATACGCCCTCCCAGTCGAATGCATCGGCATCCACGTTCAAATCATTATTACGCAACTGTTTGCACTTCTCTTTTAATGCTGTATCCGAAAGATTCGGCGCACCTGCATCAAATGATACGTAATCTCCATTTGAATCACGCAGCATGTCAAACGGCATGCATTTATACTCCTTTGTTTTTCCACAATTCGGGCCAGCGGTGCCAGTCGGTATTCTACCAGATGGTACAGTGGAAACAATATTGGGAGACTTGGTAAAGTATTCGATGCGATTTCGAAACGCTGCCGTACATGTGGAGATAGTTGTAGTTGGCAATTCACCATTACTGGATGTCGTCTCGGAACGTCTATTTCCGTTTGCATCAAATGAATACACAGAAACAGTAGAATCTCCGCCACGGATTGTACTATGCATATGATATTTTGGTAATGTAATACCTCCCAAAAGTGATTGATATCTTGTCGTGTGAATTGATATTCCCCTAGGAAATACGATGACATATAGACTATGTTTTTTCATTTGATTCCCAGTCATTGTATCAAAACATGTCTTATAGGCCAATGATGTTTGTGTTGCGACCTCCGATTTTTCAGCAAAAATAGACTCCAGTGTTGCGACTTGTGCATTATCCGCCTTTTGTTCATCCAATTGTGATAGATACCTATCACGATAGGGTTGACTGGATTGATAAATGGGAACGCATAACAAAATCCCTGTAACATCCGATGTACTGGACCGAGAGGAATAGGATAGAATCAATTCTGCCGATGGCTCAGAAGTCTGCTCAGGTAGTTTAAATCCATTATGGGTCACCCTTGCAAATTGTACATCCATTAATACGTATTTATCCGATTTGTATGTGCACGTATTCATCTCAATATTATTCATTGCAAGCTTATTATCGTTGTTTGAAGGTTTAGGTGGAACGATTGTTTGCGGTGCAAATGCAATTGATAGAGGATAGCTATTCACGCGAATTCCATCACCGTGCTTTTCATTCGATGTATGCTTTAAATCTGTCGCTGAAATCGGTCCATTCAATACGATGAATCCCGTATTTCCGTCCGAGGGGCACGACATCCTGGACCATCACGAGAAAATAGAATGGCTCTTTTTTCATTGTGCGCTACCTGGCAAAAGAGCCAAGTAGGTCGTGGGTAGATACCGTACATGATGGTATCCAATCTCATACAGTTTGGTTGCTGCTTGACGTGCACGTTCATCTCCGTTTGCATACACTAGGATGGACGATGTGGGCGGAACAGGAATCTCTTTCTCGATTCGGTCCATTGAAATCGGAAGAGAATGCGGATAGAATCCGAGCTGCTCTCGCTCTTTCGGTGTACGTACATCAATCACCAGCGCGAATCGACTCGCACGTGCCTCTTTGACACTGATTTCAAGATTCGGAACAGAATTGATATGTAAATTCATATTTTCCGCTACATAATACATTACAACACATAATACGATTAGCAATGCAATAATTGTATAGCGTGCCATTTCTATATCAGCCCTGGAATATATTTGGGTCCGTCCATTTGATAGATATTGGTTTTCCCTTCTTTTCCTAGTGCATCAATGTGAATCGATTCGCCTGACATGATTTCCTGACAGCCTGTATCGGACATACAGTCGCGTCTACCGAATTGTACTGGGACAGGAACTGGATTGTACGTATCCGTTCGAGTATAGTAGTTCCAACGGTCGCGCGAGCCCGCCGTTCGGCGGCCGTATAGAGGTAACACCTGATTGTCCGCCTTAATGATTCCAATGGACTGAAATCGATCCGGCAGGCCTTGCGTCGGAATGTTGATGGGCATGGAGGTCAATCCGCCGCGCGGAGGGAACTCCGCAGTTGGCCATGCATCCTGAAGGGGCTGGGGTGCACGATCGTAGCGCGAATCCCCTCCCTGTTGTATCATTTGCATAGGTTGTTTTGGCATAATAATCGTAGGAGAAGGAGAAATTTTCATGAGATAAATCACGATTAACAAAAATAATAGACCAACACCGAGTACTAAGAGAATTCCATCGGATAGACAAAATACACCAGGAGGGCACGTAAATCGAACCATTCTAGTATATTAATATTTATTTGTTGCTTATTTACTGTTTTGCTGAAAATGCAGCAAGCGGGTTCACGCCGATATTTGGCATGAAGTTCTGGAATTTTTGCATAATTTCATGGCCATCCGATAGAATCGGCCCAAACTTCTCTAGCATTCCCATCAGGGTTTCCTGGGTTTTTACAAGTTGCTGTGCATCACTCGACATTCCTTGCATCGCATCAGGGTCCATATTCTGAAAAAGGGATTTCATCGTTGCTTTCGTGTCGATTTTGGGACCATCCTCGTGCTCGGACGGAGTCTTACCCTCCTGAAACAACGTACGAGACGTAGCAGACTTGACCTCTTCATCGTGGATGTGTTCTTCGAATTTCTCCTTTGATTCCTCTTCCTTTACCGCTTTTGTTACCTTCTCTGCCTGCTCTGGATCGACTGCATCCTTGATATCCGCAAATGCAGACGTGCTATTCGATGACGCACCATCCTCTTTATCCTCGCCATTTGGATTGGCAAACCCTTCGCTTGCCTTCGAAAGTACACCAGTTGGCTCAAGGCGCTTTGGCGGATTCATCATATTCGAAATCAGGTTGGAAATCTTGGCAGTTTCATCCGATGCAGATGAATTTGCAAACGGTTCCAATCGACGCAAATAGCGTTTCAGGTAAAAGATGTAAAACATAGTAAAAATGATGCTTCCCGCCACGACCAGTTCAAACGGCTCCACAAATGCAGCAATCAGTAATGCAACGGATGAGCATAACAAAAGACCCGTTAGACCAGCATATATAAGAGTATAGAGCGCAGCCATGACCAACATCGCCAAGGCAAGTTGATGACTCGTTTGATTGAAGTTCATTTCTCTACATGCTTATCAGGAAAGTTTTTGCTACATCATCAATGGAACTAGAACCTTCTGAATAAGCCAGAATAGAAATCCACCTACGAGAGACTTGAGCGCCAATCCTACCGTAGTCACATCCCCATTCATTTGTATCAAGGATGGGATATAATGTCCAATAAGAACATTCAGAACAGGCAGACTTACCAGGAAAACGATAATGGCAACGAGAAGGGGTTGCTTGACTTGTGAAAGGATATCAGAGTACATATTTCCACGGGTAGACTCAATGAGCGTAGGGGGCTGCATCATGACCGGCTGCTGAAATCCGGCATAAGTGGAACCTCCGTGCGAATAACTGGGAGCATGCATGAGATTGGCAAAGTCGGCTGTTGTGGGATAATCCTTTCCAATCATATGCGCCGTAGCCGTCGCTGGGTCTGATGCCATGGGATAGGTGCTATTTGGATTAGGGGATTGAATCACGCGACTTCCATTACCGGAAGGCGGTGAGGGAGCCGACATGATAGGATTCGATGAACTCGGCATGTTCATATCTGCCAGGATTTTATTCACAAGGTCATCATCCTTATTATTCAATACCGGGGATCTGCCATCGAGGTCGCTTAGAAGTGTTCCCGCACTTGCCATTCTTATGAAAATAGCAGAAATCCTTTAGTGGGTTTGAATCGCGGCGAATGGAGTGTAGTGAGAAGCATATTCTTACTGTATTTGCTGCGCTTGCTGTGCGTTTGGTATCGGTGATTCGCGTACAGCGAAACCCTGGCTCGCTTGGAATGCCTCGATGACTCCCGAGGGAGGGCATGCTACAATTTCAGATTTGAACTCATAACATTTCTCTGCTAGCCGATACACATGCTGGTCAAAATCCTTCTCTTCAGGTGCCTTCTTTATGGAACATTCGTCACCTTTACACATCGGTCGAATCATGCAAATAATACCAATACCAAGGATAAAACTAAAGAACTTATTAAACTTATCGTCTCCAAGGAGTTTTAATAGGTTCATGGTTTCCTGTTTGCTCATTATATTTTCTTTACCTTTAACAAGATGATACAGCACCTTCAAATCATTCCTTTGATTCTAGGGTTAATCGTAGGAATCATTGCGATTTTATGCATTAACCCTGAAAAGTCAGTTGTGCGTGTTTATCCGCAACCGACAACCGCTGAGAAAACCATTTATAAGGATAACAATGGAGTATGCTATCGGTATAAAGCACATGAGGTGAATTGCGACGCGAACGAGGCTAAATTAAAGGAATTTCCTCTCAGCAAGTAACTTAGGATGGAGGTGCGGCTTGAGGTGGAGCCCCCAATCGTCGTGGTCTTCGAATCGCAGCGGGTGCGCCTGATGGAGGTGCAGGAACGGCGGAAATGGAGGGTGCGCCTGATGGAGGTGCAGGAACGGCAGAAATGGAGGGCGCGGCTGATGGAGGTGCAGGAACGGCGGAAACAGCGGGCGCGGCTGAAACGGCAGCAGACATATTTGCAGCACGAGGCACACGTGCCATCGTTTGTCCTTTTATTCTGGATTTGGCGTTTTGTAACGTTTTTGGCATGGCAGATGGTAGTGCAATAGCTTCCAATGGTTCAGCCTTCTCTGCAAATTGCACTTTCTGTATCTTTGATTTTGCACGCTCTAAGATGGTTGGAGGCTTCTCTTCCTTTTCTTCTAATCCTGATATGGTCTCTAATGGCTTACCTGTCGATGTGGTGGATACGATGGTAACAGGTTCTTTGCTTGCAGACTTGGCACTTGTCGTCTTCTTTCTCGACTTGACCTCATCCAATAGTGGAGACGGGGCCGGCCTCTTGCTTCGAAGCTCCTCTCTCACTTCCATCAGGGCCTTACCCAATAGGTTTCCAGCCGGCGGCCATTTCTTCTCCTGCTTGGCATCTTCTTTATCCACTTGAATACCAATACCAATTACTGTATCATCCGGCTCATATGCACCCAGAATGGCAGGATGAGTTTGTTCCAGTCGAAGAGCCAGTTCTGATTGATTTGGACTTTCGAATTTCGCTTTACTAATCATCGGTATCCACTTTTGTAATCCCTGTACCCATTTTTCTTGATTTGCCTTTCCTCCTGGTGTAGTATCAACTGAATAGAATAGCGCCTCTGGTTTATCGGTTTCGAGAATTCTATCAAGAGATTCCATATCATTGAAGTCTGTTGCAAGTAGAGCATACAGGGCATGACGTGCAGAACGATACGTTTCGCCTTGTACTTCGATATCAACAGGATAATTCAATGATAAGAACCCGTACGGTTTGTTAGCATAATCGATGTCTGAAAACAGAATGACGGGTTTTGAGACCTTTCGAGAGCGCTTGACCTCTGCCAAACTAATCAGTGGTTTCTCTTCGGATTCCTCTGCACGAACATATTGTTGTTGTAAGCCATACGGATGACGATACATAATAGAAATTGGATAGGTCAATTTGCGAATCTCATTTGGCTGATTGAAGTCCAGTTCCCGAATTGCAACTCCCTCCAATTTATTGACACACATTAATGGAAATCTGGCTTTTTGTAATACAATATCTGCATCTTGAACCCTCTTATTTAGTTCTAGTATATCCAATGGAGACTTTCGTTGGCCTTGAAAGGCTTGATGCAACTCATAGCGTGCAGCTTGATAGGCATCGGTGGCTTCCGCGACCGTGTCCTTTCGAGCGTCCTCAAGTTCTTTATATTCATCCAGTGTTGGTGCACGATAGGCTGGAAGGGGGTGAGTATGAATAATCGTACCCTCTTTATTCCTTTCTATCATATTTCCATCAGGGTCATAATCAAATAAGGCTCGTTTTTTTGCCTGGGCTTTGCCTTTATAGAATGCTTTCACCGGGTCAACACGCGACATCTATCTGTACTACGTATTTTGGTTAGATGAGAGTAACGCTCGGAGATAAATGATTTAGATTAAATCAAAAGATAAAATAGTATGAATGAGTTTTATAATGCATTACCGGCAGCATGTATCGTATGTCTTGCCTTATTCATCCTATTTTATTCCAAATCAACCCTGACATCTACATCATTTAACATCATCTTATGGGTTCTTATTCCATTAGTTGCATTTATCGTGTCTTTCTTTTCGCAACTTGTCATACAACTTATGCGCGATTCAGAACAGGAACGAGAGCGCAAAAAGCATGCGGAGAAGGGTATTCAATTGAGTGAATTAAATAAGGAATATTACAACGTATCCAATGCATTTTATGGTGGAATTCCATCCATCATTGCAAGTATCACCGCATTGGGTATTTCTTCTATCTCTTATTTTCGTATTCCAGTAGCATCTCTATTTCGCTCGTCCTATATCAAGGAAATGAAACAGAAAGCGGGTAGTAATTCAAAACGGTGCTGTATCGATGATGTTACATTAAACCAGTTAGAGAGTTCTTCAAATGGTGATATGATTATGGGTGCAGCCTATATCTTTTACACGTTCTTTGCAATGCTATTCGGAATCATTATTGGATTCGGTATTTCCGCTTGAAAAGTCTTCATTATGGAATATGAGATTGGGTGATTTCGGACCAAGATACATATACACTGGAACACCGTTCTTACTGCTTTCGGTTTGGTCCAAAATATAGTATCCTTTATTCATCTGCTCCATTGATTTCGGACGGCGCTTTGATGCATCGGATGTGAGAGACTTCACCGATACCTGCTCAGGTTTAATCGACTCCTTTGAAACTGCTACTTCGGTTTTCATGGATACGCCACCTAGACCCGTATAGCCCGCTACTGTCAAGATAAGCAGATACGAAAGTATCGCCCACAGAATCGAAAAGAGCCAAAATGGCATCCATGTATGACGTTCCTTCGAACGCCCTAGACCGAATTCCTTCCATTTGCCATCCGCATGAAACATCCAGGTGGGTTTAATAAAGAGGACGATAGAGATACCCAATAGGTACAGTAGTCCAGAATAGATGAGAAGGGACATTCCTTAATGATAATAATAGAAAAAACGTTGTGACGTTTAGGCGTCATCCGCATTCAGCTGGTCATGGTCATATCCTCCACCTCGTTCCATTTCTTCGTCTCCATAGATGCGGAATCCAAGTTCGTCGACCTCCTGACCTGCTAGACCTTCTACTTGACCATCCCCCGATCCGGGAAAATCAAATATACCTGCATCCAAGCGCTTTGTGCGCTCTTCGTCCCAATAGTCTGCATCATACGCATAAATCACTTTCGTTCCACCAACTGCCCATTTACCTAGACCAAGACGCTTATTCATTAGTTCCACTTCACGCTGTTCATCCGTATATCCGTTGAATTCTCTAATAATATTTACCCGTTCCTTTTCATTTCGCACTGCAATTAAATATTTAATCTTCTCATCGTCAAATGCAAGACTTTCATCTTTGTACTTTCGCAATTGATGTGAAATCAGTTCAAGTAGAAAATCAAGGGATGTATCATGACGAGACTCGCTGCTGCTATATTCGCTTTCATCAGGATCCATACTTGAATTCAATAATTGTGAAATCGGGCCATACAGGATAGCTTGCTGTACATATTCCAATAACAGTTCTCTGCCTGGAACTTTGCTCGAACGAATATTATTCATGAATGGGAGCAATGCAGAAAGTTGTGCATTATAGTATCGAAGTTTGGAGCGTGCAAGGCGTAAAGAGGGAGATTGCAAGGCTCCACGGCGAGGCTCTAAGAAGTTGATTTCTCTTTTCAGCATCGGGGCTAAAAATTGTTCTACATGTGCTATGGAGAGTTCATTCTGCAATTCATGAGATACCTTCAAATTATCTCCTGAAAAATTGGAGACAATCCGCTGAAATGGTATCATAAAATAGGATTGCAACACATTAAAAAAATCTGTCCACGACAAGGATGCAATATTCTCCAGAATTGCCTTATACCTATCGGATACCAGTCGTTGAAGGATATCATCTTTGCATGTTCGGCTTGCATCAGATAATTCACTTGCAGCCGTTGCAATTTGTTGGCGATCACCCTCTTCCAATTCGCCCGTCTTTTTCAAATATGTAATTTTCTTCAACTCAACAAGTGTAAATTGAATGAGTCGCTTCCAATCTTCAATCGGCACGGGTTGTACATCCGAAAATTCCTCCATGATTTTATCCATTCCTGTTGATTCAGGCAAGGGAAGCGAAGCAACACGATTAACGGTATGAATCGTGTCCAATAAATCAACAAATCGCTCGGTTGTTGTATCCACATCTGCTAATGCATCTTTTCCCTCTTTATTGACATCCATTACAGCGGGATGTGTTGGAAATTGAAATCCGCACCACATACACAGGTTAGTAAGGCCTGGTTGATGCGGATGTCCAATTCGGTCACCGTCGTAACAGTATTTCAAAAAGAGGCGATAATATAAATCCTTATTCGTGTCGCCTCGTGTTTCATTTAGTTGTTCGGCTTCGCGTGGATGAAACTCGGTTAGCAGAAATGTACCTTGCTGATTAGGATTCATGCTCCTTCCAGAAAGGGCAGGTAAATCGTTTTTAGTCTTCCAGAACGCACCTGGCTCAATCAGTCGATTCATACAACATGAGGTTTCAGAATAGGGAATTCCTTTTACGATATTGGCCGTTTGTCGTGCCGCCGCATGTGCTTGTCGAATCCACAATTTTGCCAATGCATGCGCCCCCCGTTGACCCATTTTTGCCGCCACATCTGGTTGAATAACATCTTGTGCAGCCTCTTCTGCTGTTAATGTCTTTTGCTCTGGTAAAAATGTGTGAGGAATCATATCTATTGCAGTCATCTGCAATCCATCACTCGATTGCCCTAGGGTTTCTTTCAAGTAACGACGCTTTTCTGATAGTTTAGCCTGAATAACATCATTATTGCGGAAATAGTGCTCCATAATTTTCGTAAAATAGGACGTAATCAACTTGAGACGGATGGTATCTACGCTAATTCCTTGAAATCCATGACTCCATTCTGTTCCCGCTTTTTTGCGAATAGTCGAAATTGCACAGGCCAAGTATTCAACACCCTGCTTATTGCTATCATCGGCATCGAGCGGATAACCTTCAAATCCTGGAGATTTGCAACCCGTTAGTTGATACCGAACAACATAGGATGGAATATGTGTTTGAATTTCGAGCAACAAGAAAACACCACATGCCGCAATTTTGTCGCGTGCTACTGCTACTTCATAGTCTATCTTGGAACCATCTCTTGGCTGTGGACGACGCAAATACGTGTCTCGATCCGCAAATCGGCTCGTCCATTCTACCGATGCAGTAATCACATTACGATACCCCTTTTTATCTAAAAATACACCGACTGCCTCAGATATTTCTTTAATGATATCATAGCACGATTGTTCATTCGCATTTAATTTCATCTCCTCCTGCGGTGATGGTTCAATATCAGGGCTAAGTGTATTATCAATCATATCATCGATTATATCATTCCATTCCGCATCTTTATCGATTAATTCTGCATTACCTGAAATGGGACGCCCTTCTCCGTCAAATTGCATATTCGTATCGAAATCCAGTTCCCTCATGGGTTGACCGCAATTTCGACAAATATATTTTCCTTGAAATTGTCCGCCCGAAAACGAAAGAATCAGTTCCTTTTCAATTACGTCTTTTTCCTTTGGATGAAGGTATGCCTGTAACTGGAGGCGTTCATGAAGACATACCAAGTGCTTCGTGCATATATTGCAGTCAATCCAATTTCCATTGCGTTTTCCCTGATAGGAACGGAATACTTTCGTAAACTCGCGAAATCGATCACTATCATCTCGGATTCGTCTCGTGCTTACCAAATCGGCTACATGCTTGCACGTATTACGCGGCGGAATAATTCCTGCATTTCTTTCATTTTCTGAAATAATATGATTGATTTTCAATTGCTGATAGTATTCACTACGAGCCGCATGATGAAATGCAATCTGTATCCGTTTTGAATCCATTCCTGCCGCGACTTGGAAGTAATTCGGATGCTTTTTCATCAAGTGGGATACCTTTCCTACATCATATTCTCCAAGTGTCAAATTGCTTTCTGTGTACTCCTTCACACTATTCGCTAGAAGAGGCTGCGACATGATATTTGTTAAAAACGCGGGATTGTTCAATAAGGGATTTGTTTCGGCTACAGGCGCGTTGGAGCTTTCCAATACGGTTCGTAATCTCTGGAGCGTCGATAACAATTGGATTTGATACCGCTCTACTTTTCGAAGCAGTGTCTCATACAATTGTTCATTCCATTCCATATTATCCAGACCATATTGGCGTAAAAATGGCATGGTATCGCCCAATCCCAGGCACGGAAGCGTTAATCCTTGTATATAGGACGATAGTGTTATATTTCCCAGAGAGTTGCCTGCAACATCCAACAGAAGGATATCATTCATTACATCATCGGTTGCATCTGTGTGTTTTGGAGCACCTTTCTCGCGCAACATAGATTTCATTGTTTGAGGGGTGAGCTGACTTCGGCCACTATCAAGAGCCAGAACAGAGGAGCGCGTACTACCCATTGCATTTGCAACAGACAATGGAAAGAGCAGATACGATTGAAGGGGTGCCTGTTCTTCTGCTACAAGAACATCTTTTCGACGGTCTTTTCCCTTACGATAGGTTGTGCTTAATGCACGTTCCATGCCAAATGGGATACGATAGAAAATGGGATTGGAGTCACCTTTTTGGGGCGGGACATATCCTGGTAGCTCAAACGTACCTGGGTCATCATCTACCGATTGGGGGGGACTGGTTCGAAACACGTCTGAATCTGACATTGCGCTCCACATCGGTTTTTGTTTCGGCAGGGACGACCATGGCGACGCATATTGTTCCAAAAATCGGCGCATATCATGCCATTCTTTTGATGCAGATTCGTCCTTTGCCCCGTGCATGATAGATGACACCACTTTACTTGATTTTGTGTCCATTGCTGCAAGCTCCTTTTCAAAATCTTGAAATCGAATCTCGTCTGTATCTTGTCTCTCGTCTACGTCTTCATCCACCAAATATTCCTTCTTGGTCATACGGAGAACTGGGCGGCCAAGAGGAACAACTGTGCGTTCAATCAAGTCCACCAGGGTCGTAACGGAGACTTCTGCAGGGCCCTGTATTGCGCCTCTCGAATTATATTCCATGGTAAGTTTTTGAAGATGATATAGTGTATCAACCAATACGCGCGTATTGCGTAGGGTGATTCGGTCCTTTTTAAGAGAAGGCGATACTCCTTCCAAAAAATCATTCAGCGCATCGATGCGCTGCATATTATCGGGGATGCGTTGCTCATATGATTCCGCCTCTTCAAATATATTGGAGAGAGCTACCCGCATTGTACCGACAAATTCAATTCCCTCATCGTCTTCTGGTACCAACTCCTCTTCCACGGGTTCGGATAGGACTTCTGTTTCATTCCAATTTGCGGCGGAAGGTGGTTCAGATACAATACTAATGGCCACAAAGGGAAGGTCCGTAGGAATACCGATAAAATTGCATTCTACCACAATGGTCTCTTCATCTTCCTCTTCATAATCCTCTTGGTCTCCTTTCTCCTCGTCCCTTTCATCTTTTCGTTTAACAGGATGTATCGTAAATGTATCCAGTTCCATATTGACATCGGTAACACGATATAATTGGTACCGTTGTCCTTCTTTGTCAAATGCGATAATGACCTGTTTCACACGGATGTCGTTTTGCTCTACGAATGATTCCTTCTTACGCTTTTCTATTATCTGAACGCCGATGTCCTCCTCCTTAAACGCCTCTCCTTCATCCGTTTGTTCCATCTCAAAATGATAGAGTGTGTTCGACACGCCCATCGGACGGACACGAATGAGCTCAAGGCTACGATAGTACACCGTTCCATCTATCTTTCCGTATTGGCATTCCATATAAATGCGGTCGCCCAACTGAATAAACATCATGGCATCCATCTCACTGCTAGGCATATTGCCGCTAGAGAGGGATTCCTCTGTCGGAGCAATCTGTATTGCACTTGTCGGCCGTACAAAGGAGACAGACTCTTCAGGTGATTCAAAGGGGTCATTATTATATTCGCTCTCTGCTTCATTGGATTCCGATGCGGGCGGCGGATCCATCTCCCTATCTTCTACGGGAGAATCTATAGAATGGAATAATTACTCCCGAGCCTCAATATAGTATAAAGACAGAAACAGGTATTGTAGTATCATGCTCCATAACAATACAGTCTTTAAAGAGCTGGTAGAGCGCTATCCTACATGGGGCGAACTGGAGGCTTATCTTGAATCGGAAGAGGGCGGGCGATTTCGCGTAGTGGACCGCAAGGAAGACACATGTCTGATTCGTTACGAAAGGGGTGTTTCCAATATGGAACTTCCTCATAGCAAGTGGTTCCGTTCCGTTGTGTGGAATACGATTGCAAATCGGCCGATTTGTATTGCGCCGCCAAAGACAACCGCGGAGCCTTTCGCTCTTTCTGGAGAATGGGTCTGCCAAGAATGGCTCGAAGGATTTATGATTAATGCCTATAAGCTTGCAGGCGATGATACGCTGTATATTACCAGTCGTTCTCGATTGGAGTCATCCGGACGCTTTTATTCTGCAAAGACGTTTCGTCATATGTTTGTGGAGGCGTATACAGGCTGGAAGATTAAGGCAGAAGAGCCCGTCGAATGGCTCATTCAGGGAGAGGCGAAGAACTTTCCTTCCCCTGATTCCGCCCTCGGAGAAACTGCCGTATTCGTCAGCTTCTTGGTACAACATACCGAGCATCGTATCGTCCAACCAGTACAGGAGAATCGATTGTGGGCAATTCATAAAGGAACCGTATATGACGATGGACGAATGTTGATGGAGGATTCTCCATCCGCCCCGCCACTTACCTTATGGAATCAACCAACCGCCTATTCCATTCCTGAAGACACGAATGTTACCTCATGGATTCAGAAAGAGATAACGGTTACGCCCTGGACATTTCAGGGATTTGTGGTGAAGGACCGGCAGGGGAATCGATGGCGATTTTCGTCGCCGACGCATTTGGCCGTGAAGTCGTTACGTGGAAACACGCCCCACTCTTTGGAGCGTTTTGTTCAATTGTATCAGCAAAATCTGTTTCATATGTATCTGCAATACTATCCTGAGGATACGAATCTGTTTACGTTTCATTACGAGAGTATGATGCGACTCATCGAGTGGATTCATGTTCAGTATGTTGCGCTACATGTTCGACATGCATGTGGAATTTCCGATATCGATAAGATGTTCCATCCGCATTTGTATTCGCTGCATGGACAATATATCACTCGTCTTCGCGCTTCTGGTAAAAAACTGACTGCGAACGATGTGTATGAGTATCTGCATAAACAACCATGGCAGCGCGTTGCATTTCTGCTACAGCGTACAGAGGATACCTATCTATCGCTGGTTCGCTCCGAGACATGATACATATACCTACCAATATGGTCTTCATCAAATTTTATATTGATGAAAGGGCTTAAAAATGTACAGTAATATCGTATTAGAATGGCATCCAAAACATCGTATGCTGTAGGAATTGACTTAGGAACAACAACGAGCTGTGTTGCCATCTTCCAAAACGACCGTGTAGAAGTCATTGCCAATGAGCACGGAAATCGTACTACTCCATCTTATGTTGCATTTACGGATACAGAGCGCTTGATTGGGGATGCAGCAAAGAATCAGATTTCGGCCAATCCTAAAAATACAGTATTTGATGCCAAGCGTCTCATTGGTCGCAAGTTCGATGAGGAGGTAGTTCAAAAGGATATGGCACTCTGGCCATTCCAAGTAACGGCAGGGCCAGAGAACAAACCTCGAATTGGAGTAGAATTCAAGGGTGAACAAAAGGCATATCTTCCTGAAGAGATTTCAGCAATGGTTTTGATTAAGATGAAACAAACTGCAGAGGCATTTTTGGGTTCGGAAGTGAAAGATGCGGTGATTACCGTCCCTGCATATTTTAATGATTCTCAGCGCCAAGCCACAAAAGATGCAGGTACCATTGCAGGCCTTAATGTACTGCGCATCATTAATGAGCCTACTGCCGCTGCACTGGCGTATGGTCTTGATAAGAAAAAGGCTGGCGAACAACATGTAGTTATCTTCGATTATGGCGGTGGAACACTCGACATTTCTCTTATTACAATTGATGACGGTGTATTTGAAGTAAAGGCAACGGGTGGTAACACACATTGTGGTGGAGAAGACCTCGATTGCATCATGGTAGAATGGTGTGTCCAGGAGTTTGAGAAGAAAAACCGAGGTGTCTCGGTAAAAGAGAATGTGCGCGCGCTGCGCCGTCTGCGCACCGCCTGTGAGCGTGCCAAGCGCTCTCTGAGTAGCGCCACACAGGCCACGATTGAAGTCGATGGGTTTGCGAATGGTCTGGATTTGAATTTGGTCATGACTCGCGCTCGTTTTGAATCGTTGTGTGATGCAGAGTTTCGCCGCGCCATTGCTCCCTTGGAGCAAGTTATGAGAGACGCCGATATGTCTAAAACGGATATTCACGAAGTGGTTATGGTCGGTGGCTCCACACGCATTCCAAAGATTCGCGAGTTGGTCAGCAGCTTTTTTAACGGAAAGAAGTTGAACGATTCGGTGCACCCCGATGAGGCCGTGGCATATGGCGCCGCGGTTCAGGCGCACATTTTGACGGCGGGGAAGCACATGACCGACCGCACATCAGATTTGATTCTGTTAGATGTCGCGCCTCTTTCGCTGGGTTTGGAGACGGCTGGCGGTGTCATGACGCCGCTTATTAAGCGCAATACGACGGTTCCGTGCAAGAAGACTCAGACGTTCTCGACGTACGCGGATAACCAGCCAGGTGTATTGATTCAGGTGTACGAGGGCGAGCGTCAATTCACACGCGATTGCAACCGTCTCGGTGACTTCAAGCTCGAGGGGATTCCACCGCTTCCCCGCGGTGTTCCTCAGATTGAAGTATCATTCGACGTAGATGCGAACGGTATTCTCAATGTTTCGGCGGCGGAGAAATCGACGGGCAAATCGAACAAGATTACGATTACGAATGACAAGGGTCGTTTGAGTAAGGAGGATATCGAGCGCCTGGTTCAAGAGGCAGAGAAGCACGCTGCAGAGGACAAGGTACGCATGGAACGAGTGGACGCCAAGAACCAACTAGAGGCATACTTGTACAATACGCGTAACACCATGCGTGAGGACAAAGTCAAAGAAACGCTGGGCGCCGATACCATTAAGGAAGTGGAATCATGGGTTCAGGAGGGCATTGATTGGTTGGAGGCGAATCAGGATGCGGAGAAGGCCCAGTACGACGAGAAGCAGAAGTTGTACGAGGAGAAGATTCGACCGGTCATGACCAAGATGTACGAGAATGCAGGGTCACCTGGTGCGGGTGTCAACATGGGGCCTGGTGTCAACATGGGGCCTGGTGTAAAAGTTGGTCCGCAAGTTGAAGAGGTTGATTAATCAGGGGAAGATTCAATCAAAAACGTGGCGTTAAACCGTCATATTTTTGATTCAGCGGTCTAAAATCCGCGCACAATGAAAACATTATGAAGAAGACCAAAGAGGAACAGGAAGCGGAATACAACCGACTCTATCAACTCCTTTCGAGTCTCTCTTCGAAACCAAATCAAGAGGTTTCATTACAATCCATTTTGGAAGGAAATGCGGATACGCCACAGAATGAAATCATCATTCCGCCCGTCGAGCCACCAAAACGAATCAAACGACCGACTTTTAAGAAAGAGGCGCCTGCATGGAAGGATGGGTCGGTTCTCTCCTTCTTGTTCAAGGGCTCCCCCACTGTCCATCCAACCCATTTTGAAAAACGAACAGGTCCTAAGGGTTTGAAAGCTCTTAAGGCATCAAAAGCCAAGAAGGAACCGAAAAGTGGAATCCCTGTACAAGAAGAACCTCCAAAAACTGCGTTGCAAGAAGACGATAAGAAGAAAATGGTCCAGGAGGCGAGGGCGGAATCGCCAAGCGCCCCCCCTTTTGGAAATCGATTGCCGGAGAAGACACATTCTGAGGGCTTATTTCAAACGCGGGAGCCACAGCCCCAAATAGATGACACTTGTGGTGTACCGTGTAATACATTACAAATTGATATGAAGGCGACGTATAGTGATGTACATACATCAGACTCCAACTCGATACGAAGTACATCACATACAGCTCTCCTTATCGCAGAGCCCTCTAAGGGGCGCTATATGCATACAAGGAAGAATCCGAAAGCGAACGGGTCGGGTGCGAAGCGTGGTCGCCCTCCGCGACCCATTCAAGTCTTGACCATCGACATCCCTCCACCGACATGCAATGCATGTGTACAAACTTTTTCATCTGAAGCGGCGTATCATGCACATCGTGAATCGTCTGTGTTATGCCAAAAATGGCTGAACCTCGAATCGGTGGAACGTCCCGCCATTCCTATCCATTTATTTGTGGAGGATATCTTGATGAAAACGATTACAGGGGATAAACCGTATCAATGTCGATTCTGTAAGGAACAATTTGAAAGCTCTGCGCAGCACCAGATGCATTTTTATCAATCTCGTATTTGTAATCGATTTGCACATCATGAGTTTTCCAAACGTGTAATTTAAAATGGTGTAGAAATCATCTTATGAATAGGGTGGAGATGTCCTGGGAGGAACATCGGCCACATCTTCATGAAAAATGGAAATGGGTATGGTGGAAAACGCATCCGCCCGATGTGGCGGAATATTCCTGGTCTTATCTTTTCAGTGGTGGAAAAGAGATTCGTGCGAGACTCTTTTGTGAATTATGGCGTTATCTTTCTCCGGATTTGGAGGTGCAGGCAGAGCTCGCCTTTGCCATTGAGGCGATTCATGCTACCAGTCTTGTTATCGATGATTCGCCCTATATGGACAATGCCGAAACACGTAGGGGTAAAACAACATTGCATCTGATGTTTTCAGAACGGAAAGCGGGTCTATTGTGTTACGATGTCATGAATATGGCGCGTAGTATTTGGATTTCTAATCGACCCATCTCTATTCCAAAAGATGAGTGGTATCATCTTATGAAGGTCAAATTACAGCGTTTAATGATGGGTCAGTGGTACGATATGGAGAAAAGAGGAAATCTTATTGAACTGGCATCTCTTAAAACAGGCGTGTTATTCGAATTGGTGACGGAAACCGTTGCACGATGCACTGGATTGGATGTAGCATTTTGGAGAAAATGGGGAAATGCTCTGGGCGTCTTGTTTCAATGGACAGATGATTGGTTGGACCGTGAAGAAGATAAAATACAAGGGAATCGAAACGCCTTTAATGAAGCGTATGATATGACACTGCACAACTATCGAGAAATATGGCGATGCATTGAGGCAGGAATTGGTAGGGGGTGGTTTGAACGACCATTCGGAAAATATATGAAGGCATACTTTACGGAAACCATTCCGTGTTTGTCGGTGGAAACGGTTATCACTCTTCCCCTCTCCAATCTCTTTTCATTCTATGCCCCTTCCGTCGTGATTCCCCCATTGGACCGAAGTCGATTTCAGAGGAAAGACATTTTACAAATATTAAATGGAAATGATATGTTAATGATGATGTATACTCTGTCAAATCATATGAAAGAGGATGACACAATAAGAACTGATTTATGGAAGATGAAGGAATCAGAGTGGGAAACGGTTCCCGAGGTATCTGAATGGCTGGATGAAATCGAGAAGCGAACGGGGTGGAATCTGCGCTCGGAATATCAAGATTACCGCGGCAGTATTTTGTCTATGGATAACAAAGCATAACATAGAGACTATGGATTATCTCCTTCCCTATTTATTGGGCGGAATCACGAAGGTATACGATGATATCTCAGATAAAGAAGTCTCCGCGCATCCTGGTATTGTCGAATCCTTCAAATCCTCATTAATCGCATTGCTAACAATGGTGTCAATGGATGATTTTTACTTTTCATTCACGTGCATTTTGTTAGCACTATACAATTGTGGAATTGATAATCCATTCTGGGAATCCATTGCCGCCGCGTCGGCTCTTATCACCATACGAAATATATCCTATGCAGGCGACAATGTTATTTTTAAATTATTATTGACAATACTTGCGGTTGTAGCATTTTCAATTGGGGCAATCTTTGAAGACCGTTTGTTCCCTGAAGAGGTTAGTGTGGAGAAGATATTTTTTCGTGTGCTTCTTATTATTGGCATTTCGATTGTTATATTCCTATTCCCGCTATTAGATACCTTTCATTTTCCAGAATTCTCTAAGGCGCCGATTAAGAAAGGGATGCTGATTATGCACGGGTACGCAAGTGTTAGTGTTATCACGATGATATACTTATTATATTATAGCGGAAGTTCATTGGAGGAATTGAATAGGAAAAAATAAGTTGAGATGCGATATTATTTCTTGGATGCCATCTGAGGTCTGGCCATCATGGGCTTCGGCGCGGCTCTTGGTTGTGATTTCTCATCTGATTCGCTTGCCTTCATTACTTGTTTTGCTGCACTGGCTTTTACGACTGGTTTCGCGGTAGAACCGACAAACCCTTTCCATTCCACCGACATCGTTTCAAACATAGCAGCGCATCCACGAGCGGCGGCTGCAACGGCGGCCCGTGCATCGGATTCTTTTCCACTTTCCACTCCGATGCGAAGCACCATTTCGTCTCGAAGCGGATGAGGAACCGCATATCCTGCATAGGAAATGCGAGGTTGGGCCTCGCCTTCGATATGATTTTCCACCAACCAGGTTTGAAACAAATTACCGAGTGTATGGTCGTGTCCACGAAACAAGAAGTCAAAGCCGATAATTCTAGAATCAGCAGGTGAAATCGTGATTTCATCGGGAAGTTTCGTCTGGTCTATCATGGCATATCGATTGCACATCTGGCGACCCACCTCACACGCACGATTTACAATATAGGGAACAGAGAGAATTCCAATTGATTCAACGGTAAAATCAAAGCAGTATGGTTCACCCTTTCCGTTTATTTTGAAGCATCGCTTGACTTGCATCGTATTAAATTCTCGCCAAAGCTCCTGATATCGTTCCGAAGCCTTATCGAGTTCCTGTACCTTTTTGGAGACAGTTGCCCACTTGACAAACATTTCTTGAATTCGCGCCTCTGTCTTATCGGGTGTATACTCGTATGAGCATTGTGATACAGGAGAGAAACGTGCGTGTTCACGCCCTGTTCCTTTGGTGGCTTTGGCGACAATCTCGACACGCTGTTGTGATGAGCCACTACCAGGCTGAAGAGATGCAATCAGACATGTGTCATTCGTGAGACGGCTTTTAGGGAAGAATTGCTCTGTGGGAACACGAAACTCCTCTTGCGCTCCACCTGAAAGGGCAGCCTTTGAGAGGTCTGTGACCACAAAGTCTTCGGACTTTACGTGTCGAACACTATCCTTTTCACCTGCAACGGTCAATGTAAACAAGAAGTCATCCTCTTTCCATGTTGTAGGGTCCGTCACATGGATAGGAAGAAGGCCAATACGGTCTGCTAACATTTCATTGGTCATGGGTGTATCATTTTGTTTTACGGTTACATCGGTTGTTGTTCCTGTAGCAGTCATATCTGAACGAAATGCTACCGTTTCTACGCCTGTAAGAATAAGGCGGCGTAGAGTGTTTGCATATGTAACGTGCGCATCCTCCATCGTGAATGTATAGGTGCGAAAGTCGGGCTTGGAGAGTTCAAGGAACTTCATGGATGGTTTCTATCTCTACATCCGAAGTCGATTTCATCAAATTTTATGATTCTGCGTTCAAGCCGATTCGCATTCGTTCCTACTGAAGAAAAGGATGAGCCGGCCCGCACCCATTCATATTTGTTTCTATTCCAACCGATGTGAGTGGTCAAAAGCCTTTATTGAAGAACTTTCCAAAACGAGCTATAAGAATGAATTTCGATTTATTTGTGTGGACCCTAGTCCAAACCGACCTGCCCTTCCGAGCTGGCTCAAACAGGCTCCGACGCTTGTCATTTCGGGAGAGCCGGAACCACGTACCAACAGTGATGTCATGAATTGGCTATATGAACGTAAAATGCGTGATGGGGGTGGTAATGGTAATAGCGGTGGAAATTCTTCAACGGGACAAGGAGCAACAGAGCCGGAACCTTATCTGGACATGGAGATGGGAGGAGGATTTGGAGACCAATATTCGTTTATTGGTAGCGACACATCTGCGCAGGGGGACGGTGGAATGAGCATGAAACACAATTTCACCTATTTAAACGGTCAGGATGGCGTGAGTACTCGCGAGGCCTCCAATTTTCAGACAACCAACTCCAACGAAAAAAGAAGTAAGAAGGAAGAGCTATTAGACCAACAAATGCAGGCATATAAGTCCCAACGTGACGTGGGGATGCCTCAACGGATTAACCGTCAATAATAAAACCAATCTAAAGCGTGACCTACCCTATTCATAATAGGAAATGTCACTTCTTAGTGCATTTAATACACAACTCGTGAATCTATTTGACGAGTTGTGTCAGACTTTTCCGGACGATAAGGAAATCAAAATGGCAACGGAGGCCGTTAAGGGTGCCCGAAAAATTAATCCCCGCCTTGTACTGGACCTATTCATCGACCATGTATATCAAGATTGCTCTACGGCTATCAAGGAGCGCAATGCACCTCTGTTTCGACAGATAGCCCAGCATAAGATTTCCAATCAGTTTAACGAAATGATTTCGGCGCTCGCTATTTTTGATAAATACTGGGATACGATGGGTCAGAAAAACCAGGATGTGATTTGGCAATATCTCAAGGTGCTTTGTGTGCTTTGCGAAAAGGCGCGTTCAACATGAGCGGTGATGCCATATTTGGTGGTCTAAAGAAGGGTTTGTAACCCCTAAGGAGAATGGCAGATTCTAGTACGACAGCGGAACCGTCCGTATTTGAAGCTAAATACAAAGAGTTTGCAGAGGATGCATTAGGAGCCCTTCCTGAATACACCCCTGCTATCCATCAGTCATTGGCGCTGGACTTGGCCACGAAACTACGCCGATTTCAGGAAGAAGTCAAAGTGGGAAATACATTGAGCGGAGATGCAGAGGACCATCATAAGAACCCTGGCGCTATCTTGCCAGGAGTAGTGATTTCAGATGCAGTATGGGCATCTCTTTCAGAGAATACGAAGAAGGCTATCTGGGAGCATGTTCGCATTGTTTCGATTTGTTGCTTTATGGAAGCGGGATTCGGTGACAATGCCAAGCCTGAATGGATGGATGAAGCCATGAGTGATATGAAGAAGAAACTGGAGAATGTTGATTTTGCCTCGATTATCAAGAAATTTATGACCTTTTTCCAGCCAGGGGATGGGTCGAACGCAGCGGGCGACGAGAAGAGTTCGGGTATGCCCGACTTGAAGGGGCTCTTTGAGAATGGATTCCCGAAACTTCCTGAACGCTTCCTGAAGGGCCAGTTGGCGAAGTTGGCACAGGAAATTGTAAAGGATATTACACCTGATGATTTGGGAATCACGCCAGAAATGATGAAAGAGTGTGAGAAGGACCCGTCCCGGGCTTTTCAGATTCTCGTTTCTACCTTTTCAAATCACCCTGATATTATCCAGAAGACCGTCGCAAAAATCGGAAAGCGCCTTCAGCAGAAGGTCCAGTCAGGTGCGATTAGACCGCACGAAATTGCCCGTGAGGCAGAGGAACTGATGAAGGAATTTTCGTCCAATTCCAGCTTCGTGGATATGATGGGCGGACTGAAGAGCGCTTTTGGAATGCAGGGCGACGATGATGAACCTCATAAAGGAGGAAAAGACGAGAATGCGAGACTGTCCATTGTTCGTAACCGGTTACGTAAAAAGCTTGAGAAAAAGAAACAAGGTGGAAAGAAATAAAGTACATACGGGTTAGGGAATGAGCTGTGAACCACCATTTTGGAAGGATATCTCCATCATCGGCAGGGATTTCAGTTTACAATATAAACCAGTGTGCGAGCACTCTGTATGGAATTTTATTGCCCGATTTCTTATCGTATTCGTATGTTTGGGTTTAATCGCTAGCGCAGTGGGTGGGTTGACGGCATTTATGGTTACACTTCTATGCGGCAGCATTATCGCTTTTGTGATTGTGGCAATGACACCTACACCTATAAAGAATCAGGAGCAAAAACATCATGTGATACACGAAGAAAAGAATAAGGGGTCATCAAATGATTATCACGAATTGCCATATACGGCGACCGTTCATCCTACTGTGTATCCGCCATCACCTGCTACAACCGAACATTTTGTAAATGGTGGTTCTACCATGGGAAGTGTTCAGCCTACGGGGTCGCCGATTGGAATTACCCAAATGGATGCCGCGCCCTATTCAGGTTGTCCTCTGCCTGAATTCACGCCGCCCACATCGCGTAATCTATTTATGAATATATTGGCGGACGAGATGAAATACAATCCAGACCGCCCTGAGGCAGCACCCGTTGGTCATCCTACTATTAAGCAAACCCTAGACGATTTCTTTCGAATTCAATGGTTTTCGGACCCCACTGATGTGTTTGGAAAGAATCAAGGTCAGCGACAATTCGTGACACAGCCTTCGACCACGATTCCAAATGACCAAGGTTCATTTGCGAACTGGCTCTACAAGATTCCAGGAAAGACGTGTAAAGAGGGCGGTCGCGAGGCATGCGTGTCTGCAACAGATGGAGGACAGCTTGTATGGCTCAATCAGGATTAGAATCTATCTTTTTTTATCCGTATTCGTGTAGAGATGGAGATTAACCGACTAACCCATTCAGGAGATGACCTCTGTGGAATTCAATCGTTCTATTCACAATCCGTTGGACCTGGTCGCTATGCAACTACCAATTTGGTACCGAAGGCTACCGGCGTGAACCCCGTTGCATCGGATCAACTATTGGTATACCCTCGTGAGGGTTTTGGATACAACAATTCGGCCATTGATGCCGATTCTGCGCTTCGTAATCAGCCATCTTTTAAGAATAATCGCTGCCAGATTCGCCCACAGGCGCGCCCATTTTTGACGGTACCCTTCATGCAAGGCGGCAATCCGTCGCGTGATGTAGAGAGCTTGCTTCTACACTCAGAACAGGTTCGCATGGGCAAGGAATGCGGCACAGTTACCGAACAATTCTTTTCTCAACAGTACACTCCGATGATTCCAATGTTGCAGAAGAACATCCAGAATCCGAAGAATCTGATTCCCGAGGTCGCGGCAAATGGATGGATTCACGGAGGCATTCCCTCGCGTTCCTATCTGCGTGATGTAAATTGCTGATGATATAAAAATTCTTTTGTGGAAATAGATAATGCGAGGTACAAGACGGCGTCGCACACGTCATACACTTCGTACACAAAAAGGCGGGTCGAATGCCTCTAAACGACGTAATGGTGCGCAGAAACGGAATACGCGAAGAATGAAACAAGAAGATACACAAAAAGCCCGTGCAGTAAAAGAGGCCAAAGATGCTTTTATAAAGGCAAGGATAGTGGAGCAAAAGGCTAAACAAAATGCAATTGCAAGAGGAAAGGTGTATCTCCAAGAAGTTAAAGATGCACAAAAAAAAGAAAAAGAGATTGCATTGGCCACGATAAAGGGTGAGAAAGGACTCGTGAAAGCGCATCATGTCCAAATGAAACAACATGACAGAGTGCAAGTACAGCGTAGAAGACTACAATATGCAAAAGAGCGAGAACAAAGACAACGCGAAGCGCAGATTAGAAGAAGGCAGCAGCAGGAAGAGGCTAAACGGATGAGAGAAGCGCAGAATCAAATTAAAATCGCACAAATGCAAAATATGAAACGCCAAAAGAATATGGAGGCAGAGCAAGAACGCCAGAGACAGGATGAAGAGATGCTTCAAAGACGAGAAGAAGAACGCCATAAAAAAGAAGAGAATAGTGCTCGTCAAACAGCAGAATCAGAACTTCAGAGACAAGAACAAGAAGCAAAAAATCAGTTAAAACTAGCACAGAACTTGGGTCGACCCAATCAGCTAATGAATAATACGATTAAGCCATAACCTTGAATAGAGAATTACTTGGATGCACTCGATTCGCGAAGCTTTTTCATAAACTCGCGAATCTGTTGTAGATTTTGTTGCTGAGAACTACCTGGCTCGGTTGAAAGAGTAAGAACAGGGAGTTCCGTGTTTTCCACCCATTGTTTATGTTGTGCGTCGAGTGCATCCAGATAATCTAGTGAAATCTTATCCTCTCCTTGACGGTTGCGAATCTGGATACGCTCTTTGGATGTCGTGGAACCGGTGGAAAGATAAATGATTCCTGTGACAGGATGTTGAGTATGAAAGAGGGTAAACCAGCGATTATAGAGCTCCCACTCCATGGTGTCCAGAAACCCCGTATCGAGAAGCATTTGAGCAAATACGTATTTATCCGTAAGAACCGAACGTTCTGTCAGAATGACTTGGGGGCCACTGGTTGTGGTATTCACGTGATTCACTGCTTCCTGGATATTTTGCAAACGAGTCAGAATGGCACAGTTCTGGAAGGTATAGGCCCATCGTTTCTTATCTTCATAGAAGAGCTCCAATAAATTCTTTCCATTTGCGTCCTGAAGTGCCGTCCACTGTCCAACCGGTTCATCCACCACGTGGATTTCAGGGATTTCGGCGCGAATCTGCGCCAACAATGTGGACTTGCCTGCACCAATGTTACCGTCGAGAGAAAGAATGATATGGGACATGAGCTACCTTCCGACTGGAAATCGGATGCGAATCAAATTTTTAACATCGGAATGGAATAGTATGGCCGTCTACTTGAGCAATCTGAGTGAAGCATACGGTCCTCTATTGACCGAGCATTGGGAAAAAAAAGAGGCTCCACAGCATTATAATCAGCTGACATCTCAACTCGTTCATCCCATTGGCCAACGTCATATGTTGGGTCTAGTGGGAGGAAATGAAGTGAGTGTTATCAAAGGAAATCTCGTTGACCTGGAATCGGACCTGAAAGGAATTCATTTGCCTCATACATTTTGCCCTTCACGACAGTATCAACCGCCAACACGCAACCAAAAGGAGATTGTCCGAGACAATGTCAAAAATACAGTAACGATTGATGTCCAGTCTACACACTTACCGGTCTATCAAATGATGGCCTATCCCGCCGTTATCGCCCCCCTTCCGATGGCGAATGAAGTATGTCGAAAGCCTGAGAAATATTAATCATATAGGGTAAGGAGAATGGCCGCACCACAGCAGGCATTTACACGTCTACGACATGACCCGTTTCATCAAGTCGATGATATGCGTATTACATCTTATGCTTCACGATACTATTTGAATCCTCCTGCTGCGAACTGTCCGACGACCTTTCCTGTTCATGCGACGACCCGTATCCAGAAAAGCGGTGCATCATGGGTCGAAGGGGAGTGGAAGACAGATGTCGAATCGGACCTGAAGGGAATCAATCGTTTGGGTACGAATATCCGATGCGAGACGGCACATTATGATCCCGACACCAATCCCACCAACCGTATCCAACTGAAACATGCACAAGATGAAAACATTCCACTTACTTTTGCACGCTTAGTAGACCCTCCTTGCACACTTCGTACAACAGGATGGAATCGGTGGGATACACTCTTCCATAATCCTCAAGAGACATTTGAGACACCATTTGACTTTTTCATTCCCAGCCGTGGTTTGGATAAGGAGAAGTTTAACACCCACCGACAGAAAGCATGCTTCCAGCCAATGCATCAACCATCCATCGCCGAACTGGGTCATGAACAGCATATGCGTTGATACATGCGATTCTATTTATTCATATAGCATACTATCATAATAGAATGCTATATGTGTGCTATACATTAATGGAATGCATCCGATGCGTATTGTCATGTTTTGAGTGCTGTTATCAAAGAGAAGAACCTATTTTACAGGCACAATATGATGCAATGAACGAAGTGGAAATCATACCTTATCCGCTGGATTCAGCGCGGCAGATGGAATAAGTCCCTCCTTCTTCATACTGGAAATCAGTCGGGTCAGACCAATACCGCCACCACTGCGAACCATAAAGGTATTATCCAAGAACTCATTCATTTCTGCCATCACACGTTCTTTGCCAAATTGATTAAAGAGGGTTTTTGCGTACATTCCATCGGAAATATGCGTGAATCGCTCGAGCATATCGTTCTTATCCGTGCTCCGTTCTGCGCTACCAATGGTCTCCATGCCGCTTAGAATCACATCGATTTTATTGGCCGTTTTCGCCGCCTGATTGCGCTGCATATTCCAAAATGGACTCGTGTACTCTGGAAAATTCTTCAAGAAAAAGACGGCACCATGCTCTGATTCAAGACGTTGCTCCTCGGCATGAGAGATTTCTAGAACCTTGTATGATTCTGCAATATCATTGTAGTTTCCGCTCGGAAATGCCGATAGGGTACCATATCCAAGATATTCCAAAAGTTCTCTCTCCATCATTTCTAGTTCATCCATACCACCCTTGAGCTCAAACTCAAACATAGGGAAAATTAAATCATGGCGGCCTGGAATTGGATTGGGTTCTTGACGGTAACTGGTTGACACACAGAAATAGCCAGGATACTCAGGACGTTTCAGGAGCTCATATTCGAGCCACATCTGACCGGTTTGAGGGAGAGGATACGGCTGGCCTACATACTGGAATGTCGTAATGGTACTGGGGTCCTCGCATGCCGCCAAAATCGATAGACGATTCTGTGTATGACACTCCAGAAATCCACGTGCAAGGAAAAAGCTACGTAGCTTCTGTACTACATAGTGAAATGACGGCGTATCAATTACGAGCGATGCTTCCTTTGACATGAGTCTATTTATTCATTTATTGGATTCTTTAGATTTCTTTTAAGGAGGTCTCGGAAATCGGTCGTCTTTTATCAAAAAATTAAAGGTAGAAACTGGTAGTATGGAAGTCGCCGCCCTAGCTGGTCTTCTGGGTCTGGGCTTCGTTGTCTCCAAGACTGGCCAAAAAAAGTCAAATATGAATCAACCTGCTCCTGTATCACGAGTACCTGCTTCGCATACTATCCCTCCCGCGGATCATACATCTCCACTCTTTCGTCGGTCCACGAATGAGGCATTTGTTCCTTCTGCACGTGGTCCCAACTCGGAACCCATGACAAATGCGCCGAAAGGGGCCTCTGCTACCGGATTTGGACCAGAACTGGATTTGATGTACAAAATGCCAAATGGGCAGACTTATCCATCTGAGCCAAGCAACGGGCCATACGGCACCGCATTCGGATATGCCACACAGAAGCCACCCTATGCACCTGGATTCACCCCGGGTAGCGAGGCACCCCTCTCTCCCATCGACTCCAATGTCCCTATGATGGAATTTCGCTCGGATGGTGTCGAAGCAGCCCCTAATTATATGGATAGCGATTACGTAATTAGTCCGCTGTCTGGTCAACGAATTCGCTCGAACGAGTTCAAACACAACAATATGCAGCCTTACTTTGGAGGTCGTATCAAGCAAAATATTGCACCTCAGAGCAATACGAGTGTGCTCGATATGTATAATGGTTCTGGATCGACGCAAATCAAAAAGCGAGAAGTCGAGAATATGTTTGAAACCTCCCGTGCACCCTATGGCAATCCATATGGTATGGAAGACAATACTGATTTTTTTCAATCGCGTATTTCCTCTCAGGCACCCGTGGTGCGTAACGGAGAGCGTCCATTCGAACCGACCAAAGTAGGCGCTGGACTTGGAGAGAAATTTGGAATCACGGGAAAGGGTGGATTTCAACAGCTCGAAATCAATGAAATCATGCGCCCGAAGGATACCAATGAATTGCGTGTTCTATCGAATCCTAAAGATACGTATAATGCTCCTGTGGTACCAGGTCAACACTTTGTGGGAGGCAGCGTTGATTCAAAAGATATTGGAGAGGTGCGAAAATACAAACCCGATACCTTCTATATCGACGATAGTGGTTCTCGATACTTTGTAACAACAGGCGATGTTATCAAAGATACCGTTCGTTCAACACAGATTCTGCCTCATACGGTTCGCCCTGAGACTTCCGTGGAATACGAGGGTCATGCCACCTCACAAGATTATAATGAGAGCTACGTAACGGGTTCCTATCGCATGCCGATGGCACAACAATATGGCGGGGCAGGATATCGTAACGCGGATATGACAGGTTATTACACAAACAATACGGATGGAGATAAGGCTGATTATGGAAAGGCGTCTATCGAGATTCGTCCGAATGAGCGCAATGAAACATCGGAACGCGTGATGGCTCTCAATGCAGTTCCAGCGGATAATGGTTTGGGTATGGCGCATTTTACAGATGATGCGCGTCCGACGCGTCGCAGTGAAACGATTGGAAACATTCGCATGACAGGAACACCTATTACGTTTGCCGAGCGAGCTGCCGCCATTACGGTATGGGATCCATCGGATATTGCTCGCACAACCGTCAAGGAATCCACCATTTATCTGGACCGCCCAGGCATCATGGCTGCCGCATCCGCTCCTAACCGTCTCAAGGTGTATGACCCGGATGATATCGCGAAACCAACGCAGAAGGCACAGCTTTCAGCAGGATTGGCATGGACAGGTCCAGGTGGAAATGGTGCATGGTCCGATGCAATGGATTCCTCGTATGCATACAACATGCGCACAAATCCAAATAAGGAGCAGATTGCTCGTGGGCGTAAACCCATCGCAGGTTCGGGCTCATCGGCGACATTCAATGGCGACCCTGGTCGTCAGCTTTCGAAGAAACTAGATGCGGACATTATGAATGATCGCGCACTTGCCATTAATCGCTCCATGGATATAACACCTGGCGTGGCCGACATTGGTCGAGTTGAATATCGTGTTCCATTGAACTTGGATGTAAGCCGTGAGCGCAATACATACTCGACGATTGATGCTCTTGAGAAAAATCCTCTGATGCAGAGTTTGAGCCAGAATGCGGCGAAGGATGAAGCGGCCATTCGCGAATATCGCCAATATCTTTCATCTCATTAGAATGTATCAACCTGAACGATACTATCGAGGATTATCCAAAACAAAAAAGGCGAAACGACGGGCAGAAATCAGGCGTTTTGGTGCACTATCATGGCGTTCACCGAAGGCCTATCGCGGTTTTGAAACCGACCGTGGAATAAAAACGAGAAAATCGAGCTATTCATCCCAATGGGAATCAGAGTTTCCAGGTGTTCGTTCGTTAGAAGACCGTGCAAAAGCTACAGGTGTACCCCTGCGATTTATTAAAGAATCCTACAATCGAGGGATGGCTGCATGGAGAACCGGTCATCGACCTGGTGCAACGGAACAGCAATGGGGATATGCCCGTGTATCGAGTATGCTTGTTTGTGGGAAAACATATGAAACAACCGATTCAGATATTGTACGTCGTGCTATCGCCTCTAGTAAGAGTGCAAAGAAATGGTTTACACGTTGCAAACGGATATAAAGCTTCTATAGGCTATTTACGAAGAATGGCAGACGATTGGAAAGCGCATATTGACATGGCGTTTGAGAATGCAGAAAAGGGTATTTCTAAGATTACACAAGGTATCGTGGATATGGAGGGAATGACCGGTATTAAAACGCGACATTTTTATAATAATATGCTGAATCGTGAGGGATGTCGTTATCTTGAAATTGGAACATGGAAGGGGTCCTCTGTATGTTCCGCCATGTGTGGAAATCAGGCAAATGTAGTATGCATTGATAATTGGAGCGAATTTGGCGGACCGAAAGATGATTTTCTGGCAAATTTTACTGAATATAAGGGCTTGAATAATGCCTCGTTTATTGAATCGGATTGCTATAAGGTCGACGCGGATGCATTGTCTAAATTCAATATCTATTTGTATGATGGAGAGCACTCGTGGGATAATCACTATAACGCTCTGAATCATTATTATCGATGCATGGATGACCGATTTGTATTTATGGTAGACGACTGGAACTGGGCACATGTCCGCGATGCAACATTTCAATCCCTTAATGTACTTGGTGTTACAATTGAATATACGCGTGAGATTCGTACATCGAATAACGATATGGAGCCGCTGAAAGGCAGCCCTGAAGAGCGAGCATGGCATAATGGCATCTTCGTCGCACTGTTGCGTAAATGAATAGTCTAAAGAGATGTTACTTTTCTTCCATAACAACCCAACATGTCAGACCAATGGAAAGACCTGTCTAACACAGATGTCATTGGTCAAGCAGTAGATACAGTTACGGAAACGGTCACTAAAACGACTGCAAACACCGTTAGTGTGTGGAATCGCGTGTCGCAATGGACTAGTTCCTATCACCAATTTCTACTTGGAGCAGCTGTAGGTAGTGTTGCAGTATGGTGTATTCGTCTTCGAAAATAATTCATTTGATTTCAAATATTATGTATTTTCCATAGTGGAGATTACATAATTATTTTAAAGAATATAAATAGGTATGGCATCGACCATTCGAACCCATCGATTTCCAAATGGACTTCGCGTGGTATATCAGAAATCAGAACAGTCGATTCCGCTAACTAGTATTCGTGTATTTTGCGATGTAGGCTCGGCGTATGAACAAGATGGAATCCGAGGAGCATCGCATTTTGTCGAGCATATGTGCTTTAAAGGGACCGAACAAATTCATAAAACAAGGGATTTGCTAGTACAATATAACCAAATGGGGGCACGATTTAATGCATATACGGATAAACGAGTTACCTTTTATTCAATTGACTGCGAGGATACCTTTGTAGAGCCATCTACACATATTGTTGCAGATATGTTATTACATTCTACCTTTCCACGAAAAGAATTTATCAAGGAACAGCATGTTGTTATTGAAGAAAATATACGTAGTGAGGATAATCATATTAGTGTGTTACAAGATAAAATGGAGGCTACATTTTTTAAAGGGAGTTCCTATGCATACGAAATAGACCATATTCGTTATCATCCCACTCCTACTTATCTGAAAGAGAAAGATATGTTTCAATGGTACAAGTGGTTTTATCAGCCATCCAATATGATATGGAGTATTGTTACCAATATTCCATTTTCTACGATTATCGCTATCCTAAAACGCTCTGAGATGGTGAAAAATGAAAAAGAACACGAGTCACCGCGATTGGCATTGTCCACACCGATACTGACTCTACATCCGATTTCTCCCATGGATTCAATTTGTATAGAGTGTATTCCCAAAAGTGGGTTATCTACCACAATTCTACAAGTTGGATTTCGAACATGTTCTCGCGATTCATCTGATAGGCATAAACTAAACCTTTTAAGTATGGTTCTTAATGGATTCAGTGGGATACTTTTTACTGCATTTCGAACTCAACAAGGATTAACCTATCGAACAAGTTGTGATACAGGATATTATGAACATACAGGGTATATCAGTATTTTTATCCAAACGGACCCCCAAAAGATGTTTCGCAATGGTTCTCATGATGGTGTATTAGCCACATTAATTCGAATCCTAATGGATTTGAAGCAAAAAGGGGTTGATCAGGATGAAGTGAACATTGCAAAATCAAAACTAAAAGGTTCTATGCTTCGAGAAAGAGAATCTATTAATAACATTGCAACGTATAATGGGTATGAAAGCATTTATCACCAGGATGGCATTATTGTGCCCTATCAAGAACAATATTCGGCCTATTATCAGCGCATTACCAAAAAGCAAATTGATGCAGTGATACAGAAATATTTTTGCAGAGAAAATATGGTGGTTGGAATCATGCAAGAAAAGGAATTCCAGAAAAAGAAAATCCATGATATCTGCTATCGATTTCATTGAGTCTAAACGAGAGTACAGCGTATAAGGATAAAGAATGGATACGACACCTATGATTCTAACAGGTCCTCCTGGATGCGGTAAGAGTTACTGGATTCAGAAGTATGCAGAAGAAATACAAAAACAGCTATTTGTGTGTCCGTGCAGAAAAGATAGGACATTGCGGGATGGACGCCAAAAATTACATATTTGGGCGCGGCGCACGGAGCCGGCCATTTTGTGGCTGGAGGGAGCAGACGATTTGACTCCTGAAGCACAGGCATTTTTGCGTCGGATTTTAGAAACACATGCATCGGATGTTCTGTTTATTCTGGAATGTCGTGATGCGGGGCGACTCCAAGAACCGATTCGGTCGCGATGCCGAATTAAGAAAATGGTTCTACCAAAACGAGTTCAGCTCGAATCCTATTTGAAGAGCGCCTTTCACGGAGTTCGATCGGAAGAAATTTTGGAACATTTAGAAGTGGATGAATATTCTTATCGTCGGGCCAAACAGTGTGCCTATCTACAGCAACATGTTCCAGAAGAGTGGAAATCAGTACAATTGCATCGAGTAAAACAACAGAAAGAGCAATCACAATTATCGTCTAGTAAGATACTGCATTACATTCAAGAGGCATATCATCCTGAGGAGTTTCTTTATTCCATGGTCTGCAATGAAACAGTTCTAAAAGACTACGGTGATTGTATGGAATGTGATGGCTCCTTATGGGCATTATTAGCCTATACGCTAGAACGTCGTGCGTTCGATACTGACTCGACAACACCACATAAGAAAGAAGAATGAGTCGTGATTCTGTGCTCTCGGTCTACTCCGATGCACGGGCAGAATATACAAAACAACTGTCCGTGTTTCTCGTACCGGCTTACTTCCAATTTTACATTGAACTATTGGAAAAATCAAAGCAGGCTATGGTACAAGAACCCAAACGAGTGCTATGGCAATTTCAGAATTATTTGAATGAGATTCATGACTGGAATATGGAGAAAGTCAATCAAGAGATTCGTTCCATTCAGCAAAATTCAGGATGTGATTACTTGGAGGATTTGCTTACCGCGGTGTTCATTGCGCATACAAAAGTCCTTACTGCCATCCGTTTATCATCCAACAATAAAAAGGTTGAGATTAATATTCCAAAAGTGGAACACTTCTTGTTTAAGGCCCTATGCGAGACCTCTAAATTGCTATGGAGCTCGACCTATTTGTTTCGGGACGGCATTCCTGGTATGGAAAAACAGCAGAATTATCGAAATATCGAAGGAATTCTTCATGAGGGAATTCTACAGGCTGTTCGAGGAATGGTACCCGTTAAATCCATTTTGAGGGATTTTGTGAATTATGATTCGGCACAGGATGAAATCAAAGACCAGGATGAAACCAAGGATGATAGTGACGAAGAGACCGAGTCTGAGCCAAAGCCCGAGCCAAAGCCCGAGCCAAAGCCCGAGCATACCGATACTCCTCCAATAGTAACACTTGATACTCCTGCGTTGACACCCGTATCTTCCACAACAGCTAGCCTATCTCCGGCGGAACCACAGACGATTCATCTCGACGAAAAGCCAGCCGTTCGGTTCGGTCTATTCAACGCCCTATTTGATTCAGAGCATCCATCGGATTCAGATATGGTCTATGAACCAAAGGATACAGATGATGGAAAGGATGATGCTACATCCGAATCTGGCCCCATTCTTGAAATCATGGAAGAAGAAGGAACTCCACTAGAGGATGAACCCGATATGGAATCATTAGATGGAATTCAGACCCTTTCAGAAGATATTGGTTCAGAGGACTACGAGGTTCTTTCGTAATTCAGTGCGGACAACGAGTGCGTGTTTTTCTCACACGAATGGAAAATGATGCCCACCTGGTTCCCATGGATGCTTGTTGGCGGTCTTGTCTTCATCGTGCTCAGTTTCATTGGCTCAAAGTATAAGGATAAAGAGTATAAAAATATTCAATATGCACAGGACTTTATCAGTGGTTCCATTTTAATTGCTCTTACAGGGGTACTAGTTCCTGATTTGTTTCCACAGTTTGAACTACCGGCTTCTCTTGGCACATTTGGACCTATGGGAAGCGATGATATCGACATACAAGTTGGACCACCACGACTGGCTGGTAAATAAATTATTGTATGGAGGTAGACATGTCGACAACCATATATGATGCATCGTTGATTACGCAGCGTCGGATGAACAAAGCACAATCCGGTGATTTCCTGAATCGTATCCAGCATGCAACGCGTCCTCAGACCGGTTATTCACCTGCACTTGGAATCTATGACCAATCGATTATTACGACCTTAAAAAATGGTCAAATGAAGTACTATCGCAAACAGAGTGGATGCACAACGGTCAATAACGGCTGCCCATGCGCGCCAATTGAGTCACAAAACAATTCAGGATGTTGCGGAACCAATTAAATTCATTTGTGTATGATAATCATATCACAATGACATTATACGCCTAATGCATATGCAGTTTCATCAGTGGGAACCCTATTGGTCCAGATAAAAGATTGAAAGATAGGACGGTGTAGCTGTTCTTTTGGAACGGCACGATGTACATCCTGTGCAATGCGGATATAGAGGTCAAATCCTTCATATTTCTCCTCTCCATCCTCCGTTTCATAGATGGTTTCTCCTTTATCATTGATGGTCCAACTCCATAGAAGATTATAGAGAGGAGATTTGGTTTCATATACTTTCCATGAACCTTCTTCGCTCATGATGGATACACCCTTTCCTTTCTTTTTCGGCGGGGGCGCATCGAATAACCCGTCAATGAGACTGACGGCCAAACGAGATAAATCAAAGGATGGATTGGGGATAACTTTTGGTTTCGTATGGTCAAAAAACGGCCCAAAATTGTATTGGTCGCCTGCATCCTGGTTCGGCCAATGATCATCCGATACCCAGAGATGACGGCCGAGACGGAATATCGCACGACCGAAATCAATAATGGTGAAAATCTTTCCAAACGTGGGGACTCGCCAAACCGTTCCATCTCTCTTTCGATAGTACAAGAATTTTTTATCCGTTTTTCGCCAAAGAATGTTATTGGAATGAAGGTCATTATGTGTAAAACAAATGGCACTCTGGAGAAATGTAAGGGCTGAAACAATTTGAAACATCCATGCAATCCAACGTGCCTCCCATCCCTGCGATTCTCTCTCAAATCCATCAATCATATCTTCATCAAGAAGTTTATCCATTACACCCTCCTGAGCCTCCTGTGCAATCATAATAATCGGCATATTAGGGATTTCAAGTAGAATTTCGCATGGATCGGATTCGGACTCGTTCGATGAACTATCGGATGAATCAAATGGTTCAGATGCATCGCTTTTATTGGACGCATCGCTTTTATCGGATTCATTCCGTTTATACGAGGTACGCTTTGTAATCTTTTTATTGATTTCAAACATATCGCATGCATTTTCGGCATTTTCCTCCAACGTGTCAAATGTAACCGACTCAACTGATTCCACATCACTATGGTCATCTGGAATCGTAATTTCAGCAAGAGGTTCAAGTTCGGAATCCGATTCTTCATCATCAAATGGACAGGTGGTGATTTCCTTATAAAATGCATCCCACTCCTCTGACTTATCATGCGGGGATAGAACAGTAAGTCGCGCGCTATGCGATTCCATGCCCTTCCAAAACCATCGGCATTGTCGATATGTGTCGTATTCTAGTGATATATTGTACTGATATTGATTACTGATTCCCGTGAAGGCTCCATAGGAAAGGATACAATGCGGGGTCATGTCCAATTCGCGGAATCGACTTAGTACAAAGTTGGCAACTGCATCAACATAGGCTTGATTATTATGGCTATGCAGTTTGAGAAGCGTGCTTTTCCATGTTTTTTCACTTTGAGGAAGAAGAGGGTGCTCAGGGCATACATATTTCTCTTTGATAATGTCGATGGGATTCAATAAATGGACCACTTTTACAAATACGTCACATGGTTCAGAACTAGGTGGTTCATCAATAGGCCCTGTGGGGGATAGGATACGAAGAGCATTCCATATCTTTGGCTGGTCGGACGATGGTTCCATCCAGTTTGTAATTTGATATTTGTAAGGAAGCTCGATGTTCTTCTGTGAAAGGATGGAATCAGGTATTGTAAATAGGTCTAATGCAGGAAAATACCGTTGAAGATGGGAATAAGATGAAAATGTTTCGCGTTCGTTATCGGTAATGTCGCGACTTCGACATGGTTGGTTCAAAAGTGTCTTTCGAACCGCTTTCATCTCTTTGGTTGCAAGACTTATGAATGTGTTCATCAAGCGCACATCAAATCATCTTTGGATAGTAGAATTATATGGCACAAGGTGGCGTGAATGTCAATCTCCGGAAGTTCGTGATGAAAAGCATTCCACAAGATGCTGTAGCTGTATTTATCGGGCGTCGCCGTACGGGCAAGTCCACTCTTGTCCGCGACTTGCTCTTTCATCATCAAGATTTGCCGATGGGATGCGTCATTTCAGGCACGGAAGAGTCGAACGGGTTTTTCAAAAAAATCGTTCCACCCATGTTCATTCACGGAGAGTATAATGCCGTCATTTTGGCCAATTTCGTGAAACGGCAAAAGCTGGTCATGCAGCGTATTCAACAGGATTTAGAGAAGGGTGTCAAATCCAATATTGATCCTCGTGCATTTTTGATTTTGGATGATTGTATGTATGATGATTCCTGGACTCATGACAAGAATATTCGATATCTCTTTATGAACGGTCGCTGGCTCAAGGTGTTCTTCATTATTACGATGCAGTTTCCACTTGGTATTCAGCCAGCACTTCGCACCAATGTAGATTACGTGTTTATTTTGAGAGAGCCCTATATGAACAATCGCCAACGTCTGTACCAGAACTATGGTTCGGCCTTTCCATCCTTTGAGTTTTTTTGTCAGATGATGGACCAATGCACACAGAATTACGAGTGTCTTGTCATCAATAATAATACCCAAAGTAACAAGCTAGAAGATACGATTTTTTGGTACAAAGCAGAGGTCCACGGCGATTTCAAGATGGGTGCACCCGAACTCTGGCGTCAATCCGAGATGCTGGCACGCGTCAAAGAAGAAGATGATGTCAATCAATTTGACCCACGTAGCTCCCAGAGACTGAAGGGTCCTGCCATCAATGTGCAAAAGAGATTCTAAGGTAGAAATAGAATGGATAGATTCGACTTGAATGGAATATTTGTATTAATTTTTCTATCACTCTTACTACTATTATATGTATCAAGACAATCAATGGAATCATTTATTGGAAGCCCTGCCCCGGATTATTGTGGAACAGCGGGAATTCGGCAATCGGATGCATATTACCATGCTATGAAAAAAACGAATCAGCTGGATCTCTCTACGAAACGATGGTATACGCAATCGGAATGCACCAAGCTGGATGGAGGGACATATGTAGCTGATTTTTATGGTGCTGGAAAATGCTACAAACTCAAAGATGTTAATAAAAAGGAAAATCCATATGCGTCAGACAATGTCGAGAGAGATTACACGGAAACATGTGCATCCTTAAATACATCTCTTACATCTCCTGCACCATCGGAATGTATGGTGAATGGCGCGCATCTTGGCAAGGCCAGCGTTTCTTACTCTGAGACAAAGGGTAAGGATACAACTGCATATGAGGATAATAGCTTCCGACTCTATACGGAAAATGAATGCAAATTACTCAAAGGTGAGTTTGAACTACTCGAAGAGAGTATGAAGGGTTCCACTGCGGATGAAATTGCAAAGGCTGTTCAACTAAATGGAAAGGAATATGGATTCTGCACCATTCCCGATTCAGCCATATCGGGTGCCAAATCGGGTTCATATAGTTTTATGTGTACTGTTAACACTCCACCAGTGGGGGCTGCAAAGATTTCTACTGCAACCAAATCGGCATTAAATGATTGGTTATCTTCATAATTGTCTTTTTATGCGGTATGCTAATAGAATGAATAAGAGTGGGTGCCGTGTTGTTATTGTATTTGTAGTATTCATCATCATTATATTTGTCGCATATGGTGGAAACCGCATTGAGGCGTTTGTAGATGCCCCGCGTTGTGGTGTTGATTTACCCTCGTGTGTGGGCAAAGATGTACGGTGTATCAATGGATACTGCAAGTCAGATAAGGCACCGACTCTACCACCCTTTTCCGACCTGCCTATCATGCCGTCGCTGTAATAAAACCTCACTACTGGCTAGAAAATGGCTTACCCGAAGGGAATGGGAATTGGTGCGATGTTTGTCCTATTGATTCTTGCAGTTGGTGTTTTACCATTGATTGTGCGCATGATTGACCGTATGGAACCTCACTTTATCATTTCTGGATTTCAAGATTCGGCATCGGTTCAGCAGGCGCATACTAAACAGGTTCAAGTTCCAGCGGGAGCGGCGGCCTCGATGGCGAGCACGTATCATCCGGATTCCATGTGCCGCTCGCCAAATGGTAGCGGACAACCATGTCCTGAAGGAACGTTTTGTGACGGAGTTACCCAGAGCTGTGTTCCGACATACGTAGGAGGCTCCGTACCCGATACTGGATATTTTGCGTAATCTATCCAACTGTGTAGATTTGCGGCCTACATTTCCCGAACCAAAATACAAGTTCTGTAAATGTACTGATTCGATTTCCAATGACATACGAACATTTCGAAAGAACAAGAACTTTGATAATTGCATATTGAATAGGATTCCAGTGTTTTAATCTATCCAAAATAATGACGCGTTTCTCTGTTTCTTCGAACAAATGAAGATAAGGTTCAAGAAAGCTCTGATTGTCAATCGAGAGAACAATAGTGGATACTTCACAATGTTCTTGAATGATTTGGAGAATTTTATCACGATATGTGGCAAATTGGTATGGCCGGTCAATATTAGACTCGTGCGATGACTTCCAAGTTCGCACAGAAATCCCAAGAGCAGATTGGTCACGGAACATATCAGTGAGACGTTGTACCTCATGATATACCATATCTGTAAATTGAATGGAATCAATCGTCTTGAACATACGGTATTTCACACGTTCATCCACCAACGATGCATCGTAATTCCAGTCAATTCGTTTCTTAAATGTAAAAAAATGGTGAAATCGTGGGTTCTCTAGTCCGTCTACATACCATTCCTCCATTGGAATATCCTGTTGATATGGCTCTTCGTTGGAAAGAATCAGGAGACGACATGTATATACTTTTTCGAGCTCTTTGTGACCTTTGCCCTTAAAGATGAAACGGTCTTGTAAAATGGAATCGTATGCACCATATTCATATTGCGGATAACACTCAATGACCGTATCTGGATTAACAGATAGTGCCGAGATAAGGCATTTCATAATATTCCCGATTCCTAGTTTGCTGATATGATAATCTTTAATGATAAACTGAATGTTTTCCATGATAGATTATGCATTTTATATTTTAGGTCCGTATTTACGATGACGGATTGCTCGGCTCTGTCTCGGGATTGACCACCGAATTCTCGGTCGCAGCGGCTTTTCGTTGAATCGCCAAATCGCCCTGGCCACCAAACAGACCATCAAAGGATGAACCCGCGCCACTTGTCGGTGCACTCACGACCTGCTTCGGTGTCTTGGTACGCTCCTCAAAGAATTGCTCACGAGAGTCCTCATTCTCCTTATACTTCTTCATCAGCGTATTGAGCTGGTCATTGCCATATTCCTGCTCCTTCACCTCATGCGGACTAGGGTCCCACGGCGTCCACTTGCCCATCTCCGCCATAAAGATATTATGATATTTGTCCTTGGATTGGAGCTTCTTGGCCTTCAGCTCCGCCTCTTTCGGATTGCCAAATACACCACGAACCTTCACGCCGCGAATCGAGGTGCGAAACTCATTGAGTGCATAGAAGTCCTCCTCCAGTTTCGACTTATGCGCATAGAGGAAATCATCGTAGGCCTCATTGATTTTTGTCTTATTCAGCTCCGCCTTATTCTTCTGGACAAAGGACTGATACTGATTCATTACTTCGTCCGTGCGAATGCGATTCTTACGGCAAATCTCGGCTGCATCAAACTGATCCTTCTTCTCCAACTCTTTCGCATGATTGTCCAGTTCGTCATTAATGTTCTTAACGGTCTCGACCACAAATTTCTCAAGGTTTTTCACCTTCCAATCCACCTCATAGGCATGGAGAAACTTCTGAAAGAAAAAGAGATCCTTTTTGTCCAGGACTTTCTCCGGACTGAGGAAGCTCAGTAGCACATAGCGCTGACCTGGAACCTCGGTATCTTCGTCTAGAAAGTCTTCCACTACGGCGCTCATCTCTATCACAGAGGAGATGGGTATGCTTTAAACTCGGATAGATTGACTCATGGGTGTATGAGTTTTTTTCTTGGCGGTAATTATAAGAACATGCACGGTTACGGATTTGCTGAAATTGTCAATCGCGTTATCAAGTATCTCATCGAGGGTCTTGTAATTGCCGCCGCCGCCATCTTCATCCCGAAGCGCGCCCTCCCGCTGGATGAGGTTGCCACCCTCGCGGTCCTCGCCGCGGTTGTCTTTGCCATTCTTGATGCGGTGAGCCCGAGCGTTGGCGTGTCAACCCGCAACGGCGCAGGATTGGGCCTTGGATTCAAGCTCGTCGGCTTCCCTATGTAATTTACATAAGATTTGACCCATTTATTAAAAATCAGATGACCAATAAAATAGGTGATTTGATGCATACCGTTACCCTACTTAAAATCAAAAATCTCATCTTATTTGAAGTGTTCTTCTAAGACGAGGTTGGATGCTCATATCAAGTTTTGAAATGTGTGTTTCGTAGATTGGTACTTGGCTAATGATTATAGAAGGATAGAATAGAATGTCACTCCCATTTGTAAATCCATCTGTGATAATATATCGTAAGCCAAACTCCCTCCGCCACATATCCGCGCATGGTCAGAATCTTATGTCCAGTGAAATACGGAATGAAAAACCACACTCGCCATCGCAAACTCGTAATCATAAACGAATCGCAGAGCAATTATATAAGGCGAGTGTTAAAGGACATGATTTTATTAATGAGCATCATTGTATTACCAAACGATGCAGTAATCCTGGATGCGGTGCATTTTTGAGAACAGCAGGGCAGCACATATGCGTGCATGCACATCAATCATCTACTGCATCACCTCGTGCAAAATCACACGGCGGCCGTCGCACACGTCATAATAAGCGCACACGTCGTATTCGTCGCTAACGAGACTTCAAGAATTCCTTGGAGCACAGCGTGACATCTATCAAATTACGACGCTGAACCATTTTCTCAAGGTCGGTATGAAGAACACTGTGTTTGGTTCGGACCAATGTCAAGCGTAGAGTGGGTCGACCGACAAGAATGGGTGTGCCCAAGAAAGTTGCTAGATTCCCATAATGAATCTTCTTTTGAAATCCATAATATTTGACCTGAACAATGTGGCGAAACGTTTCATCCACTAGGTCAATCCCTTTATCTGAAAGAGGGAATCCGGCATCGCGTTTATGGCTAAGAGGAATATCCTGATAGGCATAGAAGCGGATTTGATGCAGAGTTGTCATGTGAATGGCGGAGTAGTATTCAAAAAGAGTGGGGAGATGCGTGATGTTACGCATTTGGCGCTCTAGAAATTGGATATGAGTTCGCATAGATGGCTATATGATGGAAATCGCTGGAGTCAATTTTACAATTTCTCAAACATCGAAAACATCTTGAGACCTTCATGAAACAGCTTGATGTCGCCCAGAATCTTGCGAGCAAGCGCCTTCGTGTTTTTATTGCGATACGACGAGAATACCCAGATGTTCGAATTGTATTTCTTCCAGTGTTGGTATTGTCGAAAGTCAGAGCATATCGTCACGTAGATACTATATAGCTCTTTCTTATAGGCCTTGTGCGTATCATCCAGAATAGGTTCGGAATCGCCTGGTGTCGTACCCGATTTTTCAACCGGTACAAAGGAATCCTCAAAAACAAGGCTCATCCACTTGAGCATACGGTCCATTTGCAACAAATCGAGCTCGCGCTCATCATCGACATCCGAGCGGACCAGCGTCGGGGTAGAGACATTCCTCCCCGAGAAAAAAGAGGAGTACATTCCCATGACACTGGAAGCCATGATAGGTGCAATGTTATTGACCACCAGATGATACAGAAACTCTGAAGTCACGGTGGTCATTGTCTATTTTATGGTCTTCATAATTTTCGAATGATATATAAGACATGGCAGAAGAATCAAAGACTGCAATTGCAACATTGAATAGGAACATGCAAAGAATCGCTGAAGCTGCAAACGCAATGAGTCGATATTCTAGTGCATTCCGAGGTCATTCGCGGACTCCTGCTACAAATCCTGTAGCTTCGCGTGCATCTTCATCTAAAAAGGAAACATATAAGCAAAGACAAACTCGTATTCGTAAACAAAAAGCAAATACACGTGCAGCTCGAGCAAACTCTAGAAATCGAGTACAAGGTATCCGTTATACACGCAGTGTTACTCGTAAAACCATCAAAAAATAATCATGCAATTGCGCCCTGTTCTTCCTTGAGAACGCCTGTTTTACCCCATTGAATCAGGCGTTTTCCAAAATAAGAGAATCCATCAATCAAGCACTGGACGCCATGTCGTACCGTTTCACGAATTGGCCGAACTACATGATGTTCCACTGTATCCTCGATAGCCTTGACGGCAGCACGCACTTGTTTGATAACGGGCAACTCCATAAATGCATCACGAATGGCCACAATAACCTTTGTTTTACGATTCAGCCATTTGACAAAGACTCGCGTTGAATCCGATGCCCGATGCGTCGTGGCATACCATATGCTTCCCACTGCCCACTCCACGTATCCGCTAACGAATGCAGTATCTTGATACACTAACGTATTGGATAGATTCTTCCCACGATACATATCATATACTGTACCAATGGTACCCTGGTAGATATGTTGCGATACATTCTGCCGACTCAATGTTCCATTCTGAATCCCTTCCACAGTTTCCAATATTCCTTGATTCCGTTGAATGGTTATATAGGATAATCCAATACATGTAGCACCTTTTAGCAGTGCAGGCGTACTAATAAAATCGAATCGTGCATAGTTTTCTTTGATGAGAGACTTACATGCATAGAATGCACCGTGTGGTAGTAAACCAAAATAGAGTAGGATGAACAAATGAAATAGGATTCTCGGGCGAAAATAGAATAGAATACTGCTCACCAGTCGCCTCATGCGAAATAAGGTTTCGATTGGCGGAATCATACGCCTTTTTATCGGTACATTTGGGTATTGATGCAATACCTTTGCGCTACTTTCGATAAACCATAAGGCAGTCTGACGTGCGCGTTTGGACTCTGGGTCTGGATTGGTTTCATTTTCTGATTTCAAGGTGGAACACAGTGTGTCAAGGTATGCTTCGGCCATCGAATTCAAGATTTCCCTCTTGCATCAGATGGTGTTTAGCGCTTATGTTCTGTTTTAGATAGAATAGGGTTTATTTCTTAAAATTTTTGAATGGGTGTTTTTTTGTACTTTGTATCATACTTCATACTGTTTTAAGGTACTGCCACCCTTGATCCCTACATATGAGCTCCCACGTCTTATCCTGTAAGTACAGCTTATCACGATTCTTGAGCAATGGAAAGCAACACAGGTACTCGTCCATCTCCAGCAGTTCACAGAATTTGTAAAGAACATAACCATAGGATAAAAAGTTTCTTCGACCTTTTGGACAATGCTTCTTAAAGGATGGTTGAATTTCACGAAACATATGACGCAGCTTCTCTTCATCTTCACGGGACATGAAGGGTGCATTTTGGCCATTCAACCGATTGATGATATGGGGAATGTGCTCGTAATATTTCGAACATTTCATCTTACGTAGAATCTCGCGCATCTTGGTGGGTTTCAGTGAACCCATATTCGTAATCCGCTCTTTCTTCAGTTGAACGAGAATCTCGTCATAAATATCCGCGGGGATTTCTGTACTCTCCTTGGCCTGAAATTGCGCCAACCATTCATTAAAATGATTGATTTTCTTATAGGCATAATAGCATATTTCACGAGGAGGGTCTTTATAGGATGGCTTATCACTATCGACTAGAATAAATTCCTGATGACCACATTTGGAACAGGTCAGATTCGCTTCATTCAAACACATAATCATTTCATTACCGCATTGTTCACAGTTGGTCCACGGGTCATCATACTCATCCGTGATATTTCGCCCCATTGCGGGGTCCTCGATTTGCAAATAATCATTGAGAAGCTGATTGCGTTGCAAGCTTTTTTTCTCCGTAGAATTCGACTTTTCCTGACCTACATCACTGGACGATAACGCAAATGGGTCAATGGAATCTTTTTTCTCCTCTGCGACTCCTTCCAAAATGGCAAGGATAGAGCCAGGTTTGGCCTTATTGGCCGCAAATGTGGCGGTACCCTTCTGAATCTGCTCTTGAATATCATAGTAATGATACAAAATATCACCTGTTCGAAGGTAATAATCCATTAATTCTGAACCATCCTCTAATGATTTGATTTTCTTATCGAGCGAATCAATATCTCGCTCTAATCTCCAGCTGTCCATATCGGTCATCGGTTCGGCGAGCTTCTTTTGTAGAATGGAACGTTCTTCTTTGTATTTCCCTAATTGATTCTTTTCTTCCATCATATTCTGTATTTTTTGGTTATGAATCGCGTCGAGTGTGGTGCGCGCTTCTGGATTGCTACGTTTGGTACTTTTGACTTTGAAAAATGCACCCTCACTCATCCGTCAGTTAGGTGGTATGGGAGAGATGGTTTTAAACTGTCCCTTTCATTACATATTGTAGAATAAATATTCGACAGTTAGTTGTTCTACTGGTTCAGTATTTTGATATGTATAAATTCTTTTAATTAGAAGTTTCATACGACGATTAAATTCTCTTTTAAGAATCTTAACAATTCCAGTTTTTGTATAATTAAAAGGAGAGCGAAATGCTTTATTATTATGTGTATATTTATCCGGATTAAATCTAATAAATACGATTTTACGAAATCCTATATCCTCATATAAATTAACCATGCGTTTTTCCTCGCATGAATAGGATGCATGCTGATGCTCGTCAATTTCAATCATTAGACAATGTGAACCAAAATCAATTGCAACATCTGGCCGATGCCTTGAACATCCTCCTTCAATCTGTTTATCAAATCGCATCGTAATTTTCTCCTCAAATTCTTGTTTCAAATATTCAACAATATAGTGCTCTTTTAATCGATATCGTTTAGGAATAATAACATCAGGATGCATTATACAAAAGCATCTAAAACAATATGGTTTCCATTTTGAACGTGATGCATTAATGGTATGACATACAATGCATGCATTTTTTGGAGTACATGTCATACACTCATATTTTAAGTGTCCATGACTACATATTAAAGACCCATTGCAATCTTTACAAACACCCTTTTCTCTATTGTGAATACACACAGACGACCCTTTGCATATTTTACATCTAGCTTTTCGCTTTTCATGGGGGCATAATATAGTTGGATTGCAATCTTTACATTTTGCTCGTGTTCTATGATGGATACATACACTATCTGGATTGCATATCTTGCAATTATATTTAATACGTTTGTGAATGCAATATGCACCTCCATTGCAATCTTTGCATGTAAACCGTTGTTTATTGTGCGGGCAAACGGACCCACCCTTACATGTAATGCATGTTGCTCGAATACGACCATGAGAACACACAGAGCGCCCGCCGCACTCCTTGCATAAATTACGCAGACGTTTGTGAATGCACACCGATGCACCTTTGCATATGGTACACATATTCTTTCTACGAAGATGAATACACAGCGATGCACCTTTGCAATCTTTGCATATACGTTTTACTTTATTATGAATACACACTGAATTGCCATGGCATGGTATGCATGTATCTTTTCTCCTATTATGAATGCATTTACTTGGTGAATACTTCCTACGAGCTATTATATTACCAGATTCAGGTAACACTACAATATTTTCTTCAGTTTTATCTTCAGTCATAACTAATTGGATATATGATATGCAATACATCATCAAATTTATAATATTCAATGCTACAATGGCAATATAAAGAGAGATGAACATTACGATTTGATAGAAAACACTACGGCACAGGGTTTTACAAACCCTCCGACATAAATTCAGATTTTGGCGTTTTTCCAAAATTATTTTGTATTCTTTAAGTATAACCGCTTAGGATGACAGGGGGAGGATTAATGCAACTTGTAGCGTACGGCGCCCAGGACGTTTACCTGACTGGCAACCCGCAGATCACCTCAACATATTAAAAGGGGTAGAAAAGCATCCGGTAGATGATAAGTGGTATACTCATCTAATAAAGACCGTTTGTGGAGCCATGTATTCTCATTAGGAGAATATCCACAGTTGCTAGTGATTTGTAATATACAAATTGCAACATTATCAAATTGCGGGAACACCCTAAAGTCGTAACTACCAAATACATCTTGAAAGAGATATATGGCCGAGAGCATCACTCGGGTATGGTAATAAGGTTACGAATGATTGTACATCATGAAATGGGCAATCCGCAGCCAAGTTCTAAGGCATATTATAAATGCTATGAATGCAGTTCAGAGACTAAATGGTAATGGGTTATCCTTTATGGATAGCTTAAGTTATAGTCCAATCCCTTGAAGTACGACGACACTCGAAAGAGTGATATGCGATATAGTGAAATCGCAGCTTCTAAATATTCCGAAAGGAAGGGTATCCCTTGTTTTTAAGGTTGTATATCGTCGTCACACCAATTTCGCCATGGAGTCAATCGAGAACCCGTTTAACGGCGCCCCGAACTTCGGCAAGAAGGTTACGTGCACCATTCAGCGCAATGGTGATTTGATTCATCGCATGTACCTGCAGGCCACCCTGCCGCAGGTCGCCCTTCAGTCGACGGACGGCTCGGGCGCGCAGTTCCGTTGGCTCAACTGGATTGGTCACAACCTCATCGATTATGTCGAGATTGAGATTGGTGGTCAGCGCATTGATAAGCAGTACGGTGACTGGATGCACATCTGGAACGAGCTTACGCAGGAGGCTGGCAAGCAGGCCGGCTATGCGAAGATGGTCGGCAACGTCCCCGAGCTCACGAACCTCCTGTACCAGGGCGGCTCGTCGTGCGACAACGACTGCTATGGCGGTGAGCCGCTGACGTCCGAGGTCATCACCTCGTGCGCCCCGATGTACACCCTGTACATCCCGCTCCAGTTCTGGTTCTGCCGCAACCCGGGTCTGGCGCTGCCGCTCATTGCGCTGCAGTACCACGAGGTCCGCATCAACCTCGAGTTCAACTCGTTGAACAACCTCTGCTGGGACTACTCGAACTCTGGCAGCGCGCACGCCATTCGCGAGCGTGTTGGCCAGTGCGGCCTTGCCGCCGCGTCGCTCTACGTCGACTACATCTACCTCGACACGGATGAGCGCCGCAAGTTCGCCCAGGTCTCGCACGAGTACCTCATCGATGTCCTGCAGTACACGGGCGCGGAGTCGATTACCTCATCCGCGAACAAGCTGAAGCTCAACTTCAACCACCCGGTCAAGGAGCTCGTGTGGGTCGTCCAGCGCGACTCGTACGTGTCGTGCGACGACTCGGTCATCAACCCGTGGAAGGGCCAGCAGCCGTTCAACTACTCGGACTGGTGGGACCGCTCGGTGCTGGAGTCGGGTTACTCGGTTACCCGCGTCGAGGGCATGGCCGGCAAGAACCCGGTCATCACCGCGCTCCTTCAGCTCAACGGCCACGACCGCTTCCAGGTTCGCGATGGCAACTACTTCAACTTGGTTCAGCCGTACCAGCACCACACCAACATCCCCGCGGTTGGCATCAACGTGTACAGCTTTGCGCTCCAACCCGAACAGCACCAGCCAAGCGGCACGTGCAACTTGTCGCGCATTGACAACACGACCCTGCTGTTGACGGTGTCGAACAACGCGGTCGGCGTGAATCTGTCGTCGAGCGTCCGCGTGTATGCTACAAATTATAACGTTCTTAGAATTATGAGCGGAATGGGGGGCCTTGCGTACTCGAATTAAACACGTATACGCGACTTTTCAACTTTTTCTCACGATTTCAACAAAAAAAACACGATATGAGTCATTCTATATCACATATAAAATACAATAATAGTAAATATTTTACTGTATATTGTATTACATATAATTAATGTACTCGAAATTAATGTGTTTTAGAACATTCGAGTGTGTCAATAAATTTGAATTATAAGTTACTTAATAATATTATCATAAATGGCGAAGGAAATATATTGTAAGGCGATTGTTCAGCAAGGGCTTCGAAAGGGGCAATCATGTCAAAGACTTCCGAATAAAAATGCATATTGTATATATCATCAACGAAACTACGAGTATGACATGGCGATAGAAGAAGGAAAAAATGTATGTGGAATGTTCTTTCGAGGATGCAATAATGAACGTTCAGAAGAAGATATAAAAAAAGGATATAAACTATGTATTACATGCAGAAATAAAAAATATCGTAAGGAATTTACATGTCAGGCTCCTGATTGTAGCTTTACTATCGTAAAAGAAGATGACAAATACTGCAAAAAACACATTCGTAATTTACTACGAGATGATGAGAAAATCAATAATATACATTATTGTGATATTGCACGAGGATGCTTTCAACGTGTAACAGAAGGAGAAAGATGCGACTTGTGTAAACAATATGAAAAAGATAAAGTAGCTCCTGAATTAGTAGCTCTTCGTGAAACATACAATGTACCATTTGAAATAAAAGACGTATCTGTGTTATACCATCGCCAAGAGGAAAGAACAATATCTGTTGCAGAACTGTGGAGATGCGTTCAAAAAAATGCATATACGCGGGGTCTTCTCTTTACTTTATCCGAATCTGATTTTGAACGTCTCATTATTCAATCATGTTACTATTGTGGGTTTCATTCTGCCTCTCGTCTCAATGGAATCGACCGTGTAGATAATAATAAGGGATATATTATTGCAAATTGCATCCCATGTTGTAAGATGTGTAATGTAATGAAAAATATGCAGCATCCACTAGAATTTCTTGATAAAGTTGATGGAATAGCAAAGTATTATCTTTATAAACGTACTATTTCTGAAGAGAATATATGTAAATGGATTTCATATTTATCTACTGGAAAAAGAGAAACATATACTGATTATACACGAAAATGTAAACATACAGAACTTGAATTCTTATTATCAGAAAAAGAATATACAGGGCTCATTAATGGAGTATGTTATCTCTGTGGAATTGCCAATCGGACAAATCATTCAAACGGTATCGATCGATTTGATTCAAGTATTCGTTGCTACTCACTAGATAATTCCAAAACATGCTGTGGACATTGTAATGTAATGAAAGGAACTCTATCCTATTCTGATTTTATACATAAATGTATACAGATACGACATCGGATATGTGATTGTTCTGTCTTTCTTCATGTTCCTATCTATGATATATCAAAATGTCGAAATGAATCATATACAGCGGAAGAGATTCATAACATGATGATCAATGGAAAATATATGAATTATTTAGAATGGTGCAAAGAACACAATAAATCACCAGAATTCATTTCAGCGATGAATGAGATACAGCATCGTACTGATATTCAAACAAATAATATTATTCCACATATTGTATCTGAATTGGAGAAAGAAAGGTCTCGCAAAGCGCATGCAACTGATGTTAAGAAAAATATGCATTCTACAACTTTATATTGTAATCTTACTCAAGGAAAGAAGGAGCTGTTTCTTGACTGGTATGACAAAAATCACGATAAAACATCACTATTTGATGTACAATTTGAAGAACTTCTTACAAAATTACCCACTGTATCCAGAGCAGATGGTATCGAATTATGTAAGAAATTCATGTATGATGAGAAAAATAGAAGAAACATTCAACTGCGCCGTGAAAAAGAATCAAAAGTTGTGATATATTCAAAACCATCATTTCCAAAAATTGTTACATCCAATATAGAAAATACTGTCATCTATCCACCAATTGAACCAATTGCTCAAAAGGTGCAAGAAATTCAAGACCAGAAAGGATATATGAAAGTATCCCTCCCCAAACAATGGAAAACCAAACAAATCTACGAGTTCATCATAGCAAACAATGAAAACTTCTACAAAACGCACTGTGAGCAGGAGAACACCCTTCCCAATACATGGGAGGATGACTGGATTCAGTTTGTCCTATCGGTCAAGGGTAAATCCATGGAAGAATCCGAGCCTATCATTAAGGCTTTTGTGGAGAATCTCCGCCGAATTCGTCATAATGCGTTGTGTGCGAAAGATACAGTGGAACGCGATGATAGACAGCAATGGCCCTCCCATGTGGTGGTTCGTGCATTTCTAGATGGAAAATTGGACAAGTTCAAGGCATTCACCGAAGCCTATACGAATGAGAAACCAGAGGAACCAAAATGGGTCAAGCGATGGGCGGATTTTGTTGCCTCATTGGAACAGAATCGTGAAAATGAAGAAATTCTGAAGAACCTATGCAGCAAGTTCATGACCGCGCAGAGGACAAAGAAGTATCGAGCGAAGAAATGAAATTGCCTATCAATTCGGATAAGCGATATTTGCTTTTAAAAGCACAACTCGCTTTCCGAAAGCGAAAGCAAGTTTAAAGATACACCCCTTCATATATCTAGAAACACCATGTCTGAACTCAACATCATAGAGTTGATTGAAAAGCATCCTATTTCCAAGCTGACCGACACGTATAATATGAAACTACTAGAGAAAATCAAGGAAAACTTTACAGATAGTGAACAACAGCTATTTATTTCCAGTTTTTATTGTTACTTAAACTATGATACCAAAAATGAGTTTGTAGTAGACTTAGATACTGTATGGAAGTGGTTAGGATTTAGTAAGAAATACTATGCTAATACCGTATTGAATAAACATTTTATCGAAAAGATTGATTATATACATCTTGCTACCGCAAACGCGGTAGCAAGATCAGATGATGAAAAATGGGGTGGGCAGAATATCAAAAAGATAATGATGACCATCCGATGCTTCAAATCTCTCTGTCTCAAAGCACAAACCAAGAAAGCATCGGAAATTCATGAGTATTATATGAAGATGGAGGAAGTACTACACGAAGTGATGGAAGAAGAAGGAAAAGAACTTAAAAATAAGATGAAGGAACAAAAACTTCTACTAGAACATCGTGCTACAGAAATCGATCAGAAATCCGCTGAACTCGAAAAAACAAAGACGATACTTAAGCAAACCCCTGAACTCGAAAAGCACCGTGTACTTTTGAATGAATATGGGTATATTCATGGGGCTCTTGTGTATATCGTTCGAATCAAACTATGCGAAGATGGAAAATACATTATCAAAATTGGAGAATCGCGAAAGGGTATCAAAAATCGACTTCAAGAATTCAAAAAAAAATATGGAGACCAAGTACTCATTATGGAGTGTTTTCCCGTTCATGACTCGGTAGGGTTTGAGAAATATATCCATCATCATCCTGAAATCCATCCCCATCAAGTAAAGAATTTGAAAGGACACGAAATGGAACAGGAATTGTTTATGATGGGAGGAGAGCTGACCTACCAGCGTTTGATTCATATTATTGAAACAAGTATCATGAATTACAATAATCCTGTAGCTGAGAATGAGCGATTGAAATTAGAAATCGACCAGTTACGTGCAGGGGCACCTCCTGCTTCTTCTGATAACACTCTTCTTCTTTCAATTCTCGAAAAGGTAAAGAATCTGGAATCCTCCAATAAAGAAATCCTCGCTCGTCTGAATGCTATGCAAACCAAAACGACCACCGCGTGCGAGCAGCCTGACCCGCACCTCGGCCCACGTCTTCAGAAAATTCATCCTGAAACACTTTCCCTCGTTCATGTATATGAAACCGTAACCGAATGCATGAAAGAGGACCACAGTATCAAGCGACCAAGTATCAACAAGGCTGTTCGAGAAAATACTATTTATCATGGGTTTCGATGGAACCTGGTGGAACGTGATATGGATGCCTCTGTTCTTATGAACCTACCTCCTACCAAAGCTACAAAGCAGCAGAAAAATGGATACATTGCAAAGATGAACATGGAGAAAACGGCGATTCTAAATGTGTATCTTGACCGAAAAACAGCGGCCCGATGCAACTCGTATCCCTCCATTTCCTCCTTAGACAATGCAGTAAAACATCAGACCATCAAGGATGGGTATTATTATCAGCTCTATGAAGAATGCGATGAGTCTCTACGAAATCGATTTCAGGAAAATAGGGATATCGTGATGTATCATGATGGAATTGGAAAATACAATGGGCAAACTAAAATCGCAGAATACAAAAGTCGTTTTGATTGCACGGCTCAGGCCGGCATCAGTCAGAAGTCATTGGCAAAAGTCCTAGATACAAAAATGTTATACAAGGGATTTCGGTTTGTATCTCTAGGAGAGAAACTTTATATGTAAATATAATGCCTAAGAAATATAGATGATGGATAGGGTATACACTTAATGTGTATAATCATACTCCAAGAAAATCATAAGAATCTATCAGAATGCCACGTGAATGGGAAGAATGTATCAAAGAAGGAGAAAGTTTATATCAATATATGATGGAACATTTCGAGGAGATGTTTGATGGGAACGAAATAAAACATTTCAGTATATGGTATGCCACTTGGTGGATGCAATCGTATTATCATGATGTACAGGAGAAATGGGGAAAAGAAATACAAGATGAATTAATTCTGTGGATAAGGAAAGAGAAGGAAATAGAGCAGCTAAACAATCCAGTATTCTGGAAACCCTTTCGTGATAGTGATTCTTTTTGCAATATTTATCAAGGATATAAAAAATTATTTTTGTATCAGAACTATTATTTTCAATTGATTATACAATCCGATTGTCAAGATTGTATCTATTGTGAACGAGAAGAAAATCAAATCCATTTTGAATTAGCTCTATACGGATGGAAAGATGAATCTGGCTTAATTCAGCCCTATAATGAACTAATTATTGGAACAGATATGTTAATGCCTTCAAAACCATGGAGTTCAAAATAAGTATCCTCTCACTCTATCTTGATTTTTTTGAGTTCGTACAACGACATCAAAAAAATCCGCTGAGCCGGAATCGAACCAGCGACCTGAAGATAACAAACGAAAAACGACTACAGTCTTCTGCTCTACCAATTGAGCTATCAGCGGTGAGAGCCCCACAAGGCTACAGATGGATAAGATTAACATTTTAAGATATAAACGCGCGAATTAGAGTCCTTTCCAGACGGTTAGAATTGCGCTATCATATCCTCTCTGTGATAATACATGTGCGGCTACTTCAGGATTTGCCGTATAGTATTCGAATGCACCAGGATAGGCGGAGATAGTTCCAAAATTGGAGCACGATGTTTCATCCACCATTCCATCGTAAAACGATACGACTCCCAGGATTCGAGAGAACATGTCACGGTCGACCTTTGTGCGAATCATCATGACCAGTTTCGAAAAGAGACCGTATTTTTCTTCTAGGCTCTGAACGGTGTCCAGTGAAATGATACTTGCACCTCCGAAGCATCCGCGCCACGTGGAACCCAATGCGTATTTCGTAAGCTTACTCTGGTCATAAAGGAGGGACAAATAGGTCGGGAGGGTGGATTCTTCCTTTGAGTTTCTATCTGTGTACCAGTGAAAGCGAAGTGGGTTGCGAAGCTCCGAATCACGAAAGGGTCGGTTCAAAAACATACTGTCGTGAAGGAATATCATGCGGTCGGCCCAGCGATACTGAAGAAAGTAGTAATACGGCAAGACCTCGCCGGCTCCATTCCAATCACTGATGATAACCTCCGTATTGACCAGCTTTCCATTCACCGTATTTACGCTGGAATTATCATCGATAATGACAATTTTGTTGGTATAGAACTTGCGAATGGATTGATAGGAGGCAATCCATAATTCGTTGTCCTTGCTGTTTCGAAGATGACGAAGAATGACGAATACGTAGGATTTACCATTGTATCGTAATTCAGTGGAAGATGGATAGGATGAGGGGAGAGAAGCCTGTGAAGCACTGCGACCTTTTGGCTCGGAAGGATAAATAATCTCGTTCGTAACTTTCTGGAATGTCTCGGAAAGGACAACGGAGGGTTGCTCCACGCGCGTGACGAGCTCGGGACGAAAGGCATTGGGGATTTGTAATAGGTCACGCTTTCGAGGAATATGACGGTTGGCCCACGATGACATGTATTACATTCCGTGATAATATTTATCGCGATTCTTCCTCGTATCATTTATTCGTGTCTCAATAGAGATGGGACTAACCGGCTCAAAATGGAATTGCTTAGAGGGTGGATGGCCGCTTTCCGATAATATCCAAGAGAGAGTTACTGCTTTAGAGCAAAAAAATATACGTTTGGATACGATGCAACATACGATTGATACGAATCATGATTCATTGGACCAGCGCATTCAAAGTCTCAATTCCGATATTAAACATACACTGATTCGAATGGAAAAACTGGAACACCGAATGACCCTGATGGTCTTTGAGCAACAAGACAATGATTTGGTAATACTCAAAAGTTCATAATGACTTTATTCTATGGCAGAGATAGACATGAATACGGTCTTTGGATTGAATTTCTTTGTGTTTTGCATCGCTGGATTATTTTTGATTATGTATTTTACGAAAGAGCTTCGTGATGAAGGCTTTTTTACAGAGGAAAAGACGGTTTCGAAGGAGGTAGTGGGTGCAAAACCGAAAGATGCGATGGGCTCGATTCACATCCCGCCGAAAACAGGAGAGGGTGTTGTCATGCTGAAACGAAATCCGGAGATGGAATTAATTCAGTCCAATCTTGTTCGACGTGATATTCAGAGCATGACAGAGGGTGATATGCAGCGCGAGGAGCACGCACCCGCCTGATGTCACTTCTAAATGGGACATTTACAGTTCATTAAATCTCCGTTCCATCTCCTCCGAATCCCATGCAATCGTCGGAGGTTCAGGATACATTTCATATGGGATGGCGGATTCGGTGGGTTTTTCAAGGGACAGAAGTGTCTTGAGAGACTGGAGGCGGCGCTGAATGGGATTTCGAACCCCTTTGCATTGAGTACGCCCAAGCTGTTTCCAGCGCCACTCAAACTGTAAGGCTGTTCGCCATTCTGGGAGTGATACAACGCATGCCCGTTTCCAGACGAGCCCTTGCGCGACACGAATACCGGTTGCATGAGCTCCGCCCACCAATTCTTTATTATGCTGACGCAACCGTCTATCAGGATCCACGGTTGCGCCAACATACGTTTGACCCTCTTCTGTGTAGAGAAGATAGCAATAGGCGCTCATACTCTATATGTTATCTACCAGTTTAAATAGTGCACAGTAAATATCAATCAATGGCAGAAACGGTTGTCGTATCTGCTTTTTTTAAAATTCCTAGCAAACAACCCTATTCCGTTTATATAGAACATTTGAATCGATGGTTTCGCTCCATCCGATGCCCTGTTATCTTTTTTACAACGCCCGATATATGGGAAGATATCCTATCGATGGGGCATGATGTATCCCATATAAAAGTTCGATATGAAACAATAGACGAATGGAAAGCGTGGGAGTTGGGTCGAGCATTCTGGGATAGACAACAATCACGCGATACAGAGACGTATCACACAACGGAATTAGCTGCCATTTGGTATGAAAAAAAAGAATTTGTAAAGCGAGCATTTGAAATCAATGATGCGTCAGTATTCATTTGGTGCGATGCGGGGTGCGTACGAGACGACGAATCAGAGGGGGCGATGAAAGAGTTTGGACTGCGTAATTTTCCATTAAACGATGGTCGAATTCATGTACAGCATATTCGCGAGCAACCATATAAACCATGGTATGTTCATCCTGAGTATCGATATGCGGGTGCAATTATAGCAGGCAATCGTAATGCATGGGTTCATTTTGATGATATCTATCGTCGAGTACTATACGAGTATGATGTATATGACATATCATGTAATTCGGACCAATATATTATGGCTAGCTGTAAAGACAGAGAACCTGCGTTTTTTTATGAACATATGCCCCATCCTAATGATACAATCAACGAATGGTTTTTTTTACTTAGTAGACTATAACAAATCGATATAAAGACACTACCATACGATTGTATTTAGATGGATAGTCTACAATTGTATGATACAGTATGGAAAAAAGTAAGAATTGGACGCCCGTATGACGGAGGTTATGTAATTGCAGAATTGCCAGAAGAATATGATGGATTTATTAGTGGAGGAATATCAAATGATATTAGTTTTGAGAAAGCATGGTTAGACAAGTTCCAACACGATAGGTGTATTGCATTTGATGGAACCATACCGTGTTTGCCAGAGTATGATTCTCGTATTACATTTGTTAAAAAGAATATTGGGCGCGAGGAAAATGATATTCATACGAATCTTCATTTGTGGATGGAGCCTCATTCCAATCTATTTATGAAAATCGATATCGAAGGACACGAATTTCGTGTATTTCCTACATTCACGGAAACTCAATGGAATAAAATTAAGCAGCTTGTCGTAGAGATTCATACACCAGGGGATATCCAGTTACATCCATCTTATTTTAATGGGCTTTCTGATATTACACACGATGTAATGTTCAACATGTTGAAAACGATTAATCGCACACACACATTAATCCATGTTCACCCAAATAATGGTTGCAAAACGCATGTAGTAGATGGTATTATATTACCGAACGTATTTGAATGTACGTATATACGAAATGACTACGTGGAAGAACGGGTACATAATACACAGCCCCTTCCCTTTTCGATTGATATGCCAAATCTTCCAGACAAACCAGTTGTTCCATTTACAGGATATCCATTTGTATCTACAAATCGTAAACAATATCGCATCGCAATCGTTGGACCTGGTATTATGCCGATTCCACCGCCTGGATGGGGTGCAGTAGAGATTTTAATTGCAGAATATGTGCGGTTATTGAAAGTAAAACATCAAAATGTGGATCTTATTAATATCATTCGGTCTAATTCATCTGATTCAAATGAAAATACACCTTATACACGCAATCTGATTGACATCATTAATTCCAAGGATTATGATTTTGTTCATATTCATTATGACGTATTATATCACATCATTTCGCATTTGCGATGCAAGAATATCGCAATTACAAGCCATTATCCGTATATCGACCAGTTTGACCGTCATATACAGGATGGTTACGATGTAATATTTAAAGGCATATGTTCAAGTCGTGCGAATATCTTTGCACTATCTAACAAGGATAAGAATGCATTTTTGAAAGGGGGTGTTCAATCAAATCGTTTATTCCTAACGATAAATGGTGCAAATCACGACGAGTTTGTACCTCGACTGGATGGGACAAATTTGGAGAGAAGTATCTGTCTTGCAAAAATCGAGCCAAGAAAAAGACAATCTCTTATTTCTTCCATTTCTACTGTGGACTTTTATGGACGATGCGATGATACATTATTTCAGTCACATCCTTGCTATCGAGGTGAATGTTCGCATCAAGAAAAAATAGAAGCTCTTCCGCAATATGGAAATATGGTCCTATTAAGTAATGGTGAAAACGGTACTCCACTGGTTATTAAAGAAGCATTGATGGCAGGATTACCAATTGTAGTAAGTGAATATGCTACAGATGATATTGATACTTCTTTGCCATTTATTGATGTTATTTCAGAACATCATATTCATGACCATACCTATATCGAGCAAGTGATTTCGAATAATCGTAAGAAGAAGGCACTCTATACAGATGCTATTCGAACATATGCAATGCAGCATTTTTCATGGGAGAATTTGATTACAAAATATATTGATACGATTCATACAATTCTACAATCATCTATGTCATTTGTTCTAGTTGGACCAGGTATGATGCCAATTCCACCAAAAGGTTGGGGTGCATGTGAAATTCTGATTTGGGATTATGCATGTGAATTGAGAAAACTGGGATATCATGTAGATATATTAAATACAAAAGATAGAAATGAGATGATTCAATTCATTCGACAAGAAACCCCCGATGTAGTTCATATTCAATATGAAGATTATGCAGATATTGTTCCACATATTTCATCATCTTGTAAGATGGTTGCTATTACATCGCATTTTGCCTATCTCGAACAAAAAGATAGATGTGCAGGATATCAATCCGTTTTTTCATCTATTATTTCATCTACTGCACAAAATTTATATCATTTTGTTCTATCAGAAGGAATATCACAAGTATATCAACAACATGGTATTCATCCAAGCCATATTCGAGTAATGCCAAATGGAGCCCGTTCAGATCAATTTCGTTATACGGATACTCCTCTGTATCCCAATCGTTCCATTGTTGTTGGGAAAATGGAGATGCGTAAGGGTCAATATCGATTGCAACATAATACAAATGTATGGTTTGCGGGTAATCGTTATGACAATTCATTTGATTATTCAAATCAACGGTGGCTAGGTGAATGGTCAAAAGACACTCTTTATGATAATCTAACAGACTATGGTAACTTGGTTCTATTATCGGATGGAGAAGCAGATCCCCTTGTAGTAAAGGAGGCATTGACTGCAGGTTTGGGAGTAGTAGTCAGTCAGTGGGCGGCTGCAAATCTGGATACTTCTCTTCCGTTTGTCATGGTTATTCCTGTAGACAAACTCGATGACCGATTATATGTAGATGAATGTATTCAAAAGAATCGCGATATATCAAATACAATGAGGTCTACCATACGAGAATATAGTACACACTTTAGTTGGTCAACGCGTGTAAAACATTATATCGATACAATTAATAAGATAATATAAAGGAATACAAATGAAAATGATTATATGGAGCTTGATGTTAGATTGTCCACAATTGAGGCATTGTCGTGCGATTTTTTGAAAGATGCTTCTAAGATTGCGCATATTGACGATGTTCGACAACCGTGTGGAAAGGAGCATTATTTTTTACTGGCAGCATTGAGCCGTCAATTGAAACATAAAAAAATAATTGAAATCGGAACACATAATGGACGGTCAACCATTGCACTTCACTATGGCAATGATAAGGATAATAATCAGAATACCATATACACATACGATATTCAACATCACCTACTTCCAAACATTTTTGAAAATACCAATATTAATTTTAGAATGGATAATTTGTTTGATTCAACCGTTCGAGAGGCAAATAAAGAGCATCTTTTGTCTGCTGACCTTATTTTTATTGATGTTGACCCACATGAAGGTATTGTAGAGTATGATATGTACTTGTGGCTACAAGAAAACAACTATAAAGGATTACTACTCTTTGACGATATACATCTAGGACCAGGTCATATGGGAGTTACATCTGGAAATAGTATGCAACAGTTTTGGGACAAAATTGATAATTCATTCAAATTGGACATTACATCGGTTGGTCATTGGTCTGGAACAGGGCTTGTGAGCTTTAAAAAAGAGAATACTACGATTTCAGCTTAAATATATCTGCAAAATCATACATATGACAACTCCATCATTTGGTGCATATTTTCAATGCTATAAAAATCCATATGCAACCTATATGGTTTTAGAATCATTTAGACGTCATTATCCGTCATCGACTGTTGTTTTATGTTCAGATAATGGATATGATTATACAAAAATGGCCGAACATTTTAATTGTATTTACCATCATCGGACCAAAAATATGTGGTTAATCTATGGAGATTGTGTGGAACTAGATAAAGGTAAAGATGGGGCACATATTCCATGGGCTAAGGAGCTTCTCTCACATATGAAATCAATGTTTTCATTGATAAAAGAAGATTATATTTTATGGTTAGAAGACGATTTATCGATTAATCATCCGATATCCGATTCATGTATAAACGATATCAATGGTTTCAATCCAAATCACTATTGGGAAAATATGAAAGTGCAACTATCAAAAACGTATACACATATTCATCCATCAAAGGACTATACATGGTCAGGTGGCGGCGGTTCTATTTTTAATAAAAGTTCGATATTGCGCTATCTTGATAATGAAATTATTATTGATGACCTTTTAATGAATTGGAGTAGTTACAATTTAACACGCGAGATTGTTTGTGATTTTTTACTGTCTATCATTGTGCATTGTAATTGTGGAACAGTTGGCTCTCTTCATGCAGTAGAAGATGGGCCGCGCAATGAGATTGTATCATCATTGGCGATACAGCATCAATATAAACGATACTATGGTGTACCAATGCCACACGAGTTATATTATTTAATAAAAGAATAATCATGTATCTAAAACAATATTCATATCATAGAATAATATGAATATTGTAGTATCAATACAATACCATAAGTGATACTCTGTATATAATTGCTATACACGATATAAAGTATATCAATATGCCATAATAAGAATGATTAGACAATGGAATACACCGAATGGTATTTTTCGTACCTTAGAATCCGATTCTGCCTTTCATTCAGAATTTTCAAATGGTCGCGCATGGGATGCAACACTCATTGATTCAATATGTTCTTATCTTCCTAATAGGGGAACCATTTTGGATGTAGGTGGACATATTGGTACACATGCTATACCCTATTCCAAACGTAATCCTGATGCGAAAGTGTACACGTTTGAGCCACAACATTATATCCGAAATATATTAGAGCATAATAAAACACTTAATTCTGCAGAGAACCTAATCATTCTCCCATTTGGAGCAGGACATTGTGAAAGAAAGGTTCATCTTGCAAATGACTTTAGGTCGGATGGATATTCTATAGAACAAAAAGTGGACTATCATACACAACAACCATCGAATTATGGAGGACTTGGAATTACTAATGACCCTACTGGAGAGGAGATTCATTTAAAGACAATTGATTCATTTGGATTTGAGGATGTAACCTATATTAAAATCGATATTGAAGGTGCAGAAACACTTGCTGTATATGGTGCACGTAATACCATTGAAACATATCGACCAATCCTTTTGATTGAGCAATCGGATAAAAATATTACATCACTCTATGTTTCAGACTGTGAGGAGCTTTCTACATTTTCAGTTACTGATTATTTACTATCTTTGGGATATACTAAAGTAGACCTAGGAAACTTTAACTATCTATATAGAATAGATAAGATTCAAGTAAGTCTAGATGAATGTGAAATGACAATTTCATCAGAATCAGGCGAAGATGGAATCTTATTTGAACTATTTAGACTATTTGGTACTACAAATAAATCATATGTAGAATTCGGAGCGGAAGATGGTAGTCAATGTAATACACGCGCATTGCATGAACATAAGGGGTTTAACGGTTATCTATTTGATATGAATTATGAAAATCATAATATAAATCTATATAAACATATAATTACTACAGATAATGTTATTGACATATTTAAACAATATAATATACCAAATGAAATGGATCTATTATCCGTTGATATCGATTCGCACGATTTTTATGTATTAGAGAAAATATTATCACAATATTCTCCTCGTATTATTGTATGTGAATATAATGCTACACATTTGCCTGACCAGGATAAAGTTGTAAAACTCGAAATCAACACCTTCCATGGAAATTATTTTGGAGCAAGTATATTATCCTTTTATAAATTGGGAAGAAAGTATAATTATTCATTAGTTTATGCAAATCATAAGGGAGTAAATTTATTCTTTGTAAAAGATTCCGTGCTATACACTTCCAATTATACTATTAAAAATATAAATAATATAGAATCTATCTATCGAACACCTAAATATGGAAAGGGACCAAATGGAGGACATGATGAGGATAAATTTAATAACGAGTACATTGATACGATGAGTATATGGAATATTCTATCATAAAATTCTGATGCATTTTATACATATGAGATAAAGTGGTTTAATATTACAAATCTAGTCTAATTAAATGGATTTTCAACAAATGGATATATAACATCACTGAATATTTGTTTTACAAAGAAAAATGATATTTGGTCTTGAATTCCGCATTCATTAATATGTTCATACCATGTAGTATTAATTTCAACCATTTTTACATGTTTCATATTTCTTATTAAAAACCCACACGCACAGTGCGTTTCTACTTTTTCATGTAACCCGCGCAGAATCTGACGTTCTATATATTTTTTGTAATTATCACTTTGTATCATATATCTATCTTGGTGCATACTATCATTATATTCTTCCCATACAGTACGCTGAACAGGATGGCTCCTTATCAGTAATGCGTACGTCTCTTTTATAAAATATTTATCTATAAAATCTTCCACAAATATGTCATTTACTTTATCTAATTTACTATCTATATAGCATAAATAATCATAGTCTTTTAATTCGGTATATTCATGTGGCATGGTCTTTATATGTTTACCAATCATACAACTTTCAATTAAATCATCGCATGTTGGCCTGTCATCTAAAATCCCAATCCATTGTGTACCATGTAGCTGTTCAATGAGTGTTATATTATTTGTATAATAAAAACACTTATACTTTAATGAAGGTACACTTGGAATTTTAAAGGCAGGATTATTGTTACTTCCATAAAAATACGTATAAAATGCCAAGTTTAAATCTGTCATTTTATATAGTATTATATTTATTTGTTTAAATAGAATATATGTTCGATATGATATCCTGTATTAGTTTCAAGCGATATTACCTCACAGTTTATATTATATTTTTCAAAAATTAATAATAAGTCATTTTTATTAAATGAAATATCAGGAACATCTACTCCATGCTGTAAGTTATGTGCAATTTCTTTTGTTTCATTCGTAAATGGTGTAAATAGAATCAAACACATTTTACTTTTAAACGAATTACATGCATTCTCTAAAATTTTTTCCCATTTATAATTATGCTCCAAGATATGTCTCATAAATATACCATCGACGCTTGATTGATAATCTAGTAAATCCGCTTTTATATCTGATAGTGGTGTATTAGAACCATCAATGCCGGTATATTTATTTAAATCACCATTAACAAATAATCTCTTAAACCCTCCAACACCGCAACCCCAGTCTTCAATTGTATTACATGTTTTTAAAAATTCATACCCCAATATGTATGTTATCGTATCTCCGTATTTAAATGAACCAATATCATCCTTTGTTAGATTTTCATACCATTTATTCCATTTATCGGCCATTCTATAATAGAATATGATTTTTAAATACTATTACAAAAAAAATAATAATTCATATAATTCTGATGCGAATTATTTTTTATAAGATACAGTTTGTCCTTATAATCAGGTAATACATATCCAATTAGCGTTTGTTCATTATCCACTTGAAGTTTTTCTAGAAATTCAGAAATATATAATTCAGCTGATCGTTGACACAATTTATATAGAATATCCTTGTTTCCTCCAAAAAATCCTGCCATAATGAAATTAGTATTGGTTCCAATATAGCTTTCGATATGAGAAGGGTTATGTAATATATCCATTAGTTCATTCTCCTTTCCAATTTGAAAATATAATTGATTATTTGAGTGCAATAGATGAATAAGTTCATTATTATACTGATTCGATGAAATATCAAAATTCATAAATCGACTTAGCCCCGCATCGATCCAGAAAAACATATCTGTATTAAAAAAATTAGATTCGATTGCAGACATCATCCATTTAAATTTACTAGTAATAACAGGGATATATTCATAGCACTTATTTTCTAATCCATTTGGATGTTTTATTTTATATTTAAAATCAGTCTTTTCGATAATATGTTGTACAGTAGGAGTTGTATAATAGAATGGAACTTCATCCAATATAGTATAAATTGTCCTAGTAGGTAAATCCTTTCGAATCCTCTCTATCATTTCACGATTCTTTTCTTCGGTGTAGATAACAAGTGGAAATGGTATAAGTAATGTCTTTGAAAACCACTCTTGATACATAGAGAAACTACGATTATCATGCTCTTCTCTATGTATTTCATATAATGCAGTAACAAATGTGAATGACATGTTATACAAGTATAACATGTTATATCTTTATGTTCACTGGCATAAAGCTTTGATTAATTCAATTACACGATTTACATAGGTATGATTCTCTTGAACATACCGCATCGCCTGATAGATTCGATATGTATTATTTCTTTCATGTAATGCTATCGAGAATAGTTCCATCATATTACTATGATAGATAACATGGTCCTGTAAGATGTTCTTTACATGAATAGAATCTGTTATACCTAAATGACCATAACTAATAGCTTTTAGTACTCGACATGGAAGATATCCAATTTCTAAATGATTCTTACCATTTTTTACACCAAAGTTGCGTGTATCATCTTCTGTTCCAATCGGACGAAAATCAGGTGCAATAAATGATTTCTGCATTAATTCTTTATTTACATCAAATGTTAATGGAGTGTTCCATGGATTAGAAGATACCCATTGAATGCCATTTTTTATGCATATTTCCTTAAACGCTCGATGATTGTTAGAATGAGTAGGAGAGCCAATATAATAAATAGAATTGTCCCGTTTCAAGCGAATATCATTAAAATTAAATTCATGTGGAAGCAAATCCGTACCCCAATATAAATAAATACATTCATAGTTCATTGATTTAATTTCATTACCTCTCTTAGAAGTATGAATATCCTTATTAGAAGTCAGTTTTTCATACTTTGCATGAGGTGTAAGTTCAATAATTGAATGAGTTCCATCATCTAATTTAAAATCATTATTTACATCATGAATCTCATTCACATTAAATCGAATTTCAATGAGTCGTGCGCCAATCGAAATATATCGTTCAGGATAGATTGCATTATGAATATAATAAGAAGAAGTTGGTAGAATAGGGATATTTTTATCAGCATAACCTTCTGAAATAAATAGACAATGATTATAATCAAAATCAGTAGGAAAATTATCATCATGAAACCAATACGTATCTTTTCCAAATCCATCTCCAAATGTTTTAACCCACATTGCATGAATATAAGAATGTGTATGTGAATGAAGCGGAAATCCCCATACGATTACCTTCTTATATTTATCTAGGCACGTTTTTTCGTCTAACGATAATGCACTGCGATACATACCATCTATGTATTTTATGTCTTTATATCATACAATGTAAAGAAAACGTATTAAAAATGGATAGATGAACGTTGTATCAGTGAACATCAAAGGAGGTCTTGGTAATCAGCTGTTTCAAATCGCCGCAGCCTATGCCTATGCTCGGCAGAATAATGGTACGCTTCAAATTATTGCAAAAAAGGAAAATGGCAAACGCCCTCTTTATTGGAACACGCTTCTTCAGCGAATCCAACCCTATCTGGTAGAGTATCTACCATCCACTCTTCATGTATGGCAAGAGGCATATCCCACGATGTATAAGGAAATTGAGCCACTAGGACTACAGGGAATCTACCTACAGGAATACCTACAGACATCAAAATACTATCCCACAGATGAAATCAAAGCCGAAATCAAACAACTGTTTCAACCCTCCAAACAGCTTCTTAAAACGATTCAAGAAAAATACAGTCAACTCTTGGAAAAGAAAGAGCGAGTCATTGTAATGCATGCGCGTAGAACGGACTACCTAATTCATAGGGAAATTCACGGACCACTCGATTCTAGTTATTATCAAGAAGCAGTTAAACGTATTCTTCAGCGTGTCCCTGAACCCATTTTTTTGCTATGTGGAGATGACCCGATGTACTGGAATGAAATTCGAAACGCGATTCCAGAAGTCTTTCAACATGAACATATGATTCTTGACGGAGAAACAGATATTCACACATTTGCTCTATTGCAACAATTCCAGCATTTCATTATGTCCAATTCAACATTTATTTGGTGGTGTGTATGGCTCGCTTCTACCAATCACGTGTTTGTCCCATCCAAATGGTTTGGGCCAGAGGGACCCCAATTCTATGAGGATATTTATGAAAAAGAATGGGAGAAAATCTAGAACGTGATAGGAACAAATGGTATCGATACCAATTCATTAAAATAAGCTCGAAGACCTTTTATGGATTCTTCTAGTTCATCGGTTTCCAGTCCAAATAGTAGATATTGATACGTTGCTAGAGTTCGAAAACTATGCTCCACATATGACTGTGGAATTTGTGTGGTACATCCCTTTTTCATCGCTTTCTTCATAGAAAGGCCTGTACCAACGGATGCAAAGTGTATGATTTTATCCCCGCAATCCATTTTAGTATTTAAAATGGGATAGGAATTTAGTTTACTTCCCTCTTGGTTTAATCCTCCAATGATATTAAAATCAATCGTTTTCATTTTTCCTCCATGATGCAAAATCACATAGCTAACCGGATCAAAGAAATCTAGAATATGAAATGGTAATGGGGTAGAGTATCCTCGAATCATAAAAATTAGTTCTTTTGATTTATATTGATTTACATGAACCATAGATGCCTTAAAGCCAAAGCAATAGGTGGAAATGACATCTGGTTGATGACGAATGTCATCTCTTCCATTAAGGTTATTTTTGTAACAACGTATTGGTCCTACTAAATCATTGGAATATAGTCCGTGTATGATATCATTTACAGCATCGCCTCGGAAAATCACATCTGAATCAAAATGGATAATATTATGAGAAGGATAAGAACGAATTACATTTTCCCATATTATCGCTGTTCCTAAATGACCGTCTTGCTCGTATATATTAATCATGGATTCATTTACACACTGAAATATAATCTTAGACAAATCGTATCGTGATTTATGCTTTTCAAAATAAACCATGTCGGTTGGAGTAAGATAGATATGGACAGGATAGGGATGATAACACTGATAGGATAGAATAGCATTGAGGCATATTTCAGGACAATTGACACATTCAGTATAAATAATATGTTTTCGTGATACATACTCTACATCGTCTATAAATGATGATAGTATGATATCATTCATTCGCCATATCGACTGTTTGACATCTCCTAACAGATGATATCCAATGGCATGGTCTTCAATGATTCGAGATGAAATGGATGTTTTCATTTCTAGTAACATTTTAACTGCAACTTGTGATAGAAAATAAAAACGCCCATTACAGTACGTAGCTTTTTCTAAAAATAACTTCTTTGGCAATTCATTATGCACTGTCCAATATGTAGAATAGTGATTATCAACATTGATAGTATAACCCCCATAGTGATGCGATTGAATCCTACTATCAAGTATTTCAAAAAAAGTAGGCTGGATCAGCATCTGGTCATCATCTGTTTTCAAAATATAATCATATGGTATCGTTTGATGAACAGCATGAATCGCCGTGATGATTTTAGATGGCAGTGACAAATAATCGTCTTTTGTATTAACATACAGAATACGTTCTTCCATATCGAATGAAAAATCAGAATCACCACATCGTTCCTTGTCACCAATCACATGAAAATAGGATACATATTGGGGGATATGCTGTAACCATGTTTCTAATTGCATTTTTCTTTTATGAGCATATTTCTTACAAGACAAAATGAGTAAGATATATTTCATTATGATATAAAAATCTCATATCCTTTAAGCGCATCAATATAAAGATATGAAATCAATCACATAATAGACATGTTTGGATATTATATTAATCTGGATACACGAAAGGACCGAAAGGACCATATGAACACAAATATTATTGAGAGATATCCGTTTTTTAACCATGTTCAGCGAATGAATGCGGTATATCATCGAAATGGCGCATTGGGATGCGCATTATCTCATCAACATGCTCTCAAAAAATTCATATATGAACCGAACGAAGACTTTTTGATGATAATCGAAGATGATCTAGTGATATTGAATGAATCAAACTTCCTGTCGTTCTGTAATGACTTTGAATCCATTCGAACCTCTGATACATGGGATATTATCGTATTCACACCGCGCGGAGACCGAGTACCAGGAGATAGTGAAATGACAGACCATCGTTTCCAACGAATTCGAAATAACCAAACCACAACAGGATATATTGTGAAACGCGCCTTTGCAGAAATTTTACTTCAAAATATTAATGAAAGTATTCAATTACTTCAGAATGGAGTAGAATTGGATACTTGCGCAATTGACCAGTACTGGAAACGTCTCCAAGATAGGTACCAATTTTATTACTATCAGGATATCTACGCGGGTCAGTTGGTAGGATATTCTTCTATTGAGAATCGAAGCGTCGATTACAATGAGCGGTATTTGAATCAAACATAATCAACATCCGTATGATGTTTCACGTTGCTCAATGTCCGAAAAATTGGCGTATTGATATCCAATAGCGGGAAATACACCATACCAATTCCCATGGGGTTGAATGTTTGTCCAATAGATATCGATGCAGTTTTGCTCGGTTTTACCATTCCGCTCCATGTCATAGGTTGCCTCTTTCATATTTTGAAGAAGGGTAGGAATATAGTCGCGACGTATTAGATACGAAGATGTGGTTTGTGAAAATAATACCCTCTTTATCGTGGGTACATTCGTATCTTCATATCGTAAGTAGGTATGATTATAGGATAGTACTCCTGCATCCAGTTTTGGCATAAGAAATAGATTACGAATGGATGACTGGTTAAACTCAGCGGAATTCATTCGGAATGTAAAATCATCCTCCAGAATCAGCACAGTATTCCACTCGGGATGGGCAAGTGCTTCGCTAAGGGCTTTAATATGGCTTAGACCACATCCCAATGCACCAGGGTCACGAAGAACAGCGTCAACTCGATGAATTTTATGTTCAGGCACTCCTAGTTTTTCCAGGATTTCATGTCGAATATGTGCTTCTCGGTCGGTTCGATGGGCAAGATTGATATAGAGAACTGCATCAATCTCCTCCATAACTATGCAATAGATTTATAGTCTTCTTTATGTTCAGTCATTAATAAATTTAAACCCCTTTTTCTTGTAAAAATGGAACATTTCGTCAAAATTGGTACCAGTCAACCAGATAGAAACCGGTTCACATCCATATTGTACTGCTTTTTCTGGATGACTTCCATACATATCATAATCCAATGGCGGATGAGGAGGAACAAATGTCTTGATACCAATCTGTTGAAAGGCGTATGATAGACCCATGTCCTCGCCGGATCGAAAAAGCATAGTATAATCAGGAACAATTCGAAACAGTTCAGGAAGCCATAATCGCTTGAAAAACCATGCATGACATACCATATCCACCTGCTGTGTAGTATAATTCGGTCCATCCCATCCTATACGCTTTCCAAAACTATTATACTGTTGTGAATTGCGATGAAATCTCCATCCAATTGTACCAAGCAATCCGTTCACCTCTTTGATAGTAGACAAACAATTTTCAAACCATTTACGACCAGGAATCGTATCATCATCGAATACACAAATAAACTCAGTGTTTGCTAATAGGGCGGCGGCAAATCGAGCCCATACACCCATATTTTTACTGCAATCCATAATAACAATAGAAGGATCCTGGCGAATATCATCTGGGAATTCGTATCCTTCTGCATAATTTCGCCAGATAATGATTTGCTTGGGCGGAATCGTTTGCTCCCGTAACGCCGTAATCTGCTCATGAATGACATGTGGTCTCTTATAGAAATTTAGAATTGCAGTAATGTCGTTCTTTTGTATACCATGACCATTGATGAAATCACATATAGTATGACCATAAATATCGGTATCTTTCATATATAGTCGATTTGAAGACGGTTTCATAAATGAATCAATGGCAGACCCAACATCTACATATTGGTGACCTGGATACAATTGATGCAACATGGGAATAACAAACTTAGTAATGGGGCCCGCTGAAAATAGAAAAGTAAGTGGCTCTTTTGCATCCCGTACTAGATTTCCAATCCATCGATAGATATCCTTTAAAAATGTGTTTTTGTCCTTATTCCATGAATCAACTAATCGTTCAGAAACGGGATATCGTTGTAACACACGTAAAGGGCCATCCATTCGCTGTCCAGAACCAATATAATGAATAGGATGTTGCGAATCTATCAAATACTGAGTAAATGCCTTCCAATTCTCATTACAAAAGATGCATGCATAGGTGATTTGTTTCGGTTGGAGCTCCCATGTTTTTTTGTACCACGAGGTCATATCTTGTTCATGGCACCCTGGGCATGGAATACCGACATAACAGGCATCGAGTCCTTGAATAAGATTCTTTACATCGTATAAATCTTGACGAAGGATACCTCCGCTAAACTTCCACCCATCCTGTGTTTTTACTTCATTTTGGTTCATAACAAGATACTCTCCATCACCTGGACGAATGATAGAGAACGGTGTTCGATTCCTTAGTTTTCGTAGAAAAATAGACAAATGCTCCACTGAGTTACCTTGTAGTTCCATGATTGATTCATTTGATAAATCTGTTTAGATTCTTGAATCTAAACCAATTACACTAGAATACAATAATTGAATGAGGGTGGTATATTGTTATATTGGACCCTTACCTGAATATGCAATCGATACCGTGCATCAAACCCGTTTATTCTTTTCAGGTCCGATTGATTTTATTATTAGCGACCTGACATCTCCTTGTATTCCAATACTCAAGAAATATGATGTAACGATTGTACCCTATGAAACGGTTCGGCACAGAGGATTTGAAGACTGTATCGCCCAATATGAGTCTAAATTCTCCTATTTAGAGGGACTAAAAGGCCGTGAGCGCCTTTTCATTTATGCATTTGAGCGATTTTTTGTTCTCTATCAATGGGTCATACAGCAAAACCTGGAGGATATTTTGTTCTTGGAGCTCGATAATTTGATTTACAGCGACCCATATGAATGGGAGGAATCATTTTGCGCAAAAGAAATGGCATTCATGTTTGATAACTATGACCGATGTGCATCGGGTATTTGCTTCATCCAGAATGCAGATGTATTGCTCCAATTTACGAAATGTTGCATTCGATACATTTCGGAAACCGATACCAGCAAGAAATTTATGACGGAGATGCAAGCTCTGGATGAATTCTGGAAGATGGAACCCCATCGGGTTCAGATTCTACCCACCCACTGGCCATCTCCTTCCGTTCCAGATGCGACACATGAGAACTATCATCGATACAAAAAAAGCATATTCGATTCAGCTGCCATGGGAATTTATTTTGGCGGAGTCGACCCATTTCACACGGACGGCCTTATTATTACGGGCCTTATCTCGATTTGGTCTGCCATTAATTATACACACTACCAGTTTGAGTGGAGAACAGATGAACAGGGTCGTTTGATTCCCTATGTATATAATGATTCCTATTGGGTGCGTATTAATAATTTACATATCCATTCCAAGATTCTTACTCCGCACGTATCAAAAGAATAATGATATTACTCGCAATCGAAGTTGATACTGAACGGATACTTCAAGAAGCAGAAATCGCGCCATGTACCTGAGCGGTCATAATCGCGGTCCAATTCCGTCCATCCAAAGAGGCGCTTTCGAGTCTGGTCAATCCATTCTGGAAAGGGTTTCCATACCTTATATTTGAACGTAAATACTAGATTCATAATAGTCATTTCATTACAACGACAAATAGGGTACTTATTCATCTGTTCCACCAAAATGGGCAAGGAGACCTTCGATAACAACGCAGTATCGTACATCCAGATGCAATTCAAAAAGTATCGCTCATGTACAATGGTTGGATCATACTCTTCAAAGAGCCGTGCGACCACTTCTGGATTACGGTCGGTTTCAATGATTCCACCAAACCTCTTCTGTGTATCATCCTTTGGGGAATCATCTGGCGCCATAAGTACACCCTCGCATGGTATGTCGGCCAAGTATTGTATCTTATCGAATACACGTAGACCTGCATCTAGATAAATGACACGCTCCCATTGGAGAAACCAATGATGAAATACGTAGAACTTATCCCACTGGGTTAGCTTAGTAAATTCGCGATTATCACAGGTGGGGCGAATCGGAACATCGCGATATTTCTGCAAAAGCGCGGACGTATCAAGATGTTCCACGCGAAATGGTGTAACACGGTAATAATCAAGGAAATTGGAGGGCGCATTGAATCCAACCGTAATCAGCACGAGGTCACCTGTCCATTCTCCACGACTTCTAATGTCCATAATTGTCCTTTTCACTTTGTGAAAATATCCTGCATCTGTCAACGTGACGACTACTGTTTTCATTCTACAGACGTCATTTATGAGTCCGTTTAGGCTATGAAAATTGAATCGCCGGCGCGCCGATTCATTCACACCACCATGTCATTCCTCATTGAGCCTGACCTTTCTACCGCGCCTTCTGTTCTTCCGCTGCATCCCTATACCTTTCCCATTGATGCATTTCAGCAACACGCCTTTTCGGCAATTGCAAAGGAGGAACATGTACTCGTCTGCGCCAAGACAGGTTCAGGAAAGACTCTCGTAGGCGAATATCAAATCCATCATTCCCTTAACAAAGGAAAAAGAGTATTCTATACAACCCCTATCAAATCACTTTCGAATCAGAAATTCTATGACCTAAAACATCAATTCACCGAAGCTACCGTTGGAATCATGACGGGTGATATCAAGTTCTGCCCTGATGCACAGATTGTGATTTTGACCACCGAAATTCTCCGAAACTTATTGTACAAACGAGGTACTGCAACTGAACATCTTGGTCTTACTGCGTCATTATCCTTGGAAAACGTAGATGCAGTTATCTTTGATGAGTGCCATTATATCAATGACAAGGACCGTGGAAAGATATGGGAAGAGACAATGATTCTTCTTCCGCGCACCATCAAGATGGTAATGCTTTCGGCGACGCTAGACCATCCTGAGTATCTTGCCGAATGGCTTGGAACATTGAAACAAACGCCCGTTCATTTGATTCAAACACATTATCGAATCGTACCCCTTACACACTATGTACTCGGCAAAGAAGACAAAATGATTCCGTTGATGGATGCGAGCGAGGCCTATCATGAATCTGTGTATCAGGATTGGTATCGGTCCTATCATGGTCTCCAAAAAGAGCTCATGGCATTCCAGCAAAAAGTAGCGGATGTCAAACAGGCGGGAGCAAAGGGGGGTGTAGACGGAAAGGTTCATTCTTCACACTTTGTTCATCGACTTAATGAGGTTACCGCACATCTTCAGAAAAAAGAGCTTCTTCCCGCCCTATTCTTCGTTCTCAGCCGAAAACAGTGCGAGGCCTACGCCCAAAAGGTAGAGCATTGCTTACTGGATACATCCGATACCGCAGCGGTTAAACATATTATTCACTTTCATCTGCACCGTCATATGCGAGAGCTAGAGAAGGTTCCTCAGTATCATCAGGTATATGCGCTTCTTTGTCGAGGCGTCGCCTTTCATCATAGCGGTCTTCTTCCTATCTTAAAAGAAATCATTGAAATCCTATTCTCTAAGGGATATATCAAACTCCTATTCTGTACCGAAACCTTTGCAGTAGGACTCAATATGCCGACGAAAACCGTTATCTTTGCTGGATTTAAAAAGTATGATGAGACTACTGCCGCGATGCGGATGCTGCGCAATGATGAGTATATGCAGATGGCAGGGAGAGCAGGGCGTCGTGGCAAGGATGATAAGGGGGTTGTATTATATGTACCAGACCATGAACCCGTTCGACCTGATGAGATGTATCGTATGATGAAGGGTGCCCGTCCGCCTCTGGAAAGCCGAATGGATTTTCATTACGATTTCCTGTTGAAAACCTTGAACGCCTCTGCCCCGAATGAACCCCTGACATGGCTTCGCATCATGGAACAAAGCTACTGGTTTCAGCAGCATCAGAATCACGTACGTGCATCAAAGAAGGAAATTAAGGAGATTCAGGCAACTATATATGGATTGAATCTAGTGGAACCCTTTCGGAGCGGATGTGCCGCTCGATTGAGCCTCGAACAAAAGATAAAGAGTTCCGTGAATGCCGAGCGAAAGCAATATCAACGTGAGCTAGATAGTATCAAAAACCGACAAATGGGTCCGAAATGGAATAAGGCAATTGGAGATTATCAAACCCTTCATAGATTGGAACAAGAAAAACAAGACAAAGAAGCTGCATTACAAGAATGGGAGAATCACAAAAGCAGCATCCAACCTGTCGTACAGATGCTCTATGAACTGGGATACATCCGTCATGCAGACCCCTATACACTTACCAATGAGGAGCTTGGGTTAAAAGGAATGTTGGCCACGGAGATTAATGAGGGACATCCGATTCTCATGACGGAATTATATCATTCAGGGCGATTGCACGGTCTTACTGGCGATGAACTGGTATGCGTTCTATCTATCTTTCAAGAGAATAAGGATACGCAGCCAATGATTGACAATTTGAATGTATCTCCTGCCGTGGGTGCAGCGGTTCGAGACATTCAACAGATGGCACGAGAGATGGAAGAGATGGAGATGCGCATTGGATATCCAGTGGAAGGATATTGGAATACTTCCACTGTCATGATAGAACCCATTCGAAGATGGATGGAAGGAGAGCACTCGTCCGTCCTTTGTGTAGAATATGGTATCTTTGAAGGAAACTTTATTCGCAGCATTATGAAATTGGCTAATATTCTGGATGAATGGCTGGCACTGGCAACCTATTGCCAGCATACAGAACAGGTCCAGAAAGTAGTGGATGTACGCAGTCGTATTCTTCGAGATGTTGTCGTATCCGATTCACTCTATTTGCGCCTCTAAACGCATTTGCAATGGCGAATTATCCCATGATTTCAAAATAGACTCGACCGCCTCGCGAATCGATGGAACATCGGGGCACAATTCCAATAGGCGCGTCGAATCAAGTTTATTATTGGACCGCTCGGACAAAAGAATCTTGGACTGTTCCTCGAGCGTAAAGTTTTTCCATGTAAATGACGGGTCAACATGTGTTTTGTAGAGTTCCAAGATTTCATTGTGTGAAATCGTACCAGGATTGGTTAGATTAACGGTACCTGTTGTTTGTTTTGTCGCAAGACGAATCATAATAGGAATCATACCCTCCAGTACCGTCATGCTATTCGGAATGCTGCATACTTTTTCATAGGACGTGATTTTTGTAATAAAATTACGCGGACAATGGTATCCAACAATAGGCATTCGAATACGAAGATTGAGTACCGTCGAATCAAAGAAATGCATCAGACGATCCGTGAAACCCTTAACTGTGGAATAGCCACTCCCGAAAAAATTGGGCAGACTCTCTTCCTTAAATGAAGCTTCTGTGCTGCTGAAAATGCACCCAGTCCCAAGATAGGTAATATGAATTCCATATCTCTGGCCGAGAATGGCAAGGACGAGTGGGGAATACAAATTATCACGGACATTTTCTACCAATTTCCCTTTTTGTTCCAAGTAATCAATTGTGGAATATCCAGGTCCATGGGTTCGTCCGATAAGACAAAGAATACGATCGGGAGTCACATTCATAAGTTCATCCTCTACCATCTTCTCATCATCGGCACGTGATACTGCCTCTACCACGGTCTCACCATTATTACGAAGATAGGAACATACCATGCCGCCAATCCAACCCTTTGAACCATATACTAGCCACTTCATCGTGTCTGATATGAATCATGCGCGAGGTGTTTATATTCATATAGATAGAACGATGAATTAAATCGAATATAAAGAATTCAACGCGATAAATGGATAGATGACGTGGTACGAGCTTGAAATCCTCGCACTAGATTCTAGCATTTCCACCTTTTACCCGATTTCGCTCCAGAATCGCTCAGATGAGAACGCGGGCTTTGACGTGTTTTGCTCGACGGATGTCTCGGTGGAGAAGACGGTGCAATTTATTCCATTTGGCATTGCTGCTCGCCTGATTAAGGTTGTATCTTCGGAACATGGCGACGTCAAAACGGATAGTCATTTTTTGCTGATGCCTCGCTCCTCCATTTACAAGTCTGGACTGGTCATGGCCAATTCCACAGGCGTGATTGATAAGAGTTATCGCGGGGAGCTCAAGGCGCCCGTTTGGTCTATGACAGAGGCTTCAACGACCAAAAAGGGTGAGCGCTTGTTTCAGATTGTAGCACCAGATATGGGGTGGATTCGTCATGTACACTTGGTAGACTCTCTTCCTGAAACGGAGCGTGGTGCTGGAGGGTTTGGGTCAACTGGTAAGTAAACATGAGTATAAATATTACGCGCCTATGTGTAGTAGATGTCTACGTATGTAGAACATTCCTCTATTGACGACTCACGTGTAGAATGGAATCATGTAACGATACCCGATACGATACGCACACATCGAGGAACATTGGTCGAAATGGTGGAACGTCCAGAATGGGGGATGACATGCTACATGGATCGTGTCATTCAGAGCTGTGAACAAGATGAATCACTATATCACGAATCGCTTGTGCATCCCGTTATGGCGAGTACAGGATGCCGAAAGAGGGTAATGATTATAGGGGGCGGAGAAGGAGCTACTGCAAGAGAGGTATTGAAATGGCCCGATGTTGAACAAGTCGATATGTATGAGTGGGATAAGGACGTCGTGTCTCTATTTTCAACAAAATATACACAATGGGCAAAGGGAGCATGGGAGAATCCAAAATTATCCATTCATTATGAGGATATATTCGAAACAATTTGTTGTTATCCATCGAAACGATACGATATCATCATCGTCGATTTATTTGACCCATCAGAGGATAATATGGCATCGTGGGCTGCATTATTTCAGCATCTCCCATATTGGATGAATGAAAACGGTGCTATGGCATTATATGCAGGAATTCGGTCGATTACCATGGTTCCACAACCCTATCAGCGGCTTTTTAATATTATTCGTTCTAACTGGAATTCATCCGATAAGGAAATAATATCCTACCGTGTATTCATCCCATCATTTTTAGGAGAAAGTACGTTTATTCTTTTAAAATCGCGTGCATATCAGAGTACCATCGATAGAGTAATACCCTACTCGCATATTACAAAAGATATATGGAAATCGTATAAGGAATTTAATTGGTAGAGGGAGTTTTCCATGGAGTATATATTTGCTCCTTTATAGATACTTGTTGTACAGGTTGTGATTCTTGTACCACTTGTAATTTGGTTGATAACGCAAAACATCCACTGTCCTGCTGCTCTCGAAGTTGTATCAAGTGATTCAAACTCTGCTGATTCTCTTGATGCAATGCTGTATTAGACGGTCGTTCGATGGTCGCCGTATTATGTTTGCTGAATCGCCGTATTCCGCACACGAATGGACTGCTCATCGGTTTAAAATTTGAGTAGAAAATGAATTCAGGAATGGCTAACGCGATGGAGCAACTTCGAGCCATGTGGGGCAATCCTGTAGAGGAACCACCATCATCCCTTCGTGGTATTCTCCAAACCAAGGACTATGAGCGTTTTATGATTCTAAATGATATTGGCGATGTGATTCATACCTTTGTTGGTGGGAAAACGGCCAATCGATGTCTTCCAGGCGACCATGTAGCATGGGTCGATGATACATGCGAATTGGAACTAAGAGACCAGCATCCCCTTATCATTGGAACACTGCAACTAACGAGCAAATCAACATATGGTATGACGAAACGTGGTAGCTTAATGTATCTCTGCATTCCGTATGAAAAACGTTATCCTCCCTTTATCGTGGGCTCATCAGAGAAGGATAAGAGCCAGAATAAGATTGTGCTGATTTCTTTGGAATCATGGGATAAAACTACGTTTCCGCGAGGGTCGATACAGCAAACGCTTGGAGTTTCAGGAGAGGCGACCGCCGAGCGAGAGGCACTGATATGGCAGGCATGTCCATGGAAGTATCCAAAATATACATATGAACCGAAACTATCATCTCGGTCGCACCGTACACACCTAACAGGTTATACCTTTCATGTTGACCCTGAAGGGTGCCGCGATGTGGACGATGTCTTTACATTTGAGCCTGTGGATGGAGGGTGGAGAGTAACTATTACCATTAGTGATGTGGCTGCGTACGTCGAGGATGGAAGTGCAATCGATATCATGGCATCATTGATTGGCCAAACACTCTATGACCAGGAGGGACATGTGCTTCGACCCATGCTCCCCGCAGAATACTCTGAATTGGCCTGTTCACTTCTTCCAGGAAAGGAATCACACGGAATCTCGTTCCAATTCATGTGGGATGGATACGAAATAAAAGGGAAAAAATGGTTTCTGTCCACTCTTCGCGTGAATGATTCGTATACGTATAAAGAGTTCCAGGCAGCAACCGATTCACCCTATCAAGCGCCCCTGAGAGCGATTGCATCCTATTTGGCCAAGATAGAGGTCGATGATGCACACGAATGGATTGCACAGATGATGATTCTGTATAATACCGAGGCAGGAGCCATGTTGAAAGCGGCCGGTCAGGGTATTCTGCGGCGGCATTCCGCGCCGGATCGCAAAAAATGGGAGACGTACCAAAAGCACGTTCCTGAACTGGAGCGCATGGCATGGTCATCGGCAGAGTACTGTTTGGCAGAAGAGACGGATACGCAGCATTATGGACTCTCCACCAGTACCTATGCGCATGCATCGAGCCCCATTCGTCGCTATGCGGACCTGGTGAACCAACGTATATTGTCTACATTACTTCAGGGTTGTGAACGAGAACAAGAACATTACATTGTACCACAAGCTATGTATGACATGAATCTGAGAGGAAAGGCTGTCAAACGGTTTGCAAGAGATATGGACTTATTGCAAGCGATTCTCTCAGGTCAAACGGAATTTCGTGCGATTCTAATGGAGGCGCAGTCTCGTCGTGGTCTCATGAATATGCCCACACTTGAGCCACTGGCCACGAGTGGAATGGTTGTACCAGATGAATGGATGAAACTCAAACTCTATGTGCCGGCTTGGAAACGGATGATTTCGACGACCTATCGTATGGCCTCGGAACACAGTGTATGGTCACGCGATGAGACAGAGCAAATCGACATTATGCCGTTTAGAGAATACCACATTCGATGCGCATTTTCCCCTAATGCAAGGAACTGGAAAGAGCGAGCGGTAATTCACTTATACGCTCCACTATCAACTTGAGGATTCAAACTGGGGGTCTTATTTTTGTTGGAAATTCATAAAATTGACGCGAACAGAGTCTAGAGCATAGACAACAACTTCTCCCTCCAAGACAGAATGCCAGCCGGTTTCAATCAACATTCTTCTGATGTCGAGTCCATCGTGGGCGTCCAGTTCAGCATCCTTTCCCCTGAGGAGATTGAACGTAGTTCCGTCGTGGAGATTACCTCGCAGACTCCCTATGAAGGAACGGAGCCCAAGATTGGGGGCTTGTTTGATCCGCGCATGGGCGTACTGGACAATGGAAAGGTGTGTCGTACGTGTGGTCAAACCAATCATGGTTGCCCCGGTCACTTTGGCCATTACCGTTTGACCCGCCCCGTCTATTACATCCAGTTCCATGCTATGATTATGAACGTTCTCAAATGCATCTGTATCCGTTGTTCCAAGCTCCGCATTGATAAGGAGTTGCATAAGGAGCTTCTGCATCGCAAGGGAGAAGCGCGTTGGAAGGAGGTTCTGGCGAAGTCAGCGAACATCAAGCGTTGTGGACAGGAGTGCGAGGATGGGTGTGGCGCGCCGCAGCCCGATAAGTTCACGCGCGAGGGAATTGCTAAGATTGTGGCACACTATCAAGAACTCAAGCAACTGCAGCCACTGGAGGTAGAGTACGTTCATCGTCTGTTTCGCCGCATTTCAGATGAGGACGTGGATTTCATGGGTCTGAGTCGCTACTGGTGCCGCCCTGATTGGATGATTTGCACGGTGCTGCGCATCCCGCCGCCGCAAGTTCGTCCGTCGGTGGTGCAAGATAACAATCAGCGCTCGGAAGACGACCTGACGCATAAGCTATTCGATATCATCAAGAACGATAAGACATTGCAGCAGAAAATCGAGGGAGGTTCGAGTAAGAATGTAATTGATGAGATGACAAACGTGGTGCAGTATCATGTGGCGACGCTGGTGGACAATGATATTCCTGGTGTCGCGCCGTCGGCCCAGCGCAGCGGTCGTCCACTCAAGTCTATCCAGCAGCGTCTGGGAGGCAAAGAGGGACGCATTCGATACAACATTCAGGGCAAGCGTGTCGAGTTCTCGGCGCGTTCGGTCATTACGCCGGATCCGAACCTGAGTGTCGCAGAAATCGGTGTGCCGCTGGAGATTGCGATGAATCTCACAAAGCCCGAACGTGTTACGCCCTATAATCTGGATAAGCTCTACAAGCTCGTACAGAACGGAGCGGATACGTGGCCGGGTGCGAAGACAATTGTGCGCAAGGACGGGCGCATGATTTCGCTGAAACACGTGAACACGAAGGAAATTGTGTTGTACAACGGAGATACGGTGAATCGTCACTTGCTGGATAATGACATTCTCTTGTTTAACCGCCAGCCAACTTTGCACAAGATGTCCATGATGGGGCATCGGGTCAAGGTGCTTCCGTACAAGACGTTTCGGTTGAATGTTCTAGTTACTCGTCCTTATAACGCCGATTTTGAGAAGGAATATAAAGCATAGACATCATATATAGATAGAAAGATGTCCGGTGTGGTGTATCAGATTATTTGTCAGTCCACGAAGAAGGCCTACATTGGCCAAGCAACGCAATTCAAATACAAAAACGGTACTCCATACAACTATGGAGCATCGGGTCGATGGAATGACCACATAGCAACCTCTAAGTCTCGCGAGACACCTTTGTGTAAAGCTATCCAGCAGTACGGTCGAGATGATTTCAAAGTAGAAGTTCTAGAAGAAGGACTTCTTGAAACATTGGACGAACGAGAAGCATATTATATCACGGAACGCAATACCGTATATCCAAATGGATACAATGTTGCATCTCATTCACGAAATCGCCATCGAGAGACATCCAATTTGCATGTATTCTACGAAGGCAAGGTGCGCTCCGCTATTATCTCTCCCATTCGAAAGAACGGCGAGTTGAAATCGGCGTATGTATACCTTACGATGAATGATGATACACAAGAACGGATTGCATTCGGCCAGAAAGCAACAGGTACGTATGAAGAAACACTTCGAGAAGTGACTGAATTCTTGGAGAGACTTCAGTGTCCTTATACAACCTCTACTGCAAGCAGTACAGTACTTTCTGAGAAATATGCTTCAAAACTGGAAGAGTTCAATGGAAAAGAAATCACATCGGTTCGTATTACAAGTGCATCCAATTTGATTGCGGTCTACATTGGAACGAGTGAGATGAACCTGAGCAAGGAACACAAGAGGATTTGCTTCGGTGGAAAGACCATCACAAAAGAGGAAGCGTATCAAATTGCAAAACAATTCGTGGATGAATTAAATATATCTGAACATGTGCTTTATGATTCTATACATAGTCGGCAACAGGTGACTGCTTGATAGGGTGTTGTACCTTCTATCAGGGAAAACAGTGTAAGTACTTCCATGGGTTCAATTTCGCCAAGTGAATCTGTGATATAATCATCTAGTATTTCGGCCTGCGCAAGCAGGCCTTGATGCAAGACCCTCAAATTCAGGGGACCCCCTAAAGCTTATGACTACGAACCACTCTTTGAAAAGAGGGTGGGGCCGCGGAGAAAGACCGCAAGGATATCGTAACAACGTCATGAGATGTGAGCCAAGCGAGGTAAACAATGGGCAATCCTGAGCCAAGTGCTAACGTATCGGTAATATGATACTAAGCATGCTGTGCAACGAGTAGACGTGGGTCGGTCATATGATGCTAAAGTCAGCATTATATGGCTTAAGGTGTATTCTAGTCCCTTTCCGAAAGGTAGGGTAGTAACGTTTGATGGCGATGAAATGAACGCGCATATCCCACAGAGCGATGAGGCGACTGTGGAGCTAGAAGAAATTGCGGCGGTGCCGCATCATATTATTACGCCGCGCCACGCCAAGCCGATGATTGGTGTGTATCAGGACACGCTGGTAGGTTCCTATCGTCTGACGCAGACGGGTATCGAGTTTACGCGCCGCGAATTCATGAACTTGATGATGTGGAACAAGCGCTTCGACGGAGCGATGCCGACGGCGCGCGCAGGAACGGATGAGCAGAAGCGCTGGACGGGCCAGCAAGTTCTCGGCGCGCTGTTGCCGCCGATTAATATCGAAATGTCAAACAAATCATTTGATAAAGAAAAGGGAGAAACCAAGGAGTCACACAACTTTGTGAAGATTGTGGAGGGAAACATCACGCAGGGTGTGGTCGACGGTGATATTTATATGAAGCCGTCCAAGGGTATCATTCACGTGACCTACAATGACCATGGCCCGAAGGAGACCGTAGCGCTGCTGGATGCACTACAGAACACGGTGGAGAACTTCCTCGTACTGAACGGTTTCAGCGTCGGCATTAGCGATTTGATTGCCGACGAGGAGACTAAGCGTCAAATCCAGGAAAAGATTCAGGAGAAAAAGAAACAGGTCGAGCAAGTTATTCTGCAGGTGCACCTTGACTTGTTTGACAATAATACAGGAAAGACCAATCAACAGGAGTTTGAGGACCAAATCTTTGGCATTCTCAATCAGGCGACGTCGGATGCGGGTTCGACGGGTCAGCAGTCGCTGTCCACTGAAAATCGTCTTCTAGCCATGGTCCGTTCGGGTTCAAAGGGTGAACCGCTGAATGTGGCACAGATGATGGCGTGTCTCGGTCAGACAGCGATTGAAGGCAAGCGTGTTCCCTATGGCTTTACGGACCGCACGTTGCCACATTACAAGAAATACGACGACAGCGCCGAGTCGCGCGGATTCATTGAGTCCTCGTTCATTCGTGGCCTGACCCCTCAGCAGTTCTTCTTTCATGCCATGTCGGGCCGTGAGGGTTTGATTGATACTGCCGTGAAAACGGCCGATACCGGATATATTCAACGTCAGCTCATTAAATCCATGGAGGACCTCACGGTTCAACATGATGGCACGGTGCGCGATGCCAATAACAACATTATCCAGTATCATTATGGCGAAGATGGTATCAATGCAACCAAAATCGAGACGCAGAGCCTTCCGATTGGTACACTATCTCAAGAAGAAATCCGTACGCAGTTTGGATTGCAGAATATCAACTGGAGTGAGGTGCTAGAGGACGGGGTGGTCCGTGAGAGCGAGGAGAGCGCTGTGACCGAGTTTACCGAGCAGGTGATTCAAGACCAGTTCATGATGGTAGAAGAGGTATTCCAGAAGAAGTCCCTGGACAGCGGTAGTGTGTTTGCCCCTGTGAATCTCCAGCGCTGGATTCTGAACATCAAGAATCGTTTCGGAATTAAGGGAGACCAAAAGACGAATCTGACGCCGCTGATGGTTCTCCAAGGAATCAATGCTCTCATCGAGCGTACGCAGCCCTATCACAAGATTTGGTGCGCCCTTCTTCGCTTCCACTTGGCGCCTCACAAGCTGATTATTGTGGAGCGTTTCACTAAGGATGCATTCGAGGTTCTCATGGAGCTCATCGTGGTGAGCCACATGAAGGCATGGGTGCAACCAGGTGACCAGGTGGGTATCGTGGCCGCGCAGAGTATTGGCGAGCCGAGTACACAGATGTCTTGTCTAAAATCTACCACAGTTTGTGTTACCGATGGAAAAGGGATGAGATTTTACGGATGCATCGGAGACCTAATCGACCCTCTCCTCGAGAAGAACAAGACGGATGTTCGTACCCTATCCAAGAATAGCGTAGCACTTCCCATGAAAGAGGATTACTACATCATCGGTGTGAGTGAAGACGAACAGACTTCATGGAAGCGTATCAGTGAAGTCAGCCGCCATCCTGCGAAGGGTGGAGTGGTCGAAGTGGTCACGCGGACGGGTCGTCGAACCACCGCAACGCTATCCCATTCCTTCTTGAAGCGTTCGCCGAAGGGAATTGTGCCGGTTCTTGGCTCGGAACTGGAAATCGGAATGCGCATCCCGATTGCCAAGGTCATCCCTGAAGTCCCTGGCGCACTCCATGAAATCACGCAGGGTGATACGACCTTTCAGCTGACGAAGGAGTTTGGCTGGGTATGTGGTATGTATCTTGCAGATGGATGCTTTAATGGAAACATTGTAAAAATTAGCAAGGTAAGTCCGATTGTCGAAAAGCGGTTGACTACGTTTGGCGAATCCTATCAAATGATGTTCTCGAAGCGTGAACATCAGGGTGAATTCGGCCCCTCGAAGGACAATAACCTTCACTCAAAGGACCTGAAGGACTTCCTAATGGCAACCTTTGACACGGGCTCCTACGAAAAGAAAATAGGCGGAACAGTATTCCATTGCAACGCGCAGTTTATCGCGGGCCTCATCGGTGGCTTCTTTGATGGCGATGGAAACATCAGTGTAGAGCGCCAATTGATTCGCGCGAGTTCACGTTCCAAGAAGCTCATCGAGCAAATCACCGCCCTGCTGGGATATGTGGGAATGTACGCAACCATGTCAGAGGAAACCAGTGTACGAATCAAGGACAAGGTACAGTATACGATGTGCATTCCCTACAAGTTTGCACAGGACTACCAAAGCAAGATTGGATTTCAGTTGGAGGAGAAGGCCGCTGCCCTTCAACAACTGATTGAACGCGGTCCGCCGAAGAAGGATGGTGTGGATAAGATTCCCGAGCTGGGTCAAATCATTGCGGAAACGGGTCGTCTGCTGAAGATGCCTGGTCAGAGCCGCAATTATGGTCGGTGGGCCAAGAAGGAGTCAATTGGACGAGAGACGCTGGAGGCGTACATGCCGTTGTTTGAGGCCAAGTTCCAGGAGCTCGAGGCGAGCGCAGAGAAGTGGGAAGGTCGTCCGACGGTAGAGGCGAATCTGATGCTTCTGCGTTCCGCTGTCCGTGCAGATGTTCTGTGGGATGAGATTGTGGAGCTCATCGAGTATGATGACCCGAAAGAGTATGTGTATGATTTCACGGTGCCAGGCAATGATAGTTTCATGGTGGACTGCAATGTATTGGTGCATAACACACTCAATAAAGTATTGTTGAGAACAGGTGACTGCCGAATAGGGTGTTGTATCTCCTATTCTGGAAAACAGTGTAAATACAACTATGGGTTACAATTGCGTAATCTATAATATAATCATCTAGTATCAAGGGCAAATGTCCGAGATGCAAGACCCTCAAATTCAGGGGACCCCCTAAAGCTTATGACTACGAACCACTCTTTGAAAAGAGGGTGGGGCCGCGGAGAAAGACCGCAAGGATATCGTAACAACGTCATGAGATGTGAGCCAAGCGAGGTAAACAATGGGCAATCCTGAGCCAAGTGCTAAGGTATCAGTAATATGATACTAAGCATGCTGTGCAACGAGTAGATGTGGGTCGGTCCTAGTGTTTGTGAAAACAGACATATGGGCTTAAGGTGTATTCTAGCCCCTTTTCGAAAGATTAGGGTAGTAGCGACATTTCACCAGGCAGGTGTAGCCTCGAAGTCCGCAGTGACCCGAGGTGTTCCTCGTCTGCGCGAGTTGCTGAAGGTGACGCAGAATCCTAAGGCGACTTCGCTGACAATTTATCTGAAGCCAGAGTATCGCAATAATAAGGAAAAAGCACGTGAGGTCGTGCAGGATTTGGAGCTAACCGTTCTGCGCAACATCACAGACAAAGTGGCGATTTACTGGGATGAGAACGACGAGTCGACAGTGGTAGAAGAGGACAAGGAGCTCATGGAGTTTTACCATTTGTTTGAGAAGGGTCTGATACAAGATGACCAGGTGGATGCGAGCACCCTATCGAAATGGATGCTGCGTCTGGAGTTGAATCAGGAGGAGATGTTTAACCGCAATATTTCGATTCAAGAGGTTGTATCCGTTATCAAGACTCAATTCGGTTCGGAGGAAATCAATGTAGTGTACAGCGATTACAATTCGGATCGTCTTGTGATGCGCATTCGTATTCCGAATAAGGATGGAAAGGAGAAAGATACTGCATCACAAATGGATGATTTTACAAATCTCAAGAAATTCCAGAATAAACTGCTCAACAGCATCGTCATTCGCGGCTTTCCAGGCATCAAGGGAGTTACCTTTCGCAATGACAAACAGTATGTAGAACAAGTAAACGGAAAGTATCAACAAGTAGAACAATTCGTACTGGATACGGATGGGTCGAACTTTAGCAAGGTCATGAATCATCCTGCCGTGGATGGAACAAAGCTCTATTCGACCAATGTATGGGATGTGTATGATGTATTGGGTGTAGAGGCAACGCGTGCCATCCTATTCAATGAAATCAGTGGCCTATTCGATAGCGTGGGTGTAAATTACCGCCATTTGTGCCTCTTGTGTGATGTCATGACCCGCTTTGGCCGTCTGATGTCAATTGACCGATATGGTATTAACAAGAATGACATTGGCACCCTAGCAAAAGCATCCTTTGAGGAAACAGAGAAGATTCTGTTGAAGGCTGCGCTATTTGGCGAGGTGGACCCTGTGACAGGAGTATCCGCTAACATCATGATGGGACAGGCGATTCGTGGAGGCACGGCCTTCTCGCAGATTCTTCTGGATGACCAAATGATTCCGCCGCTGTTGCGAGATATCGACATACAGAATAAACTACAGGAGGAGGAAGAGGGCGATTTGTCGCGATTTGAGGAGTCGGGCGTGTCTTCTGACCCGTGCTCGACCGCACATTTCCAGATGAACATGACACTGCCGGCCATATCAGAGGGCATGGATGAACCCGATATCGAATTATCAATTATTCAGGAGTAAAAGGGAACTAAAGATATGGACTCGATAATAGGGTATGGAATCAGCGGCTCTACATTCGTGGGAGAGCATTCGATTATATCCAAGACGATACTATTTTTCATGGCCATTCCAACTAGATTCAAACAAAATTGTCCATGAAAATACAGAAGAAGAAGTTGCACTGCATGCCTGTCGCAGTCGAATCAATCAATATGAAGAATGCCTTGAAAATGGCAAGAATTGGGAATACTATAAAAAAATTGTGAATCCATTTGAACTAGTGTATACGCAAAAGAAATATCCCAACTTCCCTGAATCCATCTGTTTTTTGAAGCCGCTTTCCCGTTCCTACTTCAAAATGATTGAGATGATTGACTTGATTGATTTCTACAGGTTATTTCCAGGCGAAACCATTCGAACGGCGCATGTCTGCGAGGGCCCAGGTGGTTTCATTGAGGCGCTATTTGACGAAGCAACGAAGAAAAACCGTAGCATACAATCTAGTATTGCAATGACGCTAAAGTCGAAACGAACCAATATTCCTGGATGGAAACGCGCCGCCTATTTTTTGAGGAAAAACAAGAACATTCGGATTCTATTTGGGGAGGATGACACGGGAGACATTTTGAAGCCCGAGAACCAACAACACTTCATTGATTATGTAGACAATCAAGAATATGGAGGAAAAGTGCACATTTATACAGCCGATGGAGGATTTGATTTTTCATGCGATTACACAAAACAGGAGGAAATGGTATTTCCATTGTTGCTGGCTTCTACCAAAATTGGACTAGAGGTATTGAAAGTTGGTGGTGTATTTATTTTAAAGCTATTTGATTACTATTATCCATCTACACTGGACCTATTATACTTTTTGTCGCATTTTTTCGAGGAGTGGACATTATATAAACCAGGGATGAGTCGTCCATGTAATCCTGAGCATTATTTCATTGGAAAGGGGTTTACAGGATGTTCCGATGAGGTCCTAGATATCATTCGACTGTGGTGTAGTATCGTAGAAAATAACCAGCCACTTGACTCTTTATTTCAACATTCTTTTGTAAAAGATGAGACAGACCATCTTGTCTTTGGTGGAATCATTCGTGAATTGCAGCAAAAATCGTTCAAAATACAGACGGAATATCTTGAACGAGTCTTTCGTATTATCGAGAAGAATGATGAGGAGGTAATTCATTCCTATTTGCGTAAAAATGAGAAAACAAGTCATGAATGGTGTGTTCGTTTTAACGTCCCGATGTACCCCCGCCGCTACCGTTTAATTGAGGAGTGACATACTTGTCTACTAGTTTTTTACCAATAATCACAGAGGCCTGGTGCTGAGAGAGTTGTCCATCTGACATTCGGTCCAGCATGGCGAGCATGCTTTGAATAGGAGAAATGTCTTGGCGTTGTATGAGTTTTTTGAACAATTCAGGATAATGTTCCACAAACTCAGATCCTTTCGCTCGAATTGCGTCTTCGCTGTCTCCATTTGCCATCCACTGTGCGATATCCTGAATCATGGTGCGGATGAACCGTGCTCGAACCGCTGGGTCATATTCAAGAGCGCGTGCTTCCGCTTCCGCAGTTGCTTCTTCGATGCTTTGGCGATGCGTAGAGGGCAAATCCTTGCGTTCGGACATGATGTCTACCCATCAATAGAAAATGCACTTTATCTTCACACGCATAAATAGTAGAAATGAGTTATTCATTCAATCATGGAGAAAGCACTCAGGTAATACCACTTCCAACCGGTCCCGGAGGTGCTAATTCACTTACCAATAAGATGAACTCCACAAATGAACAAATAGCAATGCTGACGGCCCAGTCGAAGGCAAATACGGAATTTGACCCTGAACCTCCGAAACCAATTACTCAACCTATTATAAAAGGAAAAACAGCTATTTCTGAAGCATTTTGTTCTATGACAATGGATTCAAGTGCGATGATGGTGGGGATGACAGGATGTTTATTCATTGTGTATGGATTGGTTTCGAAATAAGGTAATGGTGAAGTAGAATGGATACTGTATCTACACCGAATCCAGAGGCAAATCCAGACATAGAGTACAATCCGCCTAATGAAGTGGAAAACCCTCTTGTAGATGAATCATTCATTATAGAATTAATTGGTGTAAAGGGGTTACTGTATAAAAATATTGTCACACCAAACATCGATCCATCCTCTAACCAGGCACAGGATGTTAGCCTTCTTCAGAAATATGAATATATGTTACAAGTCTTACGAGAAATACTACAGACAAGTCTTCTATTAAATTCGTTCAATCCTGTTGAAAAGCTAATACCCTTTCCAGAAGAAACAAAAAAGCCAATTGAGAGTCTTGTTATGAATATGAAAAAGAATTCTGCAAATCATGTGTCATCGTATAAGCGTATAATTATGTATCATTGTTCTACCAATCCATATATGAGGGTCAAAACAAATATAGATATGGAATAGAGAATGCCAACCCCCAAAAACCAGCAAGATTGTCCTCCCAATACTCTATTTCGAAAGGGGTATACACGCAGAGCGGGGGCTAGTGTATTACGTACTGGATATACTGTTCTTCGTAGCGGAAAGAGATATACGGTTCGTCCTTCCTCCAAAGATGTACATGTACCTGCTGCATGTGTTAAACAACGCAGCAAGAATGCATTGATTCATGTTAATGCGAGTAACCTCCGGAAAGGAGAGCTACTTGACTATGGATATCAATGGCGTAGAAAGGATACATTGCGTAAGAAAGCGTTGAAAAAGGCAATATTGACGCATCGTCGTGGCGCAACATACATCTATGAAAAATTAGATAAGGCGGTCACGTATATGAAACTGATGAAATCAAGAACGCGTGAGGATGAAGAGGCCTTTAAGGCATTTCTAAAAGATCGTGATTGGGTACGGTCACATTATACGGTATAATCGCTCTTTGCATAATATAATATTCTGTCGAAGAGAGAACCATGTTAAAAAAATGAAAAAAAAGATTAATAGGGTTGAGTAGTGTATCATGAGCAGCTCTGCTCCAGTGGCTCTACCCCTCAAAGATGTGCCTTCTATACCATCTGTTATGAGCGAGGTTCCTACGATAGAGGATACGGATACATCTAGCTCATTATGGGGATTTAGCAATGCAATTCTATTTATTATGTTTATTGTTATTGTCATCATTGGAGCTTTATCATTTCTCGTATCCTCCAATTCGATTCAATCGATTAAAGGAAACTGGGCCGATTATCGATGTAATCCTCTGATTATGCCATTTGCGAGCCTATTTGGAGAGAACACCTCTCAGAACTTTGATTTTTGCATGGGAAAGATATTCAGTACTCATTCACAGGGACCTATTTCTTCCATATTGTTGATGTTTGGACAATTTACAGGATTATTGGGTTCTATGTTCAATTCATTGAGCTCACTACGTGTTACATTAGCTACTCTTGGTGGAGGCATTAATGTTGTTTTTCAGGAATTCACGGAGAGAATCAGTAATTTCTTTTTTCAATTACGAATGACATCGATTCGAATTAAAATGCTTATGGGTCGAATGTATGCCATTCTCTTTTCAATGATGTATATGGGCACATCGGCGCTTACGGGATTATCTTCTTTCACAAATACATACCTGTTTTCATTTTTGGATACCTTTTGCTTTCCAGGAGAGACTGAAATTCATGTGATAGACACGCACGGAATCCGCCGTGTACCGATTCAGAATGTCAAAATCGGAGATGTTCTCGTACCAGGGAATACCCGCGTAACTGCAACATTTGAATTCTACTCCACTGGTCAGCCAATGGTACGAATTGGACCTGCCCTAGTAAGTACGAATCACTATTTATTGTATCAAGGAAAGCCCATATTTGCAGGAGAGCATCCCAATGCCATTCCTTATGGACCGTGGGATTCAGAGGCGCATTTGTTCTGTTTAAATACAGAAGACCATACGATTCCCATTGAATATCTAACCTTTTTGGATTATGATGAAACATCAGAGGGTGACGCAGATACACTTCGGTGGATTGAGGGGCGATTGAATGCAGCCCCATCAGTGGGAAAGACATATCCGTATGTGGATGCCAATTCTGCCATCAATGAGGAGGCAAACATTAAGACGACACGTGGCCTTGTAGCGGCAAAGGACATCCGTATTGGTGATGAATTATCAACTGGCTCCCAGGTGGTTGGAATGATTCGACGAGAAATCAGCGAATATTGTACATTAGAGAACGGGGTTCGCGTCACACCTGCCACATTATATTGGGACAATGAGACAAATCAATGGAAACGGATGGGAGAACATCATGCCTATCAAACGAAATTGGATACATTCCTTTCATTCGTAGTTGTCCCAAATTCACAAATTGAACTAGAAAATGGTCTTCGTATACGTGATTATATGGAGTTATGCTCTCCGGATGCGGAAACGTATTACACAGATATATTGGAATCGAGGAAAGGGACGTGAATCAAATCTCTTCACTCGTAAAAGGGATGGAGACTCCTGATACAAAAGGGTCGGATTCTGGTGTAACCATCATCGAGGAAAAATGGCCATTTCTAGTGATGGTGATAGGCCTATTGATTGGTCTGGGTTATACTATCTCTACTATGGAACGGAATGTCATTATCAATCACTGGACGGATCGCCGCTGCGAGATACCCGTCATGTTTGGAGGCTCATTCTTTAAGCCCGATTTGGATACCAGAACACCGACTGAATTTGCGATTGATAATTTTGAATTTTGTATCAAATCATTTGTCAATAGGTTTGTGATGTTGTTACTATCCCCTGTTCAGGCTCTATTTGAAAAGCAAGTCGATGCGGCTGGAACTGCGATGAATGGACTCGACAGCATTCGACAAATGGTACAAGTTATTTACAACCAATTTTCATCATATTTGGAATACATGTACAAAAAATTCAATCGTTCTGTGTTTGAAATGAGTCGTGTCGTACAATACCTTAAAATGGCAATTCAAAAAATGAATGCAATTGCAATGTCCATGATATACACAGGCATTTCAATGTTTCGAGGAATGCTTAATACTATTCGCCTTATCATTCGTGTAGTTCTTATCATTTGCGGCATCATGATTGCCATTATTTTTTTCTTATGGTTTATTCTATTTCCCGTGATTCCTATTATTATTGCAGCCCTTGTTATGATTATTCACTCTATTTATCCATTTCGAGGCATTTTGGATCCCGCGATTCAAGAAGATGCGGAGGATAAAAAGGGTCCATTTTGCTTTGCAGAGGGTACACTCGTTTCCATTCTGGATGAAAAGGGAGAGTCTTCGACGTGTCCTGTGGAGAAGATTCGGGTAGGACAAATGTTGAATCATGGATGTGGTCGTGTGACCGCTGCGATTATCATGCGTGGAGATGGTATTACCCTGTATTCAGTGGATGGCATTATAGTGTCTGCCTCCCATTTAATAAAAGGAACAGATGGTCATTGGAAACCCGTATCAGAGGATGAGCGTGCTGTTCCTACATCATATACCTCTCCCCTCATATACTGTTTTAATACGACATCCAATGATATTCCATTGATATCATCCCATCAAACACCCATTTACTTTCGAGATTGGGAGGAAATCGGGAATGAGGATGAAAAAGCTCAATATATGTGGAACTATTTGGTATCCAAGATACTCAATGGCCATTCATCCTATCCCGAGTGGAAAGAGGACATCCGATTTCATTGTGAGACCCCGCTCATGGGATGCAATGTCTTAGTAAAAACACGTAGAGGCTGGATACCTATTTCAGCAGTAAAATGGGGTGACATTCTGGACCGTTTTGGGAAGGAGCAAGCCATTTTGGCGCAGATCGAAGGAGAGGTGGAGGCAGGCAACAATAAGAGTGGAGAATGGCATACAGAACAATATGAAGATTGCAATGGAATATGGCGAAAGAGCAAAAATACGGTACAATCAGGTACATCACTGTTAAAAGGATGGAATCTGATAACAGAGTCAGGGGAGATTATCATATGGGATGCAAATATGCAAAAAGAGACGATTGTGCGTGATTTTACAGAGGTAGGATGTTCCAATATTCATAAGACGTATGCGTTTGTAGAGGCCAGACTCCGGATGTGAGTAGAATTATATAGAGCCTATTCAGTAGAATGAAAACAGGCTTTCTCATCACAGGTCTTTTACTATTGCTGATTGCCAATCTCATGATGGTATATTCCGATAAAGGATTCGGCGAGGGATTTTCGAACTATTTCCTGGAGAATGCGGGAGCATCCGGTTTTGGGGCGAATACCTTTGAGCCAATTGGAAAGTTTGATAATGTACGGCTCACCCCCAGCAATGGCGTGAGCTCATGGCGTGGAAACGCTCCGAACCAGCCTCTACTCGGACCCGAATTCCAGCCAGGCCCAGACAGTCTCTTTATGTTTAAGAACAATGATGTCCGTCCCGAATGCTGCTCATCATCGTATTCATCGGATACAGGATGCGTGTGCACCACGAAACAGCAGCGTAACTACATCAATATGCGCGGAGGAAACCGTACGGTAGAGGACGGTATTTAATCGGATATGCGACTATTCAGATGATGCTAGTGAATTATTTCCCTAGCATCATTCGTACCATCTAATAGAATGAGTTCAAATATGTCGAGCAATGGTAATAGACCCAAAATGAACACATCGAAAATGAATGGTTCAAATGGGAACTCGTCTAAGTTGGCAAATGCACCAGTTCAGTCATCCTTCATTCTTGCAAACAATGCGACAAAAACCGCAAACAATGCAACAAAGGCTATGAACACGGCAAATACTGCAGTCAAGAATTTTGGGAACAGCGCGGTACAGGCAACCAACTCAGCGATTACCAAAGCCAACGATATTATCAATGAAACAAAAACGGCCATCACCGACACATATAATTCCATTAAACCTGCCGTTTTTGGACCCGTTCAAGAATCCATTCAAGGGGCGTTCGATTCCGAAACATCACCCTATTTCACGATTCCGATTATGATTGGACTCGGTGTGCTGATTATTGCACTGATACTTATGGTGATGTTTAAGGATCAGATTTCCGTTGCATTGGAGATTACTTGGCAAAAACTCAAGGCAGCATTTGATGACACGCGTCATGGTCTTAAACACCGATTTGATTCATCCAAACCCTCGATGGAGGAAAAGCATGATAAGAAGTCTGCATTAGATGGCAAACTCCCTTCGCATCCGTTATCTTCCACTGCTTTAAATAACATGCTCCCTGGCAAAAAAGAGGTATTCAATATTGCCGATAACAAGTACACCTATAGCGATGCCGAGCCGCTCTGCAAAGCATTTGGTGCGGAACTGGCGACGTATGATCAAGTAAAAGAAGCCTGGAATAGCGGTGCGGATTGGTGCAATTATGGATGGGTAAAGGGTCAATCAGCTGTATATCCCACTCAGAAGGCCACCTATGATAAATTGCAGGCGGGACCTGAAGAGGAGCGTATGGCATGCGGTGTGACCGGCGTGAATGGAGGATACTTTGATAACCCTGAACTGCGATTTGGCGTAAACTGCTATGGACAACGGCCGTCTCAGAATGATACTTCGGTTCGCCATATGATGCAGAGAGATGCAAATAAGACACAGGGTGGATTAGAATATGACAGAAAGGTGCGGAATTACAAGACGCAGATGGACCAAATCCCAGTCAATCCGTTCACATCGTAAGAGGTGGCAAGGGGCCTGTTGGTGGGGGTCCGCCACCTGACTGCTTAAGTGCCTTATGGACGGTGTACCCTCGGTTGCTTCGGATGAATGTCATGATATCAATCGTTTCATCTTTTCCTCCTCGGTGACGGAAGTAGCCATGTAGTAGTTCCTCGATTTTGGAAAGGGATAGTTGATTGGGCTCCTTTTTATCGGTCACCTGAAGACGCCCATTGTGAATCTGGATAATAGCTTTTTCCATGTTATTTTGTTGTAGAACAGCGATGACTTGCTTTTCGTAATCATCCTTTACTTTTCTCGCTGCGCCAAATTGCTTGAAAAAGGAAGAGGCCAGATTACTGTAATGTAACCAATATCGAACTAGATTTCCAATACCGGGGTCGGCCATGAGTCTACTCTTATTTCATTTTAATATCCCTCATTTTGTCCCCATCATGGTTTGCATACAGGCAGAACAAACTGAATTGCGATTCATCAGCTGTAAGACAAAGATAAGAATCACGAGGATGAGCATCCCACAAAAGATGCATAGAGCAATGACTAAGTATGGGAAAAATCGTTGAATAATGTATTGCAAGAAAGGCTCAATTACCAATTGTTGGATATAATTTTTGGTGTCTGAGCTAGCAAGTGATAGGGCAAATTGGTCGATACGTCCTTTGAGCATGTGAACAAAACGCTCATTGTCTCTTGTACGGTCCTTCCGCATCGTAGCTGAATCATACACCCCCTTCTGGAATGGGTCCAAAGGCATCTTCGATGCTTTTACATACGTCCCCGAAGGGGACGGGTCCTTCCGCATGGCTGCCGAATCATACGTCCCCGAAGGGGACGGGTCCAGAGGCATTTGTTAGTGTGGTGAAATTAAGAAATCTCTTCTAATCGCTGTGGACAGAGACATGCCGACCTTCCGTTCTCCACAATATTCAAAGTTACCCCATCCAGAAACCGGTGCGATAGAGCCCTGTTATACATTCGTAATAGAGCACTCTGATTCGGAAGAGAAATTGTCGTTTGTTGCGGATGACGAATCGCAATTGCATGTTACTATGATGACATCGTTGGTAGAAAATTCACTAGACTGGTGGAATGAATGGCTGTCATCATTTCTTACATCATCTTCCACCTTTTTTTCGAAACCCTATACGGTCCTGCATCTTCGTAAAATTACTAAACATGAACTGAAAGGTACCGTACCAAGCATGTTCCCATGTAATGTTATATTACTTCCGAAAACAATTCAGATTCGTGGGGGGTTCTTCTGGGTGCACTGGGAGTATATTGCCATACCCATTACCATTGATATTCCGGATATGATAGAGGATATGCCAGAAGAGAAGACTCTTCCGGTTTCCAATGAAGTGGAGGAGCTAAATGGGGAGGATGTGCCTGTTGATCCAAACGCTACGGAAGAATCGATGATGTTAGATACCCCGAGCAAGATATATGATAAGCAGAAAGTCAAAGAAGCTCGATTGAAGGCGAAAATTGCTATGTATCGGGCCCAGCAACAGATGAATCGATTCTATGAAAAGTATGGAACTGAGGTAACGGATTCGGATACTGAAACCGATACGGGGGACGAGCTGTCCGACGAGGAAGTTCAACTTTGAGGAGCATTTTGGTAAAATTATGCCCTCTGTCTTTTATAGAACGTTATGGCAGGAATGGATACACAACATGTCATCTTAATCGCTCTGCTCGCAGTGATCGCAATCTTCCTGGTTTATCATCACAATCCGTATCTGTTTTCATCTTTTGATATGTACGAGGGCTTTGCTGACGATGATAAGGCTAAGGCAGAGAAGGATAAAGCAGCAAAGGATAAAGCAGCAAAGGATAAGGAGGCAAAGGATAAGGCGGCAAAGGAGGCAGCAGCGAAGAAGGCGCCGGCAGCTAAGAAGCAAGAGTCTAAGTTTGAGGATGGCCCGAAGATGGAGGGTGAAGGCTTTGCGGATCTGAGTGCGTACCAGGGTCCGGCCCAGTTTGCCGGCGCCAGCCAACCGGCAGGTTGTTATCCGCGTGACCAATTGACACCGTCTGAGCTTCTTCCGAAGGATACGGGTAGTGTCTGGGCAGAGCAGAACCCAATGGGCTCTGGTTCTCTGAAGGGCAAGAACTTCCTTAGCGCGGGCGCTCTCATCGGCGTCAACACTGTTGGCCAGAGCATGCGCAACGCGAACCTCCAGGTCCGCTCTGAGCCGCCGAACCCGCAGGTGGCCGTGAGCATCTTTAATCAGTCCACTATCTCCCCGGATATCAGCCACCGTCCTCTTGAGATTGGTGCGTAATTGATTGCATATATAATATAATATTTTCCAAGAGAAATGACAAGTTTGATAGAGACGCTTAACAGTGTGTTGGATACGAACTCAACATATTTGATTTATATCGGTATTGCTCTGCTATGCGTGGTTGTTGCATATGTTATCATGAACTATCCGCTTGGCTTCGGATTCATGGAGGGATTCGGCGGTGAGTTGCAGTCAGGTACGAAGATGGAGGATGCCCATGGTTCCGCTCCTGCCGGCGTCCATGCCGTTTCAGGTGATGTGCAATACAAGGAGAATGTGGATGCACAGCATGTCAATGCTGCAAATAAACAGGGAAATCCGCAAGATACGAATGATGAGCTGAAGAGACAGCCTGAGTTTGATTATTAACGTGAATCATTTACTATTTCATCATCTCATTCTATCATAATGAGATGATAAATCTATTGGTATTCACTTCTACCCTCTTTATTACTAATACTATCATACTCTATTGTTTTTTTGCTCTCGTATCAATCGTTACTGTTTTGATGAAAACCCATTTATATCATGTTTCTATCATGCATGTATGCACCTTGTAGGCTCGGTGGGTCATCATTTTATCATGATATTATAAAATCCTAGTAGAGTCTCCCCGATGTCCATCCTTCATACAGCCAGCCAGCTGTTTCAATCGATTATGGGAAGTAGCAATTTCCCAACGGTTCGTATCAAGTCGAATATCGATGGAAAGATGTACAAGGTACGAGACATGCCTGATAAGCAAAAGGCTGCAGATTTGATGGCCACTCTACGAACCAAATTGGTTAAACTATGTAATGCACTCGAAAAGAAGTATCCAGATAAGGCTCAGGTAAAAATGATGGTCAAGAACTTCCGAGCGGACCCTGAGAGATTCATCGAGGCCACACCCGATTTAGAACATACTTCATCCACTGTCAACAAGGGCGAGACCATCAATATGTGCTTGCGACAACGCGATGGCCCTGATGAAAGCCTCGTCGACGAGAATGTCCTCATGTTTGTGGCGCTGCATGAATTTGCACATGTGTGTACCGAATCCGTGGGACACGATTCCGAATTCTGGAATAATTTCGGCTGGCTTCTGAAAGAGGCTGAGGGAATGAATCTATATCGTTATACAGATTTTGCGTCCCATCCTGTGAGCTACTGTGGAGTGCACATTACAGACTCTCCGCGATATGACCCCAAGAAAGATGGCACGAATCTTCAAATCGGTACTCTATCCAAAAAGGCGTAAACCATATCACATACGAAGTTTTTCATTGCTTTTTTATGTGAAAATGCCATAGGGATGGAGACGGAAATTGACCGATTACTCTCTCCGCAGCCATTAAGGAGTCTACGTGAGAATATTCCTCCGGTCCAATGTATGATTTGGAAAGGTCGAGACCGGTATGAAAGCATTACATTTGATGTATATCCGTTTGATACCCTCGAGACTATCAAGTCAATGATTTGCGACCGGTTTCACGAAGACCCTTCCTTTATTCCCCGCTTTACCTTTGTGGGTATTCCAATGATGGAAGGTCCGCCTTCGCTGGATGGTACATATTTGCCACTCGATTATTTGTGGTATGAAAATGGAAACAATGACCCTACTAAAACACATGAATTACTGCATCCTGTTCGAGCCATGCAGGATGGGGATGAATGGTTTGTCACAGCGAATGGAAGCTATTCTAGTCCAAATATGGAACTTCGTGGTCGAAGCACATTAGAGGATGTATTCCTCAAATCTGAGAGTGGAATCATTCCTGTTCTTCATGTATTTTCTCTTGGAGCACTTTTGAGTGAATACAAAGGGAGAACTCCTGTTGCAGAAGTGGATTGGAATAAGCGATTTGCAGGATACTTTCCACATGTTCCAATGGGAGGTCCCTATGAGCCCGACAAAGAAGACCTAGCATTTCTCCGTTCTATTCGTACTTTCTTATCAAAGAGAGTATCCAATGTGAATTACTTGAATCAGATGATTAAGGATGGAGAGTTGAATACATATGTGGAGCTAAGTGGTGTGAGGCAAATGATTCTAACATGGAAGAAGCCGATAATAGGGTTTGAGGGTGCTGCTTCACTTTTTTATCGCCTTCGAGCAACGGAGAAGCGGCCATGTATTCGACTACTTCCTATGGAAGGTACTGTCATCACAAAGATTCATGTGCGTGGTGTTCTTCCGATTCCGACCTTGGAGGATCCACGCGTTCTTGAGGGATGGGGTAAGGAGACTTCGCCGGATCCGACAATGGATGTGTGCATTATCAAATATCTTCACCGTCCATCGATTGAAAGGACACAGCCCATCTATGGTACCATTCATGTTCTGAATGATGGGACCATGAACCTAATATTACAGCCTCCCAAGCAAATCAAAAAGCTGAATCCCAAACTAGATTTTGCCAATTTTCGTAGAATTGTAGAAGAGGTGTTCGAGGACTTACCGCACCCATTTGGCGATTTTGATATTCATGATATATCGGTCACCATGACAGCGTCGATTTCGGCACACGCAAAGAAATTGACGACAGAGCGACTCGTTGCACGTCTTCCAACCTTTCAAGCATTATTTACACAAATTGATTCTCTTCCCAATGAAACGCCAATTCTTTCCCTGCGATACAAGGGTGTAAGCCAATATGCATCCGAGAGCAATGTATTTCAGTTTATTACCCAATATTCGATGAAAAAACGCCTAGAAGGGGATGAATTAAATGGAGCAGAAGTAATTGAATTATTGCAGCAACAATTCCAATTTACACTGCAAGAATCGAGAGAGTCATTTAAGGCGTGGCTCTCAAAAAGAAGTACGTTTACGCTACAGCAGCCTGAAGAAGGGGAGTTTACAGAGAGTTTTCATCCTGGAATCGATTTGCATATTTATGAACAGCATCCATCCTATCACATTTCCATTCATCGTGTGAACAGTTATCAAAACTATCTCCGTATCTTTACACTTCTATCCGTTCTTTTCTTGGACGATGATGGATATTTCAAGGCTTCGAGTATGGATAAAATAATGGAAGAAGAAGAGCATGCAGTAGAAGAGTATAGTCGTAAAAGTGAAGAGCAAAACGGCAACGAATCAAAGCAGGAAGCTCATCAAAATGAAGGAACGGGTGCAGATTTTTACAATGATTTATATGCAGACTTGTACGAGGAAGAAAGCGCGGAAGCAAGCTCTGCAAGCTCTGCAAGTGCATCGGTAAAGGACGAAATGAAACCTTCTTCTAGCAAAGCTATACCAACCATTAAACCTGCACAACGATTAGTGAATCCAAGTAGCTGGTTTATTAATAAATTGCAGGAAATTGATGAAAAGCTATTTAAATATACACAAGTGGGAAAAACAGGCTACACACGTCAATGTGCAGCAAATGAGGATCGTCATCCAGCTGTTCTGAATAAAGAGCAATATGACCGAATGCGAGATATTTATCGAGATGACCCCATATTCTGGATTGAATATCCACTGACGACAAAAGAAAATCCAGTGGAGCCAATGGGAATGGATGAAACCATTACAGTGATGCGTTTTGGCTCAACACCTGACAATATCAATTATTATTTCTGTCCGTTGTATTATTGCCTAGTAGACCAAATTATGATTCGGGCAAAGGATTTTGAGTCAACACGTGACCGAGATGGTGAGCAAAAACCACCTAATACATGCCCTTTCTGTCAAGGACGATTAATTAGAAATGATACAAAAGAGCGTAATCCAAAGCCACAATTAGGATATACTGTTGTGAAGAGGAAAAATGCACAACAAGGTGACAAGTATCATTCTCATATTAGCTTTTTAAAGAAATCTAGTCACCCAGAAAATCTAGCTCTTCCGTGTTGTTTTGTTTCTTCTAAAACGCTCCGTGTCACCGATGCAGAATTCGAAAAGCTTCGTTCTGTATTACAAGAGGAGGAAATGGAGCGTATTGGGAAGGATGTGTTAGATTATGGAGAGATGATATACCCTAAAGATGCTGGTATTTCATATGCCTCGCATTTTCTAACGATTCAAAAGCGCACCATTCTAGAATCCAATAAACATTTGGACCCTGGTAGTTTTGGAATGGCCCCCCCTTCATTTGATGTATTCTTCCAACAAAGCTCTGCTGACCAACTGGTAAAGCGCGTAACAATGCAATTAAAACTTCGCCCTTATGCACAAGGATTTCTCCGTGTAGGCACAGAGAACACAATAAATGAATCCTTACTTGGTGTTCTTGCCCCGCTATTATTTTTAAATACGATTCAGCAGGTGAAAGAGAGAATCATTCAATCGATTGTTCCTAAGATATTTTTAAATGCTCATTTTGGAAATCTTGTGTTGGAATTTTATGATCCAAGGGACGGGGATTCGATGCCATCGACTACGATGGAATTAAAACAGTGGTCTCAACAACATTTAGGAATCGGGTTGACATCCAATAATTCATATGCTCTTCTTCGACTCTATAATTCATATCATCGATTTCTATATTTTATAAAAGATTCGACTCAGCGAAAAGACTTGCGCCATTTGCAGCCATTATTAGCGGAACCAGGATTGTTTCGTCAAAGTGGTCTACAATTGCTGATTATGGAAGAGGATTCAACAGGTAAAGTATTTATTAAGTGTCCCATGTTTGGCGTCTCAATGGACCGAAATCGCCTCAATGAAGTGGCATTTATTTCAAGGACCATGATGGATGTTCCGATGACACATAATCAATATGCGCATTATGAATTATATCTATACACTAGTAATAAAGCAGCCAGAGGGGCACAAGGAGAAATTCACGAACCAATTATTCGATGGAACAACGAGTCACGCCGTTACTGGCCTGATATCGTAAAAAAGAGAATCAGCGAATATATGACACAATGTCAGAGTCGGTATCGAACTATCTATACCCCCCAACCGATTGTCAATCCCATGGCAATGGTACCGCTTTCAAAAGCAGTGGAGGCATCTCCTTATCATCCAGAGGGCATCATGAAAGACAGTTACAATCATATTGTTGGTCTTACCTTTCATTCTAAGCCAGGCTCCCAGCTCATGGTTATCTTGCCGGTTATTGATGATGGTGTGATTTCGATTTCCTCATCATTCTCGATTCGTAATATTTATCTGGATGAAGAGGATATCAAATTGGCCCCTGCTGAGGATGCTGTTGCATACTATAAAAAGAATCTGGAATCCCTCTTTTCGCTATATCCTGGTTATCGTGTCAAACAGGTTGCACGTAAAAAGAGTGATAACCGTGTTGTTGCATTGCAGCTGGAAAACGGAGTATATATCCCAGTGGCCTCTCCTCGCGATGAGAATGCATTTAATGCATTGCAACTACCTAGCGTTATAATAGCTCAATTTCAATGGCAAATCGATAAGGAGATTCTTGGAAAGAAATGGAATCCACAAGAAAAGGATGTAAGTGAAATGTTAGAGGAATCAGATGATCAGAAATGTGGCACCGATTCTGAGACCTTACGTATTGCATCATATAAACAGTGGGAAGAATCTTACCAACAATTTCGTTTAATGGTGGCAAATTGGTTATCCAGTGAGCGAGCTGGTCCAATTATTCGAAAGGGAATTGAGGATATCATTTATAATAGCAATCTACCAGAATATGAACGGAGAAAAAGACTATATATGTATTTGTCGACCATACTTCTTGCATGGTTCTATCCAGATAGTGAATGGGATCGTGGCGTATCATCCTTTTTACGTAAAGACTGCCAACTCATCGAAGAGGATGCATGTACAGGAAGCTGTTACTGGAAACAAGATGAGGGAAAGTGTTTATTGCATGTAACGGAGACGACAGAGTTGAGCGATGCAAAGGGAAAGAGAAGCATTAACACCGCAGAACTCTATACGAAACGTGTCATCGATGAACTAGTTCGATTTCCAGGTCGTCGAAAGCAATTATTAAAGGGTGATGTATCACAAGTAGCATCTATTCTTAACCCAATTCATGATGGGGACCAGTACATCATTCCTGAAACGTCGCCTACGTGGACCAATCTATTGCGTATGGAATGGGCCAAGTCTGTTCCTGAAGAGGCGAAGTTTTATGAAGAACATTCTCGTAAACAACCCGAGGTACAATCCCCTCCTGAAGGCGAATTGTCTCCTGAGCTACAACAGATTCTAGGAGAAGAAACGAATCTTCGTCTTCTTGTTCCTCGTAATCCAAATCAAGAACAACCTCTATTGCCCTTTACCAGTATCTTTGGTATGACATTGAATCAGCTAGGTCTAAAAGATAATGATTCTCTTCTTACACGAAAGGCTCTTATTAAATATGTACAGGAAACGTCACTTCCGATTGGAATGATAAATCTCACAGGTAAACCATATGAGAATGAACCGCTGATTCAGTTTGTCCGACCGGCTACTGGTATTTTTACATCCGTTATGGTTATTGTATTTCTTCCAGATCGTATTGGGTTATTAACAGAAGAGATTGGGGTTCCTACTGTTACGATTTCAGTATTCTCAGAATTGTTGCAAGAGAGATGGAAGAAAGCAGGAATGGTAATGTTACAGAAACCACTCGAGGAATCAGATTCCAAGATAGAAACAATGGACAAGTTGCCACTATTGGTTCAACAAGAGCATCAGAAAAAACAGGCAGAAGCATCTCTGAAAGGACGCTCCAAGCCAAAAATGGCACAGCCCCAAAGCGCTACGAGCTCAAAACCAGCGATACGTAAGCCACGTAGAGTATAGACCCATGCCGAATGAACACAGGTCAGTGATGCAGTTTAGAATCGAAAGGAGAATTGAGCAAGAGGTTTGGCATGTTCTTCTTCGACTTCAGGAATTGGAAGAAGGACGGATTGTTTGCAATTGGCCTCGACTGCTCGGCGACGGCATTCAATCATATCTTCGACTTCATCGCTAAGGATATTGAGTCTCATACGCCGATAAGATGAATTGTCAGGGTGGAGAATCACCAAATACAAATCGGCGACCTCCAATCCATAGTATTGTTCGAGAATCCACTTGTATACATTCAATTGCATGCTGTAGTGCCAATAATTCGTATCGGGTAAGTGCTCCAATGGAGCCAGACCCGAACCGAACGCATTTTCAGACTTGATTTCTTTAGAGCGCTTCCAATCATAAATCACGAATTTTCCATCTGATTTGCGGCGGTAGACCATATCGATAGAACCACATAGCTTAATTTTCCGCTCACCACTCACAGGCTCCACGGAATCGGTGAATACTTCCCACTCGGAGCGATAAGGCTCCAAATCATCTCCGAACTCTGTCCAGAATTGCATGAAGTATTTCCACTCAGGTGTCTCTTTCACGGCAGGGTCAATCTCCTCATATGCGCCATGCATATATTGCTCAATGGCAAAGTGCATCGCCGTTCCTGCCGCAGATGCCTGTTTTCCATTATCAGACCACTCCTTCATGATATCCTCGTCAGAACGACCATAATATTTGCTGCTTGCCCAATTGGCACCCTTTTTCATTTTAGCAATAATTTTCTTAGCATCAAAATGCCCGAAGAATTCATGGACAAATCCAGTACAGGAAATATTTCCCTGACATGAACCATTTACATAATACTTGTGTGTAGGCTCATCAAACGAAATGTGACGGTCACGAGGGTGAGCATGTCGTTTGGTGAGTTGTTGCCAAGGGGCAGGCGGCATGTTGTACTTCCTGAATATTGTTGTTCGAGCTATCAATTTTATTAATCGGGGGCACCAACTGTCAGCATCGCAGTAGGAATAAGATGGGATGGAAGTTCAAGAATCGAAGAAAGGGACTTTTCATTACATCCATCAATTGGAAAACAGGGAATGGATTCTTCCGCACATGCGGCAATAACAAATCCAAGTGCGATATAGGTCTGTCGTTTTACCCAATCAAATATATTCGGTTGATAGGACTCCCACCAATTTGAAATCTTATCGCGAATAGAAAAGGAGCAGAGTGCATCAGGAAATTCCGTAATAAGCTGAATATCGCTACGTGCGCAAAAAATTAAAATACAATTGCATATTGTGATATGTGGCTGGTTGTAACATGCTCTACGTATTTTCTCCTTTATTTCTTCATCATGGATAGCGAATATGACATATGGTTGTGAACCAAAGAGATATCCTACATTGACTATCTCTTTGGAAAAAAGAACGGGATGAGAATGATTGATTCGTTTCACGGTATGTTTCCATTCCTGATGATTCACGAATGTATCTGTAATATGATAAGAATCCGAGTAGGATGGTGTTTCGATTTTGCTGGATCCTAGACCCATCTTCCTTCCGATTAGAAGATAAATCCTGCAATTTCCATAATAGCTTTTCCTACTTCATTTTGACCCTCAATAACACCGGTGGATGGATTACGTTTGCCATAAAGCTCGGAAGGGGATACTTTTGTCTCAGAGCCTGGCTCGCCAACCGTGGAGTTTTTGGAATCTTTGACATGCAGAAGATATAGAGGTGATTGATTATCATGTCTAGTGGCAAGTACAGCCTTTTGAAAACGGCTATCGGTTAGAAAGCGATAACGGAGAGCATCTCGTAGCACCTGACCACGAATAGGATTCCATTTGTCTTCGTCGATAAGGCCTCCTGCTTCCACTACAATCGTAGGTTTTATCATGTATTTTCGAATCGCCATTGCCTCTGTTGCCCATAAGGCATAATCCTCCTTCGATTCGAATACAATGTTCTTACCAACACGTGATTTCAATGCGTTCTTATGAATTGCACCATCCATACCCATTATGGTATGCAACATCGATGCATCTGATTTCATTGGCAGTCGAACTGCATGTTTCAGTTTCATACCAGCCATATAGTGCTCAATGGTAGGATACCATACAACCGGCTGGTCAGAGGATTCTTGTCCAATGCGAAGTTCTTTAGGGAATGGGTCTGGAATCTTGTATGGAGCACAGAGGCTCATCCAACGTGCAGCGCGAGATGCAGAATCATCTGGAATGGTAATGCTCTCATCGGATTGTATTGCGCTGATACCGAATTGAAAGACCCCCGCGCGTTGGAATCGCTGAGTTGCCGGCGGCAAGCGATAGGCGGCAGGCGGGCCAGCCTCTATCTTCGATTCTACCTCGAGTTCCTTCTCTTCATCACTGTCCTCTGCTAACTTGATAGGCGGCGCAACATCCTCGCTTTCTTGACGCTTGAAGATGAACCAGCGATTGAGGAATGAAAACTTCTTTACGGAATCCGACATCTTATATTTCTTTCCATTTCGAGTCGCCTCCTGATAGGTATCATCGAATGTTGCGCTACTAGATGTTAATCCGAGCTGTTTCCATTCTGTATTCGTTAACAGACGAAATCCAGCGGTTTTCATTCGTTGCGTAAAGTATTCAAAGGAAACCAGATACTCACGATGCTTGGAACCGATGCTGATGAATTCGACATCGACTGGTATTCCCACGGAGGAATCTTCTGCTAGGAACTCATCCTCTTCGTATTCTTTGGTGATGGACCAGATTTCAGACCCCTCTTCTGTTCCATTGATGGATTCACCCATCTCAATGTTCTGCAATAGTTTGAATACCTTATCACCATCAAAGCAGCACCCAATAAAGAGTCCACCTGGATGGACGATACTGGTTAGATTATTCAAGAACCCTTCTAGCGTTGTTGCATTTTCAAAGAAGTAATGAAGTGCAAACATGCACGCAACTACATCGGCTCCATCTCGGAATTTTCCTGCCATAACATTTTCGATGTATTTCGGAACAGGAGCCTGAGGATGCTCCTTACCAAAGACGCTTCGTAGAATATCTTTCTCTTGAGCGCCAGTTCCTGCCTCTCCATTATCAATCCTCTTGGAACTGTTTCCAATAGCAAATGCTATATTGGGTGCCTTTCCTTGCGCCTTAGGAATCATAAATGCATAGCGAGCATAGGCTCCGTCCTTGGGATTGGTAATGTTCTCTCCTGCATAATCGATGCCCATGACATATTTTGCACCATATTTCATCCACTTCCACAAATCTCCACCTTTACCACATGCTACATCAACGAGGTTTTTTCCTGCATTCAACCCACTGCGAATCAATATTCCATCCTTGATATATTCATTGTGAAAATCGCGCAATCCACTAACGAATGCTGTATTTTCTTTAGGAGCATTCCGTTGATAATACATAAGATTTGTCTCACTGGAGCGTGTTTCCATCAATTCCTTCATTTCTGCATCATTTGGCTCCATACGTCCAGAGCGAATCATAGACAATGTGATGGGTTCGTGGATGGATTTCCAAACCGAATTGGCTACATTCTCATCATTCATCATACGTGAATACGAGATAGGCCGCCCTGACTTCTTCGATGCTTCCTTGGATTTGAGAAGACGTTCCGTTTTATCATGGCGGATACGTGAAGGAACCCATCGCCATCCAGGCTCACGACGCGGGTCATATCGCATTTCTACAATACTGCAATCAGGTATCGGTTCCTGTGAGTCTTCTGTTAAGCAATAGGTATCCAAGGTCTCACTGTCCTGTTCCATTTTAATATAGCATACGTTGGCCATGGTGTCCGAATAGTCCATGGGTGTAAAGAGCACAGCTTGATAGCGTGTCGGCCCTTGCTTTACAAGAGGCAATTGGTTAAGGATGATATCACGAGGATTTCCTTGTGATTTACCTCCTACATATAACCGCATTGTCTTGTATTGAATCAATTCATCTCCTGTCATAATACTGGTGGAAATCATATCGGTTTTGGTCTCTGAGTCGCGCTCATATGTAATGAGGAAGTCAATCGTATTATCAATGGCTGGTTTCCATTTGTATTGGTATTTGAAGCGGACACTTGCTTCTTCAGGGAGAAGTTCAGCATTCCGTGTAAGAATGAGACCATCGGTGTGATACATTCGGGAGCCGTCCAGAATCGCCGTACAAGAACGCTTGAAAATGGCATCGGTACCAGAAGAGGCAAATTCAAATCGCTTCAATATCACCGTTAGACGAGTAGAATCCCGCAATGTTTTGTCGATGATTTCCACATTTTTTGTCCATGCCTCATGCCATGCTTTCATGGCATTGTATCGGCTGGGAGTATCGCTATCCAGAAATTCTCCCTTCAGAGTAATAAATGGAGTATTCGTAACTGATTTTCCCATATGATAAATATCGAATATCAAATAGTGATTGATGGGTTTCTTTTCCATCGTAAGAGTTACCCATTCACCATCAACAAGACTCAATGCGCATGCGCGGCTTCGAAGTCCTGTGCGATAAATATTCATGGATTGGTCCACGAGAAACAGTTCACCTGTTTCATCCACAAAGCCCATGGCACGAAGTCCATCCGCTTTATCCGTCACATTATATCCTGTCCGAATATTTCCCCTATCATCTCCAAAATCTTCTACCATATTTTCAATCTGCAGGGTTACAGGGTTCACTCCACGAAATTCAGACGTTCCAATCATACGTTGATAATCGGTACGTACCTTTGCTGCAACTGACTTGCGAATAAGAAGGGAATTTTTCTGTACAGCACGCTGCACCTCCCCAATTCCGCGAATCAGTGATTTGAGTGCCAACTCCTTTGTGGCAGTATCATCTGTATCATGCAATAATTCGACTTCCACTTCATAGCGAGGAGCCTCATCTAGAATGTTTCGCTGGAGGAAGCTGGTAGACCAATGAAATTGTCCTGTTGAAGGATTGGTTGGTGTTTGACGGACCATAGACATATCGATTTGAATACCCTTTCCTCGAAAGCTCCAGCGGCGAATGAGTCGGAAGGCCTTTCGTTCATTTTCCCAGTTGTCAAGAAGAGGAGCGACCATATCATCTTCAGGCTGGATAGGCATTTCACTACGCATTTTGATACGAACATTGTATTCTCCAATATCCAGGTTGCTATCAGGAGAATTTCGCTCTTTTCGAAGAATAGTGAATGCCTTATTTTGTAAATGATTGTCTTTGCAATACTGCTGGATGATACCGAGACCGTACAAAGAGAGACGAATATTGTTAGGAGTGAGGATATTTAGATAGTCGCTTTGAGGAAGGACTTCAAAGTCTTTGGAACGAAGACGTTTCGCAATCTGGAGAAAGGTATTGGAGTCAACTAGCCCGCGTTCTCCAAACGTGGTTTCCAATTCCAGCTTCTCGTTCATGGACCAATCCTCTATGAATTTTGTAAGACGACCATGTTCAGACGCCTTCAAGTCCATTCTATTTAGATGAGATAAAAGTACCTTAGATAGCTCGAGCAAAAGGGTCAATTTTATCGTTCGACGATTTGATAACGGATATGAGTGGTTCCAAATACACGTGTAATACAATCAATAGCCCGAATCGGATTAAAATCCGGATGACAGCAAAATATGTCAATATAGCAAGAACCAAGCTCAGGATAGGTATGAATGGTAAAATGACTCTCGGACAATACGTAAGCATATGAATAACCCACTGGTGGAAACTGGTGACCTGTTTGTGACATGACGTGTAGTCCAATTTGGTTAACGATATTATCAAGTAGAGGTCGTCCATGTGAAAGATACTCTAAATGCGCCGTATTGGGTACATCATATACATTTACAAGTAGATGAATGCCAATAGGCCTCCCAATGGAAAGGGTGCTCATTACATATTATCAGTACAAACGTGGTTTAGGTCGATTTCCACTGTACAAATCGTTGAATGGTTTGTGCACGTCCAAGACGTGCAGACAGAATATCTTTTGTAAGTTTTCGGTCCGTTTCCTTCCAGGTTGGGAGGACCGACAGTCGCTCTACCAGCTCCGTTTTAGTTGCATCAACCTCAGGCCACTGAATGACCCATCCTCTTTGTTCCATAGTAGTAAGCCAGGTAGGAAGAAGGTCAACGAGTGATTCAGCACCCATTTCAGAGGGAACCGCAACCCAGCGTCCGCGATAATCGGCCAACCAAACGGGTTCGTCAGATGACCAGCCAGATGGATTCGATGAAAAGAGAATTTCACCCTTTAGAGAACTCTCTTGCAATGTACCATCTTGAATCGTATCCTGAACTGTTTCCTTCATCAGAATAAAATGTGTATGACACATGATAGAAAGTCCATGATACAAATCCAAATAGTCCTTCTCTTCCATGCGACTACCATTGTATGCCGCAGCAATCAAATCATGGAGCTTCTTTCGCTTTCGTGCCAATGATGTATTCTTTAGAGTATCCGTTTTTTCTTGAAGTGACGTGCTCAGCTGGATACGCTGTTCTAGACGAGCGTGTACAGGAGCAAGTGCGTAATAATTGGGGTCAGAAATACAGGACATCACGCTCAATACACCCGCAGGGTTCAGATTGAAGCTAGAATAACCTGTTAGAAACAAGGCATCTAATGATGTTTCTTGTAGTAATGACCGAATCTCAATCGGTTCCAAAGAACGGCGTCGATTGGGATTCTGTTCTGCAAAGCCAATAAGCTCTTGATAACTTACGTTTTGATAGACTTTAGAGGGAGTAGTCATGCTAGCATATTATGGACGTGAAACTTTAGGTTGGTATTAGTTTGATGTGTACTGTGTATGCCGAATAATATCCAATTCTTTGAGCCGGTCTTCGTGTTCTTTGCGATTGGTAAGACAGAATTGAATGTATTCTTTAATTTGTTCAAAGGATTCGTCGGAAATTGATGCCAAATCAAAAAAAACACCGTTAGAGTTTTCGCTATACGTAACTTTTAGTTTACGAATAATTCGAAAGATTTCTTCTTGTTCTGGTTTAGCAAGTACCTTGATAGTTTCGAATATCGTTTTCCGTTCATCATAGGAGGCCATTTCTAATTCCGTATAGATGTTCGATATTTACTACTAAGCGCAGAATCATTCGGTCTCCTCTTCCTCCTCTTCCTCCTCTTCTTCCGCCGGTTGTACCTCTTCAGACTCCTCTGGCTCTTCAGAAGACTCCTCGGACTCTTCGGATACTTCTTGCTGCGCACCCTGTACAGCCTCTTCTGTTGCAGATTCTTGCTTTGAAATGAAGAGACCGCTTGCCAAAATATAGGTATCATGAATGGCAAACTTAGAACGTTTGAGCTCAATATGAACAATATCGCCAATTTTCACGGAATCATATTCCTGATTTCCAATATGAAGGTCGCGCGGGACTTGAATGCGAATGGCGTCTTTGTAATTAATATATAGACCCATCTTGTTCTTACGAATGACAGAGCCTAGTACACGGATTCCATCCACTGGATATATTACTTTTCCCTCCATTTTGACATAATAATTGGTATCACCTGTAAATCTAGCTGATTCAAAATATCCCATGGAGCGAGAAATGAATTGAATCGAACCGGGAAGAACGAAGCCCTGTTCCGAACATTTCATTTCCATCTGGTCTCGAGCCTTCCTCATAAGTAGTTCCTCCAACGGAGTGCTTTTCAACTCATTCAAGTCGCTGGGAGACAAACTGATTTTCCGTTCAAAGAATGAGGTGGATTCCATTCTTCTGTTGGCTACTATCCTTTTATTCCATCCATTCCTCAATTTTATTTCTTTTTGGCGTCACTACGTATCATGCCTCGATGATTGGTATAGTATGCCACAACGGGGCGGAAAAACCATCTTTTCCTATTGAGTCCCTCTGCATCCAAAAAGCGTAAGAATAAGTTCATAATCGTACAGGCTCGAACTGAATTCTTGATTTTAGGAGACTCCAAAATGGTATCGCGATCTAAATGGCAATCCGACCCATGTGCCGTTTTCAATTCATCTCCGATTCGCAATAGGTATTCTCTTTGTTGAGGCTTGTTACTTACGTTGATGCACTCTTTTCCTCTCTTTGAAATCCATCCGCCGTCCGTCTGTTCATTTGTCTTAAATACGAATTCTCCATCTTTTGGAACAATAAATCCATATAGATGCCCTGTGTTTTGTTTTGTAAGAGTCAATTGACGTAGCTTATCTGATTTTGATTGATTTACTTGGTCGATAATAGACGCGCTACACTCTTTCCCATCACATACCATATCAATCAGACCTGTTTTTGGATTCAGCCATCGCCTAATTATCATCGTACCAAACATATGTTCATTTTCTTGGATGCATTCTGATACGCCGTCCAGCTTCAACATAGCAAGCTCTTTTTGTTCATCTACCGATAACCATTCATCCCAGAAATAGTGCAGTAGAACCTTTCGAAATGCCGCTGCATTGTTATATTTATCGAATGATTCATAAAATGCTCCAATTGTCTCTAGTATTTTTTGGTACATATCAAGAATTTCACGATTATCATGCGAAGCTTCCAATCGTCGCTGGTTAATTTCATATGGTACTGGTACGAAACCTGTATGCGCGGAAAGGGACGTACACCATTTCACGATTGCATTCCATAATGATGCGATGGATTGTTTTTCTACCACACTAGAATGCTTTTCTTCTACGTATTCGATATGCTCATATGCCATCGGAAGATATTGGTCGCGCTTGACAGGAAAAGAGGCAACGCGTATTGCCAATGGTATTGTTAAGTCTGCGTATATATTTGGTTGAAAGATGTAGTATCCATTGCAAAATCGAATATATCCATTAATTCCTTCGTGGCGGACTTGAAAGCTCTTGTTATTTGTTATTTCCTTCAAAATGTCCGTAACCGTAATCAACGGGGCTTTGGTGCTTGCAAATAGATTCCATAAATCCTCAGATTGATAAAAGGGCTGGTCCTCGAATCGTTCACGGATAAATTGTTTTAGCTGTTCCATTCTCCACCGAGCGGAATATTCATCATAAGTTGAATCATCTATGGGAAGGGTAGTAACATTAATTTGCGGTTTACATGTATAATCACATGTTTCAATCCAGTCACATATGGCAGTAAATGGCGTATCATTGATATTGACAGTTGGCCGAATCTTTCGCTGTGAATCTTCTTGTTTAACGGACGGTTCTCCTCGAATGACGATGGCCTGCTGATTCAAGTTGCAATCAATGGCAGATTGTTTCATCAGACGGGTTACCTTTCCAATCAGAACCGCTTTTTTGAATCCAACGCGATAACTGTATAAATCGGCGGATTCGCGGTCTGATGGAAGAACGGCCGCATAGAGATAGATGGTTGTATTACGCTTTTCTTTTGGTAATTTACAATGGGACAGAAAGCGGATGGAACGCCCAATAATTTGTTCCGTTTTATTCAAATGAAACCATGAGTCAAGGATATGGGTCTCGCGAATAAATCGTAAATCAACACCTTCTGATGCAATCTGCGAACCAATAATGATTTTGAGCTGCATTCCATCCTTATTATCAAATGCCTTCTGACGCAAAATCGTAGCCTCATTATTAGGAGAGATATCTGAATTACCAGTTAGCATACCGTAATAGGCTGGGGAAAATAGGTGGTCCTTTACTCCATTATGTTCCTGTTGTTTTCGATAGCACCCTGCACATTGTTTGCCGCCAGGTGCTTGGATTCCATCTGCAAGGAGGGGCTTTCCATGATAGGGTGTATAACCGTTCGCTTCAAGAACAAGAGCAAGTGGAAGGGCGCCTCCATTAACAAACCGTGAATAGACAAAAATGCATCCCTCGGTGCGGCGTATACGTGAAAGTAGAAACTGGAATTTTGGACTAGCCGCTTCTAATGCACCTTCTGCCAGCCACCGTGCGCCCACTGCCGGTTTGGCACGATAGCGTATCGATGAACCTGAACCCTCACGGTCAAAAACAGTAAGTAATGAATCCCTGTCAGTACGAATGGTGTACATCTCTGTAGTGTCGCCGCGTGTAGAATCCGTTGCGGGTACAATGAAATTGCCGGCATGAACCAGCTTCTCCAACATAACCGTATTTAATCCTTCCCCACCAGGAGCAAGTTCATTCATAAATTGCACAGATGCGCGAAGTGTATCGCCTGATAATAGGACAGGTACCATAGGAAGCTTCTGAAAATATTTCTTTTCGCCTTCATTAACGGTTACTCCACGTGGATTTTTGATAGGATACGATTCTAGTTGTGGAATATCCTCAGGAAAAAGGCGAATGGGAAACGATCGTGGATTTTCACCTCGCATAAAACTGACATAGCGTCTGGCACTTGCCGCTAAAATCGTTTCACCGCGTTTTGTGATATTCCCATCCATATCAAATACATCAGGCGTGCGAATCAGACCTTTCTTATCATTTAGGTGCAGAAGATTCAACATGAATATGATTTCTTCATAGGAGTTATACATTGGTGTCGCGGTGAGGGCACAGAACTTCATTCCCTCAGAGTATTCAAGAACATCCATCAATAGGGGTGTTAATAGCTTTCCAGCCGCACTATCTTCTTCCTCTTTTGCGACTTCCATTGATTTCTGTTCTGTTCCTGCAATGTCTCGAAGATTATGCGCTTCATCAACAATAAGAAGTCGTCCGCTAAAGTGAGAGCGAATATTCTTCTTTCGAAACATCAGTCGGTCATCTTCGGAAACATGTTGGGGAATACCAGCATCAGTGATGTCTGTAATATAATTCGCGAAGGCAACATACCCCATAATCTTATAGCGGCGGCGTATGAATTTTTGAACAGCCCTGTCAATCTTTATCTTATCGCGTTCATACAATGTATTTGTCAGTTTCATATATGTTGTTCCTGTGCATTGTGCGGCAGTGTTTGGTTCTCCCTCCACACCGAGAGCTACACGGTCAATATCAAAAATAGTTTTGAAGAACCCTAATTGAATGGTTGGAGGTGCAACGATATATACTTCTTGATTAGGATAGAATTCTAACCAGGCTTCTGTGATTTGGATGGCTCCACAGGTTTTGCCTACACCTACGCCATGATAGAGAAGGGCGGACATATAGGGCGTTTTGGGTGACATAAAATTGGTCACGAATCGTTGAACAGGTGTAACTTCAAAGTGAACATTCTCATCACATGGGTCAAAGTTGGGTATCCAGGATGTTTGGAGAGAATCTGCAAATTCGCGTTTAGTAAGCAATTTCTGTAAGAATTCTGGGTCGATGGTATCAGGATAGGCACCTGTTTCATATTCCCATTGTGTCATTTTTTCAGAAGGGAATAGATTACGTTGTTTCATGGCGACAATTATCTCATCTCGTTTATTATAATCTGTTGTAGTATCCCATAGTTCTAATAGTTCGCTATCAAGTACTGATGCGTATGCAGATGGTTTAGAGCCTACAAAAGTTGGGCGCTTGATTCGTGTAATCGATTTAGAGGGTTCAACAGGCGCAACAGGCAATGGCGCAACAGGCAATGGCGCAACAGGCAATGGCGCAACAGGCAATGGCGCAGCAGGCAATGGCGCAACAGGCAATGGCGCAGCAGGCAATGGCTCTTCATTACTTTCAGGCTCTTCGCTTTCAGACTCATTGCTTTCAGGCTCTTCGCTTTCAGGCTCTTCGCTTTCAGGCTCTTCGCTTTCAGGCTCTTCGCTTTCAGGCTCTTCGCTTTCAGGCTCTTCGCTTTCAGGCTCTTCGCTTTCAGGCTCTTTGCTTTCAGGCTCATCCGATTCTATATTTGATGTAGATGACTCACTCTCTTCACTTGCTTGTGACTCATCTGACTGTTCATAAACAGGTTCCGTTTCAAAATCGGATGCATATTCTTCTGACTCCTTCTCATCCGATTCTCCAATAGGTTGTACTCGAGATGCTTGTTCAATAGATGGATTTATGACAGTACTAGCCGCCATAGGAGGTATTCTGGATATTGGTACAGAGGACACCATTCTAGGTTTACGTGATAGTACTGGGCGCGATACGGGAACCTCCGCAGAAGCCTGTGATACTGGAATCTCCGCAGAAGCCTCTAATGCAGCAGAAACCATTCTGGGTTTACGTGGGAGTATGGAGCGCGATACGGGAACCTCCGCAGAAGCCTCTAGTGCAGCAGAAACCATTCTGGGTTTACGTGGGAGTACTGGGCGCGATACGGGAACCTCCGCAGAAGCCTCTCGTGCAGCAGAAACCATTCTGGGTTTACGTGGGAGTACTGGGCGCGATACGGGAACCTCCGCAGAAGCCTGTAATACTGGAATCTCTGGTACAGAGGAAACCATTTCTGCTTGAATCTCTGGTACAGAGGAAACCATTCTGGGTTTACGTATCCGAGATGTAGGAGCCTCAGGAGCTAATGTCATTGTAGAATTCGATGCACTTGATGAGGTAGAAGGCACACTGGATGCAATCCTTGTAGGTCTACGTATGGCAGAAGAGACTGTAGATGATTTTGCACCGCCTTCATAACGGTGAATAGGAATGGATGGTGCCGCAGGTAATAATGTGGATTGACTATTATAATTATCCAGTGGACCGCCTCCGCTCATGGCATGAATGGGTGCGGTAGCGACCGGCAATAGGGAGGACGCTGGATTGTATCCAGGTGGGGCCGCCATTCTATCCATGTATATGGTTTAAATTACGATGAGGTAATCCCGTTTCAAACAGAACACCATACAGGAAAGGAGGGCCTAAGACCCATGTATATCTAACCCTCAGACATGGAGAGCTACACATCTGATCCGCAAACCAGAAAGCGCAAGATTGAATGCAAGCCCGAACTGGTAATTGCCAGCCTCCAACGATTCTATGGCAATCATCCGGAAATCGATAAAGTACTCACCTATCTCAACGGAGAGGCACCACTTAGTCTCCGTATCATTGACTGGTTTGTGACAAAATACAGCCGAAAATCCTTTGTACGCTATCCACTGAATGGCCAGGAATTCCTGGTCTATCTAAGCTATAAGGGTCAGCTAAAAGCGTATTCGAAACAGTACTTTGACCCAAATTGTCGCCGTGAGCGCATTATGTTTACGATTCCCAATCATGAACCGTTCATGACCACGATTGGAAAGCTTAATTTTTTTCGTTGGGCACTTGAATCCAAGATTCTAGAGTATATGGAAGCCCACGAGGAGGAAATTCGCAATGGATACAATGCATATCTGAAAGAGACTATGCAGACTCAAAAGCAGCATAAAACCGCAGACGAGCCTGAAAAAACGGTTCGTACAACCCGTCGCCGCACAAAACAGTCCCCTTCTTCTCTCAATACCCTGCAAGTCTACACTACACCAATTGAATTGGATTTTAGTTAATTATATCTTTGGAACAGACTTATTTTGATAGAATAGCCGAATATCATCCATTTTTGGACGAAGTTGTTCTGCAGCGTCTGCTTGCTGGCGCATTACAGTCGGATTGAGCCATCGGCTGTCAAAATTTCGTTCTAACATTTTCTTCGATTCCTTTTGGAATCCCGTATTTTTGTCTTCATATACACTACCCCTAAGTTCTCTCGCCATATTGCGAGAATCAGACGTCGTATCATATTTATCGAAGAATGAATTCTGTACACCCCTTTCTCCATCTACATCGTAGCGAGGCTGTGAACGGTAGTTTCTCTCCGAAAATCTACTGCTATTCGCCATCGTATCATGAAATGGAGCCTGTCGATTGATATCCGGGCGCCCATTGGTCATCGCTGGCCCATTGGTTTGCCAATGTTCAAATTGACGAGCATTAATGGTATCTGTGGCATCGGTCTCTCGTCGCATGCGGCTGATAAAACGAGGAAGAGGAAATGATTGTCGTGCCGCTATACTGCGCTCGTCAGGAACAACGGGCTGTGCCATTTAAAGTGATGGTCTACTACTTAGAATAATATTATGTTTATCCTCCCTTTTCATCACAAAACAGTATCTACATTATCGACGCATGTATCCGCATTTCAATTCCTTATTATTGGTCGTTCTTCTATTTGGAGGGAGGACTGTACGCTAGAGAATGTGAGTGAGATATTGAATACAAATGGAATGTATCTTTCTGCGGAGCCTATACAATGGAAGAAACCCTGTTATGCCCTGTGGATATCCAGAAAACGAATATGGCCGATTTCTATCGGTGGGAAGAGCTACCTGTATCACATGAGATGTTTTGTTGGAAAACAGTATATATTCTCGGTAGTGAGCCTAATACACATAATGGTCTGGCCCTTCCTAATGAAACAGTAGGACCCCACTCCTATACAGAACTAGTAGATGTACTTCATCAGTCATCTAAACCCTCTACGCGATGATAATATAGAATATGGAGCGACACAAGACGCACAAGAATGCGATAGTCGAGCCACTCGGCGAAGAGAAGTCGACAGATGATAGCCTAAAAAAACTGTTGGATGGTGGCGTACGCATCGCCTTGCAGCGCCCATGGCACCGTATTGAGAGAGGATTACGTCTGGGTCGCCTGCGCCAATTCATTGATGATGTGGCGCCACAATATCATATGACAGATAAGGATAAAGAATCATTTTTTACGTTCTTGCAGAAATCATTGGATAATAAGCTGCTTAATACCATTAAAGTAGTTGATTATGACCAGGAAACGGAGAGGATTCGAACCATCAAGGGTCTAGAAATCAAGCGGAATCAGGAGGAGAATCTGCGATGGGCCTTTAGCTCCAAAACGGTCAAGAAAGAAGCAGGAACACGTAAGAAGAAGAAACCCGAACCATCCGTTTCCACGATTATCGAGTCTCCCGAAACAAAAATTGAGGAAAAGATGGAGCAATAAATGGCATTGTAATTCATAGAATGAAGTTTCTTGAAAAGGTAATGGAAATGATTCGGCTATGGGAAGACTGGTTGCCGGATCCTGAAGACGATGTCCAGATGGAGGATTGGTCCAGCACAGCAGAGACCATTATGGATTCCTTCTGTTTTGAGGACACGGAGATGCAATATGTGGAACAACTTCTTACTTGCTATGAAGAACAGAAACAAGCTATTCTTCATATGAGAAATGAGCGTGGTCCCGTATCCATGACAGTTTCACACGAGGAGTTAGACGAGCTGTTTAGTCGAAAACAATTAGAACAGCGTACACCCGAATGGTATCAGCAAATGGCAACTATCATCTCGGCGAGTGAATTGGGTTCCCTCTTCGGAGCAAAGAGGCAGCGGGCAAAATTAGTGATTTCCAAGACGGTTCCCGCTGTACCACGCTATCAGCCTGTGGCGGTTCTTTCCAGTTATATGTCCGCATTTGATTGGGGTATTCGATTCGAACCAGTTGTTAAGCAGATTTATCAGCATCTCCACGGTGTCACCATCAAAGAGTTGGGTAGGCTGCATCATCCAGATGATCCGCGTTGTACTGCGTCACCGGATGGACTCATCTATTATTGTCCAAAGCAACAACGTACAGGACATCTGATTGAAATTAAATGCCCGGTAACACGTGAAATCGATGGAACGGTTCCAAAGGATTATTATGCACAAATGCAAATGCAGCTACACGTTACAGGGCGACCTGTATGTGAATATGTAGAGGCAGTATTCTCGTCCGCATATAACAATATGGAAGTAAAAGCTGGACCCTCTCAATATAATGGATACATTGCCCTGATTCGATATGTAGAGGTAAAAGATGGCCAAGAGTTTTACTATCAGTACAGTCCTCTACATGTGGATTCAGAGTGGCGTCCGTCCATTTCATCCGATGAAGAGGTGGTCGAAATCACGCCATGGAGGCTGTATCAATGGAGCGAGCAGCGAATTCAGAAAAACGATGAGTGGTGGAAGGGGATTCGGCCAATCATTGATATATTTTGGGAGGATGTGGAAAAGGCAAAACAAGGAGAGTTTGTAGTGCCTGAATCAACTCGAGCGCCGAAAGTCTCCAAGGAGGCATGTCGAATTCAATTCCATCGTCTGGATGAAAATGGCACGCCTATTGGCGCTACTTAGAGAGTCGGTTTGTAAAATGACAACAATAGATTCTGGTTCCATGTGCTACAGTTATCAGGGTAGCTACGTTTAAAATTATTAGTTAATTGACGATATGTACCTGTCTTGGAAGTGGCTTGTTCAAAGTCAGTCTCATAACAGGAGCGGCTGCTCATGGCAGGGCCAGATGATGCAGTGGGTAGGATGTCGCGGAGAAGATGATAAGGGTGCTCGGTGTATACGTCAGCAGGACTTGGTCCATTTGGAGGATAATCCATGATGTAATCGCTCGTATCTTTTTTCTCCTCAAATCCCTCTTGTAACGGTGCTGGGCTAGAAAGTTTCATGACAGACTGTTGCAGGAATTTGAGGTTCATTAGAACGAGAATGGCGCTGACCACAAGGATACCAATAAAAACAGGTGTCATGTGACTCTACTTGCGCTCGGGTTTAAAAATTTGATGATGGAAAATGGATGATGCGGTTGAACCAACGATTCCGGAAACATGTCCATGATTAGTATGAATGTCGTAAAGCGCAATGGAGAGCAAGAACCCGTGTCCTTTGATAAGGTCTTAGGACGCATCCAAGCGGCTTCCACGGATTTAGAAGTGAATCCGACGCTGATTGCACAGCGGACACTCTTGCGCATTTACGACGGCGTGAAAACCTCGGAGCTGGATGAACTCGCCTCACAACTCTCGATTTCCCTGATGACTACCAATCTGGATTATGGAATGCTGGCCGCACGCATCGCAATTTCCAATCATCATAAAAATACATCGGACAAGTTCACCGACGTGGTTCATCAGCTGGGGAATCAGACGGTGGGCAAAACGGGGGAGAAAATCAGCAATGTCTCGGAGGAGCTCGTGGCCATCTGCAAGGAGCATGGCGACGCCATCAATGCAAAAATCGATTATGAGCGTGATTATTTGTTGGATTATTTCGGCTTTAAGACTCTTGAGAAACTTCAGTACTTGCTGCGTGATACGAAGGGCAAGACGCTGGAGCGCCCGCAGCACCTGATGATGCGTGTATCCTTGGCGCTATGGGGTTCGACACCGAACGGCTTGGAGCGTGCCTTTGAGACCTATGACCTTCTGAGCCAGAAGCTGTTTATCCATGCCACACCGACGAATTTCAATGCAGGTACGCCGCGTCAGCAACTTAGCTCATGCTTTCTCCTCGCCATGAAAGGAAATGACAGTATCGCGGGTATTTATGACACGTTGAAGGACTGTGCCATGATTAGCAAGCATGCGGGTGGTATCGGTCTTCATATCCATGATATTCGCGCCAAAGGCGCTCTAATTCGTGGAACAAATGGAACATCAAACGGTATTGTGCCGATGTTGCGCAACTTTAACGATACAGCGCGCTATGTGGACCAGTGTTTCACACCCGATACGTTGGTGCAAACCGACAAGGGTCCGCAACCTATTGCAATGATTCTGCCGGGCCAAAAGGTTCTGACAAGTGATAATACCTATCATGTCGTCCTCAAACAGGTCGTTCATGAGTTTTCGGGCATCATGTATGCGGTTCAGCTAAAGGGCCATCCAGTACCGGTCATGGTAACAGAAGAGCATCCCATTCTATCGGTCCAGTCCAAGGGCGAACCTCTTAAAACTGTTCTCTCGCAGCTCAAGGCGGGGCTGGTAGAACGGGATTATCACGAAGTGAAGGAGCTAAACATGGGCGACTTTACTGTATTTCCAGGTGACAAGTACGTAGAAATTGTATCGATTCTGCCGCTGCAATACAAGGGTCCAGTTTATGATTTTGAAATCGATGGCCCGCATGATTACACGGTGGTGCATGTGGGTGTGGCACACAATGGTGGCGGTAAGCGCAATGGGTCCTTTGCGATTTATTTGGAGCCGTGGCATGCGGATATGGAGGACTTCCTGAAGTTGAAGCTCAATACGGGCTCCGAGGAGGAGCGCTGTCGTGATTTGTTCTATGCGCTCTGGATTCCTGACTTGTTCATGGAGCGCGTCGAATCAAACCAACCCTGGACGCTATTCTGCCCTTCGGAAGCGCCAGGGTTGTCGGATGTCTATGGCGACGAGTTCCGTGCTCTGTATGAGCGGTACGAGCAAGAGGGGCGCGGACGGAAGCAGATTGATGCCCAAAAGCTGTGGTTCAAGGTGCTGGATTCACAGATTGAGACTGGTACACCCTACATTCTGTACAAAGATGCGGCGAATCAGAAGTCGAACCAGAAGAATCTAGGAACAATTAAATCATCGAACCTCTGTGTTGCACCTGAAACCTATGTTCTGACGGACAGCGGTCAGATTCCAATTGTGGAGTTGGCTGGAAAGAATGTGAACGTGTGGAATGGAGACAAGTGGTCGAGAACGACGGTGATGAAAACAGGAGAACAACAAAAGCTCATCACAGTTTATCTTAGCAATGGTTCACAAATCACGTGTACCCCATATCATAAGTTTATTGTTCGCTCTGGTTATACGGATAAGACACCTATCAAGGATGCGACTCGTGTAGAAGCATGGCAGCTGAAAGTGGGTATGAAGCTTACAAAGAATACAATTGAAATGATTCAAGGAAGTAACTCAAATGATATGAAATATCCCTATACACATGGATTCTTCTGTGGAGATGGTACGCATCACAATAATCCAAACGGATATCAATCAAAAGGATTGTCTTTGTATGGAGATAAAAAGAAGCTAATTCCCTATCTTAAAATCCGTTCATCCTCGTACAAAGAAGATTCGGTAGGACGAATCAATACGTTGCTTCCTGATGAGCTTTCTGAAAAGTACGTTGTTCCATTGAATTCATCCTTGTATTGTCGCCTAGAGTGGCTTGCAGGATTATTGGATTCGGATGGAACAGTTGCACGAAATGGAAAAAACGAATCCCTCCAAATCGCATCGATACATTTTGAGTTCTTGGACCGTATTCGTCTGATGCTTCAAACACTTGGAGTACAGAGCAAAGTGACACAATCACATCCCCAATGTGTTACTCTCATGCCTGATGGAAAGGGTGGGCGCAAGGAATATACATGCAAAGAATTGTATCGTCTTCTTATTTCATCATCCTCCGTTCATAAACTTACAGAGCTTGGTCTGAAATGTCACCGTCTCGAAATCAAAGGTGATAAACCACAGCGCAACGCAGAACAATTTGTAACTGTACTATCCGTGCAAGACAACGGACGTATCGACGATACCTACTGTTTCAATGAGCCTGAAAATCACGCAGGAGTATTTAATGGTATTCTTACAGGAAACTGCACAGAAATCGTTGAATATTCAAGTCCCGACGAAACCGCCGTGTGCAACCTAGCATCCCTTGCACTCCCGAGCTACGTAGAGAACAAAACATTCAATTACGATAAGATGCGCCATGTGGTCAAGGTAGCTGTTCGGAACCTGAATCGCGTCATTGACATCAACTACTACCCGACACCCGAGACAAAAACATCGAACATGCGCCATCGCCCTGTGGGGCTCGGCGTACAGGGTCTAGCAGACGTATTTGCCCTCATGCGTGCGCCATGGGAATCAGAGAAAGCCGCCGAAATCAACCAGCGTATATTTGAGCATATCTACTTCGCCGCCGTGGAGTCATCCTGCGAAATCGCACAACAAGAAGGCCCATACTCCACATTCCAGGGCTCACCGATGTCAAAGGGTATCTTTCAGTATGATATGTGGAAAAACGGCGATGCCCCCATCGTACCCCTCACGCTCACGGATGGAAGCCTAGATTGGGAGGGCCTAAAGGCCCGAGTGGTCCAACATGGCCTTCGCAATTCGCTTCTTGTTGCACCGATGCCCACCGCATCTACCTCACAAATTCTCGCCTTCAATGAATGTGTCGAGCCATTCACCAGTAATATTTACACGCGTCGCACCCTAGCAGGCGAGTTCATTGTCATTAACCGATATCTGATGCGAGACCTCGAGAAGATGGGTCTGTGGAGCGAGATGATGAAGCAGCAGGTTATTGCACGTAATGGATCCATCCAGGGTCTTGACCAGATTCCAGAAGGAATCCAGAAGCTGTATAGGACCTCATGGGAAATCAAGCAAAAGACACTAATTGATATGGCAGCGACACGTGGAGCATTCATTTGCCAATCACAGAGCCTGAACCTGTTCGTCGCGGACCCGAATTATGCGAAGCTAACATCGATGCACTTCTATTCGTGGAAGAAAGGCCTGAAGACGGGAATGTATTATCTCCGCACGCGCGCACCGGTCATGGCACAGAAATTTACGGTAGACCCCGAGCTCCAGAAGGAGGCTGCAAAATCGGAGCAGATGCGCAAGATTCGTAAGAATATGGGAGACGAGGAGGAATGCACGATGTGTAGTTCATAGGCGAATTCTGCGGGAATACAGTAGGGAGATGTCAGCGATTCGATATGAGTTGGATGCTCTGAGAAAGAAATTCAAACTTGAAATGTCAAAAGAATCTTTTTTTGATACTATCTATGAATCCGTGGAAGGTGTTCTTCGCATGATACTTGCGATATTGCATACACATGGAGAAAATTGGGTAGAGCATGTACTGGATGCAAAGGGAAATCAAATGTTGACAGAGGAAGAAAAGGCCGAGTTTCGAGAAGCAGGAAAGCCACTGATAACACCGATTATGCTATTTTTTAATCCGAGTTTGCGAGGCGGATATACGCCCGAAGAAGAGGAAGAACTTGCCACACTGGAGAAGAATCTACAGACGGCGCATCATCCCGTCCTTCCAGTCGAGGAAAAGGACGATAAACCACCTGTCGCATATGGTCCCGACACTCTATATGAATTATTTCTGCATTATGTCGATAATGCCAATAAATCAGTGAGAGGCATGGCTAGAAACTACGGTACCTTAAAATTGGAGAATGATGCGCTAATTAGTAGAGATATCAAGCTGATTCCTGGACCGGCAAGAGAGGCCATTGGAGCATTGGCAGCTCTTCCTCCCGTTGCAAAAGTATTTGCGGCAGATGTTGTTAATCCACTAGAGCAACCAGAAGCCTCTAGAAAGAAAACCATTAAATTTCTGGAAAACATAACATCGCCACCCTTACTTATTCGATTCATTCTGGATTTGGCACTGGATGTCGCACATATCATGGCGTATGTATCAGGGGAAGAGGACCGCAGAAAAAACCTATCGATTGTGATTTCGCTGCTTGATTTGTTGCAAGGAAAATGGAAACGGGCTATTTTCTCATTTATGGGATATTATGGTACAAACCAATTTCTTCTTGGGCAAATGGGTAAGGCGTACTTGACAGTATTTAATATGTTGGACCCTACACTACAGAATAATATTGTCTATGGCGTACTGGATGTCACCAAGTCCTTTATTATCGGTCTTCTATTGACATTCTTTAAGATTACTGCACCCGAATTGATTCGATTGCGTTGGATAAAGGAGTTTGATAAGATGGCACTTATCAAACAGGCCATTGATGGAAACTTAAATAAAATCAATCTCCCTTCGCGTGAAGAGCATTTTGCACCTGATTTTTCTGATTTGAATAATCTTCAGGCGCTATTAACGGACCCAGCATACATTTGTTCCACGGAGTTCTTAGAGTTTTTAAAGAGCACAATGGGAGTAGATGTGCGAACCACGGATGGCTGGGATGGAATTCCAAAACAAGAATCGGCTGCCATGGCAATTATTTTGCAGATTCTTCGTATTCCTACGACAAAGGATTCGTGGGTGCAAAAATGCGGGACCAAAGAACCGACGAGTTATCTTGAGAGCCTGATTAAAGAGGGTACGATATCAAAGGAAAAGCAAGATATGATAAAAGAATTGAAGGAAGGCCGATATCAAGATATGTTTGCATCATCCGTTGACAGTTCATCCGTTGCAAAGGAGGAAATGAAAAAGAAGTTGGATGGTGCAGCCGATACCAAGGCCGCTCTGGAAAAAGCTCTAAAAGAGGCGGAGGATGCGAAGAAAGAGGCGGAAAATGTTAAAAAGGCAGCCTCTACTTATTTTCATATGGAACCCATTAGAATTATATTGGACAAGACGGATGCTGCTAGTCCTGCTGCTAGTTCAGCTGCTAGTCCTCCTGCTTATAACGAGCCTGTTCCCACTTCTACGCCTC